CCGTCATAATCTCTTCGACAGACGTGTTTTCCGTATTGCATTTTGTGCAAGTGATACCTTCCATTCGTCAATGTCTCCGTAGTCTTGTGCGATTCTGGTGCAGAGTTCGATCAACATGTCGCGTCCACTGGCCTCGGCTTCGCTTATCATAGGTTCACCGTGATCTTGCGCACCTTCTTCGGACGATTCGATAGGATCTTCGAGGTGTTCAAAACAATCCTCAAGATCGGCCAAGGTATTCGTAAACCGGCAGTGTGACATGTTAGACATTAGTGACCCTCAAAGTCGATGATGTTATTGATTTGCCTCTGGTGAGTGATCGTCACCAAGCGAGTGTTGTTCTCAAAGATGCCATCATCAAGGATGTCTGACCTTTCGGCGCGTGTTAATGTGGCCCACGCTGGAAAATTTTCCCTGCATTGCTTCCTGAAATGAGTTCCGGCACGACCACGGCCTATTTTGTCATCATTGAACGTTGCCAACTGTTCGACGCGCCGCCCATAGATGCCGTTGTATGCGTAAGTGATGACGAGAATAAGATTAGTTTTTGTCATACCAGTACTCTAACCTCGATTGTTTTCATTACAAGCTCATTTGTGAAAATAATTAGCCCCACCAGACTCCATCAAAGCATTCTATCTCGAAGTAGCCGATGTTCCCTGTCTTTGCCTCGGGCGTAACCGTCGGTACAAACTCCGCGCTCTTCTCCACCTCACTCATACGGGACACAAAGGCGTCGAATGGCTCGGCATCAAACTCTTTGTTTTCAAACATAGGTGTTCTCCTTATGTGTACTTTTTGCCATAATAAAACAATATGACACCTATAAATAAAAAGTCAATCGATCTCGCCCAAGTTTATCAATATTTCTTTGTACTCGGCGATACGAATCCTGGCCCACTCCTTTTCTGAGGTAGACACTTTTCCCAAAGCTGTCATCTGATCTTCGATAGCAGTGACGATCAATGCTCTGGAGTCCTTCCCGAACACCTTCTCATAAGCTGTTCGCAAGTGCTTAAATTGGAGCCTTCGGTGTTCCGCAAATGCTTCTTCCTCAGTGAGTTCGCCAGCAACGAACTTGCGAACTACCGGTTCTTCACATTCTACGACTCTGGTGGGCTGGTTCATCCCCCCCCCTGTTCTTCTTCCGAGTCGTCTTGTGGGTAGAAGTTTGCAATATCATCCTCAGAAGCTCGCTCTGGAGTCCTTGTTTCCTCCATCGTGTACGAGTACTCCAAGAAAACTTCGTTTTCAGACTCTTCGAGCGCCTTGCTAATCGCGCATTCCTCAAGGGATTGACCAGAAGGATTCCCGTCCTCATCTTCAACACACACCATCCGATGTGATACGTGAACTTCTCTCACTCCAACTAAAAAATAGTGCTTCATGATCAATCCTTTGGTTTAGGTTGCTAATAATCTACATCAACATTCCTTGAGTACAAACACTTTTTAGGAATATTTTTGTCCGCCGTGTCCGCCGTCAACAAATCCCGGTCCACTGTATAAAATGTTTTATACAGTGAGCCGACAGAGGCCCAATCGAGCGATGGAGAGGCAGAGCCTCGGATTCTCCCTTCCTCTGGACACACGAAAGCCCCACCGTTTCCGATGAGGCTCTCTATGTAAACGCCACCCTGCCAAGAACTTATGACGACATCAATTCCCGTGAATGTCCAATGATCAAATTGAACGCTTTGGGTTCCGGCTTGGCTGGCGCAGGAGGCGTGTCAGGGACAAATATCAGGTAGCGACCATATTCATCCACGTTGATGATCTCTCCGGCAGCAGTGTTGCACTTGGGCTCCTCATTGCAAATGATCTCACGACGATATAGTTTGTCGTTGATCTCATAATCATCATGGCCTTGATCATGATAATAAATTTGAGCACAGTTGAAGTTCTTCCAATAACATGTTCCATGTCGCGTCATGATTGTTCCTTGGCTGTCAGTGTGTGATTCATGGTGTTACAATGACTCCTGAATCTTAGATATCAAGCCCTTCTGACTGTAAAGTACGAATGTCTACATCATCGAGCTTGTCCCGCAACCTATCGAGCCGGGCTTTTCTTTCGGAACCTCTAAGGCGTTCGGCTCCAACAGACAAGGCTAATTGATACTCCTCCTCTGTCATGTTTTCCAACATGAAAATGACTGTCCGAAGCTCGCTACAACCAGTCTGGCAACTCGTAAGCACATCTCCAGGGTTGAGGTACTTGCAATCACACCTCTTTGAGACGATTCCATCTGAACTATCTCCACATATTCTGGCATTGACTAATGAGAGACTTCGAATACTGTTCTCTCTACCCTGTAAATTCGATGTGCCTCCGGGATTTTTTATTGTTGCCATAATATTAACTCCATTGATTTCGTGTATGTTACGCATGCGTGTACATTACTCAGTGCAAGTCATTTGTCAAGCAGGCTTGAAGAAAACAACGAAGATATTCCCAGTGCGGTAGTCACCATCACTGATGATCACACCGTCAAGCCTGGAGTATTCGCCCCGGAGGATATCCCTCCACTTCGCAATGTAATCACAATCCTTGGCGAAGGCTGTTGGCGACGGTGCGCACATTGAACCATAGCCATAAACCTCTCCATGCATGGGGGCCAACCCTAACTTAGAGCTAACAAATGCACTGAAAGAAAAAAATATCGCGTTTGCGGTTTGTCTTGCGTATTGTGATTGATGGTTCGCGTGTCATGTTAGCGCCTCAGTTAAGCAATCGTTACAGGTTTGTTCTTCGATGTTCGTGCCGTTGCAGTCAACGCACCGCTCGACAAGCCCATCCTCTCCGACTTGTGTTAGCGGCGCGAACTTTCCGTCCTCGGCCAGCCATACGTGCGTGACTTCCAGCCCGTAACGCTTCGCCAGCTTGCGGCACGTTGCGAGATCGCGGGGTGCATTGCATGGCAGGCCTTGGTGTATCAGCGTCCACTTGTCGTGTTCGTCGTGCGTGTAGTATGCGTGGTGGGTTTCCATGTTCATTCCTCTCTGTTATCTGGCGCGCCGTTGCGGTTGTGGTTACTTGTTCAGTCGGTCGCGGTACTCGCTCATTGCGGCATCGTAGGATGCAGACAGGTAGACCTGCTGCTGCAACACACTACCCACGGGCGTTACCTATACCGATTCGGCATAGTTGGTGATGTTGGGATTGTCGTAATTTGCATCGTGCTCATCGTGTTGCCCTCGCTTTGTACTGTTTATAGATCGCTTTCAGTCCGTCCACGTCGGTGGAGTCGATGATAAACTCAGACGAGAACCCGTCACCATTATCGCCGCAGTAATCCGCAGTCCGAATGCCGTAAAAGCCACCGGCAAGTATCAATTCAGTCACCGCCATGCACTTCGATAGGTCACCGTCAAATACCTGCCAACACTGCTCGAACCCGCGCACTAAGTCGCTATTGACGATTTAGCCTAGCAAGGCTTCTTTTACAGCAGGATGAACAACTTCACCATTTTTTATATTCAATCCATTTAAAAGATGTTCGTCATCTTTTAATGCTTGATCTATACCTTTGTTTGCTAGGTCTATCACAAAAGGTAAGGTTGCTTTATTCAATGCGTGGGTCGCCGTCAAGGGAACTGCGGCGGGCATGTTAGTAACACAATAATGCACGACTCCATCTTTAATAAAAGTAGGCTCATCATGATTCGTTGGTCGGCTTGTCTCAAAGCATCCGCCTTGATCAATTGAAATATCAACCATCACACTTCCTGGGGTCATCTTGGCAAGCATTTTCTCTGTTACGATTTTTGGAGCTTGTTTGCCAACAACATAAACAGCGCCAACAACCAAGTCAGATTGTGATAAAGCCTCGACAATCGCAGCGTCGGTGGATTCAATGTATTCAATGCGGTCAGTTCCATGAATTACTTCTAACTCAGCCAATCTCTCTTTAGATAAATCAATAATTTTAACGTGAGCATTGTTTCTAATTGCTTTTTCAATGGCCTCAGTACCAGCCACGCCTGCTCCAATAACAGTAACAACTCTTGGATCAATTTCTCCAAAAGATCCAATTAAAGTTCCCCTGCCTTTATTTGGTTTTAACAGATGATAGGAGCCAACCACTATGCTGAGTTGACCAGCAATAGCACTCATTGGCGCAAGCAATGGCAAAGAGCCATTAGCTGAAGTAACAGTTTCATAAGCAATGCCTGTAACACCAGTTTTAATTAGATTAGCAGCATGCTTCTTATCACCAGCTAAGTGCAAGTAAGTAAAAAGAGTGTGGCGAGCGGATAGAAATTGCAATTCTTCTTGCATGGGCTCCTTAACCTTAATAATAAGCTCGGCAGCATTGAAGACTTCGGCAGCAGTTTCAAGAATATTTGCTCCTGCTAAAGAGTAATCGTTATCAGAGAAGCCAATTTCTTTGCCAGCATTATGTTCAACAAAGACGGAATGATTGTTAGCAATTAATTCAGCTACTGAAGCAGGAGTTAGCCCAACCCTGAACTCGTTGTTTTTAATTTCTTTTGGAACGCCAATTTGCATGTCGCTAATTTACCAGTTCATCGATCAAATTTATATCGTTAGAGCTTATAAGAAATGACTTCCCGGAAAAATCGAAGGCGACAGAACAATCTGTGCCGACCATTGAAGTGTTCGTGACACCGTGCTCCGGCCCATAATATTGAAGGAGCTCGGTAAGGATATTGATAATATCGGATTCCATGTTACGCCTTCTTGTTAATGGGGTTAGGGATTTCACAGATATTCTCTTCGGGGGCGTCATCATCTGATTGAAGGCCATAGCTAAGAAACCCGCCGAACTGGTTTTGTGCGCATTTCTCAATTTCATCCAAAGAAAGGCGGTCTCCGTTCTCAACACAAAACGTTGGTTGTTCCCATGTACCATTGTCATGGAGAATGAAAATTGAATATGGTTGACTCATGTTCTTACTCTAACCTCATTTTTAGTTATTACAAACTATGCTAAGAATATTTCAACAATACTCATGATGGTCCTATCATCACGCCACTTGTCTCTTTTAACTGCTTGAATTGCCTTCTTGATATCGGATAACGATAGATTGTCCATTGTCCTTTCCTTAGTTAGTTTTGATTCCAAGACGCTCGTTAAAGTGTGGTTCTACTGCGCTACTTTCCAGCTACCCAAGTTCCTTTTTTCCAATCTATTTTTCCGTCTCTCTTTAGTTCAAAAATTGCGTTTTTTACACTAATTGTGCCTGTAAACCTGTGATACAATCCCGCCTCGGAAGCTACACCAGCAGCAACCCTATTCACAACCTTCTCCACCATCTCACTTGCTATTTTTTGATTCATTGTTTCTCTCCTTGTTTAGAACTTTTTGAGTACTTTTTGAGCAGCTTGTCCAATGGTTTTGGCAACTTCTCGAACCGAATCGGTGATATCAAAGCTCCACATACCGTCCTCGTATGTGGGTCCATCACCATTTTCCCCTGTGATGTAGAGACCGACTAAAAGATTCCGCCATTGATTTTCCACCGTTACCGATATCTGAACTGATTCACCCTTTCGTGTTTCTTCTTCATAGAAAATGATCTCAGTCTTGTTCACCTCTGAAGAACCGCCAAGAAAATAACTCAATGCCGCTTCCAAGTCATCAGCTATTTCTGCATCATCCCCATCATAATCCAAGAGAGTTTTATTTGCAGCGACCCTCTCAGCCATATCCACTAACTCAGATGCTATTTTCTGATTCATTGTTCAGGTATGAACTTGGCACCCTCTGTGTGGACGAATCCTCTTGGCATCTTGCCATTCCGAATGTTTTTGTAAAGGTCATCCAATTGATTCGTATCCCAAATCCCCCAATCTCTGTCCACATAGGTACTGAACCCAAACTCGATCTTTGCCGTTGAAGAGAGTTGAATCTCCATAGTTCCATCAGGGTGGTAGTTGAACCAAACCTTTCGCCACACCCCGTTCACATCCGGAAGTGGTTCTGTGCGCTGTTTGGTGAAACCTCTCCCAGCGATCAGGCTTTCAGCCACTTTCAGAAGTTCATTAGCTATTTTATTATTGTCCATACTTGCCATCATAGCTGGTTGTAAATGTGATGTTCCGATGAGGATTTCCCTTGCTCTTTCTCACGAGATCCGTAATAGCAGGACCATCTCCCACCACTCTCTCTAAATCTTGTAAATCAATCTCGCCTGACCTAATAGGATAATATAAAGCTTCATAGTGCTTCTTTGAATCGATACCAAAATCGACAGTGACAGATGCCCGTGGCATTATATCCATCATAATAGCATCGAAAAGCCCTTTTGCCGTTGACCCTGCCACCAATTCATTAGCTATCACTTGATTGTTCATTGTTCCTTTCCTTAGTTAGTTGGGTGACCACACACGAGAATCAGTGCCTTGATTGCAAACTCTGACTTAAACATCGTTTCCTCCTTGTTAGGTTTCTCTCTCTTCACCTAACTATTGCAAGGGGAAACTCATTACTCATCTGGTTTCTCCTGTTTTTTTTATTTACGGGAAGGTAATACAGGCTCACAATTGGCGTACTGGGGAGTCTCGTATCGAGTAGTCCTATTGTCGCCCTTGTCTACGTCAGGGGACAGTCGGTAATCTACCCTGACACAGTTTCGCATGATGTCCTGTGTGATAGCTGCCTGAACATCCATTGCTGTCACGCTATAGCCAGAGGAGTATTTCGTCCCTTCAACGATGGTCACTTCCTCTACATAGTTATCGCTATCTTCCCGCATCAGAACTACTCGTCCACTTCCGTCAACGCACATCTCTGTGTAGTAATCGATGGTCTTTTTCATTTTTTATTTCTCATTTTGGCAGCATATGCTGCTGCGTTATATGGTGCTGGCGACAAAGCTCTATGAATTTCATCAATTTCCTCGTCAGTCCACTCACCTTCGACAAGGTGGAAGGATGTATTGGTCACGCTACCGTCAGTTTCCATATCCCCGTAGGCAGTCAACCATTCACTACCCCCATCACTGGTTGCTCCCTCACATCTCAGGTGATCAATAGCGAAAGCAACTGGGGTATCTCCTTCAGGGCTACTCGGACAAAGAGGTAGACGGAAGTCTCTACCCCCCTCATCGAGCCACCCACTCTCTGCAACATCTCCGTTGGCAGAAGACTCAGGTGTGATAATCTCGTAGGTCACCCTGATTCGTTTTTTATTAATTTCCATCTACGCTACCTCTGTTTCTCCTATTTCATTTTTCAACAACAGGCCAATCGTAACCAAATTCTGACAGGAGTTCCAGCACCTCTGGTGGTGCCTCGTTCAAAGCTTCTGTAAAATTGTTCACTGCATTCAGGAACCATGACGATCCGATCATCTGATTCCCCGTCGGGTATCCATACTCAGTCACGAGCTTGTTGCCCAGAAGCATTAGATCAAGTTTGAGATTTTTATTCCCATCATTCATCTCATCCCCCTTGTTAAGTTAGTATGTAACAGGATTCAAGCCACTGATACTTCGCAAAAACGCAGCTCATACCTGTACTTAAAGGAGTAGAATCCCTCCTGCACTTCAACCGTTTTCTCCGATTGATGCATTTCCCCTCACCCCTGTGAGGTAGCTTGTGCTATACACATCAACAATATAGATCGCATCTTCAACATTGCAAGCTGTTCTTGAAAAGAAATATGAGAGGTCAGCCCTGGTCTGATCGAGACCACCCGTTTTGGTCCACTGTATAAAATGTTTTATACAGTGAGCCAGCCGAGGTCACCAGGAGGTCTCGCCAAGGGGGTAAAGATCGGCGAGCCGGGAAAACAGAAAAGCCCCACCAGTTTCCCGGTGGGGCTTTTCTTTACTAATATTCGACGTTCGGCTGTCTTAGCCGAGGTCTGCAACCAACTGCGCCCGTTCAGCGTCGATGGCGTTAATGCGGGACTGAGCCACGGCACGAGCCGCATCCTGCTTGTCCTGCGCCTTTGCTCCGCCTTCGGTTGCCGCGTCGATGATCGCCGCCGTAATGGTCGGGTCAACGTTGCGCCAAGTCGAAGCCTTCGTGAAGGCATCGTTCTTCTCGATGACCTTGATCGCCGCTGCCTTGCGCTTGCCAGCAGCGATACGGCCATTCTGCATCGATTCCTTCTGAGCGGCAGTCACGGAACCCTTCGCCCGGCCACGCTGATTCGTTGTCGGCACCTGAGTCTCGGCACCATCGGCACATTCATTCTCGTTTTGATTCTCGCTCATGCTGGTGTTCTCCATTGCTTGAACATGTTTGGTGTTTATTTTGTGGTGGCAAACCCCACATTCGGCCTTAACAATCACAATATGACACGCATCGAATTAAATACAAACCGTATTGTGAAATTTCTTTTAATCTTCATCAGTGATCGAATCACCCTCGCGTTCCTTCGGTGGATTCATGAACATACTGAAGAACTTCTTTTCACCAGAAATAACAATCGTAGTTGTTTGTGGGACAACTGTGTAACCACCAAAAAGATACCTGTCGATCTCGCTCTGCCAAAAAAACTGTCTGTACTTGATACATGAATCTAATTACGACTCATAATTTTACCTCAGATGTTAATGGGGGAGGAAACCCCTCCCCCGTGTGCGCATTCAGTGGACGTTACTCTGCGGGAGCAAGTTCCGTCTCACCCGCCGTTTCCGGTTCAGTGATGTCAACGACTGGGAGCGGGATGTCTTGACAAGTCAAGAGCCTGAACGCCTGCTGATTCAAGGCATCACGTGTCCCGCCGGAAACCGTATTGAAGTACGAATACGCCATGTCACTATCCCCACGGATATTGTTGTTGTTCGCGTACCAGATAACAGCCTGAAGCATGGAAAATCGAGTCCTCGCAATCGCACCCTGAAGATTGTCACAGTCCTCGAAGTGTTGCAAGAGTTCGCCCCGCTCTCTGGTTCGCCGACTGATCATCGTCTTCGAAGCCTTGGCTGGGAGGGCGAAGAGGTTACCAACGAACCGCTGAACTTCCGTTGAGTTGATAGTCTGCGAAGAAAGCCAGTTGAGTGCGTCCTTGTGCGTTTCCATGAGCGAATACATCTCGCCCAAGTCAACGAGGTGGTCAGCAAGACGTTTCTCAGCATTCTTTGTATGCTTGAACTTCTTGATCGTTGCGTTAGCGTAAGCTTGCGCTTCGGCCATGTTCATCGTGTTGGCACATTCGATACGAGTGGTGTGTGCGCCAGCTGTAATGCTGCGACCACCGAACGCATTGTAGTACATGAGACGAGCGATTGTCTCACTGTCATCACCATTGACACGGAACCGATTGAGAAGCAAGTTCACGAAACCGACGCGGAAGGCGAAGAGCGTACCGGTGGATTCGATTGAAACTTGCGGGTTTGGGGTCAAGATACGCAACTGAAGCTGGTCGAGAAACGCCTTGTTCTGGGTGATGTAATACTCATCCGACACGCTCTCTTTGTAAAGGACGCGGCCAGTGTCCTTGCGAACAAGAGCGAACATCTCGGTTTCCTCGCCTTCGAAGTCACCAGTCAACGTTACCGGATTCATGACAACTTCATGCTCAAGAATTTTACGGGTCTGTTCCATTGAGACTGGGCCATCGATAACTTCGTACTCCGGGAACCCATGCCAGGTACCCCCGAAATGTTCCTTGTAGCCAATACATCCTGCATCGACTCCGGGTATGATTCCTGCGCTCATAAGTGCCTCCCATTGGTGGCGGTTTCAGTTACTGTCAACTTTTGCTGACGTTGATAATACTATAACGTAGGTTGTGAAAATTTCAAGCCACTTTTGAAAAGATTAGCAACAACTTGCCTCGAACCATGCTTTTGCTGGGATTCCGGCTTCATCAAGACCAATCATGATGTTGGTATTCCCAGAGTCACCCCAGTTATCTTCAAAGGTGACAAGGTGGCGAGCGATGCGTCCTTCATAAAGTGGAAACATTCCATCTTGAACGAAGTCCGGTTGACCAAACAACTTGACCTTGCTCCCGGAAGAATAGGAATAATCGCCCATTTCAATCTGATCAATGTTGTGCTGTTCCTCTGCTGCCATGTTCTTGTAGAAGAGGTTATAATCTTCATCATCTTCCTCAAGATAATTGTCTCGACGTTTCTTCATCTCTTCGACGAGCATCTTGTGATGCGCAACTACATCATAGGGAGTGAATTCCGTCTCTGACTCGTCGGTCGGAATGAACGTGAGGATAGCGTTACTTGGAACATCATCATAGTAATTGACTTCAATGATGATGCGATACTTCTTCCCGCTAATGGGGACGATGACGCCGCCCATCATGCTGTCATACATCCGGGGTGAGCCGAGTTCGGGATAGGTATACCGCTTGTATGAGTAAGATACGGTCTTACCATCATACTGATAGGTGGTAGGAATCTCTTTGACAGACAGGCCGTCAGGAAGATCACTCCCCCCGTCCCATGTCTCACTTCGGTTTTCATGCTCGGTATTGAGTTGGATCACAGACATCATAATTCTCCAGTTACTTGTTCATGTTTCCGGGATAAGAGTACGCTTCTGTCTCGCTGACATCACGGCCAAGTTCACTGCACAAGCCGCGAAGCTGCTTTTTCAACTCACGATAACGCTGGTTAACAACCGCCGAGGCTCTCACTTCACCGTCACTGGTAAGATTTTCCGGCGAGAGACCGCAGTAGACATCAAGGACTTCTTCCATGATTACATCCTCAGAACGTTTATCTTTCGGGAGGACAATGCTGTCGGGCCGGAGCTTAAACGGCCTACCATTGATAGTGGCTGAGATTGGCATCACTGGACGACGCGATACCCATCCGCGATACTTCGCTGTCTTACCACTCTTCAAGAGGAGATCATCATCGATGTTCAACCCCTTAATGTAAACTTCCACCGCATCGAGATCAACGTCATCGTCAGCTTCAATGGTTCGCGCCGGAGACCCGGAGAGTTCGTTGAACTGCTTCAAGTCAAATGAGCCGATCACAGAAGAAAAGCCGGTGGCTCTGTCGTGATATGTCCCCTTCGCCTGTAACGCTTTCTTGAAGATGATGGGATACTTTTTCGCGTTTTCGACTCTGGTGACGAAAACAATACTGCCACGATGAACTGCAAGTGTTCCGGGTACAAGGTCCATGATTAAACTCCGAGTTGGATGATGATTTTTCGATGCATGCAATGACTCTAACTCACCAAACGTTTATGTCAAGCTTGATAAAAGACTATTTTCGAAAATAATGTGTGTCATTTTGTCTCACCAGGGAGCCCGGCTCCTATCCGTTTCGGTCCACTGTATAAAATGTTTTATACAGTGAGCCAGGAGCAACATGAGCCTGAAGAGCTGGCGATATCGGGGGCCCCGACCGCCAGCGACGGCAAACCGTTTCGGTCCACTGTATAAAACATTTTATAAAGTGAACCAAGCGAGGTGGAAGGGAGTCCCTCGGCGATCACCTCAATGGGCCGTACACGCAAAAGCCCCGACGATAATATTTCGTCGAGGCTCTTGATAAATCTTCTGGATGTGTTACGTTTGTTGGTTAAACACAACACTTTATGATGTGGGTCAACAACTCGACCTGTGAGAGAACGAACTCTTTTGCCTTATAGATTTGTGCTTCAACAGCTTCGTTCGGGTCGGCGTACCAGTCTTCAACAAGAAAGTGTGACACACCGGCGGTGCGGACCACCAAGCTCCCGCCAAGAAGTATCGAATATGTGGTGGTTCCACCGGAAGAGCTTGACTGCATCTGCATGGGGCCATTTCGAACACTGTAGTGCCACCCCATGTTTTCGTGAACACTAAGCTCCCAGCCATCACCTTTCATCATAGCAAGGAGTTCGTCTCCCTTTTTCATAGCTTCTTCTTCGGTCTCACTGCTGTCCATCTTTCATCTCCCGCTTTTGCTTTATCATGGCTTCAAAAAGTTTAAGGCACTTCTCATCGAAATCAGGGTCGTCGTACAAATCGTCGTAAAACCCCTCATATGCTAACATCACTTGGCGGAATATCTCGAATGAATTCTCAAGGGACTGCGGAGCGTTAAGCTTGCTGCATTTACGACAACTCTCAATTGCCCCATCCTTCAAGAACATACCAACGTCTTTGCAGTCTTTGCATATACTTGTCCTTTTCTTAGGCATAGTAATCTGTAATAGCTTGAATGACCACGCTTTCGTTGAGGCCGATAGTCGCTGCCGGATCTTCGCCAAAATCTTCACAGCGTCCTCGTCAGTAATGGCAATACCAAGGTTATCCTCTGCGAATCCCTTGACCTCGTCGAGAGAAAAGGAAATCGAGACCTCTTTGGCAAGGTATTTGGCAAAAAATTCTTTGACAGCTGTCGTAATGATCCCCTGAGATGGTATCAACCCCGCGTATTGCATGTCTTCCGCCAAGTCTTGCGTATTCATTCAGTGCGTCCCGTGGTGTGTGTGAAAACATTCAGTGCTTATCAAAGTGCAAACAACATATCACGCCATCTGAAAAGGTCAAGCCACGTTATGACTAAAAACTGGAGTGTAGATTCCGACGTATGCGCCAATGGATTGAGATTCAATGAATTCCATAGCCTCTTCGTAAGGCATCCCATCTCGTTTCATGAGAGTGTTGACACACTTCTTGTAGTCGTAATTAGCTACGGTTACGATAGTACTCTCTCTCCACAACTCTGTCACACCCATGAATGCCTCGTCAAGTCCATCTAATAAGAGTATTGTAGGGTTATCAATAACATCATGGCCATTGTTCTCAAGCCAGTTGATTATACGATGACGTTTCACGGCTTGGTCTTCCACCAATCAGTATCGAGATGAGCGTACCTGTTGGTATGGTCATGATGATTTCGTGGGGCGAAGTCACCATTCTCTTGATGAACATCGAACTCTAAGAAAAGACCCTCTTTCTTGAAGATCACAACTCGATGGAAGCCTTTTTCGAGATTCTGTGCGAAGATGCTCGCCTGCCTCTTGGTGTCTTCCAAGTTAGGAGAGTTATGATCAAAGTGCTCACCATTAATCGTGAAGGTGTATCTATCACTCTCTGCGACATCAACGAAGAAAGCCTTCGGGTCAAACGGGGGAGGCACAAGATCCCGCGAAGGAATGAAATCGGTTCTCTCGATAACTTCTTCAACTGCTTCGATTGTGTCGGTGTTGCTCATGATTTTCCTTAATAAAGTTAAATGGTTGTGATGACTCCATCAAAGAGCCGTGACTTCAACGTCACCCCCCAACCTCTAAGTTACCCTATCGCCATCTTGATTGTTCGGGACGACGAACTCCCTATCCCCTCTTGATCATCTGAGGATCACCTATATAGCGGCTACGTGCGCCTTACGGGCGAGCGTTACTCACCATGCACACATAACCTACTGCATGATTCAGTGTTTGTCAAACTGTGTTACCCTTTTCTTCATTACAAACTTTGCACATGGGCTGAAGGTTGTCGAAGGATCTGGGTCCACCATGCGAAGCTGGGATGATGTGGTCAACAGTCATAAGTACCTCATCCCCTTCGAAATCGATAGCGTAGAGATTCAAATGATAGGGCTGCTTGGGGCCGGAGGCCTTGTGCCTTTCAAGGAGGAAATACTTACCCTTAACTCCGCAAGTAACACAGTCACATCCCTTGTTTGCGAAGACATTGTAGCGGGGAGACGAAACATTTACTGAGTGTCCCAGGAAATCATGCTTTGGACTCCTGTTCGGTTTCGTGCTTGGCTCAATGAATGGGAATACATCTTCAGGTTTGATGTGACCACCCGTTCTTTCGAGGTCTTGCTTTTTCTTTATGATGGTTTCTTTCATAGTTATCCAAAATGAAACGGTGGGGCGAGACTTGGCAATCTCTACGTCCGCTTCGACTGTGCAGCTTATTCCCAACTGGTGCCTTATCAATACTTTTGTATCTTAAGGGTGCGACTGCCACCGGGCTCAAAACCCTAACCGGCTACACCAGTACTGCCTTGCTAAGCCTCTACTTGAGACTTAACCATTCTCCTTTGCCACAACTTGTGACGGTTCTTGTTCAATGGCGATTGCAAAGTAGCCCTTCTCTGAGGCCTTCTCTTTCGAGTTGAAACCATCGCCAAAGGCGCTAACAGACACATTTTGATACACCCATGTTTTTGACATCATTCTTGGAAATCTCACCCTTTCGAGTGAAATCCTTAGTAATACGCTCTGCAACCTCAAGGGCATCTAAAACGATATCTGTAGCTGCAAGTCTCTCTGCGGCATCTATTAGATTAGATATCGCATTAGATATCGCATTATATCTCACTACATTACACCTTTTTCAAACGAGTGAGAAGAACTGTAGCCTCATCATCATCATCTGAGGTAGGGGGATTAATCTTTTCAAGATCAGCCTCATCCTTATAAACACGACTAACTGTGCCACGATATTTCGTGCCATTAGTCTCAAACTCAGACTTGTCGCCCCTCTTCAAAAACAGCAGGGTTCTCATAGACACGAGCACCTATGAACCAAAGTTCCCCGATCAGCTGCAAGCCTTTCAGAGTGGCCAATCATTTCTTGCATTATGGAAGTAATGTCTTCCTCATCTGAAGTAGGGAATTGCTTCTTTAATTTCTTGACATGGTTCTTAAAATTACCCTTACCATCCACAACATCGTCTGCTGCTTCGACTAATGCTTCCCAGAACTTCTGATCTACATCGGCAGGCTTTCTAATCTCACCGACAACTATTAACCTTTCAGCTATACCGACAAGCTTATGTGCGATTCTCTGTTCAAAATTCATTGCTTCTATCCATTAGTTGTTTTAAGAAAAATAGGGGCGGCTGGCGAGACTACTTGGTTGATCGCCGCGTATCAACTTCTGCATCAGACCACCTTCACGTTCTTGATCAAAATTTTGAATGCGCTCGCCGCCCGCTTTGCAAAGTGATCGAACTGACGCTGATCAGACTCGGAGGCCGGGAATTCAACATGATCCGGCTGGACGAGCCGGGCAATCGCATTGGCGTGAGCACGATCCCTGTCGAAGTAGTCTCCAGGGGAGCACTTGCTCCAGCCGACATTGACTGTGCGACCCGCACCCTTTACTGCGACCATCACGCCACGCTTAACGCGGCTTGTCACATTGTTGACTCGCGTCTTGCCCGTTCTACCTTTGTAAAGAAACTGTTTTAGAACCATCGCCTTATCCTCGTTATTTGGATTGTGGTTTCGGACTATGATCAACTATAGCTCACGAATTCGTCCTGTCAACTCGTGTTGGAAAATTTATTCTATCAAGGGGGCGAAGGCAAAGTCTGCTGCGAAGTGATCGCTACTATTGACGGCATCGATCTCCAGATTCGCTGCGATACTATTTGGCAAATCACTGACCCTGTAAATATCCTTGCGTGTGGTTAGACTGCGTGAATGCCGTGCATCTTCTATTTTTTTAAGGGAGTGGGTACCATTTGAGCCCTATTTGTCGCTCTTGTATCGTTTATTACCGCTTAAAGCCATCTTACTTCGTATATAAAGGACTCAGCATGATCCTAGAGCAAAAGTCTTCCATATCATCTATAGGTTCTCCTTTATAGCGATAAAATTTGGGTTTCTGAAATAATCTCTTCACCATGCGGGTTCTTACTATCCTACTATCATCTAAAGTAGGATGCCAATCATTTATCAGATTGTCAGGAAAATCTGATAGATCATAAAATAAGCTCTGGCATTTTCTACCTCTGGCTATGCATTCCTTAAATACATGACCATGGCGAAGGCGCAAATAGTGCAATTTATCATAGAAGAACGAGATATGTCCTCCATTCAAACAAAACTTATCTGGGATGGGTTTTGTTATGTTAAATTTTAATCTCTTTTTTATGGTGCCAGGCACCATTTTAAGTTCACTTGCTTCACACAAATGCTGATCTGCCATGTGCTCTGGACTAATTCCTGCGTTACATCTCAAAATCGCCTCGAATGGTCAATCCGCTTTAATTTTTCATCCATCTCTCTTTTCCTTGCATTGGCTGGAATCACTGTGTCTACAATCTTGTACCACTCTACTCCCTCTCTGGAATCCCTGCCCATTCTCGGAGTTGAACGTCACCCTCGTCAATGTGTGTCGCAAGTGATTGCAATTCAGCAATTTCTCCGTAGCTGATTCGTTCTTGTTTAATTTCCCCACGTAAATATTCAAGTCGTTCAGCGATACTCATTTGTCATCCTCTGTGTTTGTTATTGACTTCGCCCTCTTTTATTATACATTCTGGGCAATATATTTTCCACAAAAAAGCTTCCTACCTTTTTTCTACATCTGATTCTGTTTCAATCCAAACTTGCGCTCCGCAAGGCAATGGCTTGTCCGGTCTATAGATTATCTTCGAGGGTCCATTTATTATGACCTCATGTGCGTAGTCATTACTTTTATAGGTCTTGACTGTCAAAACTGGATCGTTCTTTTGATTCTTTCTATTAGCTTTTATCACATGCTGATTCACATGGACGATTGTCCTCATTATTTTTCTCCTTGATTTTTTTCAATGTTAATAGTATCTTGGTTGTCCACCCAAAGCTTTATTGAAATGTTTTTCATACCCATAAGCTGAGAAATTCTTCTTATAGATAGCTGGATGAAGCATAGTACTATCACGTACCGTGCTTCTCATAATAGTTTGGGCAGTTGGCGCATAACAACATGACTATCTAATCTCCTTTACGTGACGCACTCGCAGGTGCGTTTCGCCACGGTGGTTTGGTCCCTTGCTATAGCCCTCGCTCGATAGTGGCTACGGTCTCGTCGCACGCTTCTTGTGATAGCCAAAAGCCATCGTATTCGTACCGCCGCTTTCGACCGCACCAGACACTACCATCTTTGTCGATCTCAGTCATCTCACAATTTCTTGCTCTGCATACCCATGCCTCAAGCGTTTCGTCGTCACCTTCATTTGATCGGCATTCCGCGATCCAATCAAGGTTGAAATGTCCGGCTTTAGTAGTCATCAGATTCTTTCTCCAGGGTTGTCTGGCGCGGTGATTCGCGCCGGTAACAGTGAACGATTTATCGCGATGATGAACTCGGAACACATGTTAGAACAGTAATAAACCTGCAAATGGTAGTCCTTTGCAGCGATTCGGTCGAACTATTCGAAGATATCTACCGCATAGAGATTCGAACAAAGAAAGAATGCGAGTAAGAATTTCATACTTACCACTCCCTTTTCCCTATGATTGACAACGTTGAGATTGCAATATCAAAACTTCGAAAGTGTTCAATGATAGCATCAGTGTAAGCATCAACACATAATATATGGAGTTGCTCACTACTGATCAAGATTGTATAGTCAGCGCCATACTTAATCCGATGCTTATTACGAAGGTGAACTTTCAACTCTTCGAGTCGATCTGAAATGCTTTTGCTCATGGAGGTACAATGACACTGGTTTGAATTTTTACAAGCGTTATTGAAAAGAAATGGTGGAACCGGTAGGGTTCGAACCTACAATCAACATGTTATGAGCATGCAGCCTTAACCGTTTGGCCACGATTCCATTTACTAATTTGAAGTTCTAAAATTTGTTTTTTAGGAATTAGCTCATCATGTATCTCTCCATGACAATTATGACATACCATTGTGCTACGGTCCCTAAACAAACACCTATACGATAAGAAAGTAAGCAAGCCAAGGACAGACGAAAAGGATTACGAAGATGTATCCAACAACACATTGATCCTCTTCGTCTGTACCATCATCCCTTAATTTAACAAAAACGATAAAGAGTCCAGCAATCAAAATCAAAGCTGAAACTCCAGCCGGAATTAACCAAGCCCAGATCGTCACAGTAATAAATTAAATTAAGCCTAACAACATGATACCTTCCTTGAGTGTTTGATGATTAAATTGAATCCGATTGTTTTTTCTACTGTCTTATTAACTGGCTCGTCTCTCCCCTTATCGAGGTCCGTTAAGATCCCTACGTTAAGATCACCAACGTGTCTTTATTGCTTCAGAATTAATTCCTTTTTTATTCAATTCACTCTTCAGCTTCTTGAGACCATCCTTATCTGTAGAGTAAACATCATAGTTGTCATACTCCACATCCTTCAAATCATCTGCCATACTCTCCAACTTGTGAGCCTCAACAGAATCATCAACAGTAAGGATATACTTACTGGCAGTCTTATCGCTACTACGCCTATCAACCGGCTTTGCACTTGAAGAAGGAAGAAATGCTACAAACGTATCACCTTCACCTTTCATTATCTTGATGCCAGAATCTGGATTCTCATATACCCTTCTTGCCACCAATCTTGATATGTCATCCTCAAGCCCTCTCCACCCAAGCTCATTCATGGCATCCAACATCAATGCGATAGGAGCATGAAAAGAGAAAGCCTTAGGATCTGATGTAGCATTATAGTAAGTACTGCGACCTTTTATGATTGCATGCAGTTTCCTAAACGAACCATCTTGAAGAGATTTCTTGAAAACCTTTTGAGCATTATCCAATTCAGATTGTTGCTTTTCAACTGGCCAATAATCCAAACCCTCTTCTACTGGTGCCCAATCTATAGCAGTCTTAACTGCTGCACCAGCTATTCGATCTATCATTCCATGAAAAGACATTTCTAATTCCTCTGTTGATTTAAGTTGGCTGAGATGTGCTTAGAAGTTGTGTTTGTTCATGATGCCCTACCATAATGCAGATTGTCGAAATGTCAAACAATAACATAATCTTTTTTGCGGGAACCTGGGAGATTCTTAGATTTCAATCGATGCCTATAGTAACGCTCAATATAAGTAAAGAACGCCCGGCCACCAGTACCTCTGGTCGAACTTTCCCCTGAATGGATACCGGCGAGGCCTAACCTGTCCTGAATGATCCCAGTCGCCTTGAAAAGTAACCTTTTGCCAATTCTTTGCCGAGTGAACCCATCATGTGTACGAATGAAGGCGATATAAGGCCGGTCACAATGAAAATCCTTGAGTTTCGTGAATCCACGCCCATGTCTGTCCCAAATCCATTCCTCGGCCTCTACAATGGAAACATCGCGCCGAATGTAAACTTCAATGAGCGAGATCACGATCTATGCGATGGCTGATTAGACTGCGTTGGTGCTGGGATGAGTTGCCTATCAGAGCGGACGATCCGGTGGATTAGCAGTTGGCCTTGAAATAGGCTAGGACTGCACGGACAACTGTGTCACGATTGTCGATCTGATAGGCAAATCGCAGCGCAAACTCGCTGTATCCACGCGCCTCCATTGCGCGCCTAATGAGTGACCCGTGTATATACATCTCATCCAGGTGACTTTGCAGACAATCGGTGCCTTTAAAACCACTACAAATAAAACAGTCACCGGGTTCTGGTTCTGGCAACGTATCCAGCGCCCGAATAGCATCGCAGTAAGCTTTGATTTGCTTAGTTTTTTTACGCTGCGCCTTGATCGCTGCCGGACCAGCGTGGCCCGTGACGCCGCCGCGTGGCCCGATGCGGAGGCCGTCTTGATATATGTACCGCTTGCCTCCGATGGTAGCGTACCAGATCCCCCGCTCGCTGTGCAACCGAGCAGCGGTTTGGAATTGGTTTATCCGGTCTTTGGTGGTCGGGGTTAGCCAGCCCCCCGTGTCCAGCGTCACGCCGCCGAGCGCATCGAAGGTGATGACGTCCGTCGAATGCAGCCGTATTGTACGGGCTTTGCCAACAGTGTACTCGACTGTATTGTTGGCGATGACGCGGCTGCTGTCGCTGTCGATGCCAGCCATGATGGTTGCTTTACTCATTATTCAGCCTCGTTTGGTTTATGTTTGATGGTAGTATCGTACTTGCGCCGGTATGTGCGATAGTTTTGCGCAGTTATTGCTCAGTCCTCCGTGTTGTGCGTTACCGTCTCAATTGCGAACAGTTCCGCACCCCCCTGGAACTCGCAGCCAGGCGAACCCGCCTAATGGACTGAAGCAGGTTACGCTACAACAGGTTACGTTATCAGGATCTTTACTCACGAAAGGTATTTTCGTAAGTCCTATTGACACCAATGAAAATGTGAGAGGGTGTAGGAAATGTTCCACACGATGTAAAGTGTAAGGCCCCCAAGGCAATTAAGGTTGTGAGTATTTCTTGCATACTGTTACTCTATCTCCGTTTTGAAATTTATCAAGCAGTTAATTAAGTTAATTCTGGTACCCCAACCAGGATTCGAACCTGAATATGTGGATTAGAAATCCACTGCTTTATCCCTTAAGCTATTGGGGTAAAAATAGTTCCAGTTCTAATTTCTTGATGCGCTTCATCATGGCAATTTCCACAAAGAAGATCGCATTTGTCAAGCTCATTTTTAATTTTATCCCAACTTCTTAATTTTAATTTTCCCCAACCAAAGTCTTTTTCCAGCGGATTTCTGCGAATGTATTTCATATTCCGAGTTCCTTTAAGCGTTTGGCGTTTGAGTCGATTGATTTGTGAAGCGGTAAAACGTCTTCTTGATGTGAATCGTTGCGAGTCTTCAAAATTTCTTGCGCCAACCCTTGAATGGCAAGCAACGCTTCAATTTCATCTTTGAAAAGAGCATGGTGATACCATGTGCGGGAATTCCCCCTACCTTTAGGAATGTCGTCTCGACTGTCATAAAGAGTCGAAAACATCCCAGTGCAGAACATGCCAGTGCTAACCATATATCGGATTTCTCCATTTACAATCCTGCGTATATTAATCTGTTCGCTTTTTACAATGAACATCTTATTCTCATACACAATTCTCCAGGCTGTGAATGGGACAAATTCGATCATGTTGGCGATCTGCTTGTAAAGCTCTTCGATCTCTTTCTGATAACCCCTTGCAAGATCATCAAAGGTTTCGCCTGCTTTTGTGTGGCAACGAACGTACACACCACACAAGAAATGAAAATAACCACAGAAATTACTATTAACTCAGCCATTATTCTGTCCCCCGGAGTCTTTCATCCCAGCAACACTCTCCGATCCATTTATCTTGATTGAGGTGTGCGGTATCACTACCCACCTTTCCGTCACATAAGGAACATACAATTTATCCATCATAATCCTCGACATCCTCCCCAATATCTGTCAACTGGAAAAAACCAGAATCGCTACCCTGCCTAACCAAAAGCTCAGCGCATTTTCGCCCGTCTATTTCCTGATTGTATACCTCTTGAGGAAGTGAAGCATGAGAGAAATCACCCTCTTCAGCTTCACGAAGAATGTCCTGATATGAAGTACAGGCCGAAATGGGCGTCTCGCTAAGAACTTCGATAGCAAGAACAGTACGGTAAAACTTACGTTTGGTAGGCATCATTCTCCATCAAGGGTGTCGTACTCGCACTCACACTCAACACAAGTGTACGGTCCCTCTGGGGGTTTGTCGTCAACAATAGAGACAGCATCGCCGCCAGCTATATTTTCAACGAACATATTGTTCTCGTCAACAATGATTTCAACGCGGATCAATCGATCTGCATTGAACCTCTGGCTACCACACTCGCAGCCCTTTTTGATCTGGATTGTTTTTGACATACTCACACAATAACCCATCATTCGTTGGTTACAAGCTCACTTGAGGAGTTTTTAGGAAAAAGACTTCCGGGTGCCTATCACTACGGTCCACTGTATAAAAGTTTTTATACAGTGAACCAAGTTAGGACCCGCTCGATTGTGGCGGGTAGGAGCAGCCCACCCACTCATATTCAGCATCGAACTCTTCGCGGGTGTATACTTGGCGGTCGCCTCGTTGATGAGGACGGAGGATGGGCAGGGACTAATATGTGACCGGCTTCAATGCGCTTAGAATAAGCTAAGCCTGAAAAAATACGTGAGTCTTGTCTTTCAAAAGCTTTGCCGTTTCTAACGGCTCAGACTCATCAGAACCTATCTTTCTAACGAAGAACAAGCAATGCTTTAAGTGACATGCTTGCGCCTCCTGGAAACTCATCATCTTCTTCTCATGAAATTTCTATGATTTCTAATACATAAAACAATACATATACTACAAAAAAGCCTATTGCATACCATCCTACTAATTCCATATGAGTCACAATCTACTCCGATGATAGTTGTTTAATTATTGATGTTCTATCTAATTCTGTTTGTAGTATCTTTAACATGTCATCTCCTGTAGATATATGTATATTATACGACACAGAAGTGTTTAAGACCTGTTCAAATCCAACCCTGTAACCCCAATCCGTAGGGGCCTTGATCATTACGATCAAGGTCTTGTTTAGTCTCTATATCATTCACAATAGCTTCTGGCGTAGAGCCTTCCACTAAATTACGAATCGCCATCTCTTCGTCGATGTCAACAAGACCAAGACCGAAGCGAGAACTCAAAAGTGCAGCTACTTCTTGGAGAGGGTCGGTAACAAGACCCAGATACTGTTCTGGCGTAAGTGTTTGTGCATGACCAAAGTTGGTATCACCCTTCACCTCATCCGCACCGAACTGGGTGATCTCACCAGTGATCTCACCACGTTGGAACATGGTGCGAAAGGTATTGTAGCTTTGAGGGTCCATCTTAATATGTCTCCGGGGGTGTGTGGGTGTTCATACACATACGATACCCCCACATTCAGTGGATGCAAGCCCTAATAAAAAGAAAGTGCCCGCCGGGTTCCCCGACGAGCACCATCTTACAACTTCTCAGGATCTACGCTGACGCTTCCACAGGCTCCGTTGATTCTTCATTCTCAGTGGTAGTCATGTTTGTATCTACCTCTGGTGTGGTCTCTTCTGCCTTAGGCTTCTCAGGATAAGGGGTATCCTCAGGAACATCGGTGCCTTCTGCAACCAAGGTCAAATGAATCGCACCGGCTGGTACGCTGTACACGACCGAACTTCGCCCAATACCACCACGTGCCTGCACTTTCTTGCCAGTATCAGTGATTGCATTGATCGTAAGGAGATAGTTAACAACCGCCGAGGCTCTCGCATACACCTTGGCCTCTACCTTCTTACGGGTCTTGTAATCCATGTCCGCCAAATTAGGTGGATACATGTTGTTGATCTGAGCAAATTGTCTCACAGTTATATTCATAAGCCTTCTCCTTGTTCGCTTTTTCACCTCTGGGCAATATGCCCCTTAACACCAATTACTATACCGTTAAATGAAGATCTTTACAACTCCATTCTAAGTTTTTTCTTGGAGGTTTAATACTTTTAACTTCTCACGTTCATAGGCCGAGTTAAGAACCACTAACGCTCGAAATATATCGAGCAAGTCGTAACCCTCTTCAATACAGTAACCTACGACTTCACCCGCCTTGTCCTTCTGTTCTTTCTCTGAGAACATCTCGGCAATCTGTTGAGCCCAATACAATTCTTTTTCAGATTTGCTTGATGGTTCAGGAGGGGGTTTTCGATTACTTGTAAATTCGCTGATGTTCCTGGGGTCTTTCACCTTAAGTCAAAACTCCTCGGAATTCCGGAACTGAGTTATCAACACTTTTTCTCAAGTTCAAAATAACCTGCTCAGTCAATTCAGTGGGAAGCTCGTTGATCCAGCTGCCCTTATCAGGCAACTCGAATGATTCTAAAAGACAAGCGTACTTCCTAGAATTAATTGATCTCTCCAAGGCCATGACCGCCTTTCCCATCTCATCAAGCATGAGAATATCAGAAGCTGTGCCAGACTCTTCGATCAACTCTGATTGCTCGTACCCTCTCAAGTTTGAGAGGAATTCAGTGTACCGCTGAAGGTAATCCTCACGAGACCGGGACAACAACCTTTGAAAGTCCTCATTGATTTCTTCGATGCGCTTCTCAACCAAGGAGTCGCCAATCTCATTCCAGCGATAAATAACTTCCGCACAGGCCTTATCATACTTGGCAACTTTCGAAGCCAAAGTCCGACAGCCATTATACTTGATGTCTTGTGTGACATAAATATAATGATTCTTTATCTTATCCCATTCCATGAAGAAGCCCTTGCCAATACTGAGGCAACTTTCTGAAACGACTTCGTCGAGAACCTCTTGTTTCAATCGAAAGGCCTTTGTCACCGACGCATACTTGCTGGTTCCCCCTTTCTCTGAAACAGAAAGATCGAAAAACTCGAAGTCTTCATAAGTAAAAGGCCTCGCCTGAGCATAAACGCAACCACTCCAGACAGATAACGTACCTTGAAAAAGCTTTTCCATGGATCAATCCTCGATGGTTATTGTTTTAATTTCGTATTCCTCAACATCAAGAGACTTGAGAGTCTCGCCAACGAACGTTGCATGCTCATGTTTCACTCTGAATTGACACAAGCCATATGGAAAAGGATCATGGGACTAATTGTTCCTACAGCAACTCGCATAATGCCTCTTCCTTCGCTGGAGTTAATGTCATTACCATTTGAACTTGTACTTTCCAACCGTGATGATTTTGGCTGCCGTTCTGCCTGTCGAAATTCCCTCGGCTGTAAGTCGGTGATCGCCAAAGAGCTTCTTGACCTTCGAGATATCTTTCTCATCTGTCTTTGTCAATCCTGGGAAAGAACTCTTGGTATGTTTCAAAGCATCAGCGTGGCTATACCCGTCCTTCACCATGTCTTCATATTTATCGACTGCATTATCGAAAGGACTTTTTTTGTCCTTGGGTTTGGCTCTACTTGCTCCTACTAACTCACCGGCAATCTTTACCAGCTGTCTCGCAATTCTTTCGTTGTTCATCTTCTTTCCTGTTTGGTTAAATTAATAATCCTTGATGACATCTAAGCCCTTAAACTGGCGCTTCAGATCTTTGACGATTGGGCCGATTATCGAAGTATTTGATGCGCTCTTTGACCATTCCGAGGGCAGAATGGGGAACATCAATACCCTCTTTCGCGAAAATATCGGCCAGCCATTCTTCGAACCCGCCGTCTGCATTTAGTCCTGGCTTTGCCATCCACCTTAGACACTTTCTCTTGATAGGGCAACTATCATTTTTCAAGTGTTACCCGTACCTGTTTGATGTTCTTCATACCTACAACATAGCACGGGTTGAGTTTTTGTCAAGGAGTTGTTATAAATTAGTCGCGACCATTTCTCTCGTAACTGTCTTCCTTCGGAGGCTTTATGCGCTTGCTGCGCTTCTTCTTCCTCGTCGGTTCACGGTTTGCGGAATATCCATCGTCAAATCCACGACGGGTTTTGTTCTTTTGATTGAACTTACTAATGATTTTTGATCTGTTCGCCATTTTGGCTTTACAACTCCTGGTTGGTTATGTTAACAGTTACAGTTAACCATACTGTAACCGCTGAGGGCATTCCTGTCAAGTCAATCATCAAAATATTCCGCCTTATTAAATAAGGCTATTAAAAAGAAAACATTAATGAGAGTAAATAACACAAGAGAGATTACAACAATTATTGAAAAACCAAAAAATAAGTAAATCCAAACCGCGAAAAATAAAAAACCCAGTTTTAGATACGATATCATAAAACTCTTGAAGCTCAGAAGGAGCGAAACAATCGGTCTCGCCAGGTTTCATCTCATAAGGACATGATCTAAGCCAAGTGTGAGATAGTTAAATACGAACCCTCTAAAATAACTTTCTGTTCCTTTCCCATTAGATTTTTCCCTTGGCTGTTGTTTTAATCTCGTCCGGACTCCATTCAGTGTACACTGATTCAGCCCGGCGTTTACCACTACCATGTGATGGAAACCCCACGATAATATCACGTTCAGGATGCATGCAAAGCTTACACTTCACACAAGTAATGTCGTCATGTGTAATCGCGGGACAAGCAACGATCTTATTGCCCCCAGGTGTCAAGAAAGCTTTCTTGTCATGTTTGTACCGCTCCGGCAACAACGTAACGATTGGAGCCTTGATACCGCTCGCCTTGATCTTATCGGCATGCTCCATGCTGTTAGCCGATACATTCGTAGCGAACCCGCTCGCATTCATTTCTTCAACAATCTTACGATTCCGCTCTGCCTCACGCTTCTGTGTGAAAGGCTGTTTGATCACGCCGTAGTGAGTGTAAGTATAACCTTTCTTACCCTCGTTCGCAGCAATCAAAGCACGGGCCGCCTTTTGATTGATCGTTCGACCATTCAATGAAAATAAATCGCCAGCTTGATTATGTCTCCAAAATGCATCGTTGTCAATGTTTTCAGTAACGCGGCTAAGGAACTCAGTGTATGCCTCAACCGGATCGTCACCATTGGCTGTACAGGCGTCCCACCAGATTTTTACAGGGCCGTAGGCAGCGTAGCAACCATTACCCTTGAAAGGGCAGGCGTCCGGGCAAGTACCCATTGGAGAAGTGCTTACAGCCATCGGCCCGGTTTTGATGTTTGACGATTTCAAGGTGAGTAAAAACTTCGGGACGGGTTTATTAGTCCGTGGCATTAGGCTGTAACCTCTTGTCTATTCGAATGTTGTGACTCAGATGCCGAGACGATATCACTTAACTGTTCGTCAGTGAAACCCGTCGCGGGTAACAAGATTGACTTGTAATGAAACACTATAGCATCAATGGCCGCTTCTGTCAAGTCGAGTTTCAAAACAATATTTAAGTCTTCGAGACCTAACACCCGGCCATTATTCCGGGCCGAAGTCTGATAGAGAAGAACAAAATCCGTCTCTTCGATGTTGATGTCAATAGCATGTTGCTCGAAACAGATATCGAAATGAACATGCTCGTAATCATGATAGACCTTGACTTCGATCCTGGCTTCGTGAATGTTCACAGCACAAATAAGATCGTGGCCCGTGACAACAAGCTTGCCACGATCAATAGCGCGAATTAATTTGTCAACTGATTTCATGGTATCTCCGGTGGGCATTCGTAGAACTCTTGAAGCTCTATAACATCATATCGAAGCGAAATGTTTTCTTGCGTAAGATCACTAACTTTCGCCCGAAGTCCACTTATGGTTGTGAGTGAAACCCTCATACATACGGTGAACATAATCGCTACAAAAATCAAAACAAATTGTGTTATGCTTGATCCTTTTGTTTCTTTCTCTTCACTCATCGAACGCTCGTACTGATCTTCTTGGTCTGTGTCGCTCATAACAATTACTCTAACCCCTCAAGTTGACTTTTCAAGTCGTTATTAGAAATAAGTCTCATTGCTCGTCACAAGGTGGATGACCCCCACTGCATTTATGGATGATCCTCAAAGTAATCACCAAAGGAACACTTTTCCATTTTCTCTTAGCTCCAATAAGAACTAATCGATCAAACGTTGAATTACTCATCGTACCTACCTCCAATCCGCCGCTTTTCACTTCGCCTCCCGCATCTTCGATGTATGCCCCGCAACTAATCACATCATCCACCTTGATCCACTGCTTCTTTGGTGACTTAATGTCATCCGTAATGAAAGGACATCCCTTTCCCTTAGCCACCATCAAAGCGATCTGCAAATCATTCTCCTTTGCCTGACACTTTCCATCTTCACCGACTATGTACCAACTCATTATGAATTCTCCTTCATGTCTCTGAGAACTTCCTTGATCCGAGACATCCCATTGATTGTCAGTGCAGTATGAAGGGACGAGAACTCCTGATTGTGCATCTCGCAATAAACATGAGTAACCTCATGTAGGGCGATTGCGAACAATGAAGACTTGCCCTCAGGATTCAACTTGAATTGCAACTTGCCATCCAAGCCTACTGGATTGATAAGGAACCCATGCGTATCGTCATACATCTTGTGTGCAGCCTTCATCCCTGCCTCTTCACTATCATCGAATACCCACCCAACGATCCAAGGAATACCATCAGAGGGTTTTTCCTCTTGAAGAATATCCAGAGAATGCTTGACCGCAATCTGCCACAGAGACAGGAGCTTCTTTTTCGTGCCGCCAGCCTTGTCTCTCCAATTCGTAGGATCGTATGATTCGATCACCTTACTAACCGGTCCTATATCCTGACACTCATCAAGTATCGCCACATCATACATATCGATCTCAGTAGGATCAGATTCTACGAGTTTGGCGATACACTCAGACTCAGATCCATAATAGCCATCACCACCGTACAAGGCTGCAATCGGCTCAGAATCTGCCTGACTTGTGCCACCAAAAACCACACCTGTGAAGGACTTTATCGTGGCTTCATCACTTGAAGTATCCATAGTGTAGCCACCGTTACCAGAGTAGGAATCGGATGGATCAGAATCCCGCTTCATCACCGACAATTCCTTCCGCTTTACACAGGAGATGAAACAACCTTGTCCTTGTCTGCGAGTACTCTTGTTTGTCCGTCTACGCTTTAGAGTCGAAGTCGTATCGATAGCCAACTTGTTAAGAAATATATCCAGTTCGCTTTGATACTTGTAGTGAATTCCATCACGGTTAGAAGTAAGCACATCACGACTAATACTGGGATAGATTTCGATCACCACCAACGCATTTGCCGATGTATATCGAGTGAACATCATCACCCCGTTGACCCTGAACACGACTGTGTTTTTAAGGTCTGAGGATTTGTTCACGTAGACTGAACCAAATGTCATATCCCTGATAAGCTTACGCCTGTACAACCACTTGTTCCACCGTACACCATTGACGTAGATGTCATGGGCAAGATTACACTTTCCAAGATAATCATGCAAAGCCATTTCCATGTCTGACATAGAAGCATCATCAATCCATATCTTCTGCTTCGTCCCCAAAACGTAGCTATCACTTTTCCTGATTTGATACTCAGATCCCTTGCCGCTCACATAAATACAACCCGATTTGATCTGATACTTAGGCATTGAAAAGTGAGTCAGCATACGAGCGCGACCAAACCCACCCGTAGAATCACCCGACTTCGTAGTCTCACCAAGACTCATAAACACATCCCGAATGACAGCCTCACTCATACCACAGCCGTTGTCATCGAATCCAACAATACAGCCATTCCCATCAGGAACTATATTGATATCGACGCGCCTTGACTTGGCATCATCTGAATTTTGTTCCAGTTCCCGCCAGAATGCGGTTTTCCAATCAGCGTATGCGGAGTACCGCTCTTTGCGGAAGAACTCGTGACCAACTTTAATCTTCATCGTTATTCCTGATTCCAGGACAAAATCGTTGCTGCAAGTTCTTTGTATGTTATTGACATAATAACACTCTAACCCCTCAAGTTGACTTTTCAAGTCGTTATTAGAAAGATTGGCAGTCTGATACAGGGATTGAACCTCAGTCGCATGATCAACTAACCATTCGATGACGACCACCTTCGGAGAATCCCTTATATAGATTCAGAGTCGCAACCTGCACATCGTCTTGTCATTCACTCATTCCTCGTCTCCTTGTTCGTGGGGTAGTGGTTCCACATGCACTTGGCCAGGTCCAGCATACAGGTAGAGGGTTTGAGTACCAATCCACTCTCGCATGTATTCCGGCGACGGCAACGACACCCCGTCCCTCATTTTCAAGATGTGGGTGTTCACCGCATCTGCGTCTGGGATGGCAGGGTGGGGTTTCTGCTGGCTTCGGAACAGGACGTCGGCATAATTCTTTAGGAGGTTCTCGGCGTCTTCCACCGCCTCCCAATGCGTCTCCCTGAGCATCCGCCAAGGCCAAGTGTACCTTTTCATCGAGGTTTTACGGATTTCAATTGAGGTGCAGTGGATGTTGATAACCAAATCCGTATAATAATCAAACGAATGAAAGAAGTCGCCTTCCAGCTCTGCATAGTAAAAATATTCTGGGTGTTCGATAGTCATCTCTCAACCCTCCGTTGTGATGTGTCGTGTGATCTTTTCTTGGGGGGCTGAACCCCTATCCCATTCATCGTTCTACCAGATTGTCATTCACTCTTGACAGAGGTGATTTATTTTGCCACAATTCTCCTGTTACTGCTTTCATCTCACCACCTCGCCCAATCTGGCAATTCATTATAAGTATTTTCCATATTACGAGATAGAAGAAAAGCTTTTTCAATGTTCCCTGCTTTTCTTTCCTTTATGCTTTCAGCCTTTATTTGAGCGTAGTTAGAGAGCCTAAGAAGGCACTGTCCTGCTACAAGAAACTCTACGATCAATTTATCGTAATCATTTGGATCAATTGAATGATCGTCCAGATTCGGTATTTCAGAGATTTTCATATTTCACCCATGAATATATTCACGTTGTCCCTTGTTGAAGATGTAATGGCTTGCCGCATTGCTCCAGCAAATCGCATAGACTCTCTTCCATCTATTGTTGTGCCGCACCTTGTACGGTGTAGTCAGCTTAGATCCATACCCAGATGCAGTTTCCTGTAACCCTTTCTCATGCCACCATAAAGGATGGTAAGAGAAAGCCTCAGATGTCAATGTAACATTTCCAGATTTGGCATATTTGATATCCATAATTCACCATCCGTAAGTTAGTACACTCTCTTTTTCAAGCCACTCTACTGCTTCACCCTTGCTATGTTGCTGTTTCAATCTGAACAATGTCGCCATTGATTGTCGTTTTGGTTATCATGCAAACACTATATCCCACCAACATTCACATTACAAGCACTCTGTGAAAGATTCTTTTCTCTTATACCTATTAAGGGATATTTTACAGATCTTACCAAAACTCCACGGCCAACCCTCCGGTCCACTGTATAAAAGTGTTTTTACCAAATCGTCCGTTTTCGTACACCAGGCGCTTCCTCGTTTCGGTCCACTGTATAAAATGTTTTATACAGTGAACCGACAACTCTCCAGACTTTTGGTCATATACGTAAAGACTTTTATGAAAATGACCAAAAGGGTTTACAGAAATTACCAATACTTTTATAAGACTGACCAGTACTTTTTATAAAGAAGTCCGACGAGATCAGATAATTCTTTTTTATAAGAGTCCCGTTTCTTTTTATAATTAATGGCCCGCTTTGATCCCCTTTGATTCACCCTGTACATATCGTCTGCTATCTTCACATTTGTTCTTAGCCGCCTTAGCCTCTGTTTCTCTCGTTTCGTGACCGGAGAGACCACCCCAAGCTTCGCAATTTTTAGATTATGTTTAAGAGCTAAATCCTCAAGTCTTTTTAATGTTATCTCAGATGCCCATCTCTTTTTAATAAAATCTATCATCAATCTCACGAATGTCGGGCCATGATGATTTTCTTGTGGAGCTATGCTAAAGGCGATCACATGACATGCCTCATGAATACTAGATAGTTCTTCCAGAAACCATTTTGGCAACTCGATTAATTTCCCATCCCCAGATGCCATGGCATATTCTTTTTTCCCGATTATCACTTTTGGGGGAATGATAGCAAAGTCTTCGCACATCTCTCGAATGATTTTTCGGCACTCTACGATTGATAGGCTCTCTTCTACAATTTCCAAATGATCATGTAGATATTCTTCCCAGGCATATAATTTTTTCTTCTGAGGATCAATCATATTTAAATGTATCACACCTATATATTGATAAATGAACTTTGAGTTTCGTAAGCGAAACTTAAAGTTCACAAGTTGGCTAACCTCTTAGAAATCACAGGTCATCATTTTTAAACGACAGGTCACATTATTAACAGGCGTGCATACTTACTAACACACATGCGCACATACGAACATTCAGTGCATGTCAAAAAACTCGTCATCTTCTTACTAACATTAACCTCTACTACGACGATAGTTGCCCATCATGGTACACAATATACACCTCTATTGCGACCAGTGCAACCCCTTAAACGGCCTATTTTAATCCTTACAGTTATTATATTTTAGTCATTTTTGTAAGTGTTTGATTTTGCGATCTTTACACAACATCATTAAAGGAGAAATTTTTTTGAGCAGCGCTCCTGAAATTCGAAAAAGTGATTCTATTAATTATTATTTATACTTTTGTATAACACTTTTCCCCAGTCCTTACCCATTCATATAATAGTTACATTATTTTATAACAAGTGTTACGCTTTTTTGTAACATGCGCTCTCACACGTATGTTCGAGCGCATGTTCGAGCGCATGTCTATCCAGGCATTCAGTGCATGTTCCGTGCGCCCTTGCGTGGGCATTCAGTGCATGTCATAGGAGCCTGCACAACATTCAGTAGGACTCTATAATGCGTCATATATGATCCATAATGTCACTTAATGGGTTATATACAGGTCATTATATCAATTTTAAGGCCTCCTATAGATCATTTGATAGTATCACCTGTGTGTGCGTGTGTATCGTATACGCATTCAGTGCTACTTCGCCTATGTGCGCAACATTCAGTGTTACTCTCCTAACAACACTACTTTCCAGAGTTCCTTCATGTTATCTCTAACGTATTCGACTGAATCATGATCTGCATTCCATACTATGATCTCTGATCTTTGGCTTCCGAGGTTTCCTCCATCGTGTATTTCAACTGGTCTTGCTCCATCGCTGTCTCGGATCTTAGTTTCATTTTGTCTTTCTTGATCGAGGTTTTCTTTGAATTTATGAGAGAAGCGTACCATGCTTCTCCGAGTTCTGCGTCTGTGCTTATTAGTTTTATCTCTTTCTCAATCAATTGAGTTTCTTCTATACTTCATCTTCCATATTGTTCTCCCTCATTGTCATTCATTATCAAGATCCATGTCATGTTCTTTTTTTCTTAGTCTCATGATTCTATTTTGTTCTATGAGCATTCCATGTTTATTTACTTTGTTCATGTTAAGGGATGGGTGGGACTCATTTTTTCTTATTACAATGATCCACCAGAGTCAGTCAATGATTTTATTAATAATTTGTTTCATCCTGTTATCGCTGTCATAATTGGCAGCATCCTTTTCTTTTGCTCTTGTTTTTGTTTTTGTTCTTTAATTTTCTTATGGTTGTGCTTCGGCTTGTTATTAGTAATAATTCTTTTTCTTTTCAATTGTTCAAATAACGGGTTAAAGTTGAGTTCCATATTGGTTCTCCTGTTTTTCGTTATATGTCATGTACGTGGTCTTTATATTAATTAAGTATAAAAATTTACCTATCAATGCGTATATTGACATTGGCAATAGTAATGGGCATGCTATGATTGATATATCGGCGTCATATCTTGGGTGTTTTTTTCTTATGAATCTATCACCGTTGTTCATAATGATTCCGAGGCTTGTAAGTATTGATCCTCCACAGTATATGCAATACCATTCTATTCCTGTCATTCTTTATTCTCCCAGTTAATTCGAGGTTACATTGCTTATCCCATGCTTATTCTTCTTTATGTTCATTCATGTTGTTATTGAAAGCTTTTTCGTGATTTATCTTTTGCGTATTCCAATGCTCTTTGAGATTGTTCTTCTGCGTATTTCAATTCTCTTTGAGATTGTTCTTCTGTTGGTTCCCAGATATGTACATATTTCAAGCATCCTTCAAGGTATGCATTATATCTTATTTGTTGTTCTTTGTTTAGTTCTGGGCATTTAATCTTACCTTCGTTTGGTCTTCTATTCTTAGCTTTGTTGTCCTTATCATTTCCTGGCGGTAGTCCCTCTGTATGCGTGTTATATGTCATTTTATTTCCTTTGGTTTGACGTAGACGGCTATAATGGCATCGATGGCTTTATTTTTTGGTAAGGTTATCATAGATTGCTTGTGATTTCAACACCATCAACAGCTACTGAGAATCCGTGTTTTATTAAAAGATTTCCTCTCATTATTTTAGACATAGTGGTAGTCTTCTCTTAGTGGCGACTTGTTCTTTTCTATGTATTCTCTTTCGGCTTTAAGAAGTAATCCTTCTGGTTTCATTGTTTATTCTCCTATCAAGTTATACATTTGATTGCTTCGCAGAGGACGGTTCCTTTGGCCCATGGTCTTTTGTATGATTGGCTTACAATTGGCGTAGTAGAGACCAAGAAGATTTTAGTATCATTAACGTATTCTGTTTTGTCTTTGATTCCATACATTTCCACTTGAACGATCACTGCTTCATCTAATGCTCTTGTGAAGTAGTTCTCCTGTTCGTCGTGTTTTTTTCTTTCCATCTTTATGAAATCCACGGCATCTTGTCTTGTTTTCATTGCCATAATTGGGAGTCTTCGTTTGGATCTTCCCACCATTTTCCCGATTGGATATTCTTTTCCGTATCCTTTCACATCACCTGTAAGGATTGATTTTCTCTCTTTACTAATGACTTTCCATCCGATAGTTGGTTTCATTGGTTTGCTCCTACTGTTCAAATTTATTCTTAAGTCTTGTGATTTATTGTCAACAGTTTTATCTATTGTTTCTTTCACAAGAGTTTGGGATGCTTGCCTGATTTTTCTGCAAAGACTCTGGCGGCGTTTTCCACGAGTTCTCCCGGAGTTAATTCACCATTGTCGGTCCAGAACCACAAAAAAGTTTTCTTCTTGACTCCTTTGACCGTCTTCTTTTTCCAGAACCAGGAGCCGGTGACTACTTCAACTGTCCCTGTAAAAATCACATGCTCACCGTCTCTCTCTTCATTTTCTAATTTGAAGTTGCTTATTTTCATGTTGTTAATACATTAACTCCAGTCATGCTTGTTATACAGATCGTTAAAGATCTTACATTATCCTTCAATTCCGACGAACTAATTTCTCCAATATACTCTCCCTTGGTAGCGAGGTAGATTTGTCCTTTTGGCATATTTGGAAGGGCGATGATATCAACTGGTCTTATTGGTCCTTGGATCTTTGCTATGATTCCAGTTGTTTTCCAGGTTTCTTCGGTCATGGGTCTTACCTTTGCGTATGCTCCGAAGACCCTCTTCCATTTTTTAGCCGAGTAGTAGTGATTCAATTGGGTCCAGTCTTCGATTCCCATGATGATATTTGCGACGACGAGATCATGTTTTTCAATGTCCTGGATGGCCCTTATCATCGTTCTCAATCTAAAGTCTCTGAAATCATATTTGACTTTTTCGTGTTCTTGTGCAAGGTCGAAGATTCCGGTGAGCATTTTATCTTCGTTCTTTTCAATATATTCAAGATCACCTTTGATAATGATCTCTTCGCCGATGATCCTTTTCTGCGCATCCATAAAGACCATTGGGTTTGTGGACGCATTGACTGTGTAGGCTAATTGTTGTGGGTCTTTGTCATAGATCGCGTTTCTTTTGAGGCACGGCTCTGTTGACGCCAATAGTTTTCTTGTCAAGTTCATGTTATTCTCTTAGTTCTTGTCGTTGTTAATGCTTGTACTATACCGGATAATTATGTGTTTGTCAAGCCATAGCTGGAAATCCGCATGCTGCCGTTAATAAAAATAACGACAAGAGGATAATAAATATTACTGTGTTTCTATTCATTAGAGGCGATACCACCCTGTGCATTTCATACATTTGATTCCAGACCATGAGTTTGGATCGAGTTCATGCCAGCAATCGGGATCTGCGTCCCAGAGTTCGGGTACGGACTTTTGATGTTCTTCAAGTTCTTCTTGTGTATAGGTTTCTGGCTCTTTAACTTCTGGTGGCTCGTCCCATTCGCACAAAAACAAGAAGAATTCCTTAATTGCCACCCATACATCTTCATCTTGATAGACAATGTTTTTCTCTTTACCTTCCAAGAACAAAACGAGTGCGTCGTCGCCGTCTGGTTGTTCCATTGATGCTATGTACTTTGAGAATTCTTCTTCGAGTACAAGTTCAGCGCTTTCTTTTGTAGCGTTTCTTGATGTTATGGACATTTGTTTCGGGAGAACATATTCCTCTTTATCGGCTCTGGTCTTAACCAAGGTGTCATCCTCATAATAGATACACCACTTGAATTCGACATTTATCTGATCATTCGACCCCACCTCCATCAACTTGAAAATGTGAGATTTCTTACATCTTAATGCTTGTCCAGCTTGAATGATCTTTATTTTCATGGTTACCTCTCTTCAGGACGGCGGTTCCCCCCATCCAAATCCATTAGATCTTGCGTTGTCACTTATTCTTCTTTAATCTTCTTTAATCTTCTTTAATCTTCTTTCATCCTGACGAAGCTTCTTGCCGCGTTCAATATTAGTTCTGCTGATTTCGTCGATCCGCTCTTAAATTCTATTGTTGCCACACGATCAAAGCGGTTTGATGGTCTGGTACTAATCGATGCCTCTTTCAAGGCCTTCTTCAGTTCAATTCTATCTTCTTCTCTCATTGTCATATTTCTGAAAATAAAAATAGTGCTGTTATAAACATTGTCATTCCAAACAGTGTTTCATCAACGCTGCCAGTAATGATTGTGTCAATAATCAGGACTATTAATATCCAGTTTGTAAATCCTGTAAGTATTGTTAGGGTGAAAAGCGAACAAACGCCTGTTGTAATAATTCCCGCTTCCACATCCATCATAAAGATGACTGTTATAAGCACGGCTATTATAAAAAAGAACATGTCGCTTCATTGTGTTAATAATGTTACTTCATTATGTTTTTTCTATTGACCTTTTTTGTTCGATCCACTCAACCGTCTTTTTTTATAACCTGCCGACTGAGCAGAGGCGGCGGCGATCTATGCGTCTGGCGAGAACTCAGACAATTCACTAAGCTCTTTTTTTGACATCCATTTCATTAAAACGCTGGTCTGATTTCTCAAAATGGTCAACCCACCATGCTATATCACACCTGTGAAGTGTGAGCGACCCGTCATCTTCAATTTTCATTTTGTTTCACCACTCCTATGTCTTCCCACCCCCTTGCTCTTGGCTCATCAAATCCTTCAGCCAACCTTATCATCTTCCTGTCTGAACAGAACGCGCATTGTTGATACAAATACGTTGGAGTCTTTCTTTGTGTTTCCCAACCATGAGGCTTTCTAAACCATTTCCTTTCACACTCAGGGCCAGCAGAATTGGTTCTAATCATTCTATTAGCTATCATGATCGGAAAGAGAAACTCCAATCGACTTGATTCTTTAGTTAACTCTTCCATCTATTCATAACTCCGCGTAAATTATTCATTAACAGTTAGTTATAGACTATTTATCTATTCAGACACACTGATTCCGTATGGCCCTTTCCAGATATTCAATACAACCGCCCCTTTTTTTTCGAATTGGTTATAAGATGAAGGTCGCCAGTTATTTGATTATGATATATCTGAGATCCCATGTCGCAAGTGCTTTTCGGTTCGAATCAAAAAGAGTAACATCATATTCTATCTTATCATATATAACATTTGGAATTACTTAAAAACCAGAAACGTCTGGTTTAACTGTTGCTATTTCAACCCTATGAATAACTTCTGTTTTTTTCAATCGTTTTTGTCCCTTCCACTTTGGTTTTCCGCCTCTTGCTTTGGACCAGATGTTACATAGACCAACAATGAGCAGATAACGAATCCCCAAATAAATGACTTATTTTTTTGGGATAAGGCTGATAATGGGATTTCCAGTCTCTTTTTCTTCATTCATAATATGTTACTCCACACATTTTATTTGTTCACAAAATATTGTTCCCTTTGGCCATGAACAAGCTCTCCACGACTCTGTCATACTGCAATCTGATTCACTAATCATTTTAATTGACCACTTTGGCTCTTCAGCCTCATTGAATTCAATGACTTCGGCCTTTACAATAAGAGAGTGTTCAAGTCTATCAAGTAATTGAACTCTCGCTTTGTTCCCGGCTAAGTTGTTTTTCACGAATCTCTCTGCTTGCTCTTTCGTATAGAAAGCCATAAGAGGTCCTTTCATAAATTCTTTTTTTACCCATTTATTAAGACTATATTTCATGGACATGCCAGGAACATTTGAAACGACTACAGAGCGCCGATTACAATCTATAACCTTCCATGCCGTAAAGGACTTTGTTTGCCGCCTATTCATCTCTTTAAGAGAATTGTAGAGCCCTCTTAAATAGTTCACCTCTCTTCCCTCTTTATTGGCGGACGGAATGCTAAGTCAGCAATAACACTTCTCTCTATCAAGAGTTTCATTTCATTATTCTCCGATCCTATAATTCCGCTTATGAAAGATGTCAATCTCAATGACACATGACCAACAAACCATCTCTTTTCATTAATATCTGTTATCTTGTCAAAGCTTTCTCTGGTCCTCAAAGATATATCTTCGTCAGGACCATCGAAAACATTGTCTACTAATTTGATGAATTCATCGGGGTGCATTGTGGTCACCAAGTTTGCAAAGAGATTTCCTGGGACGATCCCAATTCAATCTCTCCGTACATTTTGACAAAGAGTGCTCTGTCCCACTGGCTGACATACACGAAGTCGTCGGGGGACTGGAAGTAGTCGCCATCTTCTTGTATCTTTGGTGTCGCGCCCTCTTTCCAAAGGATGACTCTTGGCTCTTTGCTAGTTGTCGGCTTGTCACATGTAAGTATTCCTGTAACAAAGATATCTGGCAAATTCATGTTCAATGTTTTCATATTCTTCTCCTGGGGGGTGGTTGGTAAGTCATTGTTGGACAACGGTACTGGGCAAAGGGAACGGTGAGACCGTAATCAACGGTTCGACATAAACGACTTGAGGATCGCCGGTTTCTGGATTGATCAAAGCAAGCCATGTCGCTGACAAGCCTTCGGGCATGAATAGCCCATTTGGATCTGGCTGTGGGACTGTGACGGTGTCTAAATATGATCCGGTTGCGCCTCTAACTTTTCGAACACGTTCAGGATTTGTGAATTGAACAGAGTACGGGAGACCATATCCGATACATTTTCCGAGAAAGGTGTACTTCCCAGTCATTTCACTGAAAATATATGCGTAGCAAATAAGATCGTTCTTATCACGCAATTCGAAAATGCTTTTCATCATTTTCCGTTCTCGATAATTGACAATAGCTGGCATTCCCACTTGCCTTTGCGCTTCTACCATTGCTTCTTTAGTTTGTTCCGCCTGAATAGAATCCGCACTGTTTTTATCTTCCGTACAGCCTGTGATAAAAGTGAGGCCGATGATGCATGCAATCAATGTAATAGTCTTTTTCATAGTTGTTCTCCGATGTTTTGTTCTTGGTTTTCGGTTAGGTATGCGCTTTCAAATGTGCGATCTCTTCATCCAGCTAAAAACCCGGATTACTCTTTCCGTATTTAGCAGTCTTAAGAAAGCTGATCAATTCGGGTGACGTGAGTTTCGATTCATCATACTCTCCATACTGGAGCCTGACAGTGGCCAAAATCGCATTCTTGGCGATTGGATCTTCCTCGCGAATCCATTCAAGTCGATGATCAGCGAGTGCTGTAATCACGGCTTGATTGAATGAACGTGTCTCCATGAAGACTTCACGCTCAACAGCCGCATGCTTGGGTTTGAAATACCCCTTCCATGCAAGTCCAGCCCATTCGGCTCCGAATGCTAAGGTTCCGAGCAACACCAAAGCTGCGATTGACGCTACAATCCAAATTACAATTCCTTTCATCACTTCCTCCTGTTTTGATTTCAAGTTTATCTAACGATGCCACTACTATATCGCCACATGTCAAGTCATTACGCAAAAATTAACAACAACACAAGCAGTAAGATTATCAATCCTATTGCGACTCCGAATCTCTTCGCCCAACAGCCTATACAGAAGTCCCAATATGTCTTACCAACTTCATTATTGCAATCTAAGCATTTCATAATACAGCCACGATGACTATTATTATAACCGCAAAGAAGGTATAAGCAATGGTCAAAATCCGTTTTACAAAGCAACGATCACAGAGTTCGTATTCATAGTTCGTATTCATAGTTCGTGGCGCTGCCACATTTTCTACATGCTGGACCATAATATTCAATCATCTCCATAATTATGCATGCTCTCCATTTGGTAGGAACAATTCGTATCCATCACTTGTTAATTGCTCAGTTCTTTTCGCAACTATTTTCATTGTGGAGTCATAAAACCTCTTATATGAAGCCTCATCATGTGGTTTGAGAACATCAGATAATGTATCAACGTCATCGAGTGTCGCCCATAGTTTCTCAGCCATTGCTCTTGTCACACCAATATCCTGGATCTCTTTTAATGGCGTACCTGTGATGCTTTTATCTCTTGAAAATATCATCGTAAATTTCCTTAGTTGATTAGCTTATATTAATAAATATTGGTTAAATAGCCAACTGTGGAGTCTTTTGCTTCCCTCCAATATTATAACACATTTGGTTGGTATTGCAAGCGGGAGAAATTATATTCCGGTGAAGGCAGTGTATCTACTGTCGCATTCAGAACATTGTTCTATATGAGCCAACATAAGATCTCTATAACGATCTTTGAATCTATTGTTTTTGAGGTCCATTAATTGATCGTTATTAACATGCACGTTATTTTTTAAGGAGATCTCATTGTACTCACTGAATGTCTTAACTGTAGCTTTTTTATACCAATCCATTATATTGACCTTGAATCAGGATAATACTCTGTTGTAACTAAATTCCCTAATTTCTCAGAAGCCTTTGAGAGAAGTTCTCCCATATTACTAGCTCCGGTATATGGAACCAGCATTTCAGGGAATTCAATTCCCGCTGGGAATGTAACCGTGATTGAAAATGACTCGGCAACAATTAGCTTTTCAATATCAACGGAGCCTGGGAACGACTCATATGGCCCGTCGTATTCTGCGGGCTCGACATTGACACCCTCGGCATTTAATAAAACTTCAACGTCTGCATCAAGATCGTCAGTAAGATTAATCTTTACAGATGTATCTGGATCTTCATAATAATCTGACGGATCTGTCTCAACGCCATTTTCCCATTGCCCCTTTTTATTAATTTCTTTTTTATCGGATCTTCTAATTATTCGCATTAGATTATATCTCCAGTTTTTATTATGTACCTGGAGGGTTATCCAATTCCCTTTCATCGATAGAGAGATTCAAGCTGTGGACGCATTCCGACCTGTTTTTATAACCCTCTGAAGCCATAATAACCTTATCTCCTTGGTAAGATGCATTCCATCTATATTCACCCGCCTTACCCCTGTAAACATTAACTTGATCAGGTGAATCACCACAAGTGTGTACAAGATATCTCAAGCGGGCCTTATTTTTGTATCCCTTTGTGCTACGAGATAATTGCTTTCCGTTAGCTCCGAAGATCCTGCACCGGAACTTTTCATTCTTATCTTTATAATACTCGATTCTACAATCACGGTTCATCTGTATTCTCCTTTTGTTCATCCGTCTTTTTTTGTTCAAGTAATACTATATCGCGATTTTCCCGGGTCCAATCTTTAATTTTATCTCTTGATACGAAAAGCAAAAATACTGGCCAGATAAAATAAGCGAAAAACGACTCGTCTTCAGATAACAAACCAACTGTTATGTTCTCTTCATCAACAAAGTACCTCCAGGAAACAAATACTGACACACCTAATAAAAGCCATGCTAAAATTACAAGTAACACATAAATAAAAATCATTTAAGAACCTCAGAATATTATTTCTTCGTACAACTCGTACAACTTAGCCAACTTAATTCCGTTGCTATTTAATCTAATAGAATATGTTTGGTCTGCGAAGACGCAAGTTCCAAGGCTATATGTTTTGGCGATTTTATATGCATGATCATAGAGCCTATGATCAGGGCTATATGTCGCACAAAGGTTCCCATCCGTTGCCCTCATCATATCAAATGACTCTTTTAACACTTCAAGATCATTTGGATGCATGTTATCAAGGATGTCTAATTTTTCAATTAACCTTCCAGATGCTTTCATAAATATCTACACTCCGAGTTTGGCGATCTTTTTAGCTATCCTATACAAGCTTGGTGGACTTCCTTATGTTTTCTTTCATCGTATACTATATCGAGGGATTGGAGAAAGTCAAGATCTCCTGACCAAGCGGCTTTGATTTTGGGCTCTTCTCTTATTATTGCGGCAGCATAGCGATGGTTGCCATCAACTATGAACCAACAAGGGACGCTTAAAGACGGAATGCCAATGTCTATTGATATTGGGTCTCTGATGCCTTCTTTTACGAAGTAGGCTATCTTTCCAGCGTGTTGGTCTCTTGTATAGACGGTCATGGGTTCATCATTGTCGTCTGGCTCTATGAGGATATTATGATCAAGACAGAAATCAATCTCTTCTTTGGTGATTGGAGACTCCATATCTAACCAAAGATTATTAGAGAATGGATCGCAATAATCTCGGAGCAAAATGACATCTAAACAGATGATCCCTTCAACGTCGATATTGTTATCTTCTATTACTGTGATTTTTTCCATATCTTATGAGACTAACACTCAATTAGATAAGCGTCGAATCTTTCTTCTCAGCGGATTGTAGTTCTTTACGAACTTCGTTTACAGCACACTCAACAACGGTCTCAATGCTTCCAGGCATTCTATAAGCTGTTGACAGGGCCTTTAGGAGAACTTGATTATCAATGTTGTCAATGGTTTCGCCATCAACAATATCTCGTTTGATCAATTCTTTTCTAAAAGCCTTTAGTACTATAGACACATCCGACTGAGCGACTTCTTTTGGTTCACTATCGTCCATGTTTATTTACCTTGGTTTTATGTATGTTTCTCATGCGAAGATTCCTCATGATGAGGAAATTTGTTTTGTTCAATTCTCATTGTATATACTTTGACGAATTCTTGATTCAGCTTTCTCATATTTATCTTCCATTCTTTTCCTTCGATCCTCAGGGAAATGATCGAGTCTCCATATCAAAGTATTGTCATTGATATCTGCCAATTTAATCTCTCTTGTAATATCTCTATAAGCACTACTGATAATCCCGCCAATGTATTCATCGTAATCCTTATCGTTTTTATCGTGACTCATCACGTCAAGGATTTCTCTCGCCTCTGTTCCAAAATACCGCTCAATGTCGTCCAATCCCTCTTCCCGGCGTCCAACATAGCAGTCTTCAACCACATCATGAAGCAAGGCGCAAACGATTTTCAACTCACTGCAACCCCTTTCGATCAAGTAAGTTGCGACACGGATTGGGTGGAATATATAGAGGTCGCCGTTGGCGTCTAAGGTGAATCCATGCTTGCTGATCATGAAGTTCATGGCGACTAAAATGTCTTTATCTGTTAATTTTATCATTGTTTATTAACTCTTATTTCTTTGATTTCTTGGTTTTTCACGAAATCGAAATGAATTCCAAATACGGGTTCATCATCGTAGATATTTTTATTTGACGCAAGAATTCTGAACAAGGTGTTACATCTTCGATCATATTTTACATCGTTTACGTGGTAATGTCCAGAATACCAATGATTAGGACATTTATTTGTGAGTATTTTTTCCAACTCTTCTCTTCCTGGGATTGCATGTGGTAAAACGAAGCGTACTTCAGGGGGAGAATATGATATTGGTATATCATGAGATAATACAACGTCAATATCATTAGGGTAATCAAGTATCGTCCTAACATCATTAAATGTTATGGTTTCCTCTTCATACCAATGAATCCCCAATTTCTCAGGGTTTCTATCTAATGAGGCAGCGCCACCGACAAATGCCACAGTTGTGTTCGCAATCCTTTCAACGATTCCCCTTGGAACATAGAAGAGGTTTTTGTTTATCTCAGTAATTTCTGTAAACTGTGACAACCCAGGCTTTCCCTCGACGCCAAAGAATTCATGATTTCCGTCAATGAAATAAACAGGGATATCGTATTCAAGAGCCGTGACTGAAGGTATCACTTCAAGATCATCCTTCAATGCAAATTCTGGATTGCTCTCGAAGTAATCTCTGTCATAGATATATGGATAGCCTTTAATGGCTCTGTGGACGAAATACGCCTCTGGCCAATACCCGAAGTCCCCAACCACGATAACCGCCTCAAGATCATGCTCTATGGCCTTTTCTACGGCTATTGTGATAAACGACACGTCAGCGTGTACGTCTCCGAGTATTAATGCGTTGTTTATGTCGATGTTCATGTCAAAAGTTTTGGCCCCCCGCCTCCGGCACTGACTCCAGGTCTGATTGAGCAGATGCGGCCAGCAGATGCGCCAGCGCCCCAACCACTACTGGTTCTTGAACTTCCAGTGTATCTGTTCACAAGACGAGTGTAGGCGCGACTGTATTGTTCGTTAAGAATATCGTCATCTTTGCAGATCATAGCGGTTGTGTCGTTGTCAAAATCCTTTTCGACCTCTTCACGAGCTTCCCAAAGCTTCTCCGAGAAGCCTTCGTAAAACCCGTTGAGGTAACCGATCTTTTTGTAACCAGAATCCTTCGCTTCACCACTCTTCTGAACTTCCTTCCAAGCGTTTTCGCCTGCGTCAAGAAGAAAGTTAAAAACGTAATCAGCAATGTCCAAATGCTCTGGCTTTCCAAAGAATTCAAACATGCGGCATTTCCCGCTCACGCTTCCGCCATATTTATTGACGCCATAATTGACGGACGTGATGACTTTGACTTTGTAGTTCTCACGGATGATTGTCGCCAATGCATCAATGTAAGACGGAATCCTTTTCCAGCATCTTCCCGCCGTTCTTTTCAAATAAAGATCTTCGATCTCCGAATTGCCTCGGATCAAGTCAACATTGTGAAGCTCAATGAATCTCTGAGCCTTGACCATTGCATTTCTGGACTCGTGCTCATTTGAGCCGTCTGCCAAAGCAAGAAGCTTCTGAACCTTTCGGAACATAGAATCATCTTTTGTGTAACCCTGCTTCTGAAGAAACTCATGACTGCACGTAGTTGAGTCTTCAACTCCAAGAATTTTACAAGCCCGCTTGAAAGCTTCGCCATGTGGACGCCCATGAAGCTCAAAAACGCGATGTACGACCAAATGCGCGTACTCATGTCCAATGACATGTTTCACCGCGCTCCAGGGATGATCGTTGAGCAATCGCACTGAGAGTTCAATCGTGTTGGAACTATTGTGATAACGGCCCCAAGCGTGTTTAAGCTCATCGTTGATAATGATGTTGGGAAGCTCCAATTGATCAATGAGCCTTGGATGCTGTCCCTGAAGCTTCTTCATTGCCCACTGCAAGTTGTTGATCTCGCAGAAGATTCTCTTCATCCAAAGTGCTCTGATGTCGTCATTCATGCTTGATGTGCTCCGTTTGGTGTTTGGCGTTGTTTCAACGTGCAACTACCATATCCCACCAAACGTCGATGTCAACCTTTCTTCTTCTTTTTATTGGATTCTTTTCTGAAGCTCCACTTGTCGAATCCCTTACTGGAAGCAAGGGTTACGTCATTTCCAACCGGAACATTAGGATCTTTCTGAACAGCAAGCTCATTGCCTAAGTACTGAGAAATCTCCTGATATGCCGTATGAGCATCATGGTACCGATAGAACTGCATATCTTTGAGGCAAGGATTCAACTCTACAGTGACTGACATTCGTTCAATATTTTTGAGAACGAATATCGGACAACGATGCTTTTCAAAAAGATCTAAGAATGGTTTTTCGTCAAGCGACCGATCTTTGTCCCAATGGAAGTAATTATATGTCATAGGAATCAATCTGTCAAACCAACGAGAAAATCCTGAAACGTCATGTTCTTCAGTAAATTCATCAAACGACTCAAGGTCATAAGCAAAAAATTCCTCCGTATCCCCTAAATCTCGACTCGTTCCCCTTATTGTCTTAGAACATTCCATGACGCGGAGGAGCAAGGATGGGGACGGGGCCGTTACTGAGTGCCTGACGACGTTACAGAACTAAGGCGCTGTCAAGACAAACCTTACCGAGTCTGCCATTGCCATAGTTCACAGCACTGCGCAAACCGAGAAGAATAGCGAGTTGGTGCAGGATGTTTTTAAGCATCGTCATTGTGATCTCCTTTTGGAGGTTAGATGTAACAGGTTAGTCCTGGGTAACGGCTTACCACTGTTACCCAGGACTCTGAGCCCCAGCGTTTGCTATTCTACGGAACTCTCCATTGAATGAACTTCAGCCTCTTTGTCTATAAAGAAGATCCGTCCTCTGATATCAGAAACTTTTGTCATCGAATCTAATGGTGGGTCAATCTCTTCACTACCATCTGGGAACTCTGCTAAAATATCCTGTAGCTCAAGTTCTTCTCCCAACAGTTTTTCTGATATACTTTTCATCTTGTCCGAACTCCTGAAACATTTTTCTTCGGGGGTTTCCTGAGAAAATATAAAATGGTCCAGGTTGAAGACCAAATGTCAATTTGGGATCATTAACCGTTCTTGATAATTGCTCTTGAACATGTGCGACTGGTCTTCCATTGAGTGAGCGAAGGGCGCAGAGGCAAGAAGCCCCTGCAACTCTTCTTCATCACTCACCAACTGATCAACATGGCCCATTGTTATCACTCGCTTTTTCCGAATCCAACCGTATTCTGATCGAATTCCTCTTCCGGCTTGACTCTTTCTCTCATGCTGCTCAAGATCTTAACAGCATCATCATAACCGTCACCAAGGATCACATGCGCCACAAAGAGTTCCTTGATATGTGCAAGAGAAAATCCTTCTGTGTCTTCAACCCATCCTTCGATATCGATTGACTCAAGATCTGACTCGTCATTTCTGAACAAGTGTTCGATATAGATCTTTCTTGATTCATCATCTGGGTGACCAATCTTAAATCTCTTGTCGAATCTTGACGGTCTGTTAATAACACGAGCGCCAAGTCTGTCTGGATAGTTGGTTGTTGCGAGGAAAACAATCTTGTGCAATTCTGTAACGCCATCCAAGATATTCAAGATATCAGATTCGTTGTAGTGATAAATCAAGGCGTCAAGGTCTTCCATGATCACGATGACTGGAGTCTCAGGTTGAATCTTTCTCAAGATCCTCAACCCTTGCCCAAAGAGATTCGGGTTATTAATGTTCAATGCAATGCCGCCTCGCGCCACAACATCATGTGTGAGCAATTGGATCGTGCAAGACTTACCAGATCCGGGTGGACCCCAGAGTAACATTCCTCTCTTATATGAGAGAGAATGTTTCTTGAATTGATCTTCCAAGGTCCAGAACCTTTGAATTTCATCAATGACCAATTCAGAGTTTACTTGCGGGAATCGAATCAACCCTTCCAATTTAATTGGGATCTTTTCAAAGAAGATACCATGATCGCTTGATGATATTTCATAAACACCAGGGATCAACTGGCCTGCCGTTTCACCACAAGGGAAAAATTTGTTGTCGCCGATCAAAGACCACTGTATCACATCTTTCTTCTTTGTGGGATCAACACTCTTGTCGCACTCTACAGAACCCTCGTCAGAAGTGGGTTGCCCCTTTGACTCTGCGTATCCGGTGTCAGACTCTAAAGCTGTCTGTAGGTCATCCTCTTCTGCTTCAATGCTGGCGTTCGTTGATGATGACATATATTTCTCCTAATGTATTGCTTTCTCGTTGAATAATAAGTCAAATTGACTTTTCGTTAATTTACTTTTTTCTCTGGTAATTGTACAGTACGCCTCGAAAACGTCGCTAAACCCTGGCAAATCGTTTGCATAAAACAAGATGTAGAACTGTTTCTCGGTAAGATCGCTTTTAGTTTCATATGTCCGCCAGTGATAATAAATACTATCTTTATCAATGCCTTTGATAGTATCTGATTCAATCACCTCTACTATAGCGGCTTCTTGAGCATTATCAACAGGGGCCTCTATTTTTTCTTCAGTTTTCAAAATAAGTTTTTTGTATCTCGCTTTCGATCTCGCTTGATTCCAGGCTGGAAAAAGGAGCCCGGCTAATATTAATATTGCAAAGATTGCAACAAGAAGCGCAACAAGGTCAAAGTTGTGTCTACGGATTATCATCGGATCTCCTTGGCGTCAAGAAGAATATTGAAAGAAACTTCCGTAAGGCCACTTGGGTTTTTGGTTATTGTTGAATACGCTGACCATGAAGATGAAAAATTTGGAATTTGATTAGCGTAAAACAAGAGATAAAATCCCTTCTCACTAATTTCAGTATCCTCTTCATAAGCTCGCCATGTGTGATAAAAGTTTTTCCCGGATGGTTTCGTCACCGTTTCAACCTTATCAATAGGAAACCACTATTTAAAGTGTAAAGAGTCCCTTGGGTGCAATTTATTTTCGGATAATGCATTCAACTCGGCTTTCATAACATCATTGTCAACATTGTAGAACTCATAAAACTGTTCTTTTGACATTGTGAATATATAAAGAGATTTAATAGCCTTGTGTTTATCATAAACAGTTTTCTGATAAACACCAGAAAAAATCATTGGTCCTATGATAAAAACTATAGCTGCAACCACAAGGATTTCAATAAATGTAAATCTTTTTAGCACAGGTTTTTTCATTTTAATTCTCGATGTTTATGTTAAACTATTATAATTAAGATTGCCTCCGCAAAAATTACTGACACAATGAACCACGGATTCATCTTAGGTCTGTTGTTTCTTGGGGAACCTGCCTCCCCTCCAAACATAACAAGAAAAAGAATCCCATAAAACCGAATGGTTCAATTACTCGCGTGTCATTCCTTTGCATTTTCTTGCTCCATGTTCAAGATAGTCTTGTCTATGTCAATATTCAATCTCTTTCCAAGTTTTTTCACATTTTCATCGGTGGGATTCTCGATCCATGCGAACAACAATTGAATGGGGAGTTCTTGTTCTGCTGTATACATGTGAAGCAAAACTTCCTTTGGATTCTTGCGGTCTTTGACGCACTTGCAAACAAAATCAACTATGTGTTTGCCGAACCCTGAGAGTTTAAGAGCGTTTGAGGTCTCCCGTTCTAAATCGGACAATTCGGGCTCATCTTTGTTTGGCCCATCCCAGGTCTCAACCGCCTCTTTGAGGTTGTCCATAATGAGAGCGAAACCTTTACGAGCCTTACTATGTTCTTTCTCACCATTTTCGGCTCCAACAGGGGTAATACTTATTGGGAACTGACCCATTTCTTTGATAAGAGAACAGGCCTCATTCTCGCTCTTGGCAGCAACAGTTCCTTTACACTCTTTGCCTTGCCCATCCATTGCCTTGTATTTATATTCCATTTAGAGTATCCCCAATCCGATTAATAATGCGAGCAATGATCCGCCGACCAAGCAAGCGATGATGACTAAGGTAAATAAAATCACCTTAACCGTTAAGTCAGTCTTTTTCTTTTTAATTTTATCGATTGCTGAATCACCATTGTTGAATGGGTTCAAGCTGTCCATGTCTTCGGCATTGAAACTTTCTGTAGTCCAATCAATTACTGCCTTGTTCTTTGTGTTGAGAGGATTGCCATCATTAAACAAGATCTCAATATCACCGGAGCCTATAATGTCACCGGCATCAATATTTGATTCATGAGCTTGCAAACCATTGATGAATGTTCCATTCGTGCTATCACAGTCTTCAAGAACAAACCTTTTGGTCTCCACCCTAACGATTTTGTAGTGTATTTTACTTAAGGCACTACTTGTCGGACGCGAAACGTCACAATTAGGGCTTCGCCCAATCGTTATAGATTCTCCAATCGGAATGTTGGTAAGAGAGAAGATGCCCCCTTTCTTACCGTATTTCGAAGATAAAAACACCAATTCCGGTTTGAACTCTATCGTATCATGAATGGTTTTCTGCACGGCTCTTCTCCACGAGTTCTTTTACCCCATAAACTCTGTCAAAGAATGAGCGAAGGTTAAATGTTGCCTTTTCCGTATAACGCCAAGCGTCGTGACACCCCGTGGTGTCGCCCTTGAGAATTGAGGCGTTGATGTCCAACATTGACTCAAGAGAACGAAACAAACCCTTGGCTCTGGCGAGATTGGCCTTGAGGGCACGGTTCTCTTCGCGAAGTTCTTCGATCTGCTTGTTCGTGGTCATCAGACACCTCATTGTTATATTCTGTTTTGGTTGAAGCTGATTTGCTCAGCATCCAATACCATAACCCAACAATGCGGCTTTACAAACCTGTTTGACCTATTTTCTTATCAAAGAGAAAGAATCTGATGACTGTGAAGGTATCAGCCCCCTATAGACAGGTGGTAATGGGTCTTCCATTCTTAGTCTTAACTCCAATCCTGAGTTCGCAGTTTTGGGTAGCCTATTAAGAGTCACGCTTGTCCACGTTTGATTTGGGTCCATGTATCCGGTGTCGTAGCCGAAAGCACTGAAGTCAGCATTAATATCCTGTTCATTCATATTCTGAGTATTCTGGTTAGCGGCAGAGCCAAGGTCATCCTTCGCTTTCGCCGCCTGATCTCCTTCATTCATCTTTCCTTTAATACCAGAGCCGACATTCGTCAACTCTACATAGAAATATTTTTCAACCTCCTGCTTCAAGTCGTTAAACTCTCCCCCGGATCTATAACGTTCCCAAGCGGCACGAATTCTCATGTCCGCCATCTTAAGACTTTTCAACGTTTTGTAAATAACACCCATCGCCGCTTCTTCTTCGGCGTCATCGGCTATTTCAATTCTCTTTGCTCTTTCATTGTACTGAGATTGTGTTTCGCCCGGAAGTGGTTCTGGCTTTTCCTCTTCTTTCACGTCAGGTGGAATAGGCGGGTCCATACTCGGCGGCGGTGGGTCCATACTCGGCGGCGTCGGTTTCGGCGGCGACGGGTCCATACTCGGCGGCGGCGTTTCTTGCGCAGGCGCTTGTGCCGCTGGTTCTTCTTGTTTATTCCCTGGTGTTGGGACGAGCGCAGAAGATTGCTCTTCAACCGTTGGCTCGTCAGAGAAGAACATTGGTTCGTCAGAGAAGGTCATTGGTTCTGAAATTTCTTCACCCTTAAATGTTTCCGTTCCAAAAACCGATTTCTCAAGTGAAGTTGTAGCCTCATTGATTGCCGCCATCGCATCTCTTAATGGAATTTCTTTATCTTCGGCATCATTATATCTGGACCAGATTTGCTCAAGACTCTGATTCGCCCTGTTTGATGACACGACTTCTTTTAATTTAATGAATGATGCGTTTAGATCATCTGCATTGAAATGCCCTTTCAATAACATTGCGAGGTAAACGGATTGAATATTCTTTAGTTCTTCACTATCTCCGTCTTGAAGATCTACTTCTGTGGCATACGCCACGAACACACTCTTGAAATCGTAAGCGGCCACTGTGGTGGCCGAATCTCTTATATGTGGAATGAGATTGAAAAACTTCTGAGTGAAATCCAGACCGCCTGTGGCGATTGATATATTCTCATCCATCTCTGCTGGGGTCAACTTGTCTGGATTTGCATTGATCGCATCAATAATACCAGCCCCATAAGTCTGCTCTATTAAATATCCAACATCCTCGGCGGAGGCACCTCTATCTTTGTCCGCATCTAAAATCTTAATGTTTTTAACAAGGTCGGCCAAGACAGTGTTCGCTATGTAAATACTTGCGATCTCTTCTTCTCTGCCTTCAAGCTCAATGTTTGAGATCTCACCGACAAGCTCATCATAAAAATTATCAACCACTGCCTTATCAACATTTTGATTGCTAAGATACTGAATTATGTTTGCCAATGCAATTTCTGCATCTTGTCTAATTTGAGTATTGGCATCTTGAGCGACTCTTACTGTTTTTATTTTCATTATTTAATGACCCTAGTATAAAAATTAAACCACAAGATATTTATTCATTAATTGAATCTAAAACCCCTGCATCATTTTATAGCTACTTTTACCATTCCTATTTGATTGACCTCGTCCCAATCAACAGATTCACCGAAGTATGAATTCGAAATCACGTGTATTTGGTCGAAAAAAGCCTGAGACAAATGAACGAAATTGTTCATGCTACCATACTTATCATCATTGAGATACTTGTCATAAATCTCTAATGAGACAGAGAATGATAATGTTTTAGTTGATACATCGAACATTATCATATGAATCTTCACCAGGGCACTCATTGAATTAAATGCCATGAGGAAGCGGTCTACCTGATTTCTATACTGATCCATATATTTACCTATATTAGCAATAGTTTAGTTATAACCAAAAGATGAGGACCGCTTTCGCAGCCCTCATCTTATTATACCATGACCCCGCGAATTAGCTTGAGGGTGTGATTTCGGAATAACAGTACGCCTTTCCTCCATCATTGCTGATCTTGTAACCATTGTTCTGTACGATATCAGAGATTTGTCTGACCGTAAGAGGGTTACGCTTGATGCAACTCTGTGTTGCCTTCAACGTGGGGTTGACACCATCGTTAACTCTGCCATTGACATAGTTTAGGATCTTTCCGATGACGATATGATCATTCGGATTTGCCGCCGCATTGGCCTTGATCGTCGGCGTCTTTGGCGGGAGGGCGGGCGCTGGTGTTTGCGAATTCCAGATAACGGAAGTGCCATCCTTGGTTGCAATGTTTACGAAGTCATCGTCATCGTCATCGGTGGCAGCATCTAAGGTCCAGCTAAAATAGCCGACAGTTCTGTTCCACTTGCGAGCATATCCGGTGATGTTATCAACACCACAGACACCATGAACTTCAGTTCGTACAGCGTCATGTTCGATACGCTGCGTATTCGGAGTCCCGTCAACATCTTGAAACGGAAGACCGTGAATCTCCAAATCGCCCGCGTTGATCTTTTTACGAATGGCAACGGTGATGTCATGGGCGCTGAATTCACAGCCGTTGGCTACAAATCCATTGTGGATTTCGTCACTCACTGCTACTGTCAATGTCTTTTGCATCTTGCTCTCTCCTGTTTTTTGTTTGGTGTTATATCTTGGACTTGGCGGACAATTTGAACAACCATGTCTGGTAAACAAACTATTGCAAACATGGCATCTGGTTGAAAAATGTTTTCTGGCAATCAAGGGGACGGTGGAGTTTGAGAGTGTTATTCTATATCTCATGATGTACTCCAATCTGAAAAATCAAGGTGTTGGGAATCTTCCACCCCAATATTAACTCTTGCATAAACCCTTGTGTCTGGTTCAAAAATTGATAAAACTTCGGATGGAATGTTATCAGTTGTAATGGTGATCACTTCTGTGGCACTAAATCCAGGGATGACAATATTAACAAGTTCTCCCTCAACACTTAACACTCTAATGAGTTGCCGCCACTTCTTTGTCTTCTGATTTTCCGATGTTCTTAACTCCGAAAATTGTTGGATACCTTGAAGCAAGATCTCCAGTTGCCCAAGCATCGTTGTCTTCTGATTTTCCAATGTTCTTGACTCCGAAAATTACTGGATACCTTGAAACAAGATCTCCAATTGATTCCTTTTCAGTTTTTCCTGTACCAAAGATACCTTCGATGTTCGTTAGTCTCGCTTCCCATAGATACAAAGAGAATTGCTTCGTGGCTATGTTCTCATCATTGTCTTTCAAATACCAGAGCATAAACTTTGTTCCTGGCAATCCTTCAAAACCCAATGACTCATAAAATTTTCTTAGATCTTCAACTGTGATAGGATCTTGTTTCTCTCCCAAATCTCTAAATGGTATCGCCTGTAGTTGGATCGGAGGGCCAAACCCTTCCATGATCTTCATCATTAGTTTTCGAGCGTACCCTTTCTTTCTCTCACTTAGCTTCACCTTAAGATTTGAAATGGTTGGTATGAACGATGCGTTTCCCTGAGTGTATTTGCAAGCCGCCACAACCGCACCTTCCTCGATCATCTCAAACTCAGTCTTTCCATCCACTGTTGTTCTTACTGTTTTCAATATAACCCCCTCATCTCGGTGATTCAAGCTCTGGATTAAAAATATTTTTTTTCTTCTCTACTTCTGGACCAGAAATCTCTCTCTCGTCAATAGTATACCCTTAAAGTTAAATCCCTCTCTATCTATAAGATTGTTCAAATTCAATCAAGTAGTCAAGAGTATGCTGTTTAACATCATAAACTACAAATTCATCATGAAGGAGTTTACTCCATCCACAATCTGTATAATTAGCAGCCCCCATAACAGAATCAAAACCATTCGGTGCTTTGACAATAGAACTGCTACCCTTGCTTAATTTTTTCACTTTCCCAAGAGCCACGTTGGCAACAAACATAAATGAAGTATTTCCATTGGAAGATCCAGATCCACCAAATCTGCCAGTAGAATATTGACTTGATTTTGTACTATTATTAGCGAAATAAGCCCCGTTTCCCAATAACGCGCCAGTAATATAGACCCCAGGAGGACGTATTAAAATTCCTCGTTTACATATTCCCAAAATATTTTGAGATCCAGATCCATGGAAAAGTTCTTGACAATTCCCGGTTTCCCCCATTGTTTTTTTATGACTTGATTGAGATTTGCTTTTCATTGAAAAAATTCGCCTTGGATTCAACTTCCAATTGTGGTGCTTCGACTGAGTATTGACAATAAGATCGCAGACCTGTTTGAAAGTGGCACTGTCCACTTCAGAAAACTCACAGTTCGCCTCTTTCAAACGTTTTTCTTCATCTGTCGTGGCGAAACCGCCCATCATTCCCTTCACATCACCAAGAAGGTCGAGAAGATCAAACTTATCATCAAGGATTGTAGCATTGTTGAGGGCAATTCCACGCATCCAATCATCACGGGCATCTTCTCCGGCTTTAGTTTTCGGGCGAAGAGCAATTTCCTGTGGAATAGTGCTGTAGAACTTGTCAGTTATAGCGATAACCTCAGATTCAATTGAGTCAATACGAGTGGCGTCAGCGACCAAGATGGCATTCGCCTCTTGAAGAATGGCTCTACCATCTTCAATCTGAGTTTTTGTAAGAGTCCCAAGAGGGTTCTCTTCACTCGCTTGAACACTTCCATGAAGCTGGCTTTTACAAGCGTTACCGGCTTCACTGTAGAGCCTGGAAACCAACTGAGAAATCTTGATTGGAATAACCTTCTTTGATTTATTCTTTTTGCCTGTGTCGGCAACGGTGATGTTCTTCTGATCGAAGTCGTCTGATTGAACAACTTGGTTCCCAGCATCTGTTCCAAGGTTGGAATTCACAACATCAACCTTAGTATAAGGCTGACTCTTGCGGGTGGTCTTGGTGCGGAAAATCTTTGCGTACTCTGCGCGTCCTGCCGTCTCGTCTTCAGGCATACGCTCCAATTGGGTAGAGTATGAGCCTGTGCGCCCGTTAGCTGTGAAGATCCTCCAATAACCAGAGGCGTTTTTGTGTAACTCCATCTGATAGAACTTGTTAGACCCTTTCTTGAGGTCAGTGCATTGGAGTGTGGCGGAATCAATCACATCGTAGGTTGTGTCAAACGGATGTGTGCCAAACTTGTGTGCTTTGAGGCCCATGTTATATTCTCCGATCTGAGTTAGAAATTGTTTGGATTAAATATCAACGTGATCACTATATCTCAGCAAAAGTTAATTCCAAGGGGTTTGCGACAAATATTTCACTATAACTTGGAAAGGGTCCATGTTTACGACACGTCTGGGGCGAGGGCTCAAAATTTTCAACATAATATATGGGCAAACCATGACAAACTTCTCACCGCCTTCCCAAAAGGAAGAATGGACAGCCCAAAACCGCTCATCCCTATTCTTCGACACCTCACAAAAATCTTTAGATGACATGAGCATTTTACGAGAGCCTCCTGAATTAACGATCTTTTCAGCTACTTTTTTGAGGTCTAATGTTTTCATCTTTTCTCCAAGGTTGAATTAGGGAACAATGTTCTAATTGATTTTATCTTTTCAGCCATTTCGGCAGCGTCCTTAAATGATACCGTGATGGGAACGTAAAAAGTCAATTCATTAATCTCTGAGTCACTAATCGAAGAGAAAGAATCTACAAGGACTCTATCCAATGGATGTGGACGATGTTCAGGAGGGAGCCCACTATGTTCAGTATCAACATATGATACGACTTCTTTTTTTTCTATTGAAGACTTCCCTATTGTGTCTTCTATTCTTGATTTCCCTGGATCTGTTGGGAATTCCATTATTCTGACCCCGCTATTTTATAAAGATTTTCAATTTCCCATTCCATGTTTTCCTGAGCCATTGCTTCTGATGGTGCAAATTCGTCAGTCAAGAAAACATCCGACTCTATTGTGCTCTTCAAAAACTTATGTCTACCATTCACGTATTCATTTATTGTGCAACCACCATGAACAATGTATTCACTGGCGATTGCCTTGGCGTACTTCTCGTAAATATTCCTTGGGGCTGCAATTATTGAATAGTCAAGACCATGAAGGCGTCTTTCTGTCAAGCAACTGTAATCTACCCCGGCCTCAGTCGAAAGAATAAATTTTTCTATCTTTTTAGAATCCTTCCTCGAATATGTCACGCTCAACAACGATCCAAATTTCTTCGCTGACGTGGCTTCATGTACAAATTTATATCTTTCATCAGCAGAAAACATTGGTGTTTTACCAGGATTCATACCAATTGCAACGATAACCTCATCAAAAATTTTGGACGCTCTCTTGATGATATCAAGATACCCATTGGTCACAGGATCGAAGCTGCCAGCATATACGGCTTTTCTTATTTTCATAATATGTCCTTAAGCGGTCGTGTCGTAATATTGTTACAAATTAGAGGAATATAGCACCACTTGTGGTGTCTGTCAAGCTCTCAGGAAGGGAACAAGCAGAAATATAGCGAAATACTAAGACACTATAACTTTTTAGAATGGCTTGAGCCCAAGCGGAGGAAATTTTTTACATGGCTATACGAATTAGCAATTCAACTGGTTTTGATGGTGTCTATTGTGAAGACTCTTTAGGGTACTATGAAAGCGGAGCCTTCGTTGGCGGTGGGACAAGACAAATCTATAACAATAGAGATGACGCCACCAAGCAGATTTTTTATGAGATTTACGGTACTATTAATAGATGGACCATAGCTCAAAGTTACAACGGCTTCAATCAATACACTAATCTGAAGCATTCCGCCTTAGTGCCGCCACCCGGTGTCTGGGGTGACGGTGGTCTTACCATAACACAAAATGTCGATTGTTCAAGCTCAAGTAGCTCATGTTCCTCAGTTTCCCAAAGTTCTTCCTCATCATGTAGCTGCTCAAGCTCTTCAAGCTCCCTCGACAATCTTGCTGTATCAGCATTTAGTGTTGGTGGTTTAACCCAAGCTCAGAACGGTGTTTATTGCGCCTTTGACTCTGGTTATTATGATCACGGTTCATGGGTATCTGGTGGAAGCAGATTGAGATATCAAGATCCAACTAATGATTTGTTCTTGTTTTACAACAATTATGCTGGTGGATGGTGGATATTGGCAAATGAAGATTTATATGACGGCCAAAACGAAATAGATTTAATACAAGACAATGGAACGACTCCACCCACTGGATCATGGGACGGGAGCGCAGTAATTGCAACGGCAACATGTGGTAGCTCATCCTCAAGTTCATCAAGCAGTTGCTCATGTAGTTGCTCATCATCTTCCTCAAGTTCCTCAAGCTCATCTTGTTCAAGTTGGGTTTCATCAAGTTCAAACTCATGTAGTTCAAGCTCATGTTCAAGTTGGGTTAGTAGCTCAAGTAGTTCCAGCGTCGATCCGTTTGGAGCCCAATCATATAAGATAACCGGATTTGAAACCTCTGGATACAATGGCGTCTACTGCCCTGATCATGTCGCCTATTTCTTAGATGGTGCATTTGTTGCTGGCGGAAGCAAGTTCGTTTATGAAAACGCCGCCGATGCCACCAAGATCTTATTTTATGAAGAAAGAGAAGTGGGAAGATGGGTTCTTGCTCCAAGTACATATAATGGTTTTAACAAAGCCGTATCGATCCCTTTTAGTGCCGACTCGCCTCCAATTGGAGTTTGGGGAAATGATGACCTCACATTAATTACAGCAGCATGTGGTAGCTCAAGTAGCTCAAGTAGCTTAAGCAGTAGTAGTAGTAGCATGTCCCTTGACCCTTCACCGTCAAGTAGCTCAAGCTGCTCATGCAGTTCGAGTTCTGCCGATTCAATTATCGAACAAGCATATAAGGTCACTGGAACCGCAGATGAATATTCTGGAATCTACTGTGCAACTGGTGGTAAAGGATACTGGCAAACATCAACGTTGTCATTTGTAACAGGTGGAAGTCGTTGGATTTATACCCATAGAGACAACAATGAATTATTTAGACTGTTCTACAGTGACTATGATGGTGGATTATGGATTCTTGCTAATGAAAACTCATACGGAGGAGATAATCCACGTTGCTACGTGTTCGATTCTGGAACCTCTCCAGCCACTGGTGCCTATAATGGATATGGTGGTGGCTGTACTATAACTGCGGCGGCATGTAACAGTAGTTCAAGTTCAAGTAGTTGCTCAAGCAGTTCAAGTAGTTGCTCAAGCAGTTCAAGCGGTTAATCCCTTGAAGTTCGATAGGAAAAGACAAAAGAAGTGGAGTTGGGGGCATTGCGGATACTATAAACGTATCTGGTGTGATAGCTCCTGGGAATTGGCCTTTCTCTTATATCATCTTGATCATGGGACCGACATAAAGCGCAATAATCGTGGCTTTGTTTATAAGTACTATGGTAAGAAGCGTAAATACTACCCTGATTTCATCATAGACGGCGAGTATATAGAGATTAAGGGCAAGCTTGATAAGAAGAGCCAATCAAAGATAAAACAATTCAGAAGGCCCCTTAAAGTGGTTGGAGTGAATGAAATCACGCCTTATCTTGACTACGCAAAGAAAACTTATGGCGAAACATTCCATAAGATGCTGAAATAGCTAATTTTTCTGCTCGTATTCCATCATAGTTCTTTGCCTAAAGTCAATTTCTGATTCTTGCTGAATCATATTAAAATCTTCAAGCTTTTCAATAAGCCCTTCTGGAAACTCGTCTCCTATTGGGCCTTGCGCTTCTGGTGAAGGCATTAATGCATTATCAGGTGTGACTAATGGGAAAGCGGTGAAATCATTTCCCTTCAATCCACTAATGGTGACATTGATATTTCTGTTTGAATCGATGTTCTTAGTAAGACTTTTCATCACCGCCAATTTGGTTTCCATGGCCGCGAGGCTCTTTCTATGCTCGGACAGTGTCGCCCACATAGCCTTGTCTGAATCGCTATCTTCTTTCAGAGTAGTGATCTCTGTTTGAACAGCTGACATATCTTTAGACAATTGAAGGGTTGATTGGATAAGGAATATAGCGAGATAGCCGATGACTGGAAGCATCACAGTTGTGATTATCCAGATGACTATTTTATACTTCTTTTTATTGGTTTGTACTTCAGGTTCTTCCATAATAAAATTTATTTCTAATTTCTTTTTAACAATACCTTTATAATACCATGAAAAAACTTGTCTAATTAAAGGGTACAGGCACTTTGATCGAGTATATTCATTTTATGAAGACCGATTTCATACATTGGACGGTTATATAGCCTTAATTTAAAAAGGAGACTAAAGAATGAGCCTAATATACAACACATTAGCAGCGATGGCTGATCATGACAATGACAATAGTTTCAACAGCAGTCCAACTGTCGATGAAATTGTGACTTTTTTGACTTCCCTCGTGACCGCTGGAAAATTGCAAACATCATATGAATACCTTGACGTTGGCGGCACAGCTGTTGTCGATGCGGGATTCCAAAGTCTTAAGTTTTTCCTTGAAGGGATTATGGACAATGGGCAGTATTCAACAATTAGTGATTCGATGATCGCCGAAATTGATTATCGTTTCAGACTTAAGACCAACCTGGACGTTGAATTGCCAGAGAGCATTGCTTCAAGTTCAAGCTCAAGCTCAAGCTAATCTTAAGACAAGCTTAAATAAAAAGGGGCGGCAAGTAATTGCCGCCCCTTTTCTATGCCTTAATTCAATAAAGTTCGTTATCACAAAGGTATTTCCATACCCCATCATCCATGAACTCTTTAACGTAAGCGGCTTGTGATGTGTCGTCTTCGACGATACACCTTCTGATTTCCGTTGAAGATATCTCTGGGACATCACCACCACTGTAAAGATAAATGTGTGGTGGCTTTAAGTACCAGTCTACAGACTCATCTCTTTCGGTCCCTTGTCGAGACACCACGACAAAGCGCATCATCTTCTCAAGATCTTCGTAGTTCACCCACTTATCAAATGTGTTAGCATTGTCCAACCCAATTATCATACTAAAATCATATTGGTCTTTTGCAAAGTCTTCATCAAGCAATCTCTTTACAAAATGGTAAGTCTCACCACGTAATTGATTTTTGATCTCATAATCAAATGTCTTTATTCTGCAATCGTTAGCGCATAACAAGTTACACATAGCCAATCTATGCTCTGGTGTAACGAGTTCTTTGTTATACATGTGCTGATAACACGGTACAAACCAAACCTCATCGAAGTTCTTACTTGTATCGAGAATGAACTGTGCAAGCCTTAAGTGGCCAATCGTAGGCGGATTAAAAGCCCCACCAAGAAGAGCGACCTTTGTCTTTCTCCCCAACGTGTGGTATTGCTCCTTTCTTCTCTCTGTCTTATTAAGAGTTGACTGCACAAGCTCTTCTACTGACCAGCCAGACTCACTACACAACATCATTGTTGAAGCAAATCCCCCGTCTCTTCTCTGAGATTCGTAATATCTGTTGCGTTTTTGAGTTCAATCGCCTCGCCCAAAATATCTTCCTGTCGCTGCCGAAGTGGTGTTCTGCCAAAGGCGTCAATGAATCTACCATTGACTAATTCTTGGAGTTCTTTAATTTTCATCCGTTCGCCTCTCATTATACTTATCAACATAACTCTCAGTGATTTTATGATCAGCTGGGAGACACTCAATTTTATTTTCACAAAACTCTTCGGCTATTTTAGCGACCTCTTTATCTGTCATCTCACCATTCTTTCTCATCAATTCATCAGCGATTGCGCCAATGAAGGATAAATTTTCGTTAATGATAATAGACGTTTCCTTGGCTCGATTGTCAAGTATCAAATCAATATCTTTGTTTGTTCCGTCAACATCAAGATTAAGAAGACTGGCATCTTCAAAGTTAGATGTCACAACAACTGACAAGCTATCACCCATGCCGTAACGACGGAGCATTTTACTGGCCAACTTAGTTGCTTCCATAAGATCGGAAGCGCACCCTGACGAGGTCATCCCGTCACCAAAAAATGCGATTTCACCGAGACGGCCAGCAAGATAAACCTGAATCAAGCTTATCAAGATATTCTTTGACTCTAACATAGAGTGTGGCATTACAAAGCCGCCAGAGAACATTGATATATTACTTTTAATCTGACATGGCGCAACGCCAAACTTCAACATATAAACAACAGCATGTGAAGCTTCGTGCAACGCCACGAGATGCTTTTGTTCCTCAGAAGTCTTGCCCTTAATATTGTCAATACTACAGGTCACCTTCTTACTGAGATTTTGATCGCGTATTTTACAAACCATTTTGTTGTCTTTGAAGGATACGTCAATTTGATTACAGTCTTCTAAGAGCGCCGCCATGATAAATGGTGGCATTGAAGTTGTAAACAAACTGTTGATCGTACTAAATACTGGCCTTACACCTTGAGCGGGGAACACCCCATTTCTGTATATCACATTGTTTACCGAACGATCAACTTTGATGTCAATGTCGGTGCTTGCCTTAAAACTATTGGTTGCGTCTATGATCTTTCTAGAAATAAGTTCCCGGTAAGATTTTGAAGACAAGCACGGATAAATGATATGAGTATTGCCAAGTCGGGCAATCTGTTCATACCTGAATCTCGTTTTCAATGAAGTGCGGATATCTATTGTGTTAATATCAAGACTTCGCTTGTGCAAGATATCTGCATCGGTATCTGCATCTTCAGCGCGGGAGGCCATCCAGAATGCAGAATCAAGATTACCACAAATGAAAATCAAAAGTTGGGAATAGCTTTCACCATGAAGGATATCATCTCTTTCCATTGCCTCCATGATTTTCTTCTTTTTGGTTTCGGCGGTCCATTTCATTATGGTTTCAATGGTGTCAGGGATTCTGAGAGTCTTCTTTAATGATTTGGCAGAATAGAAACTGAAGCTAAAGCGCTTCTTAGTGCTGACTTCCTTATTTTTCTTGTTCTTACTCTTAGTTGTCAAATTACCATGTTCAATAGGGGGCTCTACATCGGCGTCGTCGTCTCCACTTCTCTCTTCATAATAAAGAGTGTCCATTAACATCTCAAGGATCTCATTCTTACCCTTGCCGGAGTTTGAAAACTTTCCATCGCTAAGAAGGGTCCAAATATCTTGAAACCTCTTAAGATCGGTACGCTCATGGCCATGCTCGTCAATGGTGCGATAACGTTGGAATTCGTCAAAGAGAACAACGCCTGGAGTTTCGGGCTCAAGACTGCTACATCCAAGAACACCTTGAATTGAACTGTGCCAGTGGAAGTTACTTGTGTCTTCAATGTCCATTGGCATTTCAAGAAAACGATCACTAAGATCAAGAAGCTGTACAAGGCGACGAATCAAATCGGTTTTCCCAACTCCAGTCATTCCCCAAAGATTTACGATTACCGGATGTGTGATAATTTCTGGCATAATGTACCAGACTCTTATTGAATCGATTATTTCATCGATTGTTGGATTAAGACCAACGAAATGTTTTTTGAGTTCAATCGAAGCGTTTTCAAGCTTCGACTCTCTTTCCTTAATCTTACCGATCAACTCGTCACGATTAATTTTTTTCATGTAAGCCTCACTTTCTTATAAAGTGATCACAAACAACACAGTTGTTACATGAACACGGTGGGTTGTCTATAAATGAAGACCCTATTGCCTTTAACAAGTCGAGAGGGTGCTTCCCTTCTGAATACTCCCTGCCATCGCCATCGTGATAAACTTCTGCCAAGATGTGACAATCTGGACATGGGGTAATCCCGTTGTCTATGACATAACCGCCGTCAGGAAAGTGATTCCGATCTATAATATGATGTGCGTCTACATCCCCAATGACCTTGCAACATACACATGTATAGTCGTCACGCTTAAATACCGAAGACCGGAATAATCACCTGATTTCTTTTTTACCTTTACCCATCCTGATCCTCCTGTTACCTTATTATCATAACATGGTTTCAGAAAATTTCAAGTGGTTATCAGATAACCAATTAAGATAAAAATTTGGCGACTTCAAGCTGCTCGAACGAGTTGTTCTCATTTGTCGGATTGAATACATAGGCACTTGTGCCCTTGATATCGATATTGCTATCGTCATAGGCTACAGCGGTCCCATTCACGTCCTGCTTCGCATGTGAGAAGAGATCGAACACGCTCGGCAACGAATTCAAGTATTCAATGTAGGCTGGCATTACTTCTGAAAGCATACGACCATTTTCCTTTGCGGAAGAAACGTCAGCCTTGAAGTTAGCGTCCATGTAGACAAGTTCACGCTTCTCCAAGTCAATGTATGCGATATACTTGGTATAGCATTCACCAGTAATTGGAAATGAGAGTTGGCAACGGCTTGGCTCGAAGAGCTTACCCTTTTGCGGAGCCTCACCCCATTGAAGCGCACCAAAGACCTCAGTGGCCTCGCTGAACTTCTTATGAGAATAGCACAAGACATTCCAAACAGCATAACGTACTCCAAAAGCTAACAACTTGTCAATGTACAAGTCGATCATTTGACACGCCTTTCCGTCAGCAGTCTTTGAGTTGGTTGGATCGCCAGAGAATGCGCATCCCTTTCTGGCGAAAGTCATATTCGCCCAGCAACACGCGCCCTTTTCCTTCCAATCCTTGTTAAAGAAGTTCCAACCATTGTCGTACCAATTGTTAAAAGTGTCAGGTAATTCCCAATAGCTTGCGCTTCTGATGAAATTAATATTCTCTGGAATCGGGAACACGGTTCCACGACCATAGTTCGTTAATTCAGAGTCGTTGCCCTGGATTTTAACGAGACTCGTTCTGGAATCAAGATTGACAGAAATTCCACTCATCTTCTCATTAAGAGCATCGTCGATCTTCCCAATAAGAGTTATGACCTGTGGATTGTGACGTATCGCCTTTGAGTTTTCAACGATCTGCAACTTGGCCCAATTACTCTTCGGCGGATAAACAAGATGATTTCTTTCCTTCAAGGTTGAAAAGAACTTCTTCACCTTAAGGAGTTTAATAACCGTGAGCTTTGGACAAATTTCTGCGAAAGCGTCGATGGCCGCGCTTCCAAATATTGAAATAGCGTGAGACAATCTTCTTGCAAAGACACCGGGTCTGCTCTTAAGAAGAACGAGAGCGTATGCGTCTTCAGTCTCAAGATATTTCTCAAGCTTTGAATTGAAGCTGACAACGTTGTTGTTGTACAAGTTGTTATTTGCCTTCACCACATTCGGGAAAGCATTCTTATAATCGCCTGGATGCAATCTGTTTAAAAGCTTCTTCCAACGATTCTTGTCCATAGCGATGTCTTCCTCACAATCATTCTGATTTTCAATCAAGGTGAGCAAGAAACGTCTTTCCTTCCGCGTAAAGTTTCTAAATGGCGTGTTGGTTCGCATGGTTATGTCACCATCGGACAATCCAATTGCAAGGCGCAACACATCCGTGGCTGAATTGACACTCGCCGCCAAACCATTATTCATGGCCAAGACTGCGACTTGGATCATGTTTTCCTTGAAGGGGATTTTTGACAAATTAAAATAGCACTTCTCATTGATAATAAGATGTTCAACAAACATTGATTGCTCATCAGTCCATCTGGCCGGAGTCAAACAAAGCTCATGACAGATGTCCTGCTCCTTATTTGCTCTTGCGACTTGAAGTGTCTTAAGAGAAATACTTTCAAACATCTGGTCTCTTTCGACCTCTTCGGTCGTGAAAAATTCATTTGGAACGCCAAGGTACATAAAGATTTGGCAAATCCAATACTCGGCCAATGACTTATCAAGTACTTCCTTTGGAAAGTTCTTATAGACAACATGATCACCCATATTCTTGGACTCACCAGTGATTTCCTTAAATGCAGGCTCGACGGTCTCCCACCACGCAATGACGTTTTCATCGCTTAACTTGTTGAATTCACGCAAGGCTTCTGTTGAGAATATATACCCATAATAAAGCAAATTGGAACAAATCGTTCCGACGATATTTCTTGACGCTTGGTCATCCTTGGCTTGGGCCGGGAATTGTACAAGACTGTTTCTCAAAAAAATGAAGTGCTTCATAGTGTATCCTTATGTTGCTTTGTTTGTCTATGAAATAAATCGGAGGGAAGTGAAATCTCTAAGTTTTCTTATTAAATGAAGTTTTAGAAGGAAGAGAAAATTTTCATGCCCTCCAAAATTGAAATGTAAAAAAAGAAGGTAATTGATGACTCTGGTTTATCCATTATCTTTTTAGAAGGAAGAACCATCATAGCCTTTCTTAACACCAAACATCTATACTATAGCATCGGTTCGGAACAATGCAAGCGATGTTGCAAACTTTTCTGTTGTCTGACTGTCTATTATACAACGTTATTTTAATTAACGAAATTGCTTCGCATCGTGCTTTTTCTGATCGATTGCGGCCTGTGGCAACAAATCTTTATCCGACAAGGCTTCCTCCAACAAAGAGTCAATCCAATCGTCAACGTCCGCTGGAATCGATATCTGAGCAAAAGTCACAGCAGCCTTCGTCATATTTATTTCCAACATATACACGGCATCCCGTAAGCATACTATTCTCCTTAATACTATGTGTTCGGGAAGCTAAAGTGGGAATCCTGGCGGAAAAGCTCTATGCATATCTAATTGGGCCTCAATGTCGCCATTCAAATCATAGATCTCCATGACCTTATGCATATCTCTCCCATATCTTTTAGCTTCTTTGTGAAGATTTTCAGAAGTTACAAAAACTGGGAAATTTTCGTAATCATATTGATCACAAACGACGATCATATAATCCATTTTTCTGTCGCTTGAATCGACGATCCATTTCTTGATATTTTCTTTAGTCGCCGCCATTTTTAACTCCTTTTCAATCTTCTTATAATTTAAAGTTTGTTTCGATAAGATAAGCCGGTCGCGTTTCTTGTTAAAACGAGATGGTCCATGAGATGAATCATGTCTGAGTCATCATCTATTATTACAAAATTACCACATGGGTTATTGTCAATCCAGGTTTGAATCTCTCCGCCTCTTATCCCGTCTTTTGACCCACCTGTCATACTGACGACTCTATCGACATCAATTATACCCTGAGACTTAAATTGCTCTCTAATTTCATCTAAAGTATGGATTTTTCTCCAAGACGAACTTATTACGATATTAGCCTCTGTTTTAGAAAGTATTTCGTTTAAGTACTTTACAGCACGATGGTCAAAGAGTAAATACCTCTTATATTCAATTCCCATAAGACATTACTCCTGTTACATGTAATACTATACTGCCACATGACCATATAGTAAGCTTTGCCGGAAGGGTTTTTCTGTGTATGTTAAGAATAATAAGTGGAATTGGAGACCCTATGAATTGGTACAAAAAATCAAATTGGATCGAGAACATAACGCCTGAATTATTGGCCTGGAAAAATCAGTTTTCACACAGCCAGATTATGACTGCTCTGGCTATGCAACACATTATGCAAGTAGGAATGAATTCTCAAACAAGCGATTTTCATTATCCTACGATGCCATATTTCTATTTGACCCATGGCAAACTGTATGAGTCTGCTGAATTGACCCCTGAAGAACAGGAAAAAATTGAAAGCCTTTATAGTATTTTTAAACGCGGGGAAGTCAAAGAGTGTTTCTACTCTTCTCAATTATTAATGTTACATGACAATGACTTCAAATATGTTGAAGGATATGCCGGAACATTTTTCAGGAATCACGGGTGGAATTCATTAAATGGAAAGGTTATAGATATAACTCCCTCACACTTAACAAATGACCAACCAGTTTATGGAGTAATTCCAAATGGCATTGAATATTTTGGCGTTGAAATGCCAAAAGGTAGAGTCCAAGAGGTTGTCTTTGGACACGGTCAAGGACATTCACTTATAGATAATGATTTGAACAACTTTGAAATGCTTCAAGAAGATTTCAATATCGATTATGAATGGGATGGGGAAGTAAGCCCTCACGCCTTTGAGGATAACGACGATGACGAGAAAGATTATTGGAACGATTAAGATAGAACGTATCAATGATCAACTCTTTTAGATCGAACTTTTTAATAAACTCATCGAAAAATTATTTTACTGTATCCTCCATTATTCATATTCCTTATGTTATATAGGCAAAAAAAAATGCCAGACGACCGAAGTCACCTGACAAAAAATTAAAAGGTTGAGAAATACACCTTCAATAATCGACTCTTCAGGATTACAGTACGCTTGCGACGTGCCTTGCCCTAATTTCCTTCTGGGCCAGCAAGCTGGACACCAGACATCGATCATGACCGCAATTTTATTAAGCGCCTGCGACTGCGCCGTCATAGTAAGCTAATCAGAACTCGTTTCCATTCCTGCCTTATGAACAGTTCGTGAACGCTAATCCACTAAATTTTAACTTGTCCTAAAACGATCTGCCTTGCGAGCTTCACGTCTCCAAATTACCCGAAGGATTTGGAATTAGGCCATTTTCACCTACTACCGAGAGCGTCTTTGCGTTTTTTTATTTTCGTTAAAAAATATCCGTTTGGAGTTGCACCAAAACCGATTCCGTATGAGGGAATAGCTCTGCTATTGAGCTACAGATAAATCTACCAAGATGTGCGCTCTCGATGGTTCCGCTTCCTTTTGAGAAGTAGAATGCCACACACCTCATATCTTTGGCCTTGCGGGCTACCAGACGGATTTACAGGACTTCAGGTCCCCCATTGTTAAATGGTTTCCTGTTACCCAACAATCTGCTGTGAAGCCTTTGTCTGCAAACTCAGACAACACAACTACCCTTTGCTTCTTAACTTTCGATGTTTGGCATAAGATAAGTTCTCGTCGCTAACGTTAGTAGAACATAGCCACCGTTGGCCACCACATTCATTTAATCTCCACCTTCAAGTATAACTCCCCAAGAGGGAAATTCACAGAAGCTTGGTTTGCATAACTGACCACTCTCCGAAGAGTTTGGCGAGGCCCGTAGCGGGTCCCCCATTTCACCATGTTTCCATGGCTTATCTTAACCTGTTACCCGAAGGGAACAGGAGGACATCATACTGCCCTTAAATTAAATATTCAGTTTTTACTTTCTGTTAGATGCGGCGTTAACCACTTCCAACATGCTTCTTATTATACCGTGACTTTTCCGTTTTGCAAGCCGCTTTGAGAAAAAATTTCAAAACTTTCACAAAATTTCCTCACCAGCGCTGTCCACCCCCCGTATGGAGGTGGACATTTGCTGGCGCTTTAGATCCTAAAATTAAGGCGTATGGAAACTATCCTAACGCGATACGCCATGACGACACATTTTATTTACTTGATATATGTATTATCAAGGAAGCCTCAATGCCGCCCCAGGCCCCATCTGTATCCGATGTCGATAATCTTTTAGTTTAGGGCCTAAAGAATATTCTGCCCACACTTAAGGATAGTGTTTTCCGACACTTTAAGGATAGCGCCATCCGGTTAATCAAAGATGCTGATCAAGTATCCCCATCCGCTAGGTTCACCGGTACTCATTCCGTTACCCTCGCTCCCTGACACCAACTCCCTTGTTCGCATTAATTACGTTCACAGCATCAAAATAAAAATTGCGCATTGGAGCCACCTAACGTAGTGCGCAGCTACGACATTGAATTTCCGAACAATGCAAAACGTAGAGCCAATCTGGGGAGGCTTCCAAAATCCCGTCCCCATTAACTCTGGGGAACTGAGTGCCGACTTTATTCGGGTAGACGGTCTCCCTATTTATTTAGGCATAAATGCCAGCTTTCACCGGTCTACACTATCGCTTCTGACCGGCAAAACGAGAGGGCTACATAGTTACTTGAGTGGGTTACGCCCTAATCCTCAAGCCTCTTTAAAAGTCTTATTATGTGTCCCTCACAGCTTCTATGAATTCCACTCCATAGTGGTACGTCTCCACTCCACTGCTGGCGCTACGTTAACATCAATTCTACGGTTACCCATAATCCTGTCTCCACGCCATCAAACTTTCGATATTCAATTGTCTCTAACATGATACAACATAACACAGTCTTTACCCTGTGTCAAGTCCTATTCAAAAAGTTCTGGTCTTAATCGTCTCAACATCAATTCATAAGCCTTGAGAGGTTCGTGGAGACGGAAACGACAGTTCCCCAAATTTTGAAAGGAAACATCGCCATCATTACCTATTACCAACATCATTTCTGGATACCCATAACCATCATCAGAACCCTCGTTTTTAGGATAGTGAAAACGAGCGATAAGCCTCTGTTCACAAAGACCGTTTTTCATGTGAAGCATAGTCCTACCTATATTTTCATGATCAAAAGTCTCTATTTCGTATTCAAAATTATCATGCTTTCTCCCATCTGCATATTCAATGAGAAGAGTGATATCTTCCTCCGAGAATATTTTATCAAGATTTTTCATTTAGTATCTCCAGTTGGTTGATTTACCAAATTATGTTTTTCCCAAACGTCCCAAACTCTTTGCGGCCAAGTATCACCAAAACAAGCGTGATTGTTTATTTCTTCAAAATGGACTTCGGCAACCGCTTCCTTGTAAACGAATTCAAATCCAAGAACCTTCCTGGAAATATATCTTTTGATATACCACTTCTCCGAAACTGACTCTACATTGTATGGTAACCTATATTTCCAACCATGTGTTTCTTTCCAAGTCCCACTCCTGCGCGAGTCGGTATGTCTTGCGTTGCCTCTTCCAAAAGATTTTGTAAGAGTGAGGTCCACATACTTAACTTCTAACAATTTTTTTGGGAACCGCTTATTAAATTTGTGATATACTAAATCTTTGACGCTCATTTCGCAGACTCCCATTTCATAGGGTAAATAGCGAGCATGATTTTTTGTGCCGTGCGATCATTGTCACGCGCCCAAATATTCAAGATATGAAATGAACCATCAAGATACCCCATTCCTCTTATGGCGTCCTTTGCCCCATATCCAGGATGTGGCTCTGGATTATTTCGCCCCCAAGCCATACCACCCATCATTTTGGTAATGGTATGTTCTTTGCCGAGTTTGTCTGCAATAACACTCAAGGCATTGCGCCGTTTGTTGGCCATGTGTTCAAAATCTTTTTTCTTATATTCGTTATTCATCGCTCTTCTCTGTTAAGATTAAAAGGAACAAGGTGTGCTGTTACGCCAAAGACTTCAAGATACTGGTTGACTGCGCAATCAACTTTCTCCAACGTGAGCATCGGCCTTTCACGAATACGTCTTAGTCAGCCTTAACATCTCACTTGTCACTCATTAAGGGATGGCTGCTTCTAAGCCAACCGGCCTTGTTTAAAATTATTGAAAATTTTTTCTTAATAGGTCTTCTTCGGAAACGACTCTGACAAATGCGGCGGATTCATTTAAGTTTTCCGACCACTTGAAATTTGCGGGGTCAATGTAACGGTATTGACCATCAACTACTACTCGTACAACAGTATGAAGGACTCTGTAATTGTCAATCACCAAATGTTTAGGAGAGTATGAGTTGACAACCATAATGTCACACTCATAACCATCACTTCTCAGACTCTGTAAGTATATCCCACACCTGTTGAACAGGCTCAAAGCTCTTACAGCCGCATGTGAGAATAAAGATTGAAATTATTAATAAGTAGTTTACTATTTAATTGTAATGGTTTCAAACACACCTTATCATAGTTCACCTTTTCGGAATATCAACCCTCTTTTTGAGTTTTTTCTTAGCATACCTAGAAAACTGCAACATTTGAGGTTGTCCGCCGAAAAAAGTCAATGTGAACAACATGTCGCTGTGTCCCTCTTTGAGCATGATACTCATGTTAAATTCAACATCTACCTCATGCTTGAACCCATGTATTACAGCAATAAGGTCGTCTACTTGTGAGTTCTCATCTTCGTCATACAACACCCAATTTATGTATGGCGATCTCTCTGCATCACCGTGACACGAGGATGTTACCTCCGCACCTTCTAATCCATCGATCAATTTGACCAATGATACGATCTTGACATCGATACTAATCTTTCTTCCTTCAAGATGAACGGAAGTCATATCATGTCCCGTAACTTTTGACTTTATAATTTCCTTCATGATCCACTCAGTATTTTCATGAAAATAAATCCGATTGCAATAAGTGCTAACCCGAAATGATTCCATTGGTTAAAGGTTTCTGTTATCCCAAATATTATTATTGAAATGGGAAACATCAATATTATTATACCATCTTAAACTTTTCATCCAGGCTGCATAAAACATGCTTAATTATCCAACAATTCTGGTGATGGTCTACGAACAAATTCAATCCCTTTCAAATCATCAACTGAATTGCCAGCGACTATTGACCCATGGCCAATAAGGTTTATGGCAAACTTATCAACTTTGAAATCGTTATTAATTCCCTTCTTACTTTTAAGTACAGTTGTAAAATAAAATAACCAACACCCCATCCAACTGTGCGATGGGGGGGGGTAGTTAAGGCATCGGGGGACGGATGTCCCCCGGCTATGATTGTTAAACCTGGCTTTCCCTTTCGAAGAACCAAGTTCTACAAACTTCAGAAATCTTCTTATTAACGTCTTTTGGTTCGAAACCAGCATCGCTAATAACATCGATCTCTTCTTTGAGCACGTCTTTGACAACCCATCTGAGGAAATCTCCAAGACCTTTTCTGTCGATATCGCCACCATTATTGGTGTCAAAGGTCTCTTGAATAGCCTGTTCGAGTCTCCACACTGGAGTTACTTGCTCAGCAATGTCGTTAATCCTTTGAAGCCTTTCATTGTCAACAGGCTTAAGCGTCTTGACCTTGGACTTGCCAGCGTGTTCGTCGCCTTTAACCTTGAAGATATATCTCTCTCCATTAACGTCAGACTTCCAAACAACACCTTCTCCAATTCCAGAAACACCAAGCTGCTTAGCAACTGGACACTCTGCCTCGACAGCTGCTGTGATTTCAACCATCCTGTTCGTTGAGAGTTCAGGGTTCTTGAAATCTATATCAATTGAGAACGTAGGAAAGTCAAGAATGTTGAAGACCCTATCATCATTTGAAGACAACGGCTGTGTTTTATCATCAGGGAGCCAGATCGCAACTTCATCTTCGCTTGGCTCAAGAGGACTCTCTTTAACACCAATGATCACGAAGAATTTATCAAGTTCAGTAATGGCAACCGTGCTTTGAACACCCTTGCCGCACCACTCTCCATAAATGGTTGTTATTCCGTCACATGGGAGGCTCTTGAACATTTCAAGAAAGACATCCTTGTGAGATTCGACAAAGAAGGAAAAGCCCGCATTGTCTTTCTCTGGAGTGATGGTATTTTTCCTTGATTGCGCCCAAAATTCTCCGGTCGCATGCTCATAAGAAACACCAGCGTTAGTTCCATGAAGCTTAACAGCACCATTGAATGTGATCGTTGGCTTTGGTCTGGTCCCGTCATAAATAGGCTCGCCTTGATCGTCCATACCAATATAGGCGGAACGATGGCAAACAGCTTTAATGACGTTTCTAAACGCGCCAATGCCTGTGAATTTTATCATTCTTTTCACAATTTTTTATTTCCTTTGCTAATATCTATTTGGCTTAAATGACATTCCACTTTCAGGTTCCGCTTCAATTTCTGCGCCACCAAGTGTTTCAAAATATCCGCACCAGAAAACATGTTCGTCAACTCTTTCTCCATCATCGTTTTCAAGATGAATAGTAAATAATGTATACTCCCTGTTATGCCAATGCTTCTTCTCAGCATCACGTAACGCCTTTGACTTTTCCTTCTTGCCAACATTTGTCTCTTCCTTATAGGTTATATAGAAAGTGTAATGTTCTTCAATCTCGAAAATAGCCTATTTGGCTTTTTCGAGATCCTTGAAGGTGATGTCAAGATATTCAACCTGATCAGTATAATGGTTGAACGAGTCTCCGGTATCATAGGTTATTTTGATTTTGTACATAGTTAGTTCCTCTTAGACTCATAACATAGTTCATCATTCGGGGATAGCAAGTCGTTACACAGAAAAACTTGCTCCACATCCGCAAGAGCCTGATGCTCCAGAACTTGTGATCTTGAATCCAGATTGGATCAAGTCTTGGGAATAGTCTATCGACAATTCGTCGAAGAACAACATGCTTTTTTGGTCTGAGACGATCTTTATTGCTCCGGCTTCATAAATAACCTCGTCATCTATGCTCGCTGAACTCAAGTCTGCTCCAAAAGTGTGTCCAGCACATCCGCCTGGAACTACAGTTATTCTCAGAACTTTACTTCCATCTTGGATATATGTCAAGATCTTATCTTTGGCTGCTTTTGTGACTGTTATATTCATCGCTAACTCTTTGTTTTTAATCCACTATGTAAAAATTACTATGTTTAGAATGATCATAATCAACAATCTCTCTCTTTACAAAATCTATGAACTTGGGATCTACATCTAAAAATTCATAAACTTTAACACTGAAGTTCTCAGCATGATAGACTCCGCCAGCCTCAACAGCTAAGTTAAAACATTCTAAAGCGCTTAAACTATCTCCTTCATATGGATTAGAAATATTCCCCAACGCTTTCTCATTGTACATTTGATTGTGAAAGTGACTTCTTCATCTTCAACTTGATCTTTTTCATCGTATCCGTATTTCATCTTAAGCCCTCTGACTTTGTAAATCATGTCTGTACAACTCCAAGTATACCATCCTCGACTATTAAATACTTAGTGACATCTGTGTCACCGCCATTAGTCACTATCTTATCGTAAGCTTCCTTGCTGCATGGTATAGTTTCGAAATTCACATCGACCAAGCCTACATACCCTGAAGTGTTCCTAAACGATTTAATAGCCTCTACCAACGAGCCATTTTTAGTCCAACCGACTCCCCAAACGACAAGGCCCTCTTCATAATCGATTGTTGCGTAAAACTTATCTCCGTCACAGAGCCCTGTTTTGAATGTAGCTATTGGACGAAATTGATCGTCAAAAACCTGCATTTGTTGTCTAACATTTACATCTTCAAACAAAATAATCTCACCATCAGAGTCCCAAGTTAAAAACTTTTCTCCGTTTTTCTGATAAAGAGTCTTCTTAAGTGAGCCGCCCCTATCATCATAATCAGTTGATTCCTGTAATTTTTCTGCCCCTTCGGAAAATTTATTAAATTCTTCTTTTTCCATGATTCACCTACCCTTAATAAAAATCAACGATTTCATCTGCCATGCCGAGATCAACAGCGTCTTGTGCTGTCAACCAAACGTCCTTAGCGGGAAGAAGATACTTCTTAATCTCCTTTTTCGATAAGCCAGTGCATTTCTTGTAATGTCGAATGAACCTTTTGTGGATATTTTTGAATTCACCCACGATTGACATTAACTCATGATATTTGTCATAGCTTCCCCATTGATATTGATGAGAAAGTATCTGTGTGTTCTTTGTAATGTATCGATGCCCTTTTTCTCCGGCAATAAACGTTAACACGCCACAACTAGCGACGACTCCCAATCCATAAGTGTATATGGGTATTTTTGATCCCTTCATTGTATCAATTAGAGCAAAAGCAGAACTGACATCTCCGCCTGGAGAAGTGATAACCATTTTCAAAACTTCAGGCTTCTTTTCTTTCATCAAATTCCTGGTAATAATAAATGACATCGCCTCACCAGTACTTTCGCGATTGAATTCCTTGTTGAATAGATGATAATGATAATCCTCTAGGGTCAATATTTTCGCTGATTCCTCACTCATTTTTACCTCCGTTTATTTTTACTGATTTTTAAAAAGAATCCGCAAGATATGTGTTTCTTTTATTAAGATCGGAAATCTATTCTTCAAGATTGTTTATCGTTTCTATTACTCTCAAACATGCATACTATAGTTCCAAATCGATCTTTGTCAAGCCCATATGGGACATTTTCAACTTTTCATCCAGGCCGCTGAACTGGCCTCAACTGGCATTCTCCAGTCTCCACGAGGCGACAATGAGATACTACCGACCTTTGGCCCGTCAGGTATGCAATTGCGTTTGAATTGATTCCCAAAAAATCTCTTGATAAAAGTCTCCATACAAGTTTTAATCTCCGCCTCTTCATATTCTGTGAATGCGAGTTTGGCAAGAGTGATAATCTTATCAGGTGTAAACCCAAACTTTATTGTATAGTAAAGGAAAAAATCATGAAGCTCATATGGTCCGATGATATCTTCTGTCTTTTGAGAGATCTCACCATCTTTTGGCGCAAGTAATTCTGGAGAGATTGGCGTATCAACAATATCATGCAAAATTTCCCCTGTTCTGGTGGTAACATTACCACTATCAGCCACCCATGAAACCAAGTGCTTCACCAAGGTCTTAGGAACACTGCAATTAACAGCATACATTGATATGTGATCCCCATTATATGTACACCAGCCAAGTGCGATCTCTGAAAGATCACCTGTTCCAATGACGATACCGTCATGTTTGTTGGCAAGGTCCATTAATACTTGTGTGCGCTCACGGGCTTGAACGTTTTCGTATGTCACATCACTTGTCGATTCATGTCCAATGTCTTTTAAGTGTTGTTCACAAGCCTCTTTAATTCTTATTTCCTTTAATCCCATGCCCATTTCAAAACACAACTCGTTTGCATTTTTAAAGGTTCTATCTGACGTTCCGGGTCCAGGCATTGTTACTGCAATGATATCTTCAAGATCTTTATCCAAGAGTTTGAATGCTTTTTCAACAACAAGAAGTGCAAGTGTTGAATCAAGTCCTCCCGATACGCCAATAACCGCTTTCGTATTTTCACCGACATGTTGAAGTCGATTGGCGAGTGCTGTTGATTGAATCGTGAAAATCTCTTGACACCGCTCATTCATGACACTTTCATTAGACGGGACAAATGGATGTGGATCAATGACAAGATCTGAATAGTCAGCATTGGCAGTTCGGTAAAGATTGACATCCTGACCTCTCATTTCAATGGTGTCATAATCTCTAAAGATTGATTCGGAACGACGTTGTTGTTCTATAGCTTCAAAATCAACGGCAACAGTCATCACTTCTGATTCACGATTGAACCTATCGTTCTCTTTAATCAAGTGCCCGTTTACTGCGGCCATCATATGTCCACCGAATACCACGTCTGAAACAGACTCGTAAATTCCAGATGAGGCATAAAAATATGCAGACATTAATTTGGCGCTATGTGCAACCACAAGATCTTTTCTAAAAGATGCTTTACCAACAAGTTCATTACTCGCTGACAAGTTAAAAATAGCTTCGGCACCGGCAAGTGCGTAATCATTGCTGGGAGGGTTTACAGCCCACAAGTCTTCGCACACTTCAACAGCAAAGGGGAATGGATCGTCATTGCGGCAATTAAAAATCAAATCGGTGCCGAAACTTATTTGACTATCATTAATCCCTGACAAAGAGTCGTTTTTGACCCCCTTTCCAGAAGCAAACCATCTCTTCTCATAAAACTCTTTGTAGTTGGGGAGGTAACTCTTTGGTACTATTCCAGAAACTTTGCCATCAGAGATTACTATAGCACAGTTATACAACTTTCCATACGCTATAATGGGAGCGCCGACAATCACCGTGGGGACGCTTTGTAAACCGTCAACCCATTTTGTCATTTCAGCGATTTTACCTAAAGCAGCATACCCGGCCTCTATCAAGGCTCTACTCTGGAAGAGGTCTCCACATGAGTATCCAGTCACACAGAGTTCCGGGAAAAGCATCACTGAAACACCTGTGTTTTGCACAGAGGATATCTGCTTACAAATTTCTTCAGCGTTTGCGGCTGGATCTGCAAGGGTGAGCTTGGGTACAGCAATAGCGATCTTGTGGTATCCACGTATTGTCATAGTACTTATCTTGGGTTCGGTGTTTTTGACTATTCTAACAACATAGACTATCTATCGCGTTTGTCAAACTGTTTTTCCCAGTTTTGTACAGTATATCCCCATTTCTCTCTGGATTCGTCAGTGCCTTCATGGGTCCAGAATGGAGCATCGTGATTTTCCCAAATATCATCTTCTGTCTCTTTCAAAAAGTCAATCAATTCTTGACCTTCGAGGTCTGGGGCTTTGCAAATCTCTCTAATTGGTTGAGCCGTCCCATGACGATCATGAGAGTCCCAATGCAATTCTTGACACAAGTATACGCTTTTGGACTTGACTCGCCTTATTATAAATAGCCTTTTCTCAGCGACCCAAACGCCAGCGTATGCGTTCCTGGCAATGATTTGATACAAATACCCATCTTTGCACTCTTCGCTTGGGAGAACTCGATTCTTCATTTGGCTCCGTAGCATAGTTCATAAGTGCCAGACACTTCCACAAAAACTTTATTCTGATTTATGGCTCCACCTATTTGATCCATGGATTCATCTGCGCCGCTTTTCGTGTCAAACTTTAGTGTGATGAACCTTTTTTCTGGTCCCAAATGATTTCCAACAAAAACTTTCATTATTGAAGTTTTTTTATATCTTAGCACCCTAAAAGAAACGTCTCTTAAGGGAATAATGTCCTTCCATCCCATTAAATTTATTGATAGAAATTGTATCATATTATCTTGCTCCACATGATGGGCACACAGTATATCCGCCCCGTGCATAATTAACTCTCGATCTACATTCTGGGCAAACCCCAACGAGATGCATAAAATTTCTAAAGTAATAGCGTAATTTATACTGTAATCTACTCTTTGCCATTGTGTTTTGTTCCTCTATTTCTTGAAAGCCCCTTTTGCCGCTGCCCTACTAATGAGGGAGCCAATACGACTAACCTTGTCTTCTGCAAGAGCCGCACGTTTGAAATCGGGGGTTGATTCGTCGATTGATTCGCCAACGATCTTTTCCAAATCCAATTGGAGACTGGATTTAGTAACGTCTGCTTTCTCACTCACTTCGTGTCCGCAGAAAGGGCAAAATCTGAAAATGACATTGGGAATGAAACCATCACCCTCAATAACCATCTCATCAATTGACCCACCATCTGTTAAGAGAGCCTTGACGCCTTTCCTCTCTGCGTTGGTTAGTCCTTTCAAAAGCTCGCTCATCTCTTCACAACAAATACTATTTGTCATTTGCTTGTTCTCCGTTATTCTTAATAATACAAATAATGACCCTCTACCAAAATGAGAGTCTGAACATGTTATATTATACCGTTATTTCTCCATAATTCAAGCCCATTTTCAATTTTTGATGTACAATATAAAGCAGGACTAAATTAATATAAAAAAGTAATTATATAGATAAACTGGAGTCATAATTGTTTACCGCTGGAAACATTTTACTATTTGGTCTATTATTATTGGTCCTTGCCATTCCTTTGGCAGTGACTATTGTATTAGTTTACGCTGGAATTCGGTTTATTGATTATAAATTTCCAAAGAAAATGAACAATACTGACAACAGGGCTATCCCTGAAGAAGAGAAAGTCAGCCTTGACGACATCCCAAGTTCGAAAAAGAAAAAAAGAAAAAAGGTTGTTGAAGACATGCCGATGGAAATTGGACAATTTCAAGTAACAAGTTCTTTTGACGGAAAAAGAATTGGACAAATAAAAGGAGAGTAATATGAGATTTGTAGGTTTAGATGTTGGAACAGGTAATATTGTTGCTTCAGAAAAGAAAGATGATCAGTTTGAATACCATAAAGTAAAAGACGTATTCTTCAAGATCGATCCAGGCAACTTCATGGCCGGTTCAGCAATGAATTTCGGTGAATCCATGCTTATTAAATCTGGCGCTAATTTCGTCAAGATTGGCGAAACCATTTACATCCTTGGCGATGACGCTTTCAAATTTGCGAACCTATTCCATAAAGAATGTTTGCGACCGATGTCAAATGGTGTCCTCAATCCCGCTGAGCCCGAAAGCACTGTCATGGTTTCTCAATTGATTAAGGGTGTCCTTGGAGAACCTGAGAATGAAGACGATATCGTTTACTATTCAATCCCAGCCGATCCAATCGACGCTGATTTTGATGTCACATATCATGCAAGCACTGTAAAGAACGTCTTAAGTAACGTTGGATACAAGAATACTTACAAAATGAATGAGGGCCTCGCTATTGTTTATTCAGAATTGGAAGATGAAGGCTTTTCAGGTATTGGAATATCATGCGGTGCCGGAATGGTAAATGTCTGCTACGCCTTCTTAGGCATGCCTATATTCAGTTTCTCAATCGCCCGTTCTGGTGATTACATTGATAAGAATGCGGCTATAGCATGTAATGAAACAATGAACGTCATTCAGCATCGAAAAGAAGCTGGGATGGATCTTATGAATAGAAAGGACAATGTCGAGAACGCTATTGCCATCTATTATGAATCATTGATTGAATACATTGTTGACAAATTCAATGAGTTGTATTCTTCAACCGATCCAAAAAGCCTCCCCAATATATCAGATCCTATTAAGATTGTTGTGGCCGGTGGGACTTCAATGGTTGGTGGTTTCATCGATGTGATGAAGGTAAAGATCGAAGAAGAATTCCCGATTCCAGTTGCCTCTATTGAATTAGCGAGAGACCCATTATATTCTGTTTCCAGAGGATTGTATAATGCGGCAAAGGTCAAAGCCGAATCATAAGGATTGTTAATGAAAGACCCCTCCGAAAAGATAATCACTGAAAAAGGCTTTTGGAAAATAGAGGCTATGAGACGGGGGCTTCAAGATTTTACCATCGTGACCACGAATGGATGTTTTGATCTATTACACTGTGGCCATGTAAAATATTTACAAGAAGCTTCTAAACTTGCAAGCCTACTTGTTGTCGGAATTGACTCAGATAGCAATATTAAGCGACTTAAGGGCGATTCCAGACCTATTATCAGCGAAAACGAACGTGCATACATGTTGGCCTCTCTTGAGTGTGTAGGCTATGTATTCATATTTGATACTGATGACTTCACACCATATATTGATAAGATTAGACCGGAGGTCTATGTGAAAGGCGGAGATTATACTATGGATACAATAAATCAGACCGAAAGGACGTTTATTGAGGGCCTTGGAATCAAGATTGAATTGCTTAAACATATTGAAGGCACTGGGACAAGTGATATAATTGCCAAAATAAAGGCTTAGCTCTCTGACTCTCTATAGATCTTTTTCATATCCTCACACACATTTTCCCCATGAGTCTTTCCAATGAATGCGAAATACTCCCGCAATTGAGCTTCCTTATATGTCTCTCCAAAGTTTAGCTTCCTGATCATTGGAACCCACATTTCTGCCTGGGTTTCAATTCTCCCTCGACGGGTTGTCATTTGTTCAGAAATCAATAGGAACTTCTTCTATGACTCCGTCTAACAATTTATCAACTGATTCAGCTTCCAATTCTCCAGAAACGACTTGAATATTATTCATCAATAAAAGGTCTTTGTAATTAAGAATACCGAACTTCCCCTCGCCATATTCAGACCTATCATAGAATGTATAAATAACATTATCAGGAAGATCTACCACCGACAATTTAACGGATATAACAGCGACTATCCGACTCCCGCTAACAGGAATGAATGGCTCAGTATATAGAGTACATCATTATCTTCAGGTTCCTCCCATGCTATATCTTCATTATTATCAAGAAATCGTTGCTCAAAAGCATCAAGGCCCAAAATGTCTAGAAGTGTTCTTACGGCATATATTCTCACGTACCTACGCTTACTTGGTTTGGATTTCCAATGGCAGTCGTGAGTCAAGATATCAAGATATCCAAGATCAGAGCCTGCATAACATTCAGCCCATAGAGCAGGGAACCTCTGCTGTGAGGCCCAATCTGCCCATTCCTGAAGGGTCTCAAACATCTTACCCTTGCCCACAGTTCTGACTACTGGTGCGAAGTGCTCATGAGCCCACACCAATGCGAATATTACCAAACAGATAATCTCACCCATCAATCCACCTCAAACATGTTTTTAAGATGGGTAAGATATACGGCGTTATTACACATACCCTTGCCAGACGAGTCGCTTATCTTTGCTACCGGTTGACCATTACACTCGACCATCTTCAAAACGATCTGAACAGGATCAAATCCAAGGTCGTTGGTCAAGTGGGTGCCAATGCCGAAAGAGACTTTGATTCTCCCATGGAACCTTTCAAACAACCTCACGGCCAATATCATGTCGAGACCATCGCTGAATACTGCTGTCTTTGTTTTCGGATCGATGCTCATTGATTCATAGTGTCTAATCAACTTCTCACCCCATTCAAACGGATCGCCAGAGTCATGGCGACAGCCGTCATAGCTCTTCGAAAAGAGGAAATCGAAGTCTCTAAGGAAAGCGGCGTATCCAAGACAGTCGGACAAAGCAATACCAAGCTGACCACGATATTCTTTCATCCATATATCTAAAGCCATTTTCTGGCTATTGAGCAACCAAGTGAGACCTTGCATTGCTTGAATCCACTCATGCGCCATCGTTCCGATTGGTTTAATATTGTTATCTAAAGCGAGGGAGACATTGCTTGTCCCAACAAAGTTGTTTGGAACTTCATTCGTAAGTGTCTCTACAACATAACGTTGCTGCTCGAAACTCGCTCTGCGACGAGTCCCGAAATCTGCTAATTTGAATTCTGGACCAACGGCCTTGATGATTTCAATCTTGTCAGCCAAGTTTCTTCTGCCAATGCTCAAGGCTTCATCAGTCATTAAGTCTTTGCATGCTACTGCTTCAACAATAGAAAGGATTGGGACCTCGAAAGGAATTGTTTGGAGCCATGGGCCGCGAACAATAATATCAATCTCAGTATCAGAAATCGTTTCAACTTTCACGAAATCAGGGTTGAATCTGAATTCAGAAAGGAAATCAACATAGTCTGGCTTGAGGAAAGGTATTTTCTCGCGAACCTGTTTCTCTTCGTCGGGAGTGAGGTAAAGGTTGCCAAGGAAACCTATTTGTCTCTCGATTTCATCCCTATGCTGGGCGAGATCCGCCCATACACTTCTGCATTTGAAACGGTATTCAACAATTACTCCGGGGAAATTGTGAAGAACTGCTGCTTGCATTGAAAACTTGTATAAATCTGAATCTAACATTGATTTTATCATGTCAATTTCCATCCTTACAATTCAGCTTTTGCCCAAAGATTCAATGTATTTTCGACAATGCATACAACGTCTTGGGTATAGCCATCTTCGATAGCAAACTCGTATATTTCCTTTTGCCTATCTGACAACTCCGCCATGTCTCACCTTGTTTAACAAGTTTTCTAATTCAGCAGGAAGTTCTCTGAACCTCTCTGAAAAAGCGATCATTTCTTCAATAACTCGTCTAATCTATTCACTCATTTTCAACTCTCGGCAAGAGGTCATTATCAAGAATTATTATTCCCTGACCTGTTTCAATTCACCTTGTCAAATATCAATTTTCAATCAATTCTGCCAATTTATTACCATCGATGATTGTAACACCGAGGTCATCTGCTTTTGTTGACTTGCTTCCAGACCCTGGGCCAGCAACGAGGTAACTCGTTCTGCCAGATACAGAACTGGAGACCTTACCACCGTATGACTTGATCAAGTTCTGAATTTGACTACGTTCTGAATAATTTTCACCGTCGAGATCAAATTCGACGCTCCCGCTGACACAAAATGCGCTTCCTTCGAGGGAATTACCAAGTGCAACAGCTTTACCAGTTGTGATCTTGACATATTGACGCAACTTATCTGCAAGTGGTCTGGATTTGTCAAGACCTTCTGTCACCGCTGTTGCTGTCGTTTCAGCTATTCCATCAATATGCGTCAAATCACGTGTCACAGTTAATGTATCAAGATCAACGAAGTCTGCGATCTTTTCAGACACATCCTTTCCAAGTAATTCAACACCAAGTGACCTGAGAAATGTTTGCACGTCTTGAGTCCTTGCCTTATTAATCGCTTCGAGTGTCTTTTCAGCCTTCTTATCACCCATTCGATCAAGGGTCATAAGGTCACTCTTGGTTAATGTGAAGAGGTCTGCGGGGTCTTCAATAAGATTCGCTTTGATGAGTTGGGCGATCAATTTGTCACCTACCGCCTTGATATTAACAACTGGCTTGCCTACATAGTGCATAATCGCCTCGTAAGCAGCACCAGAGCAATGTTCGTTAGGACATCCGAGGTCAACATTGCCTACTCTGACAAGTGTGGTTCTACAGGCAGGGCATTTGGTCGGAAGATTGTCTTTCGAGGACCAGGGAATGTCTTTTGTAGCTCTCACAGTTTTGACAAAGTGAGGAATGACATCGCCGCTTCTTTCAATAACAATCTCTTCGCCAATAGCAATATGTTTGTCATGGACCCATTTCGCATTATGAAGCGTGACTCTTGAGCAAACAGCCCCTGAGAGTTCGATGTCTTCAATGAGACCAACGGGAACAATACGACGAGTTCTCGTGACGTTCCATTCGTAATCGAGCAACTTGGTGATCCCGCTTTCGGATGCGAACTTGTAAGCCATTTCGTATTTCGGGTGATGACCAGTATAGCCTTTCTTTTCTCTCACTGATACGGCATCAAGAGCGAAGACGATACCATCAATCGGAATCGGAATTTTTTCACGCATCTTCGTCACTTTATCAATGACATCAGCAATCGTATTGAATTTAATCTTGAGTCTTGCCGTGACGAAGCCCATTTCTTCCAAGGAATCAAGCATTTCAGTCTTCGACTTGAAACTGTGCCCCTCTACTTTTATTGCGTAGGCGACGAACTGCAATTTTCTTTTTGCGGTCTCGAACATGTCCAATTGCTTAAGAGACCCACTGGCGGCATTCCGGGGGTTTTTGAAGACTTCTTCCCCATCCCTTTCTCTTTCGATGTTAACCGCATCGAAATCATCAAAGGTCATGCAAACTTCGCCTTTGACTTCAAAGGTGTCCCATTTGTATTTCTTGGGAGTCGATCCTTTCACAAAGTAGAAGTTGTTGGTAACGTCATCACCAACAGTTCCATTACCTCTTGTGTGGGCAAGTTCGATCTTACCGCCGCTGTAGATTGCTCGGAGCGAAGTTCCGTCAAGCTTGACCATTGGAACCCATGCGTCCTTCCCGGCGAATTTTGTCACTTCCGGCTCTGTATAGGCTTTTTCAAGACTGAGCATCTTTTCACCGCCTGCGGCAACATAGTCGATAGGCTTGAACCCATCTACTGTCGATCCAACCTCATCGAAGAACGGGTGATCAGGAATCAACTGCTTGAGGCGCATTTCGCCGCCATCATATACCTGATCTGACACAACTGGCTTGTTATCAATGTAATAGGCGTTTTTCCACAACCTAAGTTTTGTAATAAGTTCACTCGCTTCAGTCAATTGTGTGGGGGTAAGACTCATTTTGATGCTCTCCTGTTGTTTGGTTAAGGTTAGAATATAGCTCGCCAAACCTGGTTTTCAAGCTGTGTTGAAGAGATATTCTAAAACCCTAAAATATCAAGTGCTGACTCAAATAATTCGCCCGCGACCTCGACAGTTGCTCCCACAACCTCGACAGGATCAATTTCCACTACTGCTTCGGCTACTGCACCGACAACTTCAATTGGATCACTCATAATATTCGCCTCTGGTTATTGGTTGCAACTAATGTAGATCAGCAAAAGCCGATTACAAACGGTCACACCTTTATTTTGTGATTTTTCTCAAATGTAAAATATTTGTGTTTGCAGTGCTTTTCTAAGGACATGACGATCTCTTCCAACTTATCATCGCTTATGTCTATGCTATCTATGGTCTCCAATGCCATTAAAAAGAATGGGTTTATAGCACTATCGTCAATGTAAACATCGGCGAATATCTTTGGTGACCAGATCCATCCACTACCGTTTTTCCCTTCAAACAACCTCTTCGCCTCTTCATTCTCATTGTATTTATCGATGGGGATGTCATTCCTTAAGCACCATTTCTTAGCTCTCTCTTCACACTTATCGCCTCGACATGTCCACAATATTGTAGTCCATCCCCGCTTCTTAAAGATTCTTGTAAGACGTATTATATGATCAACTCTTTTACCACCCCGCTTACCACCCCACTTTTTATTGAATCTGAGAGTGTCGTCAAAATCTATCGCCACATATAACGGTCGATCAATTATTACTTCATTGGCTTCAACAAATCTAATCTGTTTCTCAGGGCCACAATGATTCGTCTTGGGAAAAGCGATTTTCATGTCATAAACGTTTGATTCGTTTGGATTTTCAGTGTGTCCATTGCCTTCACCAAGCCAATATGCTCCCCATTGTCCAGAATAAATCCTCACTCTGGTAAATCTATCCATCAATTTAGGCCAACGTTTTAACCGCTCCAAGGACTCATATTCTTCATGTCGTGTCCAATCAATCATATTCATCTATCCTATCTCTTGCGTCTGTGCAGTACTCTTCGGAAAGGTCTATCCCCAAGTATCTGCGTCCAAACATTTTACAGGCTAACGTAGTGGTTCCAGATCCGTTAAATGGATCTACAATAAAGGCGTCTTTCCAAGAAAGCATTTTGATTAATCTTTTGGGAAGCTCTAATGGGAAAGGGGCTGGATGATTCTTTCTGTTCTCTGGCTTGAAGCGCCAGATAGAATTCGCCCACTGAATGAATTCCTCTCGTTCTAAGTCAGTTTCCCCTTTGTACTGTAACTTATACTCACCTTTGGAAAATACAAGTATCCTTTCAAAAGGAGTTGGGAAACTTGGCATTGATGGTGACAACCAACTGCCCCAAGCTGTCCGGTTGCTGGTATGTCCCTTGTCCCAAACTATGTGTGCAAATGGTTTGTAATTCAAGCCTTGTATCAAATCTGAGCATGTTGGAATTCGACCATTCTTGCCATCATTGATATTGATGCAGACTCTGCCGCCTATTTTTAACTTTGGCCCGAACGAATTTAATATTCCACACAACCAAGTAATATATGAATCGTGCTTTTTGTTATCATCGTATTGATCATACTCATGACTGTTATACTTGTTCTTTCCAAGGTTGACGTTGTATGGCGGGGACGTTACAATCATATCCACTGAATCGTCAGGGAGATTTGGAATAACGTTCTCACATTCGTCACATATTATGGTATTTTCGTAGTTCAATTGTCAGAAACACAAAACGGGGAGTGAATAATTGTTCACTCCCCGTTTTACATTAACCCCTATGTTAGAGTGCGTTAGCGATGCTCGACTCTTGATGAAGACCAACAAATCGGTCTGATTCTTTTCCGTCTTTCATGACGACAATTGTTGGGACACTGTTGATTTTGAATTTATCAACCAAACTATATTCGTCTTCGATATTTACGTTGCCGAAAACAACGTCACTTCGTTCTCCCTCCATGCCGGTTAAAATTTCTTTTTGCATTTTGCATGGGGCACAATTTTGAGATGAAAACTCTATAAGCATAGTACTTGTTTTCGATAGTTCATTTAGGTTGGCGTTAGTAATAGTTCTCACGGGTCCTCCTGAGATGGTTTTTGTTATGGGTTATAATCGTATACTGTAACCGGAATTTCGGCTTCACAAAAAGTTTTCTTAATAGTGTTTTCGACAAGTTCCCATTTCCCGCCTGCTAAACCGCAGCCGATCCTGGGCATGTGAATACTCATTGATGGAGTAGTGTTCTTGATCATACATAAGCCTTTCATTCCTGTTTCTAAGGCGTCATAACGTACTGGAGGACCGTTTTCTAATCCTACTCCATGCTGGCCAATTAAATTGACTACATACATGCTTGGTTCAACAGGGACAACTTGATATGATCCTAATTCAAAATCAGAATACTCTTCTTCCTTTATATCATGCCAACATCTGTAAAATGCCTCTGGGTTGTCCCACTTCCTACTTATTGCAAGAACAAATCCAGCACCCCACAATCCGAGATCATTGCAACAATGGAGAATGAATTTCTGTCCATCTCCTATCGGAGACGTTGCGTCTCCTTCTATATATTTTATCTCTGTGGCCATGCTGATTTTCCTTTCAGTTACCCTATGTGTTTACTTGATTATTAAGGGGTTTCCTTCCCTCTTTTCAAGGTTATTTTTATTCACTTAAGAAGTAGTTGGACGGCAACTCATTAAGACTTTTCCTGCTTATGTTTTTACCGACGAAATCTGCTGGAAAAAGACTCGGATCAGTATGTTTTCCAAACATTCCATCATGCCTGCTACGTGATATGCTCGGAACCAACTGCTTTAAATTGTTTTTCTTACAATGGGCTAAGATGCATCCGTCCCAGGAATGCCTCATCTTAATATCTATATCACCCATTTTAATGGTGTCTCCGAGGACTTCAGCGGCTAAATCGTAGTCGAACCAGTAAGGACCGAAGTCGATCTCCCAGTTACACTTAAACACACACCATCCCCATCCCATAAAGTATTCGATTGGAATAATTTCACACTCATTGGCCCCCTTGCCATCAAAACTGTGTAATCCGTAGGAGAAATAATCTTCGGATTTATCCTTGAATGTTTCATAGTACCAATTAGCAAGGTCCAAGGCGTTTGGCGAAAGGGTAACATCATCTTCAATATGGACGTTAAACTCGCTACCACCCTCAAATGCCCAGAATATACAATTGAAAAGATTTTTGTCGAGTCCCAATTTTTCATCATTGATTTTAAGCTCATAGGGCATCTCAATCGATTCAATAATTTCAACCATTGATCTTTGTGCAGATTGTGCTGAAAAATTACCAGCGGGCTCCATGTTTATTAAAAGCCTATATCCCGCTGTATTATTTGCATTTAATGAGGCCACCGTACTCTGCAAATATGAAAGCCGATATGGTTCGGGATTAATTGTCAATGTAATTGTTTTCATTCGAATAACGACCCGTAAATATCCCATCCAGATTTTAATCCTTGATAAACTACATGAGACAAAAATCCAATTATAGCTGGAATTACTTGTAATACAAATAAGAGTAAATTTATAAAAAAGAAGATTGTTGGCTTGAAAAATCTTAACCAATATTCTGATTCGCTATCTATCTTTTCACTCATAATACCACCCTGTATTTGTTGTCAAACACTGAATAGTGATCACCGCCACAACCATCATTAATATGAATCATCGTATAATTGTCCCGTGTATAAAGCTCAAGATGTTTTCCTATTTCATCGTCATCCCACTCAAGATATACCTCGTGACAATACCGGCAACACTCATGATCGAGAAACGGGTCTTCGTCAAAATAAACCTTCCCATTTCTTATAACCCAAAAGTCATCAGTATGGTCAGAGAAGTCAAAAACCGTACATCCAAAATACTTTTGAAGATTACTTATTGAGTCACGATAATCCTTAAGAAGTTGCATCAAATTCCTCCAATGGTTTAGGAAATCTATTCTGTACAATACAATCCCTGGCTGTCATCAATGACAAACCAAGAAGATTCTGCCCAACAGTATATTGGAAGTCCTTCTGTTTCGATAATTCTCATTGTTTTTCTATACTTATTGTTTACGATTCATTTTACTGTAGCGTTGATTTTCCAAAATTCAACTGACTTATCATATCTTTCTCGATCTATCGGGACTCCTGATCCCCCCTCTTCTTTTCCAAGGGAATTCCTGAGCATCGTGATTGGTTTCATGGGTTCTTCATTGGGGTGCATTTGCCCAAGAATCGCCACGATCCCCCACTTATAGTCGAATTCAAACGGTACATCAAATACATTGTCAACCTCATGCTCTGCCTTGAGTTGTTCCCAATTGTAGACCACAATCATCAAGTACTCTGCCTTTGGCTTCCCAAGGGGAAGTTCAAACCAGCGTGACAATACCGGAAGCTCTTTCTCTGTTCTTGCAGAATATCCAGAACGAAGGTATTGATAATTCTCAATCGTGATTGGCAAAGAACCAGTTCTTGCAGCGGTAAAATTCGGCAACGGAATGAGCTTGCAGAAATCAGCATAGCCATCTATAACAGGTATAGACGGGCCAGAATCCAACATGGAAGATACACGAGTAGAAAATTCAAGAGGGGTAAAATCAAGGATCTTCGTCGGCCCAAAGCTCGGATCAAAATTTCTCTCGCCGAACTTCGTCACGCCAATCGGCCCAATATCAAAACAGTACATAGTAGTTTCCTCATGTTATGTTCGTCTACTATAGCACGGATATTGCCGGTGTCAAGAGAGCGAGGAAGATATTTTCATTCTTACATAGATAGCGGCAGTCGCCGAGCGAATAAAGTCATCCAAAATGATCAAACCCAACATTCCTAAATGCATTGTAATGTCAACCATTTTTATCCCTCACTACTCGCATTTTGACCAATGACAACTTGAACACTTCACACAACCGCCTTCATAAATCAAATGGCGTTCGCACTCAGGACATGTCCCCTTGGCCTTTGTATTATCGTCGATGTACTTCTTCAACACTCTGCCAACACCTTTTTCAAAGGTCAACATTGTGTCTTCCTGCGGAATCTTTTTGATCTGCTCACAAATGTTATTTATTGAAACGCCATGACGTAAGAGCATTGAAATCAATCTTGTCGGAGTTCCCAAATCAACACTGAAATGGGACGCGATGTCTTCTATCAAAGTTGATTCAGAATGATCGTTAACTACTTTTTTCGGGTCTGAAAGATTAAGATCGTAATGACCATCATTTTTAAAAATAGCTGCTGTCAAGTCAGTTGCTTTCCATTTAACATTAGGATCAGTCCTTCCCCCTATATATTTGGCAGGAATGATGATGTCATCAAATTTGCCGCCAAACACTTCATAGGGTCTTTCATTTAACATTCCGATAAGGAACACCCACTTGACCCCTTTGATGTTTGTGACATGGATATCACATGGTAAGAATTCCGGCCTCTTTGGCGCTTGAGAGGAAACAATGTTAACAGGTCTACCATCGTCGTCTGTCTCGCTCAAAATCAACACTCCACTACGGCAACCATCTCTATATATAGTGATTCCTTTCAATCCCTCTTTCCATGAGGCCATATAAATATCTGACACCTCTTCCAATGAAACATCATTAGGCAAGTTGATTGTTGATGAAACAGAATGTGTTGTGTACTTCTGAATCACACCCTGGAGTTTAACCCTGTAGTTCCAATCAATATCATGAGCGGTACATCCAAAATATGGTGACTCATCATAATTCTTATTCCCGGTGACTTCAGACCATTGCTTTAATCTTTCATGCTCAACTTCAAAATACATCCAGCTATCGCCCTGTTCATCCACAAAGTCAACTCTGACCTCTTCATCATTTGGGTTGACCTTTCTTCTACGACCGAACTTCAATGCGAAGAGGGCTTCCCCACCAGACGAAGTTTGCGCTTCGATTGACACGCTTCCACAGGGAGCTAATGTGCTGATTGAAATATTACGCCTTCCATATTCCATATTACGTGCATAAATCTCAGGGAACTCTTTTTTAACCATGTGGATGAATTCTGACTGATCTTCAATCTCTTTATCGAACCCAACAAATTGACCTCTTTCAATCGCCATATCAATTGATGAATCCCACTCGGCTTTCAACTTAACCCTCATGATCTCATCAGTAACCTTGAGGGCCTTTTTCGAATCGAACTTGATACCCAACGCAGCAAGCGTGTCAGCAAGTGCAGTGAACCCTAATCCAGTGCGTCTTCCGTTTTTACCTGACTCATAAAGCCTTTCCCAAGTCGCGATCTCTACTTGCTTAATATGATCCGGCTCAGGATCTGACTTGATCTTTTCAATGATCCTTTTTACATGTTCAAGCTCCAATTCAACAACGTCGTCCATCAACCTTTGTGATTCATAGACGTATTCATAAAACTTATCGTAGTTGAACCTGGCTCTATTCGTAAATGGATTGTCAATGAATCCAAAAAGTACGAGCGCCATTAATCTACAAGAGTCATTACCCATTGCGATTTCAGCGCATGGATTAGTAGAAATGTTTTTGTATTGCGGATACAAGGATGAAGTGGAATAGAAATGCTGGCGATCCCAGAAGATCAACCCCGGCTCTGCACGAAGATGCGCGGAACTAATAATCGTCTCCCAAAGTTCTTTAGCCTTTACAGTTCTTGTGACTGTTGGATCTGAAGACTCGACTGGCCATTGCAACTTGTATTCACCATCATTTTCTACCGCTCTCATAAAATCGTCCATCAACTTAATTGAGATATTCGCGCCAGTGACCTTTGTGTCATCATTCTTGATCGTCGCGAAACTATCAACGTTTGGATGGCGTCCATCCATCGACAACATAAGTGCTCCCCTTCGACCCGATTGTGCCACCTCTCTCGTAGTTTCACTGAATCGTTCCATAAAAGATATCGCACCAGTGGATGTCTTAGCAGCGTTATTAACGTTTTCCCCTTCTGGTCTTAATGGACTAATATCAAGACCAACACCGCAACGTCTCTTCATCAATTGAACTAACTGTTGATCTGCGTAACAAATGCCACCATAGCTATCAAACAACTCTTCAATAACGATGCAATTTGACAATGATCCAATTTGAAATTCATTACCAAGCATGGACATGATAGACCCTTGAGGAACAACGTACTTGAATCCATCAAACATGTTGTAAATGTATTCTTCGGTTAACTTGGTCCTTTCTCGATAGTATTTTGACAACTTTTTTCCATGCTTTTTGATAACGGCTTTTTCGTTTATTTTATCCTCAATTCTAATAAACTCACCGGACATGCGTGAAAACATCTGAGTTGGAGTGTTTTCATAATAATTCCCGTCTGAATCTCTTAGGGCATATTTATTAGCCCATGTTGATGCTGCCAAATCGTCGCCATTAAAATACTCTGTGCTTTTTTCAATGACTTCATCGTAAGAATACTTGTGTCTCTCCATAATCCTTCTACGCCTTTTTTGTAGTGGTTGTTAAATCTATTTCAACTGAAACTTCCGACAACTTGGCAACAATAGCTTTATGCCTTATATCTTCAAATGATTTATTCATTCTCACATTTGAAATAAATGCTATTGTTGCGTCTGTCAAATCGTCGATGTCATCGGGTCTAATCTTAGTCATTACATAAGAAGCAAATCTATCAGCATCTACACCTGGAACTCCGAGGTGATCAGTATGAATGATACGTTTATTATGAAGTGTTGCTATATGCTTCTTTAGTCTTTTCGTTTTAAAATAATTCGCCATTGTTACTCACTTGTGACTTCTTTCTCAATGATATGTGTTAATTTTGTTTTGATAGCATCTACCGTCTTGTCTTTTACAGCATCCGGTTCAGAAGCTATCCCTCCAAAGAATCCAAGTGGAATGCTTGCTCCACCAGACCCATATTTTCCACCTGAGAACTCATCTCCAAATATCTTCTTGCAAAAAGCGTTCACATCAAGTGTTACGTCTTCACTTCTTACACTAACAGATATCCTATCGTTCACTATGCCAAATATGATTGAGGTTGAGATTCCTTCCATTCTGACAATTTCGTCAGCAATAGATGGAAGAACATCGCGTTTAGCCTCGGAAATCAATCCAACAGATGCTATGTAGGTTGTATTCTTTATTGTACTCTCTGCAATCACCTTACTGAGAAGTTCGAAGTAATAAGATGCCTTGGGGTAATTCACAATCATTGTGATCTTTTGACCGTCTGCAAGAGCTAATATGTTTTTGTAGGCGTCGAAATCAAGGTCTGTCATATTTGCCGACAATAAATCATTTGTGTCTGTTCGCATCCCAACGATCATAGCGGTAGCTACAGTCTTTCCTTCGTCGCCTTTCGGGAGACAATCTATCTCTCTCATTAAATCAGCAATGATAGTGGCACATGATCCGCAATTCCTAACATCATACACAACACTGTTATTTGATGTTTCTATTTTGTGGTGATCAATGACCAAGTCAATAGTGCTGTCATCGACGCCCTCAATAAATACATTCGACGGGTTGCAATCAACACAGATCCCTGCGTCATATGATTTTTTATTTTTCCCATAATGATCTGGTCCATAGAATGAAAATGACAATACATTCATCAATGTTTGATTCTGTCTATGCGAAACCTCGCCAGCATAAAATATATCGCTTTCGACCTTGTATTTATGCTTAAGGAGATATTGGAGACCCACTGCTGATCCAATAGCGTCTGGGTCTGGGGTCTGATGCATAAATATAGCTGCCTTTGGTTCCTTGCTCTTAAACAATGGAACGATCTTATCAATTGATGTATTCATATCAATAGGTCCGGTTGATTTTTTAGCTCTCGCCTTTCTGGTGGTAGTCGTAGTCTCGCTCAATTCGCTTCCCTCTTTCCATTTAAGGTTTTCTTGATCCCCTTCGCTCGAATAAAATCAACATTGTCTGGTGGACATTTATGCCGCTTTAATATTTTATAATGAAAGACATCTGACAAGGCTTGTTTTGTTTTTTCTTTTGAAACGTTTTTCAAAAGACCTAACTCCGTGCCCATAAGTAAATGACTGAGCCCGACTATCGATTCCATTAAGTCTACCTTATTGGCATAATTCAATGTTCCCCATGATCGAGCGACTATGTCCTTAAGATCTTCGATGTCATATTCCTCCCTGCACTCTTCTTCAAGAGCCTCAATTCTTTTCGAAACGCCTACTAAGGTATTGGCAATCTCTTCTTCTGATCTCATTGCTATATGCTGGTTTGCAAAAGTATAGAAGTTGCAAGTGAAATGAGTATTGTGCCCGAAAAAACCTGAAGCGACTAATTTATTGTTTTCCAACAAATTTTCCAAGTCTTCGTTCCTTTCTGATATAATTATCCCAGGAATGTGCGTGAATATCTGCGCTTCCATGCCAAGGGTCATCAAAGCCGGGCTTGCTGTTACATAACCAAATGGATCGACCTTTGCATAATCGAATCCCAAGCTCTCAAGAATTGAGTGACCTCTCGCCAACAACTCTTGAAGTCCCAACTTGTCGCTTTTGACTCGCACCTCAATATGGTCTTGTGAGTTGACGAATACCGACTGAGATCCGTCTTCGTTAACAAAGAGCGCCATTGGAAGCTCATTCATATCAGTTCCAACTGGTATGATAGCCTCATCTGCGACTTTGTTCTCATACAAAATATACCGATTTAATTTCTTTATTGACGAAACCAAATCAAATTCCCAAGCATTGAACTCTTCCAATCCCATCATTCTTTTTGCGACCATGGCGCAAACTGATTGGAGTTCTTTCTCGCTAGCCATGTGAGGGAACTTTATCCCCTTAATATTTCTATGTAGAACTATGGATTTTTCCTTGACAGTTGAGTCGTTTCTCAACCATATAGGGACGCCCTTCAAAAGCTTATCAACATTTATTCCCTTAATCATTGTTTTCCCTCTTGATCAATTTTTGCTAATTCGTCTCTTATCTCGGCGCACTTCTCATAATTTTCTTTTTCTTCAGCCTGCTTAAGCTGTTGTTTCAAGACCCTTTTGCGGGCCTCATCCTTGTTGCCCTCAAAATTGTTATCAATGTTCTTGGGCTTGTCTTTTTTAATCTTTTGACAGCCCTTCGCTTCTGCAATGTTTATCATTTCACAAAAATTAACATAACATTCTTCACACCCGAAGAGACCGTTAGTGTTAATATCATTAAGGCTGGTGCTACAATTCGGGCATGGCACCTCGTAAAACTCTTTCGCGATAGCGCTCATACCCTCATTGTATACAATGATGTCATCGCCCATAGATCCAATGATTTCTGCCTCACCGGCGGTTCTTATGAAAAAACATCCGGGACACAAGAATAAATCCCCCAATAGATTCCCAACTATACATTTCAATATATGGAAGGGGTGTTCGTTTATTTCATTCCTACAATCATTGCAAGTCATTTTTTATCTCCACTATGGGTGTTGAGACCTATTCCGTGATCCGTCAACCATTTGTCCCAGGATTTTGGATAGCTCTTTCCAAGATCTTTGAGCCAAGGATAGGATGACGCATTAATTGGTGTGGGAACAGGGCAGTCTATTGACTTGCAGAATTCCTCGGCAAAAATATCTCCCTTCTTATTGTTGCATGGCTTACATGCAGCGATAAGATTCTTCCATCCGCCCTTCCCGCCTTTGCTTTTAGGATAAATGTGGTCCATGGTGAGATTACCTCTCTCTCCACAATACCAACATTTCCATCCATCTCTGGCAAAAATATTTTTCGCCCGCAAAGGAAGCTTTTGCACGTGAAACTTGCTATATGGCTTCTGAATGATTTCTGGAAGCTCAATATCTAAGTGTCTGGTGCTGGTGAAGGGCTTGTCTGGACCCACACCTTTAACCAACCATTCGTCGAAAGAAAAGTTCTGGTAGTAGGCACTGCCTTCATACTCTTCTTCATAAATAATTGAGGCGTGGCCATTTATGATTTTACGAAAAGATCTCACAAGAGGCTCGATGGCTATAGGAAACCATGAAGCGTTAAGGACGAGACATCTTCTGCTGGATAAAGGTTTCTTGGTCATAGTATTAACCGTGTTTTAAGTATTTAGTTCTTTGGACAACATACTATACATGCATTTTTCATACAGTCAAATATTGTGAGAATTTTTTAACGATCATTCTTCCAGAATCTTTATATTCTACGGGTAGATTATCAACTGATAACCAGTGTTTACAGCGCAATATTATTTCTTTAGCAATCAAATTAAAACCTCTCTCAAGACACTCATTGATCGCCCATTCATCGGCGAAATACTCATCCATAGTCGAGCTAACTTGCTTTCCAACAACGACATGGCCCCTTTCATGCCAAAGTATATTTCTCTCTTTTGGCAAAATTATTGGTCTTTCAAATAGTAGCCCATGATGAGTGACACCATCAAGCTTCAATGGTAGCAGAAATATTTTACCATATGTTTTCCCGGTCAGGACATGGCAAACTTCTCCACTTATGAATTTCCAGTAAGAACGCACTTTATTTGACCATGGCTCTTCACAGTAGTCATGGATCTCATACAAGTTCATACAATGACAACGTTATGCTTAACGATATGCCTCTTCATCTTGACTGTCTTGCCGCCAAAATCTTCTGGCAATGTGGCTTCGACATACATTGTCTTGTCGTTCTTTTTTAGAACTACTCCAACAATCCTATACCTGGCCTCACCGAAATCGAACTCCGCTTGTTCTGGCATAATGCTCTCCTAAATTAGTTTTTATAAGTCGTGTAGTACATACCCCACAATATACATGATACCACGAGTTTTTCAACCTCTGACATAGGATAAATCGGAAATTATCAAGAAATAAAGAATATGCATTAATTTCAATATATCAATTGGTAAAATCATGATACTTGACACAATGGCCTTGTTAGCCGATGAGAACACAACAGTCGATCAGGCCGCTACTGACGAAGAGATCCTTCTGGTGATCCAAAATCTTGAGGATGAGGGTAAGATAGTGTTCAATTATGAAATGCTTAATATTGGTGGGATACTAATATCTAATGCTGAGGCGCAATTATGGAAAGAGGCAATTGTCGCTCTTCTTGCACAGGGCGGAATGGGTTATGTAGATACCCAAATAACAGCAGATAAATTATGGAGAATCGCAAGATATAAAGAAGACTCTGATAACCCACCAGATGAATTTGTCGAATCATCCTCTTCATCTTCATGTTCAAGTTGGGTTAGCTATTCAAGCAGCAGCTATTCAAGCTCCGATGCTCCAATGGAATTAAACATGGACTTTCCTTTGAACCTTCAATTTGATGAAAAGGATGATAGAGATTATGTATTCGAATTCGGAACCAGCCAAAATATTAACGGATATGATTACGAGAATGAAATGTCACCAGTCAAGTCTCAAGGAAAACTCGGTAGCTGTGTAGCATTCGCGGCGGCATCCATGAAAGAATGGCAAGAGCAAAAAGAGCACGTTGATGAAGTCGCCGCCGGTAAAAGGGATCAAAGAGAGAAAACCCATTACGATCTTTCTGAACAATGGATTTATTACAACTGCAAGAAAATTGATAGATGGCCTAATAGTGAAGGAACGTCTATTAGAGTCGCTATGAAAGTATTAAGCAAGATTGGAGTCCCAACTGAAGAAGCGTGGCCATACAGCGATGTTGAAGTCGGTGAGCCAGAGTCATGGGCTCACTTGATTGCTAGATGGGGAAGAATCAAGTCTTATGAAAGAATCGCCAATATTGATGACTTAAAGATCGCCTTAAAAGAATGCGGACCAGTAATTATTGGAATGCGCGTCTATTATGGAATTTTCTATACTAACAGGGATGGAATTGTCCCAGATAGGAATCCTGGTGAGAAATCAATTGGTGGCCATGCAGTTTGTGTCGTTGGATACGACGAGAAAAAGAAACTATTCAAGTTCAAGAACTCATGGGGCTCCCGTTGGGGTAATGACGGATATGGATATGTCTCATACAATTATGCCGAAAGTGATTTCATTGACATGTGGCTTGCATGCGACATGTCTGTTACCAAAGAAGATCTTAAGGGTGAAGTGGAAGAATTAACCAGAGGCTAATCCTTCTCAAACACGTAGCTAACTCCTTGCTTGGTCCATCCGTAAAATCCAGTGATGTCTTGTTCCTCATAATTATCAGAATAATGAACAAGTGACATCTTTGCTTTAATGTCATCTGGCAACGTCTTCAAATCTTCAAGAGGGGCATGAACCGCTCCTGGAAAAAATTGAACGTCGTGAAAAATATGTTCAATATTATAGTTGTTATAGTAATAATTAATTAAATTAGGATTAAATTGTGTATCCACTGGATGCAAAACTCTTCCATTAATCAATACGCCATAGATCGCGAAAGCTGTTGTCCAATCGACAGATGAGTCAGGGATGTGATTCGTTCTAAAAACTTCAAGATTGATATCTCCGAATTGAATCTCAAAAGTCTCTCTCGGAACGTTACACTTCCATTTCAAATGGACAACAACAAAAAATATAACACATAATCTGCGTTATTCAAGGGGTTTGAGAATATTTTTGTGGTGAGTTAATTCACACCACTACCACATTTTAGACATGCAGTTAAGATATCCAGTGACAACACCGCCAGCATCTGAAGATGAGGATGACGATGAAGATGAGGACTCTATGGCACCCATATCCCAAGTTCCACCGGCTGGTCTGTAATCATCGGCATCGACGTGGAATGCATCCCAATCAAATGTTCCTATTGTCTTACCGGCGTCAATAGCTGGACCACCAGCTTTTAATCTATGGTTAGTTCCTTCGGCTACAAATATATCAGATGGTGTTTGACTGATTAGATTATCAGTACCGCCCTGATCATCTGCTGTTACATCTTCACTGATATTGTTGTTTGAATTTATTGTTCCATTTGTAACATTAAGATAGAAGTCGGCTGTCGGTGAATTGGTTATGATGTTGTTTTCTATTTCAATATTTAGATAACTCGTCCCACTATAAAAACTTCTTTCATAAAGATATGTGCCATATCCATTGGAGCCATCTATGGTATTATTATAGCAGTTTAAATTAGTGGTGACTGTACCAGAAAAAGCATTAGAAATAATGTACCAACCATAGTAAAATCTTGGGCCAAAGAATATATTATTTATAATATTTATCGTCCTGGTTCCAACACTATTGTAAGAATATATTCCATATCCGTACCCTGTAGACGCATCACTATCAACAAAACAACTGTCAATAGTTACATTATCTGCCACAATGAGGATCGCGATAGAGCCGCCATTCATTGCGATCCTAATTCCTTCAACTCGAAAATAATCGAGGCCAGTGCTTATATTAATTGCATTGCCAGAAGTATGATCAATCCAAGCTCCCGGACCATCATGTATACCATCATGCCTTTCAGCTAATGGCGTATAAATTCTTGGGTATCTATCTACCGTTGGAGTTGATGCCCAGCTAGATAAAAGAACCGTTCCCAAGTCTGCCACACCATCGTAACACTCAGCCCATTGATCTGCAAAACTCTGTCCATCTGCATAGTCTTCCCAAAGAGCCAGAGTAGTATAATCTCCTCCGCCATCAGGCTTTATGGTCTTTATAGTTGGCGTTCCATTATTAGATGAAGAACAAGATGAGCATGAACATGAAGATGAGGAGCATGAGCATGAAGACGAACCTATCACAACTTCTAAAGCACCCATGTCCCAGGATGCACCTTGTGGCCTCCAATCATCTGCGGCTAAATGCAAGGCGTCATGATCAAACGCTGATATTGTTTTACCAGCATCAATGGCAACTGATGGTGACTTCGGGATTTCCCCACCAGGTCTCAATCTATGGTCTACACCTAATATCTTATAAAGACCAGTTGTGCTCTGACTTATTAAGTGGTCAGAGCCACCATCATCATCTGCTGTTGCGTCTTCACTAAGGTTATTATTCGCATTGAGTGTTCCAGTTGTAATCGTCGTTACAAAATCACTAATGCCTGATGTTGTGGCAATGTTATTTTCAATGGTAAGAGTTATTTCGGGGCCTCCGCCACTATTTATCTCCGCGACATAAATACCATAATTTGTAGAGCCATCAATAGTGTTGTTTTGAATGACAACTTCATGAGTATGGCTTCCTGATGTGGATTGTAAAGTTATCCAAATCCCATCATTAAATTCTGAATAAATTAAATTGTTTCTAATATATGTTGTCCCAACGTAGGTGACATTATATCCACTCATATATATAGCAGCGGCATAATTCTGTAATGGGCTATAAAACAGATTACTATCAAATCTACATCCGCCGACTGTAGAATAAATCCCCTCAGTGGAATTTATCGCGCCATGGAATCTTATCCCCTCAACTCTCGTATACTCTTCATAAATAGCAACGCCGTCAACATAGGCATCAAGGTCGATCCAAGCTCCAGAACTATTTATTGTTCCATCATGTCTCTCTGCCAATGGAGTGTAAATCTTTGGGTATTGAGAAGCTGTTGATGTCGCTGTCCAGGATAAAATAGCAACCTGTCCCAAATCTGCCACACCATCGTAACACTCTGCCCATTGATGGGCGCTTGCTTGTCCATCTGCATAGTCTTCCCAAAGCGCCAAGGTGGTATAATCACCACCGCCATCAGGCTTTACAGTTTTAATTTCTGGGGTGAAAACTCCAGAGGAAGATGAAGAGCTACATGAGGATGAGCAAGAGGAAGATGAGGATGAGGATGAGCAAGATGAGGCTTCCATAGCTCCCATGTCCCATGCCCCACCAAATGGCCTCGGACGCCAATCATCACTATCAAGATGAAGAGCGTCCCAATCAAATGCTGATATTGTTTTACCAGCATCAAAAGCGTCAGCTGTATATTTTAAGTTCCAATTGTCATCATAATCAACAAACTGATCAGTAGCTGTCTTGCTTATTAAATGACCAGTTCCACTTTCGTCATCTGCTGAGGCATCACCCGTGATATTGTTATTGCTTGTCTTGGTTGCAGACCCACCATTGACCCAATCAATATCCAATGTTCCCGATCCAAACACTGCGTTGTTTTCTGTAATAGAAGTTTTTGCACCACTATCATGATCTATTAATATTCCATATAGATCGGCTTTCACAACAGTGTTGTTGTAAACATCAACATCTATGTTGGCATTGCTAAAGTTTATTCCGTAATCACAATTCTCCGTGACCGTTTCGCAAACACAAATGTTATTCTGAATCGTCGCTTTGTCACCACTCGCAGCTGCTGCTGAGATAGCGATCAAACTCGCTGTTCCACTTACAGTGTTTCTCCAGAGAATAAGGTTGCTGTCAACAACACAACCTTCACCCGTATCTCCACCATCAAAAGATATTACATCAACGTTTTCACCTGTGCTTCCAGATTTTTCAATCCTCAAACCTTCAATACTGAGATATTTTACGGTAGCGTTATCAATAGCATTGGCGGTCGCCGAGCTATTGTCAATATATGCACCAGTACCAGCACCAGCTATGCCATCGTCTTGGCCAATGTGCCTCTCTGCTATTGGGGTATATATTCTTGGGTAGAATACATCATCTTCTGTGGCGGTCCAGGCGGAAAACACTACCTCTCCGAGATCCCCACCGTCATAACACTCTGCCCATTGATCCGCATCGGTCTGATCGTCTGCAAAATCTTCCCAAGTCTGGAGGGTAGTGTAATCCCCGCCACCAGCGGGTTTGATGGTTTTGATATTACCGTCTTTAGCAAGGGCACCCATGTCCCATGTGCCCTCAACACCACCATGAGTGTTGTCAATACCATCTAATGTGAAATCGGCGCTTAGATCTTTACCTGTTTTTCTACAAGGAGACCCTTCTATAAGATTGAAGTCGGTAGCTTCATCAACATAGATATCAGACGGGGTCTGATTTATTATATTTCCTGTTCCACCATGATCATCAGCGGTGGCATCATCAGAACAGTTATTATTCGCGGTTACATTAATAACCCCAACTAACCATCTAAAGTCAGTAGAGTTTGTTGTGCAGATATTGTTTTCGACAATAGCTGTCCATCCTGTTGCACCAGCTGATCTTACTTGTATTCCATAATTATGACAGCCATCTACTGTGTTGTTATAGATTTCGCAATAATGATCAATGGAAGCCTCATTGGAATAAAAGTATATTCCAAAACGGGTGGCATCTTTACCATAGATAATGTTGTTTCTTACGATTACAGGTATCGTTCTAACGCCAGAACAATAAATATCAGACCACGAATCGGAAGAGCCATAATCATTGATTATTAAACAGCCATCCAAAATTTGCCCACCGTCACCGGCAAGACTCATGGTACGGCCATTTATTGAAGATACTATTCTAAGGCCTTCAACACGAGTGTAATTCTCAGACATAGTCATCTGAGAGCCATCATGATTTATATACGCACCACCACTCGCGGCTGTACCATCATGGCCTTCGCCTTCGGCTACATATATTCTTGGATATAAAGTTGGCGAAGGAGTTGCTGTCCAAGATTGAACAGTTACTTCGCCAAGATCTCCACCATCATAACACTCGGCCCATTGATCCGCCGACCCCTGGCCGTCAGCCCAGCTTTCCCAGGTTTGGAGTGTGGTATAATCACCACCACCACCTGGCTTGATTGTTTTAATTGTGGGCATAAGTATTCTCTACTATCTCATAATCATGTCTCCAATTCTCTATGTTGTATTTTCAGTGTGATTATTGTTAAGCTGTTCTATCTGTTTCGTCTAAAATTAGATCCGCAATCACGAGGTGTGTTGGGTTAATAGATCCACCTGTTGGCGGGACCGGCTCTGACATATTGGACGGGTCTAATCCTGGAGACCCAATGAACATGTCAAGATCTATTTTATATTTTGATCTATTAATCATTTTCATTTTACTCATCCCATTTCCATCATCTTCTTCTGTGCAAATGCAATATGGGTAACTTACAACACTCTTTGTCAACTCAGCCTCTAAGACCGGATCGTCTAAAAGCGTGATAAGAAAAAATCTCTTTTCATCCCTACCCCATACTGCCGGTTGAGTTTTTACGGCTATTATATCGCCTACTTTTTTCTCTATTTTATCGGCGGCGGCAATGGCCCCAACGCCTTGTGATCTTCTTAATGAAGCGCATATTTCTAACATGATTATTATCTCCTATTTGATTTATGGGGCTATATATCCAGTGACTGTAACGCTGTGATTGACGACAGTCACTGATGTATACCCTAAATTAGTGTTTGCGGTTAGTTTGATCGGTGTTTTTAAGTTGGTTACAAATCCGCCATTTCCAGCCATGTAAACGACTCCTGTTACACTAACTGGAGTTCCCGTATTTTCTACTAATTTGATTGTCCCAGCAGTAGAATCATTAGACACTATTATATCTGTTATGTATAAACTAAGACCTGCTCCTGGAGCGGCTACTAATACGGTATTTGTTTGAGCAGAACTTTGATCGTCAACAATACTCCAATTATTAGGATGTGAGGATTCAACAAATTGTCTACCATATACATCAGCTATAAAATCAACTCGATCATCTTCAGCCACCGCCGTTCCTGGCGCTGTTCCATCGTGATTTTTAGCTTTACCACCAATCTTGAGTGGATTTCCACTGTCTGCACTGTCATGAGCCACGTCACCGGAAAGTCCGGGGATTGTTATAACATCGACTTGCATTTCAGTGCCTGAAACGGCTCCTGCTATTGTGCTAACATTAGTATCAATGTTATCAAGAACCGCATTGTCAGTAGCTGAAAGGTTTGCGGTTACGGTGCCATCTATTGTAATAGAACCTCCGTTATCGTCAATACTTAAAACTCCAGTTGAGTCAGATGCCATTGTAACTCTTAGGGCGGCAGCTTCCGTTCCTGAGCCTACGACATTTAATGGTGCAGGAACACTAAGAATATCAACATCACCAATATCAACGCCTGAGTTCGCAGAAAGTTTTCCAATAGCATTTGTTCCGGCGGGTAAAGAAGCTACGATATCCACTTGCATTTCTGATCCAGAAACGGCTCCGGCAATCGTTGTGATGTCAGAATTGTCTATTGTAATAGAGTTTCCACCATCAGATATATGAATAGCACCATCAGCATCCAGTGCAATAGCTCCAACGTCGCCATCACCCAATGTTCTTGGACTCGAATCATACCTTCCGCCAGATAAGAGTGGATTTCCAGCAGCGGCGGCATTTTCAGCAGCGTCACCGACAACCTCAATAGTATTTGTTGACGCTGGCAATACTTTAACGTCTACAGCTACGCCATTAGTCGCATCAATTGGACACACGCCAGCGTTTGTGGATGGATCTCCCAAACACACTACTTGTCTATGATTACCGTTTGATGCTTCTGTCCTGGTATCTATACTTATACCAGACCCCGCAGTTATGTCTACGTTTGAATCAGCCATTATATGTTTCTCCTGACCAGACTGTGATTTATGATAGTTCCGCCTACGTCAATTTGGATATCGTCATACTCTATTGAGTTCGCATCAACCAAATCAAGGACCTCTTGTGTCGTCTTTCCCAATAATGGCCTGTGTGGCCTCAAACCATACTTTAACATACTTGTCATAACTCCAGGAATATCTTGTACGATTCCCAAAATAACATGTTTTACATTCTTCCCCTTTGCCCACCCAAGGCCTGCTTGAACAATCTCTAATGCACCTGGAAAATCTAATATTCCAGGACCAAACTCATCCAAGCTAATATCATCATAAATGACTCCATAATCAGAGGGGATTTCATGACCATGATTCCAAACCTTATTCCCCTTCTTAAAAACCGCTCTGGAAACCACATCCAAAGAAGGTAACAGCTGGCAGCTTAATTCAGACTTTTTACCAGTGCAGTCTAAGAGTATTGTCGCGTTATCATTTGGATCAATATCATCCTCCACAAGATCTGTCAATAATAACTCTGGGCCTGTACTTGGAGTGGTTGGTTCCGCAACAGCAATTGACGGGTCCAGACCTGTCGTCCCAGTAAATAGATTGATATCCACTCTAAAAGAGGATATTGCTTCTATCTTAAAATCTTCCTCACCATCAATTATGGTATGTGTTTGTCTAATAAATGGCAATGACCAAACTTCCCTCGACCCCATTTCCATTTCTAAAACCGGATCATTCAATACAGTTATTAAAAAGAATTTCCTTTCCATTTCAGACCAAATCGCAGGAGACTTCTTCATAACAAGAACATCACCAATTTTTTTCAAATCAGTTTCCCCCTTGCTCCCTATATCTCCAAGATCTCCAGATCTCTGTAAACTAACTGCCATTTCTAACATTCTTATTCCTCCTGCGGTCTTAAATTAATACCCAAATATCGCCGCTTAAACCTTCATACTATGATACCCTAAAATATTAGAATAGGGTCAGATGAGATACCTGGACCTCTTGGTAACACGAATGATTCTTGCACAACAGATCCGGCATCCCATGTTCCCGAAAAGGTTAATGACAACAGTAAACCAACTGGAGTGCCCACGTTTCCACCGGCCACTCTCGTTGTCCCCAAAGCATCAGTGCTGAAACTGCCAAGAGCCACACCGCCATCCCTCGCTTCGCCAGAAGATAATAACCTGGCATGTGTGTTTCTATTTATTAATTGGCTTGATCCTGGCTTGTTCACAAGATTACCTTCACCGCCATTGTCATCAGAGGTCCCATCGGAGGTTATATTGTTTGTGCTAACAATCGAGTCAAAGTTCGTCCAATTTATATCTAACAACCCGCCTTCTCCACAAATATTATTTCTAAGAACGACATTTAATGTAACTGTGTCTGAAGTCTCAGTTTTTGTTCCAGTTATCCCATAAGAAGTAACATCAATTATAGTATTGTTGAAAATATTGCTATCGGTTTCAACGGGGTTTGTTGTAGCAATCCCCAATATAAGGATTCCGGTAGCTAATAATCCATTTCCAAAAACTATATTGTTTTGAATATCACATGTTTTGCTAACGGGATTAGAATCTACAATGTAAATTGCATTGGCAGTATTTGCATATGACTTCTGAATTAACAAATTGTTTTCTACTATAACACCATCCGACGTGACCATAGAAATTATCGAGTTTGCTGTAGATGTTGATTCCATTCTTATACCATCTATTTGAACATAATTAACATAATTAACAATTGAATTTCCTGTAGTGGATGATATGAAAGCTCCTGTGCCATCGTCTCTGGCATTATGTCTCTCTGCTAATGGAGTGTAAATTCTTGGGTAGATAACTGCTGTTGGTGTTGATGACCATCCTGATATAACAACCTCGCCAAGATCGCCGCCATCATAGCATTCCGCCCACTGGTCTGCTGTCGCCTCACCATCAGCAAAATCTTCCCAGGTTTGGAGTAAAGTATAATCACCACCACCACCTGGTTTTATCGTTTTAATTGTGGGCATTATAGATACTCTTTAGTAACGGTGTATTTTATCGAAACCGCTATCAACCTCGCATCTGCTGCCAAGAGATCAGCGACATGCAAAGGGTCTCTTGATACTCTAAATTGAAGGATCTCCCCAGCTTCAGGTGTGCCAGCGAGTGTAATAGCAGAAGTTTCCAAACTCGTGTTCCATTGGTTTTGACCATTATTCGCATCAGCAACGATTTGTACGGTCCCCCACGCTTGATCAATTGCTTCCCCATCTCCAAATGATCTTCCCTGAAACCGCCATGCAACACTACTTGTTGAAGCCGTATCGGCAAGCCAAATGAACTTAGCGACCATTGTCCCACCATCCCAATTCTCTGGAGACGGGACTGTCCATTCAGCATATTCCATAGTGGTCTGATCAAAATCTAAAACATATAGATTTACCCCATTTGTTACAAATTCAATTTCCGATGGCCCCGCCGCACCATCTGTAACTGACCCCCATCCTCCAGCTGCTGTTAGCCTTAAAGGTTTCTGAGGTCGAGCCGTTCCCGTATAATCAATTCCCGCTGTGGTAATATCAACATTGTTTGCTGTACCAACAGTCATTTGATCAAAAACTGGAGTGGATAGATCGAGATCTCTATCAGCCATTGTCAATGTTCTTGTAGTTGCTGTAGTCACACCAGAAATTTCAAAATCGACTATCTTTGTAGCGTCATCTTCATCCGTGAAGTGCGGCCCTTCAATAATGACATTTCCTTTTGTGGCATGAGATGTAGATCTAACAGTAAAATTATTACTCGAAGCATCACCACCAATCAAAGTTTGACCACCTGACCTGCCAGCAAGAAGTGGGTAAATACTATGGTCATCATCTGAGAGCCCAGTTAGCGCACCGTGATCTGCGACACCACCGACACCACCAGTTGACCCCGTAAAGAAATCTACAGATGGTTCTACAACGATTTCTGGAAGGTCATAAAAACCAGATCTTTTTCTATAGGCATATTCAATCGTTAAGTTTTCAATATCCGCAACCGCAACCGCAGTTATAACTTCCGTTGAAGGATCTATATAAACGAATGATATCTGACCCCTATCATCACCAGAATCAGAAAATGAATTTCCATCCGTCGCCCCACTGCCAACTTGAATCAAACCATATATTTGATTTTCTCCAGAATCTTCTAATGGCTTGTTTGTCGCAGAATCTCTAATCAAACACAGGTTGCCATTATTTGCGGCGGCATCAGTAGCATGAGATCCAATAGCGCCTGATAGTTGGGCTACGATGGACCCAAACGCTGTTGTGGCGATGGCGATGTTGTCAGAAGGCTTACCGGTTCCAAGAATTACATAGTTCTGACTTGACGGTACGGTTATATCTGTGGTTGTCCCAACCCAATACGTCAACGCCTTATCATGCAATGATTGCAAGTCAAACCCGTCTTCTAAAGCGTCGTACCAATTGGTCCTTCCACTTAAAATAAGCATCTGACTTCTTATGTAATTGAGATCACCCTCAAGGCTTATAGCAGATGACTCTGCATCTGTAACCGTTAAGGTATCGTCATAAGTATCTGATGTTCTTATTTGTGACGATTGTCTCAGGAATGTTCTAGCCACCTTTAGACTCCATTATAATGTTCAAAACCCTTGGTGATATATACAATTCCAAAGATTAACTAACCTTTATTTATAGCGTTAAGATTCTTCCACATATTGGAAGGTAATCTTGTCTCCAGAGATTGGCGCTGGAACATCCACTGAAAGTGTAATAGACGTTCTGCCAACGTCTTCTGTAAAGTCGTCAGGGCTCAATGCTTGACCATTTATAAACGGCCTGATCTGAGTAGTGACGTATACTTCGCTCCCTGGAAGAGTAAAAGTTTTATTCACCCCATCTGGAGACTCAACCGAGACCGCATTAAATTTCAATGTGCTGAGTCCATCATCTTCAGCATTAACAGTGACGCTACCGTCTGAACTATCATAACTGACAACTTCCAGTAGCCCAGCGGAGATTGCGCTTTTGATGTTAGCGAGGTTTCTATATTCATCCTGGACCTCAATTGTTTGTCCGGGAGTCATACTTATCCTGAAAGGTATCGTCTCTGGAAAATTCCCCTGATATGTTTCCTGACTGCTTATATCAAGAACGCCTTGGGAAAGAAGACATCGTAAAATCATCGAGCGATCTCCTTATTTATGAGCCGCTGCCGCATATGGAGAACCATTGACCTCATGGCCCCTTGTGTCCTCTCTAACGACTGTGGTGCCAATACTCGTAGCATCAAGCTCCAAATCGCCTTTAACACCATCTAAAAAGGCTTTAACCTCAGGAAAAATACCCTTCACGCCTATTATCTCCTTATAATACCTGCCTTTAGTCCTATTGGACTTGGCAACAAGATCATTGTAAACATAATTGGCATCATCTTCATTGTCGTCCAGGAAGTAATAATTTCTTTTTATTAAATATCTTCCAAGGTAGGCTTCTTTAAGATAGGCGCTTACCATTATGACCTTCTTACCATCACGTGTAATTCTATCTTTGGCTATATCAATATCATAATGTGAGTCTTCGATCTTCTTCGAGGCTATTTTTATAGATTGTACTTCACTATCGTCTTTCTTCATAGCCTCTTTCTTTATCGGATTCCCAGATATCTTTTTCATCAATTCTCCAATATCAACATTGGCTTTTATCCCCATGGATGAAAAAGCTTCAATAACAGCCTTCACAATCTCATTTGAATCTGACTCTCCAGAGGATGCTGTCTTGATCATCTTCACATCAGACGGCAGTAAATCCAATAGATTCTTCGCCCTTTGAATATCAGCAATGCGCTCAAAGATTGAGAAATCAGATGTGTTTTTTGAAATGGTGTCCATATTAACCTCAATGTGTTTGTATTTTATTCTACAATAATATCCCGATTCCCTATATAGACACAAAAATGACGCCCCGTTTCCAGGACGCCCTTTTCATTCGTTAATTTTATTATCTACCTACTTATGAGATCTGAAACCTCGCAAACTTAGCGATTTCGATCTTTTCCCCAAGCCGTTGCACTTGGTCATTGAGAAGATCTCTTACGGAAACACCGGAGTCCTTGATTGTTCTTTGATTAAGAAGACAGTGTTCTAATCTGAACTTTTTAAACTTACCGACAACCATTTTATTAACAATCTCGTCACTTTCACCATCGTACTCAAGCTCTGGCGGACAAATGCTATTTATGGACTGAGAAATGAAATACGCTCTTTCTTGAGCAATCCTTTCCTCTGAAACATCTTCGAAACTTATAAACTCAGGGTTTGAGGCGGCGACTTGCATGGCGACCTCATGACCAAAGTCTTTGAGCGTAGCCGCGCCAAAATCCGTTTCACAGTGAATTTCAACAATTGATCCCACCTTTGAGTTGTGGTGAGTGTATGTGACAATAATACCCTCAGTTGCATTCCTGTTAGATAAGTTTTCAGCGACCTCACCACTACCCTTACGAAGAACAATCTTCGCTTCATTAAGATCGTCGTGAGCTTTTTCTAATGCCTCTTTGCAGGCAACAATCCCAACTCCAGTTTCTTGACGGAGTTGTTTTACTTTATTAAGATCGGCCATGTTCTTTCTCGTTGTTTATCTGACAGTTTGATTCAATTGTCGTATAAATTAAGCCTGGGCTGTCGCCGTTACCTTGCTAACGTGATCATACGCCGATGTTTCATAAGGGAACTCAATCCAGTCATTCCAATGATTCATAAAGGAAAATTGTTGAGGTAAAAAAGTGGATGATTGATTTACAACTATTGCCGATGTTAAACGGAAGTGTCTGCCTTGAATTCTATTCAATGGTATAATGAAATCATGAAATGTGCTACCGGAGTCCGCAATGTCATCTACAATCAAAGTGGACTCTCCAATGTCTTCTTTGTTTGCAATAAGAGGTATATCAAGTTGGTGTGAAAGCATTGTGGCAAAAATTATCCCCCCTCTTGGTATCCCATAGATATTATTTATTACCAATTCATTGACTATGATTTCGTCATTCCAGTAATCAGTAGCCGTATTTATCCACTGCTCACACTCTGCCCACGTTACTTTCTTTATTTTTCTCATTGGGGATTCTCCACTCTTGTACCGGATTCTATCCAGCCCTGACTTGTCAATTGAATAAACTTGGCGCTACGAGAAAATTCATTCCAGTTTTTGGCTCCACCATAATATGTCATTGCAGTTCTCATGTTGGCTTCAATTTGTGCGCAAACCTCTTCTGTTTTCCCTGTATACTTCACTGCACCGGAAACGCCCTCTACTGATCTTAATTTATTTGACAATACAGATTGAGCACCCTTAGATGCCATCCCCCTATATTCAATAAATTTGTATTCTTCCTCATTTGTCGTAACATTCAAATTCTCATCATATTTTTCGCCCGGTGCCATATCAGTCGAAGCGAGCATCTTGCCCATCATCACCATGTCCGCACCAGCAGCCATAACCTTCATTATATCACCAGTGTTTTCAATTCCACCATCAGCAACAATGTAAGCTCCAGGTATCTTCACATCTGCACAACGCATTACTGATTCAAAAGTGGGGACGCCAAATCCAGTGTTTAATCTTGTTGAACAGATCGATCCGCCCCCAATCCCAACACGAATAAAATTCGCCCCGGCTTCAGCCAAATGCCGATAACCACTTCTGGTGGCAACATTGCCAGCCATGATAATAGCAAACGGACAATGCTCCCTTATGTACTTGACAGTCTCAACACAAGCGTTTGTATCACCATTCGCCATGTCAACTAAGAATCCAAATTGCCTTTTCACACTCGCCTTGTACTTATACTCTACAATCAACTCGTTTATCCAATCCTTCCACTTAAAAATGTTTCCGACAGATAAGAAGCAAAGGGATTTGTCTTTATTAACCTTACAATCAATAAAAAAATTAAACTGACTTGACGCACTATCAAAAAATCTGTGGATTGAGGTGAACCAATTTGTTTCTGAAAGATGATGGATCAATTCAGGGGAACACACTCTATCCATAGGCGCATTGATTAACGGTGTCCCAGACAAGTCATTCTTATAATGATAACACAAATCACCATCACTCGTGCTCATATCTGAATACCTTGGCACCATCAATACATCATTGTAAGATAATGAAGTCTTTATGTCTCCCATCTACATCTCCCGTTAGTCGTTGATGTGACCACACTTATCACAACATTTTAATCCGTCGTCATTGGCGAATTCTTTCTCGCACTTTGCGCATACAATAAAAATACCATCATCAAGATACTCTCTGACTATAAAAGAGTTTGATCTTATTATGTTCGCGCTGTCTATTATTTCTTCAATTTCTTTATTCATTAATCAGCCTTCTACATCTGGAGTCTCACCGTTGAAAATAACACCAACACGATTGATGACCTTTGAAAACGGGGGCATGTCAAGAGTTTCAATAGACGCCCTCTCAATATGCAAGTGCGGATTCATCCTTGCCTCATGCTTCTCAGGAAGACCCTCAATTTCTTCAGCAGTAAACAAAGTTGAAGAGATCTCGCGACGAACAAAGACGCCTCTTTTGAAGAAGGTCGGATAATCATTCCAATTGACACCCTTATTTATAAGCATGTCCATCATTTCAGGACCACTCTTGTTTTCAAGGTCCCTGTGAGAATAATACGCTCTCGCGGCCATTGACTTGCTATTCTTGGTCGCATCTTGTTCGCGCCAAAGAATAGTGTTCGCTGCTTCCATCATGTTAGGAACATTCCACACTCTGCAATCAAACCTGGGGCGGCTGTCTGTCTTTTCGGGGATGTATTCGACAAGATGTTCGTTAAACGTAAGACTGGCGAATGAAGCCATATCTCCAACGAGTTTTTGGATTCTACCATCATATGGGATCTGACTCTTCACATTATCACTATAAAGGATAAGTGAGATTTCGTCAGACTGGGTATACCCAATAAGCGCATTGTATTCCTTAACCAAGTTCCTCATGGTATATTCCATAAGGAGAGACATTCGGACGTCATATGGTCTTTTGAGACCATTAGTGAATTTGGAAAAGCACTTACCATCAATCCTGACCATGACGGGAAGAAGAGGCATGAGCCTACGCCCAGCCTCTTCCATTTCATAGCCTTTCATACGGTCTCCATCCGCATCGTTTTTCATTGCATTACTCCATAAAATTTAAGTGATATTATCGGGTAACATATCACATCAAACTCGAATTTCAAGTCCATCCATGGAATTTTACAAAACCAACGGTTCCTTGTGGCCTCGTGCATACGCGGTTTGAATGGCGTTTTTTACTATAGCATAGCTTTCAGTCGTGCCATCATACTTGACTACGTTAGGATGTTCAAATCCATCATTGTGTGGAAGCGCGGGCATGATCACAAGTCCCCTACTTCTCTGTTCGAGCCAGGGCTCAACAAAACCGACATAATCATCAAAGAGAATTTTCCCATAAACAATACTCTTCTCAGTAGTAGTGTTCATATCGAATCTGTCGCTTTCAACGATACTGGATTGCAAATTTCTTCTGCACCATTGAAACTTTTCAGTCCAAGAATTTTCAGAAGTCCATGCGGCTTTTGATGTGATGCAAATGGAAAACCCTGCTTCAACAAGCAAGTCGAACACTTCAAATCCCTGCGGGATCTTCTTAAGGTTTCTCCACCACCCTTCCTGCGATCTGACAATCCTCATTCTATTCTTAACATACGAAGGAACATCGTCGTCCCAAAGATTGAACATCTTCTCGTCTTGAGACGCCAAATCATTCATACCCATGAGACGACCCTCTTTCCACTCATGCTCAACTCCATTATGTAAACCATCATCATGATCACAAAGTGTCCTATCAAGATCCACGAGTGCTATCGGATCACCGTCTTCTCTACTGTTATTCATTACTTTTCCCTTGAAATAACTTTCGCCACCTTGACTCCGCGAAAGCACGTCTGAGATCTCGACTGGCGCGGCTGCGAGACCGGCTTCCTCTCTTTTCCGCCTGTAGTCGCACAACCATCATATCTCTCTATTACTCTACTCATGTTTAAGGCGTTGTCAAGCCCTGAAACAAAACTTGCTATAGTTTCATCCCGCAAGTCGAGTATCATTTCAAGAACTGTCCTGTGGATTTTCCCCCTTTTCGTCGGCTTAATAGAGTTGGTTCCAACAAGGAAGATATCATCTGTCACCTTTCCGTCTAACAATTTCTCAACTTCATTCTTGATCAATTCTTTCGAGGCACTATCCTGAGAAAACAAATGATCAATAAGCTCTTCGCCAAATTCTGTGGCTTTAGTTCTTGCTGGAGAAATCAATATCTCATACAAGTACTTTTGAGCATCTTTCATATCGTTATTGTTCATGCTCCTACGCAAAAGCTCTTTTTTCCCTGCGGAAGCATCAATATCTGCAAGCTCATCTTCACTTAATCGCTCTCTGCCTCTTTTGGAAATTGTACTGAGCCTCTCTTCCCTTTCATCATTCAATTTATTTCTAATGTCACGATGATCAATATCACCCTTACCTGTTTCTTCCTTTATCTCATTTTCGAATTCTTCAACAATACCGCAAGTATTTTTCTCAAGCAATTCCTTAGTCATGGCTCTCTTATCTTCTTCTGAAGTCATGTGTACTCTTACATCTGTCATCCCAGTGTGTCCAAAACCACCAGCGCCACGTTCTGAATCCCCCAACTCATCTACTTCTACAAATTTAGCCTGTGAGACCGGAGCGATAACCATTTGAGCAATCCTGTCGCCCTTTTTTATCTTGAAAAATCCATCGTTACCAGATTCTGGCGGTGGGGGTTTTGAAAGATTGATCAATAAGACATTTACAGGCCCTCGATACCCAGAATCAATAGTCCCCGGAGAGTTGACAACCACTATGCCCTTTTTGGCAAGGCCGCTTCTTGATCTTATTTGCGCCTCATAACCAACTGGTAATTCAATTGAAATTCCAGTCTCAATCATTGTTGATTGAAATGGGGAAAGAGAGGCGTCGTGAAGGGAGACTAAATCAACACCAGCATCACCAGGCTTTGCATATTGAGGGATTACGGCAGCGGCACTTAATCTCTTAATACTGACAGGGATAATTCCTGCCACGTGGTCATTCATAGCTTGAAGTGCTGCTTGCGTTTTATTTTTCGGATCGTTTACATTGGTAATTGTAGTTCCCATAGCGATTTCCCCAACCGCCTTTTCAATTTCTGCATCATTCATAGTTAATTCTCCTTGTTCTTATCGTAGTTAAAAAAAATTTGCGGTTAACCTAATTGGGGACGAGTTATACCGCAAGGTTGCTCTACCAGTTAACCGCCTGGCTATGCGTTCGATCTTGGCGATTTTACACGAGCCCGCAGGCCCACTTACGTATCACAGCGAAGATCGTATTAAACAACATGTGTATGAGTCTTAATTGCTCCAGCGATGTTGTAAAACGCAATCGAAATTAGTGTTGGCGAACTTGCGCTAAAACTAATCGGTTGGCCTGGAACAACAGTCCTTCTCGTAGGATTCAACTCTGACCCCGAATCAACAACTTCAGTTGTTGGAACGGCAGCGGCAGTGTTAAACCTACACCAAAAGTCTCCATTAGCGGAAAATTCAGCCACTTCTGCGCCTACGGGAACCGTTATTGATTCAGGAGTGTCAGCCGCCAGAACGACATTGTAAATAATGTCTGACTGTGGGTAAAATCCACTATCGTTTTTGTTCTCGTCATATTTTAATATGAAATCTTTCATGTTTAACCTCTTAAATGATAAATGGGTACTAAGTCTTCATAATACTTAATACCCAAATATCTCATAGCTTCCTCTTAATTGTTGGCCCCAGAACTTGGATTTGGCTCTACAGAAACCGGTGGGGCAACTTCCAAAATAACCTCTGGTGGCGCTGGAGCGGCCTGGAATTTGTAGTCCGCTACAGCTTCCTTGATCCCCTTATTGAACGCTCTCAAGATCGCAAGCCTTTCTGCGCCTACAATATTGTCGATTTGATATCTCTCATCAAGTCGCATCCAATACATATTCAATGTTTCAACTCCAAATGCAATCAAAATTGCACTCTCTGGATCATCAGCGAATTCAGTCATTACAGCGTTCGTAATCAAGCTCTTGATAACGTCGTTACTGTTTTCATCAGTAATCAAAGCATCAAATTGATGGTATACATACTCAAGTATTTCAACTTCTTTCGCGCTAAGATGAGGTTTTCCAACCAAATATCCAACTCCAACTACACGGCCAAACTTTTCGGCATCAGCAGTGCTGACATCAATTCCTCCTACTCCGCCCGTTCCGCCTGTAGTCGCACAACCATTGCCTAACACCGCCATTAGGACCACCATCATTCCACAAATTAACTTCTTCATTCAATCTCTCCTTTTATTTTGAGGCATCGTAGCGTTCTGCTTTTTCTAATAGTATTGAAAATTGGCCATTTGGGAGCCACCAACCTTCAGCGCCATTATGAACCAAAGGAATCGCCTTATGTTCCTGTGGTATATATATTACCTGAGGCGTTCGACACCCAGCAACCGAAACTAACATTCCTACAATAAAGATCAATTCCATCGTATGTTTTCGTAATCTTCTGTTCACTTCGTCTACATCCTTTTCTTTTATGGCTGTCGCGCCATCTGACACTTCATCCTCTAACTTGTTCTTCTTTCTTTTCTTGACTTGATCGCCAGAAGTGAACCATTTGCTCCAAGAAGCAATTGTACTCATGATACTTGAAAATGCACTCATTTTTAATATTTATTGTTATAGGTTAGTGTCCAATTAAGGATTGTACACCATATTTACTTTAGTTTTCGTGGTTAAACCTTGGAATTAACAAAAATCCTTTCCCCTTTATCATTTAACTCCATATCCTGGAACACATTGGGGAATTCTACAGAAAGTGCCTCGGCGATTTGGTCACAACTGATTCTAATTTCTTCCTCAGCGCCTTCTGAAGTCCTCATTTCAACAATGTGCCGCCAGGATCGCAAATTTCCTGTGACCAGTATACATGTTGAAAGACCAATCGGTGCAATTCTTCTAAATGCCGACGTGAGAAGCTTTTTCGTGTGAAAATCCTTCATATTATCGATATCATAAATTTCGGCCAATTGTGTTTGCCATTGCTCCATTTGAGTGATCGCACCCAAGAACAATTCTATCGCTGCATCATTTTCTTTGATCAAGGTGGGAATCCAGAAGCTTAAATCATTAAGTCTGACATATCTTAAGCTTTCCTGGGAAAAAGCCGTCCCGGCTCTGTGGCGGGTTATTTCATGAGTTAAAACACGAGACACGTCTTTGAGGATAAAGCTCGCTGAGACGTGTTCAAGGATTGATCCATGCTTGTGCTTGAGAACATTGGCAATGTAGTCCCTGTTGCCCTCTCTGACTTTTTTTACATTAGGATTGGTGGCGAGTGGCTTCGCCGGATCATAGGCCTGCCAGCTTCGATAGCACATTCGGCCTGCGGCTTCGATTAAATTCTCCCCATCTGAAACCGAAATGTCAGGGTCCCAATCGGGATCTCCTATATCATCAAGGTATGAATTTAGACCAATGTCGTTAAGGGAGGTTATCCCAACTAAGTATGATTCTGGACTATCAACTATTCTCATCGCTATTCTCCTGTTTTTATTTTCTTAGCCCATTAATTAATCTTATCAAAATTAGACAATGGGGATCTTCCTTGTTGTCATTACTCTGCTACAGAGGTCTGTGTTGTAGGTTTTATGCTACATTTATCGTATTTGTCTGCAATCTCTCTTAACATCTCTGGAGAATCTTGTGCTAAATCATTAGTGTAAATAATTGAACTTTCTATTATTCCACTGATCAACCTTTCAAGATTGTCACAATCCATACTATCACTTTTCCCTAACTCTGAAGCGAGATCGTCAATATGTCCAAACGTTCCGTTTGATAAAAAACATTACTTTCTTCGCCTCTCAGCCTTAATCATTTTAATAATCGACTCTAATGCCTCAGCATTTCCGATTGCGTCATTGACGGGATTGTGATCGTGGCGCGTATTACGAAGCTTCCTCTTCAAGAGATTTCTTCTTGTTCTCAGATTCTTGCTGAAATACAACCAACAATGGTTTCAAGAATTGCCAAGCTCCCCAAACGATTACACCAAATACTACTAACGGAATGATACTCATGTTCTCTTCTCCTTATCTTTAGTTGTAAAAGCTGTTAGCTTTCGTATTACCGTCACTTCTTCTCGTCTGGTGAGTAGAGGGGGATTCGAACCCCCAAACCGTTGATTCTAAATCAACGAGGTATGCCAGTTCCCTTCATCTACCCCAAGTCTTTGTTTGTTGATGACAATTTGGACACAATATTCTTAAATTTTCTATTCTGTTATCATTATTTATTCCGTTTTTATGATCCAAGTGTAATGTGATTTTATTTCCAAGCCATTCATTTATTTTGCAAATGACAACCACAATGAAATAGGTGGCAAGGGCACATAAAATGTCCACCCCCCTCATCATTTATAGATAATTCTATACCGCATGAGTTTCCCCATAGATTCCATTCAACGCCAACATTACTATGCTGATCAGAATAGGTTAAAAAAATCTACCATTTATTGGGAACGCCGTCGAACCATCGTTTATGAATTGTGTATGCATCAGTGTTTCTCTTCTCTATGAACCTTAGTTAAATTAGACAGCGCCTCGGCTACGCCCTGCCGCGCTCTCCGTCGTCGCGAACTTCATCAATGCATTGGGCACCCGGCTGGTGTCCGATATTCCCCGTCAGTAGCTAACTAAACGAGTTGTATTATAGGGCGCTGAAATTTTCTAAGTACTCAACCTTGTTTGACCTTTTTTGACTCTTAACCTTTCTCTCAAGCTTCATAGCTTCAGATCTTGAAAACCCAGTTCGACATGTTAAAATTGTCACTGGCCTACGTGTCTTTGTATATTTAGCTCCCTTACCACTGTTGTGTTTAGCAACCCTCTTTTCAAGATTGTTGGTTATTCCAGTGTAATAAGTCCCATCACTGCAAACCAGGATATACACAAGCCAATCAGTCATGACTTCTCATCTTGTGTTTCTTCTCAAGCTCTCGTCTACGCTCTCGTCTATATTGTCGAGAAGTCTCATATCCAGTTCTGGAAACCGACCTCTCTCGATCTTTCTTAATAATTAATCTGGCCATTTTCTACCTCATCGCTTCCGATAATTTATATTTTTAAGTAGTGTTATTTACCACTTCATTTGGTTATATTATACCGACAAATTGAGATTTTTCAACCCCGTTACAAATATTTTGCGACATGCCCAGGATTATTATCCATCTTTTTCTTGCAAAAAGAAGGTTCGTCTCGAAGGATTGCCATGACCATTCCCCCACCATACTGAGGGTAGGGTTTTACTTCCCAAAATGGGTGAGCCCTAAGATAAGGAACTATCACCCTGCCTTTACGACACGCAAGCTCAGACTCTCTTGAGATTGTTTCCTCATACATCGTGGCATTGTCAATAAGAACAATGCTCCCGACAATTAAATGAGATTGCATCAATTGGAATTCTAAAAAAGTCATCATTGCAGATGGTGCGCCATCAAGAAAAAGAAGGCCAATTGGTTTTTGTTCAAGATCCATTTCTGGAAGAGTGTCTAAACTTGGGCCAAGGATAAACTTGGTTGAGGGGCAAGTTTTTGAAACCCTTTCAATAGTCTTCTCAGCTATTTCAAGTGTATATCCAATACAATCATTCTTTTTGCAAATCTTCTCGACTATAACCGTAGACGCTCCGGCACCGACTTCAATTACTACGGAGTTTTCAAGCAACTTTATTTCATCAAGAATTATTTCTAACATTGGAATTGTTGATTGTGACATAAATAAACCTTTAGTTTATCTTCGTGTATAATGAGATCAGATCCTACCTGGGGACATTAAACATACAGAGTAATTAATATTAATACCTCGCAAGAGAGTTCCCCTAACCAAAATGGTACTCGTAATTATTGACGAGTTCATAAATGGCCAAATGTAACACTTATCATTACATTTGGCCATTTATAACACCAGCACAAATGCCACTCTTGCCATCTCTACACTTGTGAGAATACGCTTCCTTTGAGTCTTCAAAGGTCATAAACGGGTGGTGATCTATCTTGCTCCAATTATCATCTGTGGTCAACCCATCTTTCAAATATAGAGGGCGTCACAATTTGAACAACTACCAGATAATTCTCTGCCAAATTTATCCATTATTTTTTCCAGGTCCATTTCTTGGTTAATTCTTTGTCAAGATCAATCCCCTCTTGCTCCGCGAATAACAATAAGAATCCAAAGACATCGGCCATTTCCTGAGACAATGATTCTTTAATCTGTCTCTTAGTCTTTCCCTTCTGCCGCCCACGATTAGTCAACATTAAAAAGGACTGTAAGCATTCGCCCCACTCTTCCCCAGTCTTGAGAGGGAAGTAATCTCTATCAACTACTATGTCGGGAAATTCCTGACAATACCTTGTCATAGTCTTATTAGCGAGATCCGTTAATCTTTGCAATTGATTCTTTGCCATTTTATGCCCTCGTTTAAGTAATTTTTATAAGCATTGATTGTATCCATTAATAAACCCCATCTTGTTTCCCATAAATAATATCCTTTTCGTTTATGTTCCCATGATACTAATGTGATAATATGTCCCATCAAATGCCGCTGATATATCAACCCCTTCAGAGATCAACCATTTAAGCAAGTAATGCTCTTCAGGTTAGTTCCAGATCGATACTAATGAATTACTACTGTGAGTATAGATGTCCTCGTCATTAAGTTCTGACTCAACTTCATCTGGAACGTCATCATTGCAGATTAATGTAATAGGTGGTTCGGTGGCGGTTCTGACTGAAACGTATGGTCGCCCGATTTCCCAATGGGTTTTGGGGTTGATAAATAAATTAGAAGAGACATATAAACAATGTCTCGCATAAAGAAGAGACCTTCGGGTCTTTTTTTACTTCCTTAAATTAAGTTCCTTGTATATTATTTAATGATCCTCTAAAATAGTTTATCAATAGAGTCTCATTGAATTTTAAAATTTTTTATATTTCTTGGATTAGAAAAGAATCCTTCGTGTAGTAATTCATTTGCTACATTGTATGTATTCGATTATGGTTTCTAAGCTTCTTCCACTTTTTGTGTCCTAATTGCATTGATGAGGCTCGTCTATGTGATCATCAAATTCTACCTGAATCTTTGCCAATTCCTTTTGAATGTACTCAATGTTTAGATCCTGGACCGCGTCGTCAGGTAAAGCCCCAAGTTCTCCACGGGGCCACTTAATTCGAAATTCTTCATTGGTTGCAACGGAGTCTTGCATACGGATAACGTCTAATTGAAGTTGCGCTATCTGTCCTGTCAGGCTGAAATAGATGCCAGCCATTGATAATATCATGGCAAGTATTCCAACCAAACTTTTAATGTCTATCGTCACAGTATTTGACTCATTCAAACTTAAGTTTTTTTCTTCTTTTTCCATTATTTACACCCCCTCTTGATTGGTACATCATTTTCATCTATCTCCTGATTACAGTTGAATAGTATATAAATTTATTTTCACATTAGCCTACAGTTGAGGGTTACTATAGCGAACGTCTGAAACTTTTCAAGTCTCTATAGCAACAATGCATTGTCCCGTGCCACGCGTCGTTTCTGTCTCGTGATATTTTCTGAAACCGCCAAACCCGTAAATTGCTCCCCGTAATGAATGACCAATTCGTTAGGATCGTGGATCATTGGATTGAAAATGTGATGGAAACGACCATTGATCATCTGACTAATCAAAATAGCAATCGCTGAGCTTCTACTTATTCCAGCGGTGCAATGAACAAGGAACGGTCTATCATTCTCTTTGGCCTTCAAAGCAGCCCATTCAAGGATTCTCTTAACCTGGTCGGGCTTGGGAGCAAAGAATTTGCTCTCAGTGCTGTCAACATCATCAAATGTTTCAACACATAAGAATTGTTCTTCCATGTGTTCATCTATAAGAGAATAGCATATTGTTTCTGTTGGTATTGGATCTGTGTAGGTTCGGAGTGATATTACATTGAATTCATCCTTAATATCTTGAATGAACCTTCCCGTGTAATCAACTCCTTTTATCTTTATTGTTCTCATTGGAATTTTATTGGGATTTTCTTGGGTTATTTTTTTCAACTCATCATTTTTAATTAGATAAGCGTCAATGTTTTTACGTTTCTTCTGCTTTGCCTTCCAGAGCCTATGTACGCCATCTGCGATCCAAAGCCCGTCTGGATATTCTACAACAAGTATAGGGAATTTCAAGTCCGCATCGTTAGCTCTAATTATAAACAGCGGATGTCCTGGAAGATCTTCCCCTCGTTCATGATCTGAAGGCTCAAGGTTATTCATCAACTTGCTGATTGGAATTGATACTTTCTTTCCATTTTCGACTGCGTATTCATGGAGATCAGGAACGCGCCATGTCCCTGTCTCATCTGAGAATGTTTGATCGAAAAAGAATCGGGCTTCTTTGAAAATGTAAGATTTATACCAATTCACGTTATCAGTCTTATGAAAGGATTATTGTATATAGTATATTTGTCTATATAACCACAAATATCCTGCATTTATGTCTGAGATTGTAACATCGTTATCTTTTAGGTTCTCAAATACATTATCCTATCGCCGCCAAACATTTTCCAAAATTCAGTCCTTAAAATATAATGACCACAATCTTTCTCGTCTTTAATTCGCTTCTGAATGTTCGCCGTCTTTATAAAAGAAGATGCGAAGTTGGCATTTATAGGGACTTTAAATAGTTTTTTTGTATATTTCATTGCTTATCCAAATTTGGTGGCCTCGTAGGGACTCGAACCCTCAATCTCTTTCGAGCCTATGATTCTCAACCATAGATGTATGCCAATTCCATCACAGCACCATTAATTCATAGATAATTGTTTCCACCATTTGTTTCTATAATAACTTCTACTTTCCCTCATTCCTCTTGAAAATGTTTCAGTTTGAGAATGACAATTAGGGCAAATAATCTTTAAGTTTATTTCTTGACAATCAGAATTGTCTCCATTTATATGATCAAGTTGCAATCGTAGAGGTTTGTCGCCCCACTTTTTAACCCCACAATCTTCACATTTATATTCTCTTTTGCCGCTTCTTATCAAACGTCTAATCAAGGTCTCATTTTGTGTTTTATGGTTACCTTTCCTAAAAACATGTTCCCATGGAGATTCTATTTTTCGAGAAACTATATCAACAATTTCATCCGTCTCCCTTGATTTCCCAAGCGACCACCCTTGACCTGTGAAATGAGAAGTGTCTATTTCAAATTCTTTAAACTTACCTTTAAGAAATTTATGTATACCACCTGATGGTTTATATCCCAATTTACGCTGAACCTCTGAAACACTTGCAGATTCTTTAACCACATTCTCAAGATGTTCTTTGCTCTTTATTTTCATATAAATACTCCTTTGTATAAAGTATTCTTCAGAAATGGTAAAGACACCTTCATTTTAAAACTTCGTGTCTGCCAAAATTCCACCACAAGGCCTTAATTTAGTCAGTTGATTTTACTTTCTCTTCAAAAATATCACCAGGTCCAGGTTGTCTTTGATTCTCATCAATGATCGCTTGGCATATGTTGTTAATGATAACAGGCAACTCACTATTCCTATATCTTTCAAGAAGACTTTTTATAATGTCCATCGCCTTTGTCTTATCATCGGCGACCTTCACGGTCTTTTTATTATTTTCTATAACTCTCATAAATTGATCTCCATTTGGTTTTCATATTATTCATGAAAACACTTCTTAGACCCTTGTTATTAGTATACAAACTATCTTTAAAAAAATAAAAATCCATGACCGACGCTAAACGGAATTGAGTGCTGACGAATGACATCATCGAACGTTACTCATATTTCAATTTTCAACAAGAATTAAAATTCTCCCATGTCCAAAACACAGGCTCCACTTAGTGAGACTTTCGTCGGCATGGATAATACTGGTGGCCCGTGCGGGATTTGAACCCGCAATCTTCAGGTTGAAAACCTGACGACTTAACCAATTCGTCCAACGGGTCATTTATATTCTTTAACCATTACAATATCTCAACAAGCCTATATCTCAAGCCCAAAACAAATACAAAGTTGCTATAGAGTGGGATTCGAACCCACGGCCCTGATCAATTGGGCACCTCCTCATCCAGCCGGATGCTTTCCACATAAAACTATAAAATGGCAGAAGAGACAGTAGCCGCTACCCTGCGATCTTTCGGCCAACTCTTCCTAATAATCTTCATCCTCAGGATCAAAAAAACTGTTTCGTTCAATTGACACCATATCAGTGGTAAATACAACCCCTGGTATCTTTTTCCAATTATACCCACCACCAGTTTCGTAATTTCCAGGATGAATATCTAAATCAAAAGCCTCGCTTCCTTCATAAGCTATAGCCCATACATGCTGCTCTCCAACTTGGGCCGAAACAGAAGTGCAATCAATTCCATTCATTGTCAAAACATCACATATTCCATCAGCAATGTCTTGACATATCCCACCACACCCAAGCCATACATCAATTCCATCTTCATCTTGATCCCAGGCGTCGTAAACACTTTGTGACTTAGTGACCATTTGTGGAACAAGAATTTTTATTCTCTGCTCAAGATCTACATTTGATTTTTTATACCAATCCATTATTCACCTCACTATATATTTCTGAATAACAAATCATATAACCTTTTAATTGGTGACCTCGTAGGGAGTCGAACCCTAACACCCTTTCGGACACAGGATTTTAAATCCTGCCGCGTCTGCCAGTTACGCCACGAGGCCATTTGGCAGAGGGAGTGGGATTCGAACCCACGGGACGCTTTCACGCCCTCCTGTATTCAAGACAGGTGCCTTTAGCCACTCAGCCACCCCTCCGATGTTACCCTATCTCTGCTTGCATTCTTTCGGTAAAGATATTCATAATTTCAGTTTTCTGCCAGTCTTCAAGCTCTAATGGAATTAATATACATGAAAACAGGTGAATGTCAAGTCTAATAACATCTGAAAATGGTCAGGATACTGGGAGTCGAACCCAGAGTACTCATGCTTCCAGAGCATGCGGCTTACCAACAAGCCCTCATCCCTATAAAATGGCTACCCCGCTTGGATTTGAACCAAGATAAAACAGCTTCAGAGGCTGTTGCATTACCAGTTATGCTACGAGGCATCTTATAAATTGGTATCGCTGACCAGACTTTCCTACACTCCGATAATACACAGTAAGTCCACGAAACGTGGACATACTATGCATAATACAACCAATTTATTTCAACAACATATCCTTATAAACTTCTTCCATTGCTTCTGCAACCGCACATAATTGATCTCCATTCAATACTTTAAACGCTCCATTCTTAGTTAAAACCCCAATCATATCTTCTCCCTTCAATCCATCTTGAAGTAAAACAGTAACCAAAGTTTCAATTAACTTACGATTTCCAACATCATCATAATGCAACCCTTTCATTGTATCTCCTTAAGTCTTATCCCCATACGTTCTTTGCCATAAACCATACGAGCCAAGAACATGATGCGACTATTACAACTACCAAACCAATAGATATTTCTAACATTATTATTTCTCCTTAAGTCTTATTGCCACTAAGAATAAATTCTTTTTGCAATTCTATTTCCATATTCAACCCAATCTTAACAGCTTTCATGATTGCCATTTTAATCTCTCCAAGAAGAACAAAATTCTCAGGAACTAACTCAATTAAATTTGGCAATTCACTTCCTGCAATAATATCATTCGCTATATCATCTATTTTATTCATTTTATAATCTCCTATTATTAAAACTGGTCTGGGTGGAAAGATTCGAACTTTCGTTCTCTTGTTTCCGGAACAAGCGCGATGACCAGACTTTCCTACACTCCGATAATACACAGTAAGTCCACGAAACGTGGACATACTATGCATAATACAACCAATTTTATATACTATTCAATTTTCAAAGATCTCAAAACTAAAAACAAAAAGGCCTCTGAAGCTGGAATTACTCCCAGCTTCAGAGGCCTTTGTGGCACATCTACTTAAAGACTCATGCAACAACCTGGCAGCAGGGAGCAACGAATGGCTCGGAGAGCGATTCGGGCAATGACGGCTGACTTGATTGTAAACTGAACCTTTTCATTTTCTTAACCTTGTTAGGTTGTGTTGTGTTAGACTGCTACTAAACTTTCGAGAAGAACTCCTGCTTTCAATGTGTTTATTATACCATGACTTTTCGATTTGTCAAGTCAGCTTTGAAGTTTTTGTTCGTTCCCACTTTCGACACGTTCTTCTCTCAACGTATCTACGGAGCCAGTTCCCGATGTTCGACCGGGGCTTATCCTTATCTCGCCCTGACTTTGCCTTCATGGTTTATCGTAATTATCGTTCATCATTGTCCCCTTTCCTTTTCCACTTCTTCCAATTTCCCACACATTCTACCATACGCTTCCAAGTTGAGTTTCTTTCACGAATTCTCACTTCTTCAACCGTACCAATCAACGCTCTTGTTTTCCAGTTATTAATTTTGTCTCCAAATAGTAGTTTTAAATATCTTTGTATTAGCATCCATACGCTGGACTTCCGGTAAGATCCTGTGGCCCCACCCTCCACTTTACTTTTCCGCAATGAGCGCAACACACTGTTTTTATACCATCCTTGAAAGAAACACCTGTGCTTGTGCATGGGCATTTTTTATCTCCAAAGAATACTTCGATATCAATAAAGGACTCCACTTCTTTCAAAGCCACCTGAATATCTTCCCAGGAGAGATTCCTGATAAAACCCTCGACCTCTGAGCATGTTCTCTCCCCAAAAGAATTCTACAATGTCAGGATAATCCTCTACCGCCTTCATGGATTTATGAATATCTTCCCATGTCCAATTTTTGATACAATCCTCAAATTCTTTTCTCAACTGGCTATCCACTTTACTCTCTCCTTAGTAATGCCTTTTTGGGGCGCGGGTAAGCTCGTAATTTGTGTAGGAAGCGGTAGGTAGGGTGCTCAGCTAACCCGTTGACCCTTAAGCATGCAGCCTTGCATAGTGGTTTGACTCAGGTTGGACCCGCCCACCAAAAGGGCATTATTAACTATCATTTACACATTCTGAACAATAACCGCTTCCAGTAATTTCGGACTCATGAGTGTCCAAACAGGGTTAAACCTTTCGATTCTCAACATGATGAAATTCCCGTCTGCATAGATTTGAGGATTCTCTTCTGATTTCTGGTGAGTCTGGACTCATATCTCTCGATTATGTCTGTCGCGTTTTCAACCTTTACTGAAGCCATGTAAACCCTCCTTAGAATAATTTGGGTCAATATAACTCTGTCTTTCGGAAAAGTAAAGCTATGTTAAACTTTTTCCAATGCTCCGATATCCCAACTTGCGCCCTGTGGTCTGGCGACCTTGAGTGCGTCAATTGCAAATGTGCCAATTGTCTTACCGGCGTCAATAGCATTTGATCCGGTCTTAAGGTTATGATCAGATCCTTCTGTTACGAACAAGTCGCCAGGAGTCTGACTAATTAAGTGATCAGATCCACCATCATCATCAGCGGTGTCATCTTCAGAGCAATTATTATTCGTAGTTATCGTCCCATTTGTCATAATAATTTCAAAATCTTTAGTGGCGGTATTTGTAACTACATTATTTTCGCATGTAGTATTATGCACAGGAAGACCAGATGCTGCGTATTCCCATAGATGAATTCCATGAAGAGAGCAATTATCAATTGTATTGTTATATATAAATGAATTAAGAGTGTAAGTTCCAAGGCCGGTAGAATGGGGATAGACATAAAGTCCATCGCCATAAGCGTCTCCATATATGATATTATTTCTAATCGTAACAGTATACGTATTTTCTATTCCTTGTCGCACCTCAATCGCTATGCCACCAGCACTTGTCGTTGAGTCCAAAAGGTTCGAATCTATTATTGCATTATCTGCGTTGTAAACTTTTATTGATCTGTTACTAAATCCTGCTGAAGCGACTATTCTAATACCTTCAATTCTTGTAAAATCAACTTGGACAAGAATTGCGGTTGTTGCCGAGTCATCTTCAATCCATGCTCCTGCACTTCCTGATGTCCCGTTATGCCTTTCTGCTAATGGAGCATAAATTCTTGGGTATTCTGTGGCTGAAGGCGTCCCGGTCCAGCCAGAAATAGTAAAGATTCCCATATCAGCAACGCCATCATAACACTCTGCCCATTGATCCGTACTTACCTGATCATCTGCCCAATCCTCCCATAAAGCAAGAGTTGTATAATCGCCTCCACCGTCTGGCATGATGGTTTTAATTGCAGCTACAATTTCTTCCGAAGAACTACTTGAGCTTCCAAGATTATCCCAGGTCCCGTACATGGAAGAGATTAACCATCCACCCTCAAATCCTCTCAGGACTATCGTACTTCCAATCGATTGGGAATAAACATTGCCATTTACAGTGACGCCCGTTGGTAAAATAGAATCTGTAGAAATTGGATTGATCTCAAGCCATTGATTGGCTTCAATAACAAAAGATATTTGATATCCCTCTTTTCCTTCTGGCAGGCTATATATGGTATGACCGGAGGTGCTTTTATTTGAAATCCAGCGCCCATCGCATTCAGATATGGGGATTGTGTAGTTGCCACCCTTATTAATTGTATTTATAGAGGTGGCATGATCTTGAATCGTTCCAAAATCTGCTTTTTTGTCTAAATACCAATTGGACCCATTATCTTGACCGACATACATGATGTCGTTAAAATCCGGGGAATTATTTTTCGTTAAGGTTGTTACAGGGGAATCGGCCATTCTTGTATCTCTAATTGGTTAAATTAGTTCTACAAGATCCTTCTCAATTTTCCTCTCCAAATCCTTTAATGAGCCATTATTATCTATGACTATATCGCCTTCAAGGTCATAGCTTTCGGACTCGTGATTCTGTATTCCAACGTCTTTTCCCTCACATCCCTCTCGAACGACTTTAACAAATATCGTCTTGCCGCCAAATTCATTGCGGATCTGATCAAGCTCATTGGGAAATCTCACGTCTGTAATAACATAGTTCCTTCCAGGCTCAAGCCTTTGGATTAGGTTCCGAACCCAAATGTCTTCTGATACATTTTTCCTAAACAACTCTGTACCAACAAGTTGTAACAATTTCCTTACCGTAAAACCTGGGAAATCTTCAAGCTCTTCCTCTCTTTTGTCTCGGTCCCATATGCTTTCATGGTCTTTGACAAGGGCTATTTGAACAATATCCCTAATTGGATCTGCAAGAGCCATCCTAATGAATTGTTCATTTCTACATAGGTAGTCGGCTACTGTGTCTTTTCCGCATCCAGCTTTCCCAAGCATGCAAATTGCAACGCTTCCCTCAAAATCCTCTGGTACGATTCCTTTACGACAATCTTCGCAATATATTGGGTTGACAGTCAAAGATGGTTGCCGCCCCTTGTTTTTTCCACATTTCTTACAATAAATATGCTCTATTTCCATTTCATAGACCCTATCGTTGGAAAGCTTAGGGGGCCGGTTGGCCCCCATTCAGCCTCTATTATTTTCTATCCATCGATACGTACCGACGTTCACTTACAATACCGAAGTTCACATCATTGTCAAGGGCGAAGAAGATCCCGTCCGCCTCATTCTTGCCAATTTTCGCATCTGGACACTTTGTCTTGAACTCTTCTGCGTCCAACGCTCGTGCATTCCTATCGTCTGGAACCATACCGAATGACCCCATGTAAAATAAGATCGAAAAGACATTATCCATGTAGAGATCATTGATATACTTGTTCAACTTCTTATCAGCATTTACAAGTGCCGCAATTGCCTTTTCCTTGTCAGCGGATTGGAGTCCATTCTTTGTTAACGTACCAAGACTATCGGCCTTGGACTCTTTCAAGACGTTGGCTATATCGGCATCGCCCTGTTTCCCTAAAACAAGATAATCGAAAACTTTCTTGATGCATCCCTTTAGGTCTTCCATGTCATAATACATAGATCCTGAACGATCAATGATTGCAATGCGATGCGATGCGATGCTTGGTCTTGGAAGAACCGGTGGGTGAAGCGGAGACTTCTCGCTCCGTAAATGATAATAGCGCCTTTTCTTTTCCGAATAGGTCGCTGATTTTTGTCTTGAATGTGGTCATACTAATTCCCTTTAATTTAGACTGTTTTGGTCTTGTTTTTCGCCAATTTGGACGTTACTCATATTATACCACCTGTGACACCTTTTGATGATCCTTTTATCAACAAAATCGAATCTTTTTCCCTTTAATTCAACCTCCAACTTCTTAACGGAATGAGGGCCAAATCTGTAGTAGCTTTCCCTTGCGGAAAGGAACGGGAATGGACCCGGCTTAAAGTGCTTTTTACCGAAAATCAGTCTCCAGTGAATCAAGGCGTCATATGAGGCCCGTCTCAATGATCTACCACTTGTTTCCTCAATAGCCTTAACCCAGGCCGAAAAAATCTCGAATGGCAACTCACCAGCAAACAACATAACATAAAAGGGGCTGATTGTCAACCTGTTTTTAACTTCTTCGTAAAGAATTCCAAATTTTTCTAATTCACTTTTACATAATATGTTGACTCTACATACTAACTGGTCTTTTTTGTCATAACAAATCTCTCCAGAAGACAACACTCCGGCAAAGTATCTATCAATCTCTCCCTTCCTCGGCAAATTAAATAGATATACGCTATTGGTCCGACTTCTATAATACTTCTGATTATTAAAGCTAATATTGAATCCATGATCACCAGATTCTAAAAATTCGAACAATTCTGTCCTGTTAAAAAAAGAAATTCGGTGGGAAGGGCTTTGGACCTTCTCCCCAAGGCCTTCTGTCAGGCCTTGGAAGAAGTCTCGGTTGTATAAGGGGTGAATCTCAAAATCAGTCATTAATGGAAGGATTTTTTCACTCAACGTCTTTTTTGAAAAACCCTCGAACTTTTTAATATGTAGGAAATATCCATACTTGTCTAAGGGACCATCCCAATATCCACCTATTTTATCAATGTGGTTTCTAAGGGTAGGCCCATATTTGAGCATGAATGTGATTAGTATTGAAACCCAATGCTTCAAGGCAGCTGTGCGTTTTCTCATTGTATGATTTCCAGACTGTATTAACTATTGTCTCACATTATACAGTGACCCAGGTGCCAACTTCGGATAGAATGCACCACCCTTCTGAGAATCCTCGTAGATAAACAGTTGCTCCAGCCAAGGAAGCGGTTATCTTGACACCGTCTGATACTCCGGTGGGGAATAAAGTATCGGTCCCTTGTGGGGCCACAACTACAGACTCATTCTCTTCCAAAACGATACCAACTTCTAATCCATCGGCGGCGGGTGGTAAAGAGAACTCAATCGACAGTGTTGAATCCTTATTGGAAAACCATCTTTTATCACATTCTGCTACGCTTATTACATAATTTGAAGATTTCTCTTCTGTTTGGCCTGTACGCAAAAATCGGCCAAGTGTGGCCACAGTTGCATGATTATCGGAAAAGCCCCCCTGAAGGCCCTTTCTGGCGACATATACAAGGTCTGCATCGAATACTGTGGTCGCCTCTGTTAAACTTGGAATAGTCTGATCAGCCATTATGTCCAACTCCCACCTAAGTACACTATATACCAGTCATTATTTGTAGCTCTTAAGAAAACAGAGTCTCCAATCGTATTGCTTCTAATATCATCACCATCAATCGTATTTATGAAGGCCACCTTATCATTTACCGTTGGAGTTATTATTAATTGTTCGCTTTCCTCGACAATGAACCCTATAGTTAAATTATCAGAGGCCTCTGGCAATGAAAAATTAACCGAGGTCCATGCATTCTTATTAGAAAACCAACCCCCATCACAGTCCGCCGGTAACACATTATAACTAACGCTCTTATCAACGATTGTCTCAACAGGATTTACCAAGTCTCTTAATACCTTCAGAGTGATCGCGGCATCCGAAGAGACTGGACCCGTAGAATAGACCAGATCGAGATCGTCTAATTTGGTGGTTTCATTTAATTGTATTAGTCTCTTATCGGCCATTTTTTATCACCTGGATTTCCATGTTTAATTCTTTTTTAGTCATAGAATCTCCTTTTATGAACTACTTGAACTGCATGAGCAACTTGAACTGCTAAACCAGCTTGAACAACTTGAGGATGATGAAGAACTACTACTTGAACTTGAGCAATTAAACACCGAAGAACTCACTGTCGGAGCATAAATTTGTACTGGACCACAAAGTTCATCGTTGGAAACTAAGTATCGATTCAATGTTGCGACCGATCCAGAGACCCATGGAATCTCACTCTGAGTATAGCAATCTTCGGCGGTCTGGTAATAATATGCTTCCCAGGTTATGGACGATCCACAAACGTACCAGTTAACCAATGGTCCGGTGCCTTGAGTGTCTGCCCACTGGAACGTATAAACTGTTCCGCCACATCCGCTACACACTGTCTCCCAATCCTTGCTGGCGTTAGATGGGTACCATCCACCGAATTCTCCACTCAATTCAAATGGGCTCTCATCGCATCCGTCACAATTATATCCAGATGAGGACGATGATCTACATGAACTTGAGATACTTACCCAGCTACTGCATGAACTGCTACATGAACTGCTACATGAACTTGAGGATGAACTACAGCTTAAACTACAGCTTAAAGAGCTACACGAACTGCTTGAGCAACTACAACTTGAAGAACTACAGCTTGAAGAACTACAGCTTGAACTACAACTTGACGAACTACAGGATGACGAACTACAGGATGAGCTACTGCATGAGCAGCTTGAACTACTGCAACTTGAAGAGCTACTACAGGAAACGCTACTACAGGATGAAGAACTACTGGATGAACAACTTGACGAGCTACTTCCAAACATGGCCAAGTTGTCGCCACCTTCCAGGTTTAATTCGTCACCATCAAGTAGATCGATTAAATCATTGACCTCATCTTCACCGCTAAAAAGTAATAAGAAGTCTCCGTCAACGAGTTCTAGATCTGCATTGTTTAGTAGATTCAGGTTATCTTCTGCGGTACAGTCACCCTGTCTGTGGGCTCTGAAAAACAAACTCGCTTGTTCTATCTGGGTGAAGGTATATGTCTCAGCACCAACAACTATATCATTGGAATAATCATCATTATAGAACCATGTATCATTTATCCCAATTGTTCCACCATTGTTTTCAATAGAAAACGCAACTCCATTTATGTACAGAGTAGCGTACTCACCAACTTCGAGGTCCAGTTTGAAATTTATGTATGCACAATCAATAGCCTTGCATTTTGCCAAAACATTCTTCTTAAGTGTTTTGAACGGGGCGTGGATTGTACTTGATGATGAAGAAGAGCTTGATGAGGCATCGATATAATCAAAGTCCCAATTTAACGAAAAGAACGAGGGACCTAAAAGACTAATCTTTGATGGATCGATCCATATATAGATGTATTCGGAAGTTGTGTCTGTTACATTGTCAACGCTGAAGGGGGAATTTAGATTTCCCTCTTTTTTAACGATGTCTTCAAAGGAAGTGATCACATCCCTACTGATATAATACTGAAAGAATCCTTCGGTAGTGTCTACATTATGTGATGAGACTATTTCAAGGGATATTGAAGACGCATAAGAAGCATCTTTCACATCCAGAGAAAATATAAATGGCCCCTTATCGGAAGCCGCCGAAACTACTGCCCCAATGTCAATCGAGGAAGAATCTTCTAGGTATGCGCCTTTTGAATTGTATTGTTTTGTTGTAGCTTTCATTAACAGAAGGGTTTTGGTTACACTTTAATTCTAAATGTAACCGTCTTCCTCCTGTCACGTGGCTTCCCGTTGCTGAGTCAAATTATAACAACTTGGTCTCAGATAATATCTTTTTCCGTGACATTTGGCAGAGTAAAAAAGGTCTCCGTTTTCGTCGTCTTCGTTTAAGAACCAAATTAGGTTAAGTCCGCATTGAGGACAGATAACTTCGTCATGTATCCCAATTTGAACGTCCCCTGATGGATAAATACAACTATTTGTAGTCTCAGTTTGGAAAATGATACCAAATCCCGAACAATCGACGCAAATTCCGCTTGAAAAAGCTCTTGGGTCTATTTTTGAGAAGCTTTCCGGGTAATTTTCAACTATTTTGTGGAAAACCGCGCCAATACCATGACAAACGGTACAAATATCTGCGTTTTCAAGATTTTCAAGCTCTTTATTGATCTGCTTGACTAATCTTATCTGCCATGGATCATATAACTGAAGATTTTTTGCCTCTTTCACAAGAGGGTCAATCAACCTCCTCTTGTACAGACTCTTCTGTAGTTTTAGTTCCTGGCTGGTCGTCTGGGAATGAATATGGTTCTTCATATGGGGCTATCTTAGGTTTTCCTGGGAACAATTGAGTATCTAAATACCCGGTTGTAGGTGCTACCTTATCTTTCAGGTTTTTCATTTCCTCACGCCCCTCATCAATTCTCTTATCGACAGATTCGTGATCCGGTGAGTACGCTGGTTTTTCTGATGGTTTCATCTCAGTCCTTTAATGAAGATAACTTCTTAATAGCCTTCTTCTTATTCCATTCAGCAAAATCCTCGTACTTATCTCTATCATTGCTATAATACTTTGAAAACAAATGGCCGACATGGCCTCTAAAAGAAAACGGCTCTTCATCAAGCCTGCAAGTACCACCGTCTCCAAGGACCGCCCACATAGCTGTCATATCAAATTGATATGGTGAGCAAATGTGAGTAATCTTATGTTGACCGATTAACCAGGAGTTGGCATCGGCATTCGGTATTGACAAGTCGAAATCTATTGGGCACATCGATTCTTTTGAAGAGAATGACGGATCTTGTTCCCTCGCCAATGCCTTGAAGTCTTCAATGTGATCGGAAATAGAATCTTGAATTCTATAAACATATCCATGTTCATAGTCTAAAACTCTCTTCTCAGATTCAGAAATGAATTTCCCACAAATGTCTGTTGGGTTCGGCTTGGTATCTTCATCATACAACTGATCAACACTTCTATCAAAAACTTTTGACGAACTAACAAACAGCAAAGGGTCAGAAAGATCCTTTGCAAGTTTGATGTATTTCACAACTTGTAAAAAATTGATTCTCTCAATCTTTTCGTAGTCATCTCCAAAATATAACCTATCAACTGTTATCATGGTGCATTAGTCGCGAAAAACCCAATTGTATGATCCCTTATGATTATTGTTCTTTCCTGAAGCCCCTCTGACTTGGCTGCTGCAACCGTGTCGCATATATTTCTTAACACTTCAATGCTTAAATCGTGAAGAGGGCATAAAACATCCAAAGGAATTGATGTGTCTCCAGTCGGTAGCCCTGCGTTTTTTGAAATAGCATTCATCTCTTCCCGGCCTAAAACTTTTGCTGGTCCTTTCTTTCCAGATACCATCGCGCCTTCTTCACCCATTGGATATCTTGGTAAAGCCCCTATATCTAACATATCTAAAGACTCTTTCATAATAACCCCTGTAAAAAGAATTGAGGGAGCCCTTAATGGGCTCCCAACAATCCAATTATACACTAATTATCAGTCAAACAATGATGGTGGCGCATCCTCACCATCAACGACAGCGACAAGATCAGCATCGTCCTTATTGTCTTCGTCATTGCCTTCTTCGAATATATTGGCGAATCCACCATCGTCTTCACCATTCTTTTCGTCGGTGGCAAGTACAGTTGGCTGTGGCGCTTCCGTAGCCGCTTCAGTCTTTGTCTCATCTGCTGGTATCACAGTCGGCTGTGGAGCTTCGGCCACTGGTGCCGGAGTTGGCTCTGGTGTTGCCGATACTGGCGGGGTTGGCGCTGTTGCAACGACTGGCTCTGACGTCGGCACCTCTTCGCCATTGTCATCTTCGCCACTATCTGGATTGATAAGCTTGACGGTTCTAATTTCCTGTGCCTGAACTGGGGGCCACAAGTTTGCAACGCAATAGATGTTACCGGGATTTACGCTGGCCAAATCGACCGCTCCCTTTTGCGCTTCCGCCGCTCCTGGCGCATGAGTGTTTGGAACTTCAGTCCAAGATCCATTTTCATCTCTTTGTAGAACGCACGTTGTTGATTTCTTTTCTCTGACTTTAGCCATGATGACTTCTCCTTTTTTTGTTGTGTTAATTATATAACCTTGATATAATCGTTAATGTTTGTGTTTCCGGTTATTTCAATGATCTTGAGAAACAAGTTCCAACTACTAATCGCATCGCCATGAGCCCTATGGCCCCCATGAACAATGTCATACATTGGACACAAATCTTCTAACTTATTACTTGGTGCATGAAGATGTTTTCTTGCTAAAAGTAAAGTATCAACGATTCGTATCCTGCCTTTTTCACCAGAGCCTGAGATTCTATGGCCCTTCTCTGCTAAAATCCTGGCGATGATAGGAAGGTCAAACTTCATAACATTGTGTCCGCCAATAATCTTGTTGCTGAGAATATTACCAACGTCTTTCGCTTTGGAGGCGAAGGTAGGCTTACCCATAACTGATTCCTCAGCGATCCCATGTACCTTGAGGGCCATTGGTTCGCTTTTGCCACCAGAGAATAAGGCTGACCCCTCTCTTGTCTTTACACCATCAACGAACTCGGCCATGCCGAACTCTCTGATGTGTGTTTTCGCGACCGAAGCGCTTGTCGTCTCCAAGTCAAGAAAAACAAATTCTGTTCCTTTCAAAAATGATAGCTCCATACTGAAATTCTCCTTTATCTGTCGTTACTAATCAATATACCATAACTCGAATTTAATACAAGCCCTAAGGTACTACTTTTCCCAAAAGGGTTATTATATTATTATACATCGAAAAAACAAAAAGATTAGAAATTTATCACTAAATCGTGATATAATTTGCTGATTTTCTTAGTGTTAATTCCATCTGGCAAAGAGCTTGTTTCAAAAAGACTCTTTACCTCTTCAAGCTTGTCTTCAACATAGCTGAGAAGCCACTCATATTCGAACTCTCCGACTCTAACTTTCCTGAGAAAATCAAGCTGATCTCCTTCGAATCTGATAATCGGGCACCCATCTCTTGCAATGTTTTCAGACAAAAGGTTTCCGTATATTTCTTCACCAGTCATTACATTATATCCTCAATGTTTTCAACATCGTCATCGTCCATGGCCTCTATGAAATTAACCAAATTTTCATCGCCTATTTCAGCCATAGACGGCTTCTTTGCGTCGTCTTCTTCTCTTCTTTTTGAAATTTTACCAGTGTTTTTCTTCATCCAATCATTTCCTCGCTGTTGCCCCCATGAATTTGGGAACGAACAATGAATATCTGCATTAGACGACTCATTCTTAAATTGCTCCAATTCATTCTTGCTAAACAAGATCATCACTGGAACATCTTCACTGCTATAGACTTTTCCTTCAATTAAAATGTGCATCCATTACCCTCCATTAAAATGTGCAGACATGACAGGCCACCCTGGCCAAACGAATATGATCCAGAACACACAGAAAAGTAATGATACAAGACAGGCCAAAGCCCCGACATACGCGACGGAACTCACGCAAACAAAAAAGAGAATAAGAGAAATGATAAGCCCACCAATAGCAAAGATGGATTCTGTACATCTTCCACTGGTTTCCCGGACCTCATTGGCTTTCATTTTTGCCACAGTATTTCGTTGCTTATTTTTCTCTCTTATATGCTTATCGTCGCTTCTTTTTTTAGCGTCAATATATTGCTGTTCTGTGTATTCATCGTTTTGGATATAGCCCTGATCATTCCACACACACCCCCCATAATAAGTGACCTTTTTAACTTCATATAACCTGATGAGGTCATCTATGTCAGTCTCGGAGTCAGTCTCGGAGACGGGCTGAAAGTCTGGCTCTAAGTTGTCGTTTCCTACCCAAGAATGATCACTGATCGGACGCTGTCCCTGGCGGAGATTCTCCGCAGGATCATCACTCCACTCACGACGCTTGCTGCGATCATTGTAACGATTCATGGGATCGACGCTGGAGTTATATCCCAAGTAATCAGGATTACCTGAGTCAACTGAATCAGCCAATCCTGGATGATGATCGCCCATTAATTCATGAGCCGATCTCGGCGCTGTCGAAGGAGTGATAAGACGATCATCCCCCATTGAAGCAATGGCCGCAGATGCGAGAGCGGCACCATCAGGGGAATTCACCATCAAATGGTCATCGTAGCCACCAATGCCATGACAGACTCTGGTCTGACTGTCATTGACACGAAAGATGGTCTCGCCCCTCTCGTTACCAACGTGGACGCGGCCCGTGTCAGGATCGTAGAGGAATCCATACGCTCCGCCGAAACCCTGTGTGATGGAGACTTTGCCATCAGGGCGTTCACGAAACGTAGCCAAGCAGGTCTGCCCATAGTACGGATAGATATAGCTTCCCTCTCTAAGGTAGAGTGGATCGGCGTAGAGTGCTGAAAATACTGTCGTTAACATTTTGCTGACCTTGTTAAATGTGGTTTTTAGTTATTTATTCCCTTTCACCACCAATAACATAGCCCACAATGCCTATTTTTCAAGGCTACTTTACAATATTTCTGCCCCGGCAGCAGCTAACACGCTCCTGACGCCCTTAACTAACGACACGTGAGCATGTAATGGATGTCCCTTGAACTTAGAAATCAAGTGGGTCAACCCATTTGACTGGTCGTCCAAGAGGGGGTTGTCAATCTGGTCCACGTCTCCTGTGAAAACCATCTTTGTACCCTCCCCACATCTTGTCACTAAAGTTTTGACCTCTAACGGAGTCAAATTTTGGCTCTCATCGACAATCATAAAACTATGCGGAATAGATCTTCCTCTCAAATATGACAAGGGGGCAATTTGAATATCTTTACCATCATCATCAAAATTAATTGGAATCTGAGTCTTTTTACTATTTCTATCATTTTCCTTAATCATATCTATCGCATCATAAATCGGTCTCATCCACGGTTGCATTTTTTCGTCAATGTCTCCTGGGAGGAATCCAATTCCCTTACCAACTGGAATAACCGGTCGCGTCACAACGATGCGTTGATAATCATTATGAGTCTTCATCTGATGAATGGCAGCGGCGACAGTCAATAATGTTTTACCAGTTCCCGCTCTTCCTTGCAAGGTCACCAACTTGATATCTTTATCAAGCAGGGCATCCAATGAAAAAATTTGCTCCATATTCTTAGGGGTAATGTTTACAATAGAATCAGAAGAAGTGTCTCTGATTCTATTAATCCTGTCCCCTTTCGCCACTCTTCCAAGCATGCTGTGTTTACCGTCTTCATTGGCGATTAAATTGATATATTCATTGAGTAACAACCCATGATCTTTTATCACAATTGAATTATTTTCAGCGAATTCATCTATGTCTTTTTTGGACACGTCAAAGACATGCCCACTCTTTTTCTTTTCAACTTCCTTCTTCCCCTTCTTATAATCTTCAACGGGGATCTCAAGGCCACTGGCCTTGAGTCTCAAGATAATATCCTGGGTCACAATCCTGGCATCAACATCGTTTGATCTCAAGTGCTTTGCTTCGCATAGTATCTTGTGGTCAACGTCCTCTTCATGATTAATGGTCAATGGAACTTTGTGGTATGGATAAATTTTTACTGTACCACCGCTTGGGAGTTTTACGCCTTTGAAAATATTCCCCTTTTGACTTAACTTGTCAAGTTTTCTCGCAACCTCTCTTGCGTTTGCCCCCAGTTCACCTGGAGAATTTTTGAAATCGTCTATTTCACCCAATACTGAAAGTATAATCACAATATTGTTTTCCTGAAACGACTCTATTGAATTGGGATCGTGCAAAAGGACATTCGTATCTATTAAAAATGTTTTCATTTTAGTCTTCCTCTTCTTCTTCTTCTTCTTCGTCTAATGGTATTAGTGAAACATTTGATTCGCCAAGGACTACGTCTTCTGCGAACTTCTTCAATGCCAAATGTTCCATCCCGGATGATCCAGACATTACCAATACTGGCTGTCCTTGTAGAGATAATCCAAACAACATGAATGCTCCGAAATACTCTCCCAAGTTATTCCCGATATTTCTTATTTGCTCTTCTGGGATCTCATTTTTTGGGTCATCTTCATTGAGATTGGGGAAAGTTTCATACGTCTTTTTGTCTAACATATATAATGGCATTGATCTCTCCGATTATTTGTTTCCAACAATTTTCATCACTTCTTGAGCAATCGCTATTCGAAGATTTTTATACGCAAGTGACTCATAAGTGGATTCTATTGTTGGGAAAGATTCCACAAACTTTTTAGGATCATGGACATTAGTTGAAATTAATTTATCTATAACCTCTTGGCTTATAAGTCTGGTCGAAACTGTTTTTATCACTTTTTTATAATTAGTCTCCTCGGACCTCCGCAATATTGAAGATCGGGATCTCTCAAGAATATCATAAAGAAGGTACTTAATTAAATGTGAAACTCTGCCTTTTATGACCTGGTCATTAACGCCCCTGCCGACATCAATATTATACCCTGCCTCTACGATTAACTTGTTTATTGGCAAAGCGTCTTTCTCATTCATTGCGATTGCGCTTTCATATATGTTTTCAGAATCTCTAAATTTTGGGACCTCCAAACCTCTACTTTCTGCCAACCTGTCAAACTTCCTATGAGTGAATCTATTAGACAATAATTTACCCATTAAATCAGAGATCGCCTTGTAATGATTGTCATTGTCATTCCTGAATACGCCCTCAGAATATCCTAAATCATACCCTGAAACAAGAGAGTATTTATTTATGACCCTCTTAAATAAATGTCTTTTTATATCCGCCCCCATACCAGCAATATTATCCGTAGGAACATCGGTGCCTTCTGCAACCAAATCCCACTCTCTAAGTTCCTTTGCAATATATTGATAGTCATCTTCGCTCACTAACTCTCTTGCCCAAGTCTCTTTTTCGCTAATCTGACTGCTAACAAGTTCTTCCGCCAAACTAATTCGGCCTCTATCCATCTCTTGTTCCATAAGGTCGTACTCTTCTCCGCGAAGTAAACTCTCTCGCATCCCTGGATGGGCTCTCAAAGCACTAATGACGGCGTGAGTCTTGTCTTCATACTCACTATACATGTTCTCAATGGTTTGACTAATATCATCACCACTTCTGTCTTTATTGTTATAATAAAGTCTCGATGTCTTATCATTCCCCTCTTGCCACAAGGCAAAATCTATTCCGTATTTAACCCTTCTACTGGTTACCGCTTCAATAAACTTGGCAACATACATTTTGGCAAGAATCACCTCGTCATTGTTTTTAAGATCTGAAAAATTACCAATGTAAATAAAGTCTTCTTGGTTGTCAAATTGTTTGTCATATGCAGCTTCTAAGTTTCCCTCATATAACAATGATTGACCAGAGAATGCTCCTGAGTTGGTAAACTGACGGATAGCGGCATGGTTATACTCCATTATCTTTGTCATGATCGATGGATTAGAAATAATCTGTCCATTTGCAGCGTAATACAACTTACCATCTTTCTCCATCCACTCCCCATCATCTGGAAAAAAACTTGTCAAATATCTCTTTAGATCACTCTCATAGTCTTTAACCACGGATTCGGCAAGTTCCTTATCCAATTCTTGATCATTGAATGGAGCAAGTTGAAATATATATCTAACCTTCCATCTGATATTAACTGGATTGAAGATAAAAGTCAATGGGGCTTCAAGCCATTCGAAGTCTCTGCCTTCAGGGGTCTCCGAAGGCCCTTGCGCTCCATTGTGCCCACCTGTAAATAAAAGCCCCTGATATCTTTCCGAAAGAGTGCTTCTTCCGCCCTCTTCCGCCCTCAATAATCTCGTCTCTAATTGATTAGCATCTTCTCTGGCAAATATCTTACCATTTCTACCATCAAAAATAAAGTATTCTGCATTAACTTCGGATATAAATAAGTCCTCTGCCCCTGAGCACCACTCTGTTATATCTTCCATGATATCCCTTGGAACAAGACCTCCATTCAAACTGAAATTCTGAATCCTCATAGATCTTGGCTTAAACAAAAGATCCAAATCTAAAAGATGGAAATCGGCTCCGTTTCTCACTCTTGTTCTGGGGTCCGCATCCCCATCTTCAAATGTAAATCCGGGGAAATCATCAGCTAAATTATTTCTGAAAATATTATCGCTTCTAAATATTTCAGACGACACAGTGGTGTTTTTTGTATAAAGTAATTCTGGAGCCACTTCCTGAGGGACAAAAATAACATTTCCACTACTTACATACTGATCTTCAACATCCTGCAATTGCCTAGAAATCAGTGTTAACGTCTCTTGATTTAGAGGAATGCCATTTATCCTACAATTGTCATATAGATAATCCACGCTCTTAAACAATAATTCTGTTCCGTCAAATCTTGTCCATGTCCCGTAGAAGATGCCCGTGTTTGAAATATCAAAAGTTAATGGTCTATTAGCCAAATCGTATCCAGAAAGCATGTTTATCAAGTTTTCATTCGCTTCGGCCCGCTCATCTTCTGGATATTGCGGTTCTGGGACAGTATGATCTTCAGTATTGACGGGGAATATGAAATCATACGGCATTGTTTCAGACGCATGTTCCACAGATTGTATTGCGGTGCGATCCCAGCTTAATATTGTGCGTTTTAATACCTCGTCATTATTTAAAGCCCCATTTTCCAACACATAAAGTCTATTGTTGAATTTCACAGCGTCCGCGCTATTGGTGAAACTATATGCAATTTCTGAGTTTGCAACAGCATCCATCCATGTTACCAACTCTTGCTGTTGAACCGTTCTTAACTCTATAATCTCTGCAACTTCACCACCAATTGGAATTCTTGTTGGCGGGTTCGCATCTCTCACCATAACTCCAGACTCAGAAAGAGAATTGAACAAAAACTTCAATCCAGGGAATCTAATATATCCTTCTGGGACTCTTATCCCATCGGGATTTCTTTGAAATGAAGAGCCTTCATCCGATAAATATTGTATAGTGTCTGCATCATTATCTAAAAGGAACTCTTCAAAATAATCTATCGGAATAATATTTTCATCAATGAATAAATACCTGTCGTATACGAGCCACGGGGGGTTAAATACATTTGTGATTGGATGGTTTTCCGTCAAATAGTCTAATACGTTTTCTTCTCCTGAATTCTTTATCTTTACTAATTCATCGTCAGACACCCCACCCAGGAAAAATGTATCAAGAGTGCTTCTCGCCTTAAACAAAACATATCCAGCCGCAGAAACCGGTGACATTTCTGGATGTCGTCTATTCAGACTGTTAGAATAGTGGCAGACCTTCATTAAAGCTGAACGTTCGATATCTGCAATATTTTTTCGATCAGTCCGATTATCCAATTCAGATCCGACAGCATAAGATGGATAATTTCTATGTGCATCTCCGGGAAAATCACGATATACAAAATCTCTCCCCTCTACAGAATTAGTACTTCTTAAGTATCGATCTACTTCCAATTGAGCATCGGTCATTACTCCATCTATAGCATCTCTGTTTATACGAGAGTAAGAAGAATCCCCTTCGATTTCATCATTATTAATTTGCTGGAAAAGATCACCATCATAAAGCAAATCAAATTCAAATCGTCGCCATTCAATGCTCGACTCATCAAATTCATCTTCTGGGTTTTCCGTGTTAACATCAAATCCCCTTGCGACAAGTGCCTCAACGGCCCATTCGTCCCTGGAACTTAGTAAATCCCAGACGCTTCTGTCACCCTGAGATTCATGGAAGCACCCATCCAATTTGTAATGTAACGCCCGTTCATGGACCAACCAATCTGGACCAGTTTCAATATCCCCCAATGGACAATCTTCATGCAGGCTCATTAACACACTTCGTTCATACCCTTGGATAATTTGAATAATATTCTGACGTTCACGTCGTGATCGTTCGCCAAGGTGGCCAGCCCGTTGCTCGAGGATAGATACAATTCCAGCAACCTCCGACCAACTCTTGAAAAGAACCACGGTATCAACTCTACTCCAAGTGCCATCATAAGGGATGGTTCCGCCATTACTATTAATATCATAAGATGCGAAATTCAATATGCATTGATTCTCAATTGCCATCAAGTTATTAATATGATGATCAGAGTCCAAAGATCCTCTCACCCTAACCTGGGGTCTTTCCCCACGATTCACGATGTTAACAAATCTGAAATCCGCGATGGTTGTGGCATTGTCATTAAGGTATGGAAAAACCCTCGATTCTCCAGCTTGAGATATGCTTGTTATATGAGACGGGCTGTCTCTTATCGAATTATTAACATATATATCTTGCAATTCCCCATTATATAGAAATCTAAATGGAAGTTCGACCCATTCTAATTGATTCTCATCCTCTTGAACGATATGATTCGAGATTTCAGACTCCATGAGGCGCAATCTTTGCAACACCCCAGCAGTAATAACACCACCAGCCTTATATCTCAAAACTGTGTCCTCAATGATGTAGTGCTCTTCATCCGAGTCTCCATCTGGAACAACAGTGTGCAAAATACTCCTGGCAAGTGTTTGGGCTTGTTCTAAAACCCTCGCTCTATCTGTCGAGAGCCCCACTTGACCCCTGAATAATACTGGGAACATGGCTGTCTCTGTCGCGCCTTCCCAGTCTGCTGTTTTGATTATTCTCACTATTCCGAACCCTTGTTTTTTATGACATTTCTAATAATCTTCGCCATACTAATTCTTATGTCCCTATAGACTGTTGTATCAAAGGAGGATTCAATAGTTGGACATCTCTCTATAAATTTCTTTGTATTTGGAATGAAACCCTTTACAAGACCGCTCTTGATAGGACCAAATGGATCGCCAAATTGATCAAAAATATCTTCGTTGAATTTTACCAGATCAACGATTTCTGAAAACTCTTCATCTTCATATCTATCCTTAATACTTATTAATATGTCAAACACAAGATACAGAACAAAACTCTCTGCTGTTCCATCATAGTCATTTTTATATGGCCCAGAATTATATGCGGCTTCTTCATACACCTTATTGGTTAAGATAGCGTTCTTATTATTCATAGATATTGTATTCTCATATATTGCTTTGGATCGAAATTCTGGAACTGAAAGATCATTTTTGTCCGCAACTGATTTGAATTCTTTATAAATTTTCCTGTTGGATTCTATTTTATCAGAAAGTCTAGAATATGTCGTTGAATACCCTACTGGTCCGCCAATTTTACTAATCTTATCTCTGATCATTTCTATTTTTTCATCATGAGCACCAGCTATAAAATAATCTCTTCTTCGAAACATCAACTCAGACAATCTTTCTCTATCTTCATCGCTTAAAAATTCTCCAATCCAACTGAAGTCATCAAGAGCAGATAGCTTTTCAATAGATTCTCCGAACTCATCACTCCAATTATTTTGCTCTGAAATGGTATCGGTAAATAAAACCCTCTTCATCCCATATATTTCTACCATTGCCAGTTTTCCCAGATCGATAATCCTTGCCCTTTCGTCATCATTACCAGATCTCAAATAAAAACTCTGATCTGAGCCAAGGTCTATCTTAAAATGCGGGGATTCAAAGGTTGTATTACCATCAGATAGTCTGTGTCTCCACTTTGGAATAACTAAATCCTCATAATGATCCTGCAATATTTTTACAATATCATCCATATCCTGCTCGGAAATTGAAATCGATTTTTCCGCATCATTTTCATAATTAAGAGACCTGTCCAAATATTCTCTCGTCTTGAACAACACCTTTGTAATTAGCTCTTCCCACTCTCCTGAGACGGACTCCACTTTTTCTTTCATTTCATCTGTAATATTGTATGAGTCATCAGAATTAAGAAAACTTATAGCTTCAATATCCATTTTATTCAAAGCTTTCACAACTCTTTCTCTGTCAGCCGGATCAATGTTTTCTTTGAAATACAATCCGGCAGAAAACTCGGTATCCTCAAGCTTCCATTTATCTTTTATTTCATTTTCCAGGAAATCTCTGGCGAGTGAGTTGTATCTACTCAATTCCCGAAACACTGAACTCGGGGACGCCCATGGCCCGCCTGGTCGTAACGTCGTTATCGATCCTTGATCATCATAACCGATATTGTTGAACAGTCCTGACGGATCTTGGAATAAAGCCTGGAGTTTTATTTCCTCTTTTTCAAATGATTCTACGCGAAATCTTGAATGTCTATTTATCTCTTCCCCAGCGTCTTTATCCAACTGTCTAAGCGCATCTTCTACCTCTTCTATCTCTTCTTCAGAAACCTGATCAGAATCAATAAACAAGAATCCGGATCGCGGCGCGAGGACGGGCATAAAATGAATTCTATATGCATCAAAGCCAATAACTCTGTCAAGATATGTTCTTGCCAAAATTACTTTTCTCCTGACAATATTTGTCAATAATCCAAAGTTCCCAACAGTTGTTCTAACTGGATTTCCATTAAATAATTTAACTAAACCATTACTCGTATATATTTGTGGCGTATTAAATAAAAAATCAAAACTAAATTCTTGTTCGGAATCGAAAGTGGTCGGCTCCACATCATGCAATTGAAAAATTGGATCGGACTCAATTGCCTGAACAACTGATCGGTCTAAATTCTCAAGATTGGTTCTCAACATATCAAGATCAGTCGGAGATAATCCTAGTTGATGATCTCTCTCTTCTAATACAACAAGTTCGCCAGCATCATACCTGTATGCTTCATCATCGACATTTACTGCGACATAATCATTAGCAGCGTCCATGATTGGTCTAACAATGTCTTCCAACCTGTTCATCATATCATCATCTGTTGACACTGGAAGTCCATTGTCTGTCAACTCTACAAACTGCTGAAAGTGTTCAAAGGGTCTAAATAAGAAGTCGAACTCCAACCAAACCTCTCTGTCAATATCTGAAACTTCCTCTTCAGTTGTCACCTCATCCCTGTCTTCCCTGTCTGTAAATCTTGAAGTGGGAAATACGCCAAAACCAGGAGCTTGCCCTAATCGTGATCTAAGATCGTTGTCAGCCATCGTCAACCCATCATATAGTGACATAAGGAGGTTTGGTTGGAGAATGTTCAAATCAACATAAAGAGTCCCATACCCTTCACCCATTTCAAATATGAATGAATTTTCCGGGAAGTGGCTATCTAGCCAGGAAGATGCCCGATCATTTACACTTCTTAAACGCCACTGTATTTCGTGAATATTATCTGCCGAGTTTGGGATTCCACTTCCGTCCTCCATCGTAACAATATTTCTCTCTCTATATATATCTGAATGCGTATTAGACATGTCAATTAAGAAGTTGGCGTCTCTAAATAGAAAATCAAAATCTAAATCATGCGACACTGCGCTACGTCTTACTATAACATCAAGATTTGATATAATATCTGCTCTAACGGAATCATCTAATGTCTTTAACAATTCATGAACGGTTTTAATTTGCAAATCCGTCAACATATCTTTATCAAAAGAGACCCTAGAACTCGCACTCGCAATCGAATAGACCGTTCCAGATCCAGATCCAGATAACAATTGAAGTATGTCTGCGGCACGGGGGCTGTACAAATTCCTAATTCTTTCTACCTCGTCCCTCGAATCACCCGACAGTGAACTACCATTCCTGTTTACAATATTCATTCTCATTGGATTAGAAAAAAGGCCAGGGTACTCATGCGTCTCCATCCCTCGATCTTCATCCACATCGTCAGCGAAACGAACTCCCATACCCCTAAAAGAGCGCTTGGCTTCACCGTCAGCATTGGCTATTCTTACCAATATATCTCCGAAATCGTCCACGCTTCGCAAACGGCTTCCGTCTGGGATATACAATGATTCCTCATGAACTATCCATTGTGGATTGTCAATATCATTGCCACAAGCCTGACTTAAATAATCAATGGCACGGCTATTTCGCTCTCGCAGCATATCCCGACACAACGTTCTCTCTGCCGTGACAATGCTTCTCCCCTCATCGTGATTGTAAAGCATGTCCAAAACGTCGTTAATTGGCCTTAATATAATTTCAGTTTCCACATGTTTCCAATTAAAGGCTGAATGAGGGCTTACAGATATCCCACTCAACAATGCTATAATTTCAGATTCGGCATGAGCATTCATGACCCTCAACGCCCTTTTAGCCCCGTCTGCTCTTGTGTCATCATTCATTGGGTTTAATGTGAATCTAAAAACACCATCGTGATGGTCAAAGTTCTGGGATAAGTTGGACGAGACAAATTCGGTTATTGCTTCTTCCTCTCTCTGAATTATAATCAAAACTTGACTTCTGAATTCATCTGCAATAAGATCAGTATCAAGACCATTAAATAAGACGCTTAAATTAACCTGATGGTCAAAATCAGGACCTCCCCCACTGTCTACATCATCTCTCAAAAACCCTCCAGTAGACAATCTATCATAAGCGCGTTCATCATGGCCAGTAATTTCTGTGACCTGATCTACTATATCTTCTTGAGAAAGTCCAGACTCAGACAATAAGAAATATATTTGGTTCCCTACGATAACCCAGGTTGCATTGTCTAAAGTGCTCCCGGTATTCAATCTCAAATCTGTCAATACCGCTCCCTGACCGATTTCTAAAATATCTTGAACAGCCCTAATGTCGTCAGCGTCAGTGACCCTTCTAATCAACCCCTCTACAGCCCCTTCTTCGGCAAATATAACTCTTGTTTCAACCCTCTCCCACCCGCCGTCAATTGGTTCGGTAGAGTTAAATAAGTTCAGGGATGAAAGGATCGCCGATGCATGTGCGTCTTCATTCATAAGTTTATCAACTACCCCTTCCTCGAAGTCGTCAGCAACCGCATTATCATAATGCAGTTCTCCATCGATTATTCTCCAACTATCTGATGTCTCATTGATCTCATCACCAATATCATACCGTGTCATGAGGTAGGATTTTATTTTTTCCTCACGTCTGGTAATTTCCTCTTGTACATCATCAAGGATTATCGATCTGGGAAACCTGGCATTGTATGGACTCCTGAAAAGCCATAGCGAATTACTCAAGCCTGGTGAAAAGTCGAAATTACTATATGAATTCTCCAACCCGCCAAATAAAACATGGAAATCTACAAATTTGTTAAAGATATCTGGTGTATCTATATTAAGCGAATCGATTTCACCAGATAAAATTCTTCCAACATTAGTATCAATGGTTTGAATCATCACAGATAATTCTTGACTCAAAGTTATTTCTGGATCATAAAGAATTTTACCAGGATCGCCATTCAAAGCATTTCTATACCCAGAGACGTACTGATCGGCACTGAAAGTGGAGTTCATTACCGCCTCCACCTCTTCATTGCCCTGATCAATTGATGCTTGTTGGGTTTGAGACAGGTCGTCCATAGAGAAATGGGCATGCCATGCACTGTATAGGAAGTTGAACTCTATGGATATCCATTCTTCACGTGGAGTTTCAGCCAGTTTTATCTTCATTATTAGCCCTGCCTATCTCTTTTTTTATATTTTCGCATACGCCATTGTATTCATTAATGGTTTCGTATGTACATCCGCTGTCGTCAATGCCGTTTATAACTTCTCTAATTTCATCTGAAACTCCTTTTGGCATATCGACTATCAAATGGACATATTGATCGCCCTTTACGGTACTATTTGGCTTGTTTGGGACACCCGATCCAGAAACCGTTAAAACATCACCATTCTTCGACTCTTTAGGTAAGGTAACGTCCACATCGCCATATAAGGTCGGAACCTTTATATCACCCCCAAGAATGGCTTGTTTGAAGGTTATTGGCAACCCAGCATGAACATCCGATCCATTGATGGCAAATAACTCATGTTCTGCAAGGACTAAGATAAAATGAATATGTCCCTTAGCATTCGCTCCGACAGAGTAGTTACCGACTCCCTTGAGTCTTATCTTCATCCCATGTCCTGCTCCCTTTGGAATACTAACCTTCATAGTCATGGTCCTTGCCTGGACCCCATGACCATGACAGCTTTCGCATTTATCAAAAGTGCCACCTTGGCCTTGACAGGCTTGGCAGGGTAACTGAAACATCATTCCGCCCTGCTTTCTTATTATAAATTTCTGGCCCTTGCACGATGAGCAAATTTCTTCTTTCCCACCCGGCTTTTTTCTTGACCCATCACAAGTTTTGCACTTGTCGTTAATATTGATCTTAAATTGCCTATCTGAGCCATAAGCTACAGCGTAAACATCAATACCCATCTGAACCTGAATGATATCAATCCCATCGTCCTGTCCCATTCCGAAGTTAAAGCCTGCAAAACCACCCCAGCCCTGACCCTGGCCTCCGCCGCCTCCGCCGCCTCCGCCGCCTCCGCCACGCTTCAACCCCTCTTTTCCAAACTTGTCATAAATCGGCTTCTTTTTTTCATCTGACAAAACTTCATATGCCTCGGCGACATCTTTGAATTTATCTTCCGCCTCTTTATTGTCAGGGTTTTTATCTGGATGATACTTATGAGCCAATTTTCGATACGCTTTCTTTATCGTAGCGGCGGTATCTCCCCTCTTGGCTCCTAATATTTCGTAGTAATCCATCTGGCTCTCCTTGAAAACGTCGTGTTTGATAGTATAGTAGGTAGTACAATGACTACTGGGATAGAATCCCATTATGAACCCATACTATAGCATACAATTGCCACTTTGTCAACCAACGAGGGACACATGATCTGGAAAGAAAAACTATACAGAGAAGACCAATTCAATTTATTAAAAGGACAGGGTGTCGCCGAATTGTTCTGTTCATTAATCGCCAACCGAAATTTCGAGCATATAAAAAAGAAGTCGGACATCAAGACCTTGATCGATTCACCATTCGACCTCATCGAGCCACCAGAGGCTCTTGAGAACATAGAACTCGCTATGCGGGAATGTATTACAGCTGGCGGTCATGATGTCGTTGTCTTTGGAGACTATGATGTTGACGGAATCGTCTCATCATATATGTTCGAAAAATTGATGCGTGAACTTCACGCTTCATCTGTAGACGTTTATTTACCTTCAAGAACCAGCGACGGGTATGGGTTGAATGACAGATCTGTTGAGAACTTCATAAAAATATGTAAAAAGCCATATGCTCTTGTTGCAATATTGGACTGTGGAAGTTCTTCTAGAAAACACATCGAAAAAATCAGAGCACATCTCCCCGACGCCCGTTGCATTGTTATTGACCATCATATTATTGAACCAGAAAATTTTTCAAGCAATGCCGATGCGGTTGTGAATCCAAGAATGAATGACGCCACCCCTTATTGCACAGGCGGGCTTGTTTTTCAACTTGCCAGAAAATGCGGAGAGGAAGCAATCATCAACGTTCCAAAATATATGCCGTATGCCGCATTAACTACTATCGCTGACGTTTGTGAATTGACTGGAACCAATAGAGTTATTGTAAAAAATGGACTCCGCCAATTAAATTCTTGCACAGACGTAGGTCTCAGCACGTTATTCAAGGTCGCGGATGTAAGCACCATTGATTGCAACTCTGAAGACATTGCATTCAGAATAGCTCCAATGATCAATGCCTCTGGAAGAATGACTGTCGCCTCAGATGCGTATAAAGTGTTTATGTCAGAAGACATAGAGCAAGCTAAAGTAAGCGCGAAGCATCTCAAGTCATTAAATGAAGATCGCAAGAAGATTCAAAAGGAAGCGGCAGTTGAGGCTATTTCAATTTTTGACGCGGACCAAGCCGGTAAAAGTAGCGCATTGTTATACAAAGAGAACTGGAACCCCAGCATTGTTGGTATTGTCGCAAGTAAAATCTCCGAGACCTATAATGTACCTACAATCTGCTTCGGGAACTACGATGGGAAAATTAAAGGTAGTGCCAGATCAATTGAGGGCGTGAATATCAAAGAAATAATGGATTCTTGCTCAGAAATATTTATTGCTCACGGTGGGCATGAGATGGCCGCTGGCGCTGAACTTGACCCGGCCTTTATTGATACGGCCTGGGAAATATTTGATAAGAAGGTCAAGGAATACCTTGAAGCTCACAATATTGGAGAGCCCTCGATATCATATGATTGCGAACTTAGTCCTGATCTCATGTTAAGAGTTAACGATGTGTTCTGTGAAAGACTCGCTATGCTTGAGCCATACGGACCAGGAAACCCAACTCCAATATTCAGAGCGAATGGTTTACAATGTAACCGTGTTAAAGAATGGGGGAGTGGAACAGGGGCCTTTGTACACTTTGATAACACCGGTCTTAACTCCGTAGCATACGGTAAAGGAATAAAGAAAAGACTCCATGGGAAAACCGTTGACGTGTTGTTTTCCATCAACAGATCATTTCTCGATGAAGAAGACTGGCACATGCGCATAATTGATTTCAAACAGGACAATAAGCAGTGAAAACTGAAAATAGATGGTAACAAAGGAGTCGTTATGTACGAATATAATGCCAAAATAATTTCAGTATACGATGGGGATACCGTTAGAGCAGACATTGACCTGGGATTTAACATGTTAATGTTGAATCAACAAATCAGATTGCTTGGTATAGATACGCCGGAAGTCAGGGGTGACTCAAGAGAGCAGGGGATAATCGTTCGAGACTTCGTCAGAGAAATGATCCTGGATAAAAAGATCATCTTACGAACACAAAAGGATGAGTCCGGTAAATACGGTAGATGGCTTGGGGATATCTTTTACTGCAAGAGCAACCTTGTTACTGCAAGCAGCCCCCCTAAGACTCTTACATACCTGAATGCGGAACTTGTCAACCTCGGATACGCCGAAGCCTATATGTTACTTCCAGAAGTATAAATAACGGCCATTCCCCAACTCTATATACTTATACGGAATGATAGACTCTCCAGTCATCACTCTACCTTTCTGAGCAAGGGGCTCCAAGTCTAATGGGTCGCATCTCATGTGGTCAAAGAACAATGCACCATCTGTTGGGTCTGAATATACCCCTTTAGCAATTCTGCTAATCGCATTGAAGATTCTAACCCAAGCCTTCCTTTCATACTCTGATTTTTGAAACCCATTATCAAGCAACGTTTCAATTGCCCGATATTGCCCATTCCCAACTCCATGGATTTCCCCACTGTTTAAGACATCGTCAATGGTCATATGTTTGGCAAATGTACCCTCGCTTGAATCGCGCCTGTTTATGATCACATAAGCGATTGACACGACAGACGCATCGTTGTTCCAATATATCCCATTCTCGGCCCACACAGCCTTGGCTAAGGGCATAATTTCTTCCCCAGTTATATCGGAGCCAGCACAATTGACAGTTAACAATATAAACAAAAGTATTATTTTCATGAGTTCTCCTTGGTTGAGAGGGAAGGTATATCACCAAGATTGGTTTGTCAAGTCGTTGTGCTAAACTTCTCGGACGCCTGTGGCGTAAACCAGCGGTCTTATTTCATCGGCCCATCCAACAAGTTCTTCAAATGGGATCTTGTATTTCTCATCGGCAACCTCTGGATCGAGGGTTTGGTGAATCGAGAACGGCTGCAAAAAATAGAGGCTCTTATCGCCGACTTCTTCTGCGATACTTATGACCGCTTCTTTGTCTACAAACTTTGAACAGACTGTCGTTCTAAATTCTGCTGAAGGTATGGACATCGCTCTCCCCTTCAAAATATTCATCGTCTCTATGATTCTATCAAACCAAATATCATGAATGAATCTTCCAGACACTTTTGAATAAGCATCTTTATTAAGTGCGGCCTTGATATCCATTATGATATGTTCCACCATCCCACTCTTTAACGCTTTGAGGACCTTCTCTGGAAAACTTCCATTTGTGCATATACCAACTTCAAATCCCGCATCGTAAAGCAACTTAATGAGATTAAAAATATTTGGGTGAGCAAGGGCCTCCCCACCAGACAGGACGACCATTTTTTCTTGTCGAGCCTGTAATCTTCTTATCAAATCATGTGGGTCTATGATTGTATCGCAATATCCATTTACCAAATCTCTATTGATACAGTAAGGGCATCTCATGTTACATCCAGAGATGAATATGGAAGAGCAGATCCTGGATGGGTATCCGAAATCTGCTATAAAGCTAAATCCTGATATTATTGGAAGTTCATCGTCTATAGTCTTCAATACAATCTCTCCTGATCTCTTTTAATGACGCATCAACTCTGGCAGTGCAGCCCGGACATACTTTCCCTAACAACCAAAAGTTTTTGGGCGCATCCCCAAGAGGCTTTTTACAATCCGCGATTGAACACAGACCATTCTCATTTCTCATCCTTTGGCCAGCTATAGAGCAATCGTCTATTGTTGTTTCACCACTATATATCTTAAATTCTGGCACTAAGACCTTATTTTGGTTTGTAGACATATTCTAACTTTTTCCCAGGCATAAGTCTTGCAGTTTTTCTCATTTCTTCATCGATATCCATTCCTGGCTCGAATCGAAACATTGTTATTGGCCACTCACCACCAACCACATGACCACTGTCAAGAAGCATGTGAAACTTTATGCATTTGTCCATATCATTATAATGCGCAGACTGAACTGTCACCACTATTGATTCGTTTTCATTCTGTTGTTCTATCGGTTCCACCTGTTATCCTCCTAAATATATCGTCTCCAGTTTCCTCAACCTGATTAACAAGTTGATCAACGAAGTCGAGAACCGTTAACGCATCTTCAGCCGCTACATAGAAAGATGACATCGCTGACAATCTTTCCTCTCCAAAAATGGTTACCATCAACCAATCGTGGAAGGTTCTTTGATTATGTTTTTGTTTGATTTGATTATCGTTGAACTTACCAGTTAACTTGTCTATATCATTAAGATCGTCATAAAGTCCTTCAATGATGTCTTTCGTCAAATCGTTTACGACATCATGCCTTCTAACAAACTTGCACTGAGTATTCAAGGGGATTTCTTCCTTCTTGAGTCCTGTCGCCTTCATGAATCCCTGGACACGTTCTTCATATACGTCTTCTGGCCACTGACCATACATTCTACATGAGAGTGGTCGCTCTTTATACACTGAGCATCTACCAGCCTGTAAAAGAGGGCACGGCTTCACAAGACTGTTTGAAAAGAAATATCTGATACTTTTAGTTATGATGTCTATGCGAGAACTCTTGTCATCTCTATTGAACAAGTTGTCCAATATGACAAGGAACTCTGAATAATTCATCTGTGGACATGCGACATTGCAACATACACAATGGCCACCACAAGTCGTTTCAAGATCAACAGAGTTGTAGATATCCTGAAGCTTATCGATCAAGTTCACGACCTTAGTATCCTTTTTCTTCGCCTCCTTCTCAGAATTGACGCCAGTTATGGGTCTTTTTGCTATAGGCTTCTTCTCTTTTCGCTTCTTAGTTTTGTTAGATTTATTTGAAGCCATTATTTATCTCCGATTAATGATTGTCATTTAATAATGATACAGCGCTTATACCGTTATTTTTATGAACATATATGCCGCGACTGAATTTAGTTTGCAATTCGAGGTCATGAGTGATTACAAGAATCCTGTTAAAATATGAACGGAGATGGTCAATCAACTTGAACACCCTCTCTTTCATCGCTGGCGCAAGAGCGCCAAATATCTCGTCGAGGAAGAGAGTCTCAGGAAGAGATCTGCTACTACCAAGAGACACCATACCAAGAGCGAGATTACCGGCTAACCGGATTACATCTTGCTCTCCGCCACTAAGCATTTCATACGATGAGGAACTGGCACCGAATATAACAGGCTCCATAGTCTCCCTATCTATACTTACATTTATTCTACCCTCTGTCAATATCGTAATGAAATTTTCCATATGGTTATTGAAGATGGGCAAATAGTAATCAACAATATCCATCTTGACACCATCACTACCAAATGAACTCTCAAGATAAAGGATACCTATCTGTTCGTTTCTATGCCCCTCAAGAGAATCTGTGGCTTTACTGAGATCCTTCTTTAATTTCCTGAGAGTAGACAATGAATCTTGCCATCTGGCTTTTTCTATCCCCGCCTCACTGAGTCTTCCCATGAGAGTCTTACTCAATTGTTCACTTATTACCACATTGTCATCTATCATAACAATGTCATGCTTGATTGCTCTTATGTCACTATTCAAGACGGTGGTTTCTTTTAACCATCCTTCTTTCATCTTGTGGTACTTTAACTGTATCCCCTCAAGTTTTGACTTGGCCTCTTTCATGCGCTCACCTAATGACTCAAAGGTGTCAGTAGAGACGGGCTCCGCCATTCTTTTTTTCAATTCTACGATCTTTTTACCAACAGCATCCAATCCAATGACGGCATCTTTTCTCTTTTGCAATTGAGAAACGACTTGGGGCGCTCTGTCAATAACAAAATCCAATCCTTCTTCTGTCTTTACAAATCCAACGAGTCTTTTTTCGCTTTCCTTATTTTTACCCTTCACTTCCGCAGCTTCTCTTTCTGAAACTCGGATCTTCTCTCTCAAATTATCTATCTCTTTATCGTAGTGATCCCTATCATGAACTGAGCCACAATGCGGGCACTTGACATCCTGCCCTTTAACAGTGTTCAACACGCTCTTATATTTTTCAAGAGATTGCATTGCATGTAATCCGTCAGATTCATACTGTGCCCTTTTACCGGCGAAGGTAACTATTTCTTCCTGACACTTAAACTTGCTTTGGGATAATCCGACCTTCTCTAATTTTGCAGCTGAAATTTTTTCAAGAGAAACTTCAAGATCCTGCTCTTTTATCCCATCTCTGATCTTCAAGTAATTTTCGTATTCAACTCTGAGTATTTCCTTATCATCAGAAAATCTTTTATCACGTTCATTAATAGCTTTCACTTGATCTTCACATGAGGATATCTCATATTTCAAGCTCAAAGACTCTGCCGAACCCTTCTCGTCAACCGAGTCTATCTTATCATCTAATCCTTTCAATGATAAATTCATCTCTTCCCGGCGAGCGACTTTCTTATCTTTCAAGCCCCTTATCTTTACAGTATTTTTATCGTTCTTCTTTATCTTCTCGTCAAACTCTTCAGTCTCTGTGACTAATTCGGATATTTTACTCGCCAACGTATCTTCGTCATGACTTGACATTTCTTTAAGGGTATCAACACGTCCTGAAAGAGTCGAGATTTCGGCGGCGACTGTCTTCTTTCTCTCCCGAATCTTTTCTATTGCTGATGTAATGTCTGAAAGAACGCCAAGAATATTCAAGATTGTATCAATCCTTACCCCAGGCGTTGCTGTGAAAAGTTTACTCGTATCCTTTTGGGCAAAGAACACGCTGTTGCAAAATGGTTCATAATCAACTCCGATCAAATCTTTGATCACATCATTGGGGTCTTTTGATTTTCTACTATTGTATGGCTCACCATCTTTCGAGAGTTCCAAAATTGCTGTATGCTTGTCATTCTTTTGAACCTTTCTTCCACGACGAATCACCCACTCGCTTCCAGAGACCTCCATAGTCAACTCGGCATAGGCTTCCTTACACGCAAACTTTCCAGCATCGTCTGTCCTTATTATTTCAAAGGTCGTCTTCTTCGATTTATCTCTTGACTTTGATGGGTCTTTGAATAACGACAATCTCGGCATTCTTTCATAAAGAACATATGCTATAGATTCTAATATCGTAGACTTTCCAGAACCATTTGACTCAGAGGGGTTCCCGTCAACGATGCCAGATATAGATGCCATGCTTGATCCGTTTGCGTCCTCAAAGAGCTTGTCAAAATCGACGACGTTGTCCTTCTCTCCGAACCTACAAAAGTTATGGAGCTTAACACTCTTAAACTTTATCGTTCGCTTGTCTTTGAATGAAACGTCTGTTGACAACTGCAATTCTGAAGCGACTTCTTTTTCAACCTGTCTCAAGATTGATATGCGATTATCTTTTTCATCATCTGAAATATCTTCGCTCTCAATATTCTTCTGAACAATGTCGAAGACGTTTATTGATCCGGCATGTAACTCCTTGATAGACTCACTGTCTTCGTCGTCTTCATCGTCGTCTTCATTCTGTACTCTTTCTAATCCGGCGAAGAATACACTGCCAGATTCTGAAACCTTTCCAGATAACTCATTAAATCTTTGTTGTACATAAGCAAACTCTTCGTCAGATCCCGTTACTTTTATTTTCACAATGGCGTTATTGAGGTCTAAGTTTTCAATTTGAAGATCAATTTCATCAACGTTGTCACCAGTTATTTCTATTAACGGTCGGCTACCTTCATAATTGATCCATTCAATATCATTTGTAACTACATCATAAATACAAAATCCCTTGTCTTGGTTTCTCTCTGAGAAATCAACTTTCTCTGGACTTCCGACATAATAAATTTGTCCAGAGTCAGAAAGTTTTTGTCTCTTGTGGAAATCGCCGAGGAAAATAGCATCATAATCTAGATCAATAAGTTCTTCAATAGCCACATTCCTATCGTTCTTATTTGTAACGCTATCGTTTTGTAACGCTCCGAATACGGGAAAATGGCCAAACATGACAATTCTATGTCCGGGCTCTGGGTGAACCGTGTCTTTTAATTTGGCAATGTAGTCTTTGAATGACTTCTTTCTTTTTTCGATATCAAAGGTGTGGGGAACATAGACGTATGTGGCCTTCTCTTTTCTTTCAACACCGAAGTCTGAAGCAACCCTTAACCCCTTGTTCCAACCCACTAAGGGCTCAAGGGCGTGGTGTTCGTTGCAAAGGTCATGATTACCAATTAGAGCCGTAATAAGTATCTTATTATCGATCAAACGCTGCAATTCGGCGTTGACAAGCCTTCTGATCTTGCTTGTTGGGGACGGGTGCTCAAATAAATCCCCGGCTATTACGTAATGATCAACCTTCCTTTTGATACTTTCATCAATGGTGAACTTGAATGCTTTTAGAGCGTCATCTGTTTTTAGTAAAAGTCCACTGCCTTCTACTGTCTTGCCGTATTGATTATTATTTAGATGTAAATCTGCTATGATGGCAATTTTGTGGCTCATGTCTAAATTCCTGATTAATTAAAATTAGAGTAAAGTATATCGTATATTATACAGGGGAAACCACCATATGTCAAGTCCATAAACAACAATGGGCGGCTGTTTAGCCGCCCATTGTTTCATTTTATATTTCTCAAATTAACCCACTGGAACTCCAGCGAGTGAACCGCCTGCGACCTGCGCATGCTCATGAATTCCGCCCTTGTGGATGTAGTTTTTTAACTCATCCTCAAAAACGAAGTAAATACGCATGGTCGCCTTCGCATCCTGGTGATATTCATCAAGTGGCCTATTATCAACCGTCAACTTCTGATCAATAGCACCCGCGCCAACAGCAACGTCCTTTTTAACTTCCCTTTGTCTTGAAGCCTCAGCCTGTATTGTGTCAACACTAAGATCACAGTCGAGGGCTGCGTCTGACATTACGATACTCTGTATGGAATCACATGAATACTCCGTAGCCTCAAGACCGAGAGACTCATCCTCTGCGCCAGCAGCGCCAATTCCCGACATCGCGCCAATGGTCATCCCACGAGAAAGCATTTCAGGGGGATTGTATGATTCTAAATCCACCCCCCTCATATTGAGAGTGAGACTTAGTAATCCCTCCACAAGATGTTCCCTTCGTGCCGCCTAAGCCGCCTTTATTTTTGAGAGAAGAACCGAACGATTTTGCGGGGTTGTTGAAATATTCAAGACTTCTACGAACCGGCTCACGCAATCTGACATCATGCTTATATTTGTAAAAAGCAAATCCAAACGCTGGGACTGTGTTTTCCTCGCCCATGATAATGCTGGCAACATCACGCTTTACTTCTTCAGTGAAGAAGAACTGGCGAACTGTCCCGTCATTATGGAAAAATCCATCCCACCAAAGCGTATCTGGATTTGACACATAGTTTTGCGGGCTCCATGAATATCCGCACTCTTCACAATGTCTTTCATAACCAAATGGGATTTCATGAACAGAGCATGAATCTCTATATTGTTCCATTTGGCATGTGGATATTTCTTTATTTGTTTTTGATATAAATTCCTTCGATCCACTAAACAAATATTAGAACAGCCTCTTAAAAGCATGCGGTGAATTCAGACCGAAATCGTCACAAACAAGGTCTATAGAGTGACTTACCCCTGGTATGCTTGCTGTTCCAGCGACCAGTGTTACATCGCTCAAACTCATCCCTTTTGGTTTGGCGACCGTCCATCCGAGCCTGTTCCCCTCTTCAATATTGCCTGAAGAGTCTTCTCTGACTCTTCCGTTAGCTGCAATCCTGAATACAAAATCATCAGTTAATGCAATTTCTATAAAGCGAACAGCCGCTTCTTGGCGAATTTGTAAAAAATCATCAGTACCGGCGTCACCATTCTTTTCGAATGATGCTAATCGTGTTATTCCGGCCTGTTCTCGTTTGTGAATGCTGTAAAACATATCCCCGTTTTTGTGATGTCCCCCATCTCCGCTGTAATAAATGATGAAGTCATATAAAGGTCATAACCATGTACAGCGACCATACCTCTTGCAATAGCACATGCTTTTGCAGCTTTGCCAATTGTAGCGTTTCCGAAACAGCGAATCTTAACTTCGCCAGCCTGTCTCAGCCCGTGAGCGATAGCGCCCGCTAATGACTTTAACTTTTTCTTCCTTTCTTCGTCTGTCGCATTTGGATCATCGGCCTTAACCTTTAATACAATTCCGTCGTCGGTGTTTTCATTAGACATATTATTTCTCCTTGTGTATATACAGTGTTATTAAAGCATAATTGACTTAAGCTTTATTGTACCACAAGAATAGAGAATTACCCTTTTAGTCGAAAACAAGGTGGGAATTAGATCTATCTTCTGATAGTATGGAGAACTTCATCGTTGCTCTCAATCTTCTCTCTAATATGACTAATGAATTCCTGGGGAACTATTTTAATTTTGCAAAAGACCTTGTCATTTTTAACTTTTGAGGTCAAAACCTCAAACGTTTCTGCTGGAACGCCCATTCCGAGAACGATATCATCATGGGCGTCTCCGCTAATTAAAGGGAAGGTTCTGTCAAAGATAAATTCTCTTCTGACAATCTGCCTTTTGGTTAGGTCAACAAAATCTAATAGGATATCAACGATTGACTCATTGCCTCCTGATATCTCAGACAGGCATTCAGTAATAACGTCATTCTCTTCAATAGCGTTGTCTGGGATGATTTCATGGAGGTTTATATCATGACCATCGTCACCGTAGCATGGACTATCCAATGATACCGTCTGCATGCTTGGATCATCACCCCTAAAGGTGGTTCTCTTCTTCCTGTATTTCTTCTTCAACAGGTTAGCGAAATGGTTTTTAACACTTGAGTAGAAAAATGTATTGAAATCAGTTGTCTTGCCATTCCTGCCATATGACTGAATACACCGGACAAAAACAAGGTTCACTTCTGAAGACGCATCTTCTGTAATCCAAGAATTAATCCTTCCTAAGTGATCAATGGTGGGAATTCGTTTCTTATAGACTTCTTCAATGATCAACTCATCTCCAGTCTCTATATATTTTCGAACTTGCTCGTTTTCAATATCTCTATCAATTCCGAACTTCACTCTGCCTGCTTTTTTCTTTTTCATTACATCCCTACAATTATGATTCCTCAAGCAACAGCATCTTAGAAAGACCATTTTTCTTAACGAAATCGTCAGGATCGTTTTTCAAAGGCAACAATATTGATGAAATATCATCAAAGTAGCCAGAAGACAATTTCATTGCCCTTTGCCTGGCCATTTGCCCCGCTCCTAACTTATGATTTTCTTTTGGAAGGTCTGAGTCAAAACAGAAACAAACGTTTCTGCAATAACGCGAGATTAATCCTATATGCGCAAGAGTGAATCGGGTTCCCATAGTGGCGACTACATTATACAACCCATTTTGATATAACGTCAAAGAGTCTAAATAACCTTCCACTACATAAATTTTATTTTTACTAAAAGTTGCGTCTCTTGCCATATTAAGCCCAAAAAGGACCGCTGACTTCGTAAATGGAGTATTCCACCACGGGAGTCCCGGCCCTATTGGTCTTGTTGCTACAGAAACTAATTTACCACAATCATCATATATTGGCATGATAACCCTGGAACGGATATTGAGTGGGAATTTGAAAACTGGAGATGAAGACCTTCCATCATAGAAATCCATGTTTATTGTCCTCTCAAATTCCTCACTGCAATAACCGATCTTGAATTTCTTAATAGTGTCTGGAGTAAGCCCACGAGTTTCTAACAAATAATCATAAACTGATTTTTTGCAATGACCATTAATCAAAAGCTCGTGGCTACCCTCAGCAATATCTTCTAATACAGATGCGCTCACAATTAAGCCGCCTCTTCCTCAGCAGCTACCTCTTCCTCAGTAACTGCATTGTTTTCACCGACTCTCGGTGGTGGTAATACGCCTTCGTCAATATCTCCCAAGAATGTGGGGATATCTTCAACAGCGTCTTCATACGCTTGTGTAACTCTTGATACAAGCTCAAATGTTTTGCTATTCTCGTATGCCCAATTAGCAAGATCGACAAGATTGTCCTCACCTGTTGGGACATTCTTGTCTTTCTTATCCTCTGGGACGAATCTATATTCGCCTTTATACTTTGCGAACAACTTCTTTTCATACGAATGATGCACAAGCATAACAAGTGGATTCGACAACGTCGCATCAAAGTTAATGTTTACCAAGAACTTTCTATATGGCGGAGCCAACTTATTCTTGACAAATTGACCACTGGATATCTGCGCAATAGGAATTTCATCCTCACCAACTTTTTGCTTGGTAATAGACTTCTTTCTTACGTCTATTCTCATATCAGAATAGAACTTCAATGCCTTACCACCGGGGGTGACTTCGGGATTTCCCCATGTGACACCTGGCTTTTCACGAACTTGATTTATCCAAATAACAGTAGTTGCCTTTCCACCCTTTCCTTCTTTGGACTTCGCCGCACCACATACTTTAGGGATTTCTTGAGATAACAATCTGGCAAGAAGAGCGACGTTCTGCTTTCCCGCTGGAGCGTTAATTTGCGCTTCTGGAACAACTGCGGCTGTTGAGTCTACGACTAACAAGTCTAAGTAACCGCCTGCGCACAAGTCATTCGTCAATTGCATCCAAGTTTCTCCAGATCTGAATCCATTTTCATAGATCAAATGTTCTGGATTAACGTCCAATCCAGTGAGCCAAGGCAACGACGCCGAATCTTCTAAATCAAGAAGCCCCGCTATTAAACCTTCTCTTTGGAACGCTGCAATTATCTTGTAAGCCAACCAACTCTTACCACCACTTTCAACACCAAATAACTCAATGGTTTTCCCGTTTCTTGGCACACCACCAATTCCTGATGCGATATCAAACTCTTCTATCCCTGTTGGAACAACTTCTGTGAATTCTGCGGCCTTTGATACATTAACAGAAAGTGTTGACAAATCTGTGACCGCCAAGCCCTTTCTCATTTTAGCCTGTTCCGGGGTTCCGCGATTGACATCCAGCGGATTCTTCCCAGCCTTTGATAGTTTTGCATAATGAGCAATCGCTTCGCCCACTACATCTATGATTTCTTTACTCATAATACTTCTCCGAATATTGTGTTTACATGTTAGATAAAGTCAACGCATGGGCCACAATTGACCCATGCGTTTTCTCTATTCTATTATTTTCTTACCGATTAATATGCGGTAGAACCAGCTTCCGATTTCTCTTTGCTACCTTCGTCGAAGATAGACTGGAAGCTTTCTCCAGACTCTGCGGAGCCTTCTGCGTCTACACCTGGAATCGACGGACCTGAGCCCGCTCCATCTGATGCTGGTGCTGGGGCGGCATCGCCCTGTGCAACACGTCTTTCTCTTCTTGCGCTCCACCATTCCTTCGTTCCCGGAATCGGATCTTCGTTTGAACGAGTCTTTGAATCCTCGAACATTTCGGCGATGATCGCGGGATCGGTCGGCTTGATCTTTTCCTTAAGATCAAGAGCGTTCTCATCAATGTAAGTCTGCTCTTCGGCAGTGAGGGCAACAGCCTCAAGATTCATGCACGGATACTTCGTACTTCTGAAATCTTTCTTGCCATCCTTCATTGGAACTTCTTTCGAAATAACGAAGTCAGGAGCTACAGCACCACCGGGCTCATTGCCAGTGATTGTGTAGTAGTTCTTGAAAACTCCGAAAAGAAGTGATCCACCTTCGAGAAGCTTGATCTGATTATCATCGTTCCTATCAAGGACGTGGATAATGTATCTATCACCTGGGACGTTACCGGCCTGCCAGCAAACATCTTCTTCCAAACCGGGGGAAGTTGCCCTGATCGGCTTGTAGTGCTTCTTAAAAGGATACGGGTGTCCAATCAATCGTACTCTGGACTGCTCACCTTCTTTGATAGTAAGGTAAGCAAGTCTCGTAGCATCCGAATTGGAATTGTTGTTATTCTTGGGGGTGGCGACATCGGCCCAGTCTGCGTAGCCTACGTCATTTGCTGCGGGGGTTGTTTTTTCGTTACTCATTATGTTTCTCCTTTGTTGGGATTTTTTTGCGTTAATCTTAGCCGTTTTGGGTGGATTAACACGGTTCTCCAGTATAAGTATATTATACCATAAGAATTGTCATTATACCTTGTTCCAGGGATCTTTTTCGTCAATTTTTTCAGAAATATTTTGCCCCATTCCCGCACCTAACTCTCCTATTTTAATACGGTGCTCGTTACATGTTATTCTTCTAGAAATTGTATTCCGTTGACTCTCAAGGTTTTCGCAGATTGATCGGCAGTAATTAGCGAACGCTTCCGCTTCTGCGAGGATCAAATTAAATCTTGATAATCTTAAAGACGCTTCGCCTTTTCTTTTATCGGCAGACTTGTTTTCACTGATTCCAATAAAAGCATCTAATAAATTATTATAGATTCTCTTGAGGGCAATGAATGTGGTTTCTGCATCGAGCTTTATTTCAAGAAGTCTATCCTTGAAAACCTGGGTCTTTGCCATTTGCTGGCTAAGGACAAGCGGAGATGGATCATCTACGTACTCAAGTGTGCATTCCCTGATCTCTATTCTCAAACCGGCGTATTCTTCTCTGGACTTAATCGGTAGCTCTTCCATCAAGTCCTGAACATCTTTCAATAGGTCATTGAATGTCTCGGTTGATGCAATAAGCTCTTTCTTCTTTTCAAGTGAAGGTGGCGGGACACTAGGGTCTTGACTATGTGGTTTTACTGTGGGGTTTCCCTCAGTAACCGTTGCGCTATCGAACGCCTTATCGAATTCTTCTGCCATAGTGCCCCCACTCCTTCAACTATTTACGTTAATTTCACAATGTCCTTTTGGACCCTTACAAAATCTTTATCAACTGGTGCTACCTCTTTCTCAACAGATACAACCGAACTTTCATCGACCGGCCTGTACACGACTTCCATTTCCATTCCAGAAACTTCAACCGTCTCTTCTACTCTGAAATCAACATCGCCTTCAGGGAATTTCACCACAATGGATTTGAGATCCTCATTAGTAGAAAAGTCTTCTTCTCCGGCGGAATCTACCATCGCGGCAACCCTCAATCGGATTACGATCCCTTCTGGGTCTCTCTCCAGTTCCCCGGTGAAATACCCCAATGATGCCGCTGGTGATTTTTCTCTGAGAACTTCTTCGAACTTCTCAAGTATTTCGTAATCACCCAACTTATTTAATACATCTAACATAATCAACTCCTATTTTGTTAAGACAATTTAGTGTTTATTAATTATACATCCCTATCTCACATCAATCAATATACCATGATTCTATGATGTGTCAAGCTCTTTGTGAAGTTATTTCGATGCGCCATTAATTTTTCCATATGAAACTTTCATAAGATCAGTATCAACGAATCTATTTTCTCTCATTTTTCTTGATTTCAAATCTTTCTTCATATTTGTAAATACGTCTTCCGCATCTTTTGCTTTTATACCAAGTGGTGCAAAAGCGTTCCCGGCCCTTGACTGTGCTAAATTCCTAATAACAGAAACTGTCACGGCGCTGGCTTCAATGATATTTACGAAGTGCTTGAAATCAATAAATTCGCCTTCCTGCTCTCTTTTCTCAATGATCTCTTCAACTGCCCTATCTCCGACTCCACCAACCACTGTTAACGGACACCTTATAGCTTCGCCTTCAATCTCATATATATTCGTGCTCTTGTTGACATTGATCGGAAGAATGTTTACTCCCAATCCTTTTTCTCCCACGCCACACGCTTCATTGATATACAACTGGGTTTTCTCTTCGTCACCAATCGCCGAAGTCAACAAAGCTGAAAAGAATTCGATTGGATAATGGAACTTCAACCATGCTGTCTGATAAGAGACGAAAGAATAAGCCAATGAGTGAGACTTGTTAAATCCATACCCACCAAAGTAATCAATCATTTGCCACACTTCTATAGCTGTAGACTTTCCAATTCCATGAGCGTCACATCCTTCCAAAAACTTGTTCTTCATATTAGCCATCAACTCAGGTTTCTTTTTACCAACGGCTTTACGTAACCCGTCTGATTCCGAAGTCGTGAATCCCGCCATAACTTTTGACAACTTCATAACTTGCTCTTGATAAATAATAGTTCCATAAGTTTCTTTAAGGATGTTTTCCATTGATTCGTGCAAGTATTCAATCTCTTTATGACCATGCTTACATTCCGCATATGAGTCTCCAACACCAGCGCGTAGCGGGCCAGGCCTATTGATAGCGTTTACTGCGACCATGTCATTGAAGTTGTCAATGTTGATATTCTTTATCAACTTTGTTACAGATCCGCCCTCAAACTGAAAAACACCGCGAGTCTTACCTTGATTCAACATCTTGAACACTCGTTGGTCATCTGGTTCGATAGTATCAATGTCAATATCCTCACCACGATTGGCCTTGATCAAATCTAATGTTTGAGAGATGATTGCAATATTCTTGACCGAAAGAAGATCATACTTATAAAGGCCAAGCTCTTCAACTTGTTCTTTATCCCACTGGGCGACAGTAACGCCAGTGATGGATGTCAAGGGGCAAACCTCTTGGATGTCACGATTTCCCAAAACAATGCCAGCGGCATGAACACCACGATGTCTTACAGCGCCATCGATCCCCATACAAATATCATGATATGCTCCGCCCTCGATAACACGCTTCCTCAAATCAGCACTGTCGTCATACGCTTCCCTAAATGAAGATGCTGATGGAATAAATTTTGCCAACGCATCAACTCTATCAAGGGTATTTCTTGGTCTTTCAACCTTGTCTGCTTTCTCCCCACGAAGTGTTGCGGACATTTTATTTTCCTTGATCTCTTGATTCGCTTCCCAATCGTTTCCAATGTCAAGAGCCTTACCTACATCCTTCACAATCGACCTTGCTTTTAGCAAAGTGTATGTCGCAATCTGGACGGCTCTTCTGTCACCATACTTTTTCTTAAGATAGACATAGACCTCGTCTCTTCTCTTGTCGTCAAAGTCAAGGTCAACATCCGGGGGGCTCAATCTAGCGGCGACCATCTCTTCTACCGGTCTAAATATATCCATTGGCTTAACGCTTGTCATTCCAGTATAATAAGCTATTGAAGAATTACATTCGTTTGTATCACCTTGCTTACCGCCTGATTTTTCAAATGCAACAAAGCATCTTAAGAAGTCGTCAAGACATCCCATTTGGTTCATCTTCTTTCCTTCTAACGTAAAAACATCCTTGTCGAATTCAGAGCATGAATCTTCACATCTCTTCAACAAGTCATATTGAACCTGTGTGCCGACTTCAATTTTATCAACCCCCTTGTATTTCAACCCGAAACAACTTGGGTGAATTCTATATGTCGTGTCAACGCTGAAGAATCTCTCAAAGAGTAAGTCATACTTTATTGGATCAAGCTTAACAACCTTCAAAGCGTACAAGCATAAAGACCCAGCGGCACTACCTCTTCCCGGACCCATTCCAATACCCTGTCTATATGCCCAAGAAACGAAGTCGTCCAAAATGAGAAAGTAATCAACGAATCCACAGGTCTCGAAAACCTTCAACTCATAATCGACTCTGTCTTTGTATCCTGGCTTATCAAACAAATCATCTTTCTTCAACCCATCGTAAACCAACTTTCTCAAATACTCAGAAGATCCTAAGCCATCTGGCGGAGAAAATCTTGGAAGCAAATCCAAGTTCTTTTCAATAATTCCGTCTTCTATCTTATCTGAAATCTCAACAGTATTCGCCAACAAGTCTGGGCGGTCTGGAAATAACGCTTCCATCTCATCCGCTGATTTGAGATAAAACCCAGTCCCTGGAAGTCTGGCGCGTTCATCGTCTTTCATAACCTTATGATCCTTGATGCAAGTCATTGCATCTTGAACCACACTATCTTTTTCCTTCAAATATCTAACATCATTTGATACGATGCACTTGATATTTGTCTTTTCGGCTAACTCAAAAACTCTTTTGCAAATGTTCTTTTCCATCAATTCTTTAGCGGGCTCGTCTGGACACGGGTGATATAAGGCCTCTAAGTAAAAGTCGTCGCCCCAAATATCTTTGAACCAATTAGCTTTCTTTTCTGCGATATTACTCTTGTTCATAAGCAAATCATTACCTATTAACCCATCTCGACTTCCCCCGGCAATAACTATCAACCCTTCTGAATTCTCAGACAACAAATTCAAATCCGCTCTTGGAGCATAGTGATACCCTTGAATACTCGCCTCTGATGAAATCTTACAAATGTTCTGCCAGCCAACCTTGTTTTTGGCAAGAAGGATCGCTGTAGATTGTGGCTTAGTGCCATCTGTGTCTAACATATCTTGAACGATATGTATCTCTATACCAAGTATTGGCTTGACCCCATTTTCATGGCACACGTCGGAAAATTGATACAACCCACCACACGCTCCGCTGTCCGTCAATGCAATTGACGGTTGCCCCAATTCTACTGCTCTCTTGACCAACCCCTTTACAGGAACGGCTGACTCTAAGAGAGAATAGTATGAATGGACATGTAGGTGTACAAATTTTTGTGAACTCTTTTTACTCATAACTTCTCCTATGCGATTATACTCTTATACAATACCTATGCTACAAGGAATTTCAAGCTCTAACAGCGAATCAATTAACTTAGTTTAATGATGGAACAATAAAAATGGCGAACCAAACAAATTTAACTACGACGCTAAAGCCACAACCCGATGTCAGCGTTCAGATTACAGAATATGACCCCGAAACCGGCCAGCCGTCGAGACAACTGGACTCAATCAACCTTGACAGGACAACTCCGAGTGAACAATCAACACCAATCGTTATTAAAATGAATGTCATCGGGGTTGATAAAATTAGTAATATAAGACTCGGACTGGTAAAAAGCTCCGAAACAGTCTCTGGAAGTGGATCTCAAGCAGATGATGGATCTGTCCCCTCAGGGAATATTGGCATCGAACATTCCAGTTCTTTAGTCGAAAAGATATTATTAACATCATTCTTTAATGGAACTAACCAAAATGGCGTTCCAGCAAGCACTAACAACATAAAAATTAACAACTCAAGTAGGACTGAATCTGAATTTATATACCTCAATGTAACCACACCCAATGCGGTCAAAAGAGGCTTCCTTAAATTCAAATGGTTCTTTGATTTCTCATAATGGCAGACATTACCTCAAAAATTACGCTCGATTCAGCATTGACCTCGGTCACATTCAATCAGCTTACAAGTCCTGTGTTTAAGGTTGAAAAAATCTCTACCATCATGGGGATATGGGAAAGTGACCCCTTAGATGGTAGCGCAACACTTCTGTCATGGAAGGAAATAGTATTCTCAGGATCAGCGCCAAGTGGATCTGATCGATACATTTTTATAAGTAACACGGACACCAAAACTGAATCTCCAGTCTGGAGCGGCCCTTATAGGAATGGAACTACCTCGCTATTAAGTTTTTCAAAACGATATGTCAGAATAAGAATCATTATGATTCAATCTGGTGTCGCAACGCCAGGATACGGATATAATGCCGTTACAGGCCCTTCAATCGACTCTCTTTCTCTCAAAGCAATAATCTCCGGTACAGCTGCCAAATTCTACTCGGACACCTTTGAGGTTGGTTTTAGCCCCAAATACGCCCTAATAACTGCCGAGACTGACATCCCTGATGGCACTATTATAAGGTGGGGTATTGCCAACCTTGATAGCATTGATTCCACCGACTATCAATTCATCAACGAGAATAAAATAACTAAGCTCGACAGACTCTCCGTAACCGGTGAAAAAGTAAAGGTTTTTATTGAGATGAGCGGAAACTCAGGCGATGTTATCACAATTGATGAGTTCGCGGTCATGTTCTCTGGCGATGATCAGGCCGAATTGAACAAGTCGTAGGCTTTCTCTCCCAAGGTATTTACTATCGGATTCGCATCATTTGGTATGTTTATGGAGAATTTCTCCTTTCCATTAGCCATGATATTGTAAAAATCATTGAGATGAGTATACCGGCTCTTTATCTGGCTCTTATTTGGTGAAGCCAAAAACAAGCTTTCTGATCCAATTATAAAAGCGACCTTTTCAGCCCTTGTCAAACCAGTATAAACAAGTTCCTTCGTCAACATCCTTTGATGTTCGCCCATCATTACAAAAATGATGTACTTAGTTTGAGACCCTTGATATTTATGAACAGTGCTACACCATGAAACTCTGATTTCATTTATATCTATATCGTAATAGATAATCGTCTTGTCTTCCATTCTGACTTTTATAAAAACGACTTTCGTATCACTCTCTTCAGGGTTTCTGACGGCAAGTCCTACATCTTCAATGTATCCTATCTCCCCGTTATATACTTGCTTCTCATTGTTATTCTTGATATGCATGACTCTATCGCCAACATAATACGGCCTCTGATCATAGAAAACGCTTTCATTATGAATCGTGAATCTGTTTTGGAAAGCGGCATTAATATTGTGTACGCCACAGACCTTGTCTTTCATGGGGCTTATTATTTGGAGATCTTCCAATTCTCCCCGATCATGAAATTTACTCGCGACAGCAAGAATAGAATCTATCCCATGCTCGGCATTACTAACGTTGGTGAAAAACAAGTCGCTTGCCCCTTCGGGGATTTTTGGGTTTCCACCATTCGCTATCTTGTCAGCTATCAATGATATGTAGCTGTTCTCATCCTGCCGATACACAGTATTGAGTTTGATTATGTTTGCCGCCTTACAGTCAATTATATCATGCAAATTGTTTCCAGGTGATATTGACGGAAGCTGCTGAGGATCTCCAACAAATACTATGTTGGTTTTCACTCGATTACTTATGGCCTCAAAGATGCATGGGAGCAAATCCACTCCAACCATCGAGAATTCATCAATGATCAATATTGATGATGAAATCCCCTCTTTTCCTGCTGGGTTTTTGGCTATCCCGCCAGTTTTGGAGCAAGGAATCAATCCCAATCCCCTATGAATTGTAGATGCTGACACTCCTGTCTTCCTGCTCAAAACTTTCGCGGCCTGACCCGTGGGGGCCATCAAGCTAACCGTCATATTTTTCCCATTCGCTATTGTACAGATAGCACGACAAATAGAGCTTTTACCGGTACCTCCGCCACCAGTTATTACTGTGACCTTACTCTTGAACGCGCTCTCTACAGCCTCTCTCTGTTTATCATCAAAAATAAACTCTCCGCCATTCGCAAGTGCTAATGAGCATTCTGCTTCCGCACTTGATATCTCTTCTTCTCCCACGTCGTACTTTGAATCCAATTCATTCATCCCTTTCAAATAGTCAGCGCAATAGATCTCTTTATAAAGCATCTGAGTTCTATAGATGAAAATCTGATTGTCATAATTTCTTGCAGCGGAAAAGTCTGTCTCGAAAGACTCTCTTATATACTTGTCGTAATTTTCATTATTTCTTTTTGATAACACAGCGTTGGCTTCGCTGCTCAAGTTTATTGCCGGATAACATGTGTGACCACTCGTTTCCTTTTCTTTCAAAAATCCATCAATGAAGCTCTTGGTTCTGAACTCTTTCGGAATCTCTGGTAGTATCTTGTGGGCAATATCGTCTGCCTTTTCAAATCCAATCCCGTATACTTCCATCAACCTGTACGGATTTTCTTCAATGATGTTAATGGCCGTTTCGCCGAAGTGTTCTAAAATACTCTTTCCAAGCTTTACTGATACACGGTGTTTTAAGAGCCACATATAAGTTCGTCTTACAGCCGCGTCCTTTTTCCAAGCGGCAGATATTGCCTCTGCTCTTTTCTCTGTGATACCTGGAATTGACACCAATTCTTTTCCGCCGTTATTCATGATCGGCGGAATCTGTTCGATGCTAAAATTATCAACTATTTTTCGCGCTCTTCTGGCGTCAATATTGGGCATCCTTTTAAGATAGTCAATCATGGTGGCAACGTCATTGGGATCGTCTGGATAGACATCGACTGCTGCGAATTGTTTCCCATACTTGACGTGAGTAGCTATATTTCCTATAAACACGTATGGAACATCTTTTAGTATGACTGCGTCAGTGCATACCTTCACGATCATTTCTCCACGGCCCATCCATTCTGGGGGGATTTTTTTGATCGTTTCCTTTGAGACAATGTTTGACCCTGGATTAACTTCCGCGCAAATGATGTGGAAACCACCATCATTCTTGAATCTTACTCTCGAAACGAATGCTGGAATAGCAAAGGTATCTAGTTCTTCTGTATTAGTCATAGGTATTTCCCGGATAGTTTTTCTAAGTAACATATCGTAGATCGAACTTTTTTCAAGCTATGTTGAAAAACTTATGTGACTTCTAATGATTGCTCAAGATCGTCTGAAACGCCCTGTGCTGGACTCGGAGTTGGAACCGCGTTCTGGTTTCTTGTAACTGTCGGCGCTGCCGTTACAACATCAACGGTTATCTTAACGGCAAAATCGCATTCTGGACTTGCTGGAAGTATCTCGACGCTAAAATTTTCCAAGTCTGAGACGCTTATAGCATCTGCACCAGCCGCATCTGCGGCGGCGTAATTTCTTCTCAAGGCATCTTCAATTATTCCCTTGTTCCCGAATATTCTCTTGAGCTTATCTTCAATTCTCCTTCTCCACTCTTTTGTCAAGAATTCTCCTACAAGGCCGCTAAGATGCTCCCCAAACTTTCCTTCTACACCACTACTGTTGAAATCATGTGCGCCCATCTTTATTTTCTTCTCACTACCTTGTCTCGTAACAGATGCTTCTCCACGCTGTCTGGCAGCGTAGTCTTCCTCCATCTGCTGTTCAGACGGTCTTTCTGTGACTAAAGCATTTGGATCGGACACTGTTCCAACAAAGAAATAATCCTGCATTCTCTGTCCATAAATCTGTGATCCGATTGATGGTGGAATAGCAAGGTATACTTTATCAATAACCTCATCGTTTTCGGTTAATGAAGATTGCGATGACTTCTGCACAGTTTCTTTGAGGTTCCCATAATACGTTCCATGATACATCCCCGTCTGAGACGCTCCTTTTTCTGCCCCATCACAAAGCGCAAAGTTTTCATCTGTGATTCCGTTGGGATCATAAAAACATTCCAATGGGACGCCCTTACCTTGCGCATATGTATTTAACAAATCCATAAGGGTTGGCGGCGTATCTCGTGATATCTCTCGAAGTTTCTCATCTAAATCAGCGGTTAACATCCCAAGACTGGCGGCGTATTTATTTACGAATTCTTCTCTCAAGGCTCTTCTCGTGGTGACCCTTGTAGGTGAGACATCCCTCTCTGTTGCAAAAGCTTCAATAAGTCTTTCTATTTGCTTCTCCAGATCAGACTTTTCCTGTTCTGTCCCTTCCAAGTCTAAACTGGTAATGCCAAGGACTTGGGCGACATACTGGTTAATCATCTCTGCTGATATAGTTAGTGAAGTTCTGCAATATTGAGACATCTGGATTCTCCTTAATATTTATTAATCAAAATTGATATGGTTATTTTCAAGCGCCGCCGCCCTATTCCCTCTATTGAGCTACGAAATTGACGCGGCAGGGGACACAGCCGGTTCTTCTTTGAACCCCTGAGTGAACAACGGGTCAATAGTTTGAACATCAACTTCCTCATCAGCAGACTTTACATAAGATGTGATGAGCTTGCATTGTCGCGGTCTCCATCCGATCAACGTGCATGCGTGGGCATCGCTCGCCGCTTGTAATTGCGCGATCTTCCCAGTCTTATGCTTTAACACAAAAACCTGATTAAAATTGTTTTTGACATCGTCGTATTTGTTTCTTTTCAAGGCTTTAATGTCTCTAATTCCAAGAGGGATATCCTTGACTTCTTCAACCTGTTCTTCTCCAGCTTCAAGTGTTACTGGGGATGTCTCTTCGACTTCTTCATTTAAGTTATTTTCCATCGTTATTCTCCTATTGTTTTTTTGCTGCCTCGACAAACTTGTCTAAGATATAATTTATTGCTTCTCTCGCCGATTCTGAATTAAACTTTTGCAACGAGTCTCCAAATATAGAAGAAAAATCTTCTTGCTTTATTGTTAACACTTCCCCTGAAGCAGCCATTTCTCCCAAAAGATTGGCTCTCAATTGTAACAAACTCGACATTGACGAGACTAATTTACATGTGGTCTCGGCTTTTATCTTGTTTATAGCAACAGGTGATGACGCTGGCTCTTCTGAAGCGTTTATTGCTATGATACGGTCATTTATTGCCGACATTGCCATCTCAACTCTACTTATAGTATCGAGGTGCATATTGGTCATAGAAATGACTTTTTTTATGTATTCTCTTTTACGGAGTTCAATATAGCTCTGATCAATGTGGAATTCCATATGGTTTTTTACAACCGATCTTGGAATTGGTTCGCCCTTATCTTTGAAATAAGTAACGATTTCATCAGCGTTCCTGGAGTCGAGCCATTTTTCTTCTGACTCTTTTCTGTACTGGCTGGAACATACTACGCAATCAGATTCGTAATATAGGCCATCATTATTGATGCTGACTTGTGCATAAAGAAATTTCTCTAAATCTTCGTCACTGCCTACTACTTTTTCTAATTGCTTTTTTGATGTCTGTGGAATTGTGAGTTCTGTGTTACTCATTTCTCTTGTCGTTTGCCTGTGGCTTTTTACTAAGTTGCTTGTCTTTTTCTATCACCATGAAACTAAGCATTTCTAATTCCCTGGCCGTTCTAATCGGAGGGTTGTTGCCTATGATGCTTATTATATGCGCAAAAACATTGTTAGGGAGATCAAATTCCAATTCGGCGCAAACTTTTTCCATCGCTCGGACGACATCTCTGGCGACATGGTATTCGTGATGTTTAACGGCGAGGTCTGCGACGTTATTGATAATTGACATTATGGTCAATGCATGTGGAGAAATATTATACATATCTCATCCTCCTATGTGACCTAAGATAGTTCGGTTACCGACAGCAACTGAACTGGAGGGTCAAATGATGAAAGGATCTCACCAGCAATAACCTCTGCCTTCTCTTCGTTTTCAGCTTCAACCAGATTGCCTAATTCTCTTCCGCTGAAAATTCTGCCTCTATGGTCTGAAAATGAATAGTCGAATTGTTTGGTGTCGGATGAACTGGAAAGTTTACTGGCGCAAAGTGTGTTCACACACTGACGGGCCTCTTTAGAACCTATACCGTCGATGATAAGTAAATCAACGGCCATGTCATTACTGAGCTTGTCTTCAAAAATGAGGGTGCTTGCCTTTGCCAATAACGTTTCATTTTCAGCTTCAAATGCAGAAGAGAGCTTGTCAAGCTCCTTATACAAAGAATCTACAAACGTTCTTCTTTGATTTTCTCTTTGTGTTACTTTGCTCATTTTACTGAAGATCCATTTTATTACATGTTTAGTTTATTCTAACCAGCTTTTCGATCTTATCTATTATTACTTGGTCATTTGAAAAAACCCTGCATTTACCAAATCTCAAACTGTTATTATTGATCTTCAATGCCGAGACGATTTTTTCCTTCCCCTCCGCAATTATTTTTTCTCCAAGGAAAGTCCAGAACGGCTCTGTTCCCTCTTCATCAAATTTAGTTCTGTTGACTTCAAAGTTTATTCTGCAATTCTCTGACACGTCTCTCCATTGCCCGCCAATCTTGGCTTTAACGGTCATTAGCCCACCTTCTGGCGAGTAAACATAATCGATAGCTTCGTTCCCATTGAAGTCGCTATTTGAGGTTACCGTTCCTCGTATTTCAAATCCCAGATTGTCCGAATGGCCATATAAATGTATCCTGATTGATCCTTTATTGGCAACAAGTTCTGGCTCGATTGAGCTTATCTTATTCATCTTATAGTGATGAACAGTGTTCTCAATCACCTTCTCAGTGTTCTCCAATGGACCACCATTTTCGAGCCCGGACATGTTCCTTAATGGCTCAAATGGGACTATTTCTGCGCCCATGTCTTGCTGAATCCCCTCGACTCTTCTGATTGTCTGCTCAATTTTTTCTGCCACAACATGGTCTGAAGACGAATTTTGGAACAGGGCAGACAAGTCATCCTTCACGGCATCAAGATTATTAAGAACCTGCTCGTAAAATAATGGGCTTACATAATTTCCGCCGAGAGAGTCACTTCCTCTTTCAGCAATTTCTCCAGCGGGTCCAACCGCCCCAAAGGGGACCGCCGCTGGATCTCCTTCAATATCAACGGATGATCCCTCAACCTGGACACTATCGCTTGTCACGCCCTTAAGATTATTTTTTAGCGACTGTGCGAGCATATCTGAAGTGTCAAAATATGGATTGTGATATGCGTCGTCTCTATTTGGATTGCCATGTCCAGCTGTTTGTATACTAGCCATTGTTAACTCCTTACGTTATTGCATTAAATTCTGTCGAGCCACACTGAAGGCATCCGCTCACGAATTGGTCCGATGTTAAGATTAGACCACACAATTGGCACTCCGTCTTCCCATACCCTTCAATATTTTCATTTGAATTGTCAATTTGCTTGTCTATAATCCTTCCATTATGAGTTCTTTTTAATAATTCTTGAATGGTTTGGATTGAATCTGAATTTTTCTTTATCATATCGACTCCGTTATCTCGCAAAGCATAAGTAGCCATCTAAAACAGATTTGGCTGCTGTTGCGTAATCTTCCTCAGTTAAATTTTTAAGTGAGGCCTTAGTTACGCCAGACCCTGATTTGGAAATTAGGGAACTCAAAATTGCCTCTTTTTCATATACCTTGAGGGTCTCGTAATAACCTTTGATAGAATTGGCCTTTGAAGACCTTAAATACTTCCATAAAGAAACAGCAATCATGTAAGCATCAGCTTCGTTATCGTTAGCGAATTCTATACCCAGAGTGGTGAATATCTTCAATAAATAGGCACTATCTTTCTTTATAGCGCCAGATCCCAGGCAAAGTTTCTTGATAGTCGTTGGCGGGATAATGTAATAGGACTTGAGATTTGGATTTTCAATTTGGTACAAGGTGAGATCCAAACAGCCGCCGAGTTCTCCGAGGCTAAAGGTTGCTCTACCCTTGCTTCCGAAAGAGTAACCCTCTCTGGCAACAACGTATTTCTCGCCAACGTTATCGCACATCTCTTCTACCACCTGACAGATTTGAGCCAATCGCTCTACGCCCCTCATCTTACTCGTTTCGACCGTTTGGGTCATTAGAAGAGTTCCGTCATCGTCAATTGAAGCTATTCCAGTTCCAGTTAGGGACTGGTCGATTCCTATTATCATATTTATCTCCTACACATTAAACAAATTATCTTGTCTAACTGTGCAAGAGCGAGGTTTTCATTTTGTTTGACCCTACTATTCACTAATGAATTATAGGCATTTTCATAAAGAGCTAAAACCTTTCGCTTGCACAGTATTCTTTTTTGCACCTTATCAGATACATTATACAAGAACTTTGTGGGAGCCGGGTCTTTACTTTTCTTAACTCCACCGATAGATGAAAAGCTCGTTTTAGCCTCTTCACGCTTAGCTGTTGAGAAATCAAAAGCTCTGTCTTTATCGCCATCGAAAAGAGAGATTATTATTGTAGCATGAAGAATTTTTATGATCGATCCCAATACAGCGTCAAGAGTCATTTCATCCTTCATGTTGTGAGCATGTCTTATGGACTCGGAGGTGTCTCCTGTCATAATGGAAACGTAGAGGGAGAGGAAGTCGGAATTGCCAGATAACCTATTTATGCAAAAATACACTTCTCTTTCTCCAATGTCCTCGCCAGGAAAAATATCAGACAACTTGTCAATCTCGGTTGATAACATCGCATAATCTAATCCACAAAGATCAACAAGGAGTTTGGCCCCGTCTCTGTTGAGTGTGAACCCGAAGTCTTTTGCTCTATCAATAGAGAACTTGACCCCATCATTGGGTTTATTAGCTTTGCTCAATTCAACAAGTTGGACTCCATCTATCTTCTTTGCGAAGGCCTTTGCCTTTTTAGGGTCTCCTTCGCTAACGATCAAGCAATCATTTGAAGACGATTTAGAAAATCTCAATATCAAATCTGAAGCCCACTTCTTCATATCCAAGCCCCTGACCACAACCGCCTTTCTACCACTGTCAAAAACCGACTCAAAAAACAAGTCCCTGAACAACCCTTCCTTGTCTGGATAGTCCGACTTGATAGAAAAATCGTATTGGCTTTTTACTTTATCTATCTCTATTTTTCTAAAATAGTCATCGCCACAAATAATGTATACTTCTGCCATTATTATACCTCAATTGAATCTGGAGGTACGCAAATCATATCAACAAGTGATTTCATTATGTAAGTTCTCCCAGACTCGTCAGAGATCTTGATGACCTTCTGCTTACCCTCATTTTCTCTGAACTCAATATTAACGACATCTCCACTAACCTTCTTGATGAACTCGATCAAAAACATTGAGCATATCTCCACTGAGACACTAATATTATCACCAGTGTACCCAACCTCTGATTTATATGACATCCCATCTTTGCTGTCGTAAGCATACAAATCCATAACGTCATCTTTGTATCGGAGTAAAAATTCTTCCTTGTTCATTTTCTGACAGGCGCTTATCGCTTCTGCAAATGCGCTGACAAGGACTCTGGTTGAATACGGATAATTAGCCAACACAGCGGCTTCGTACTTTGGAAACCTGTTTACATCAGCGGCATCTGGAAGAGAGAATCTGACTTGGTGACCATGCTGTTCGAGCCTTACGCTTTTGTCACCGACAAAAATAGACATCGGCCCCTCATTGAAACTTTTCAACGCTGGAGAGACACATACTACTGGAGCTAAGAATCTGCTATCTTCGTATTGGTTCTCCAATTTCAATTCGTAGACCGCACAACGAATATCATCTGTCGCGCCCATTAAGAGCTTATCACCATTTACGCTGAAACAAATGTTTGAGTTCGTAAAAAATGCATCCCTTATGTTCGCCGCATAGGAAACAGAAGAGATCGCCATGACAAGGTCTTTCTTTGTTGCTTCAAGCATGAGTTTCCCATTATCCGGTCTCACATCGGCAACTATGTCAGAGTGTACGCAAGGCATCCTCCAAGAGCTTTTCCCAGCTTCACATTCCAATACCCCAATAGCTTCGCCACTCGCTTCTTTCTCATTAAGCCTTATCTCAACCGGAGTTCCCTTCTTGGTAGAAGACAACATAGATTTCAACTTGGCGATATTTATCGCGCATGATCCGGCACTAATAAATTCTTCATCATCGTCCCAATCGCGTGAATATTCTGAAGATGAATGTGAGCCAGATGACCTTACGGAAATCCCATCTTCACTAAAGGACACACTCCCGAATTCCGAGAGTGGCCCCTCAATTTTTGGCGGCAAGGCTAATGATACGGTGCCTTTATCAATCGTTTCCAATATCTTATCAGAGAGGGTCTTAACGTGCATTGTCTACTCCTTGTTCTATTCAAAAAGGGCCAGCTGAACTTCCGACATCAGGTCGGATGCTTTTCTCCTTATTCTAAGCAAAGCGTTGTCTACTGACTTTTCATTATATCGTGTGCCAAGAGTGTTTGACACAGACTCGGCAATTTCTTTGTATGATAGGTGATCAAGATAGTGGTAAAGTACCATAGATTCAAATGGACTTAACTCCGCTTTCAATTTTTTAACCGTCTCATGTCGATCTTGATTCGAGCATAAATCTCTAACAAAATCAGTGTCTTCATCAGCTAACATGTTATATAGGGAGCATCCCTCTTCATCTCCATCTTTACCGCCAAATACTTCATCGAGAGAAACTGACCTATTCATAGGAATGTCTTTCTTTCGATTTAAGGCGCTATTCAATATTGTGATCAGGTGCCTATTTATACACATCTTAGCAAACCCAAGAAAACTCATTCCCTTATCTGGATTGAATTTAGGAATCGCCTTTTGCCACAAGACAATTAACGATTCTTGATACAAGTCTTTACCTTCTTGCCCCTTGATAATAAACCTATGAAAAGCCTGGCTTATTATAAAGTTATGCAATGCTGCATGGATTGCTTCAAAAGCCTCATCGTTATCGATGTTCATCTGCAAACTAAGAGCATAGTTATTTAATTTTTCTACCTGTTCCTTGGTTTTCGCTTTGTTCTTTGGTCTCTTCTTCGTGTCTTTTTCCACTTGTTATTCCCCTTGCATGAGCAGGGAAGGAAGCGTACTATCTGAATTATTTTCCGTTTATCTTTTGAGTTATCTTAACAATTATGGCTTCTAATACCCATTTGTTGTTTACGTTTACTTCGAAACATCTTTCCGCCTCTTCGAAAAAGGGCAAGAATGACGCTAAATCCGAAATGTTTACTGTTGACCCCGTCTTACTAATGAACTCTTTTTCTGAGTCAACCAATCCATTAATATATTTTGAATCAACTTTCGATAACATTATACTCCTAAAAATATCTCCAATTTCTCTGCAAACCTTTCGTACATCAATATTTGATGCGAAAAGTCGCTCTAAGGTGTCAAAAGTTTTTATTAAGTCGTCCGACAATGTGGCACCAACTAAGGTGTAAAGATCCTGGCGGTTTGCTATCCCGTAATTCTCAGCAATCATTGCTTCAGTCACTTCGCCATCCGCTAACACAATAACTTCTTGGGAAATCTCAAGCGCTTCTCGGACACTTCCGCCACTGGCTGATGCGATACTGAATAACGCTGGTGTGTCAATCTTAACATCCCTTGACTTAAACAAACCACCTAAATACGGAATCATTTTCTTGGGTGGTACCGGATTGAAAAACAACTTTTGACACCGGCCTTTAATAGTTGACAAAACCTTATCGAACTCTGTTGTACACAATATGAACACCGAAGAGGAAGATGGTTCTTCCAATGTTTTCAACAAAGCTGACATAGCGGCTGGACTGAGCCTATGACATTCATCAATAATGAACACTCTCTTTTTCAAGTCCTGTGGAGAGTGGCGGCTACTTTCGATCACGGATCTAATATTGTCAACGCTGCTATTCGACGCCGCATCGATTTCCTGAACGTCTGGAGACGCATTCTTATGTACCGCATTGCAGCCGGGGCATTTTCCACATGTGACATCACTTCCGGTCTTCCTTGACTCACAAACAAGCATAGATGCGATAATTCGGGCTACTGTGGTCTTTCCGGTGCCGTGTTTTCCAGATAACAAGTACGAATGGTGGAAAAACTCTTTCTCACAGGCTCTCGTGAGTATTTTGGAAACGATTTCTTGACCTATTAGGTGACCAATGTATTTAGGCCTGTATTTTTGATAAAAGATCTCTGGCATCGTGTTCTCCGATTATAATAATTAACATCGACATAGCTTCCCGATTGTATATTATACCGTGATACGAATAAATTGCAAGCTGCTGACAACAATTATATGTCGTCAACGCGGGTCCAGTCAAGGGTCGTGATGACGATCCCAGGACTCAATGGTGTCTTGTATGTCCAATGGTTCGCGATCTTATGGGTAACAGAGAAGTCGTCAACATAAAAGGTTACTGCATTGGAAACTTGAATCTTATATTTATTCAGTCGAGACGGCTCTCTCAAAGAATCTATAGATGAGAAATAAGTCAAATTACCACTGACCTCCTGTATTCCTTTACCGTACTTTCTTGGAAGCAGACCTTCCGCTGTTCTAATGAGAACCAGGTTGTTCTTTACAGAGTAGGTAAAACTATTCAGATCCTCAGTGGCGCTCAATGGGAACCCAGTAATTCCAGTCTTGTCCCAGGTTACAAGTTTTTCAGCGACAGTGTATCTTTTTGAATTGGACTCAAAGTCCTCACCCTCACAAACCACATCAAAACTTAAATTGACCATTTCACCGGCCTTACAAGAAAACGTCAGGTTGTCTAAGAAACAAGTGGTGAAGGATCTATTTCGGCCAGAATAATAATACAGCTTGACATCTACCGGCTCGAAGTCCTTGACGATATTATAAAACATTGCGCTTGAAGAGGCGGTTGGTATCAAAGACACCCTCCCCGATATTGTTCCAATATTTGGAGAAATTATTCTTCTAAGATTTTCCCCACCGTATGATGGTAGATAGATATTAATGTTTTGACTTAGATTTATGTCGGCGCTAAGAAATCTAAATGGCGATTGAGACATCCCTCCTCTTATAATCACACCGATACCTGAAAACCCAGAAATTATCATAAAAAATTACCCTATATTCCAAGGGATACGCGCCGACTTTTTTTGATTGCCCTGTTAATATTATCGTAAAAGTTAGAAATCACTTCCACTCTAATTGACGGGTCTTTACATATTTTGTCTAACTCGGCTTCTACTGTAGAAGTGTATCCCAAGTCCATGAAAGATTCTCTAAATTTATTCACCAAGAAAGTATAAACATCCTTCCCTATACTGGTGAGAGCGAACCTCTTCCCGTCATTTTCAACATATCCTCGCCCAACGATGTTTTCAATTATCTGCGCCCATGTTGAGGGCCTTCCAACCCCGTGCTTCTCCATCTTTGACACTAAAGTACCCGTGTTGTACCTTTCCGGTGGACGGGTCTCATGATCCTTAATAACCACTCCATTGAGATCGAGGGTGTCATTCTCTTCGATATTCGGAAGGAATACTTCCTTTCCGCTTATTTGCCAAACCTTTGACCAGCCATCAAACTCAATCGACTTCCCCTCTACAATAATCTTACACGGCTTGCATGGAATAGTGATAACGGTGCTTTTTACCCTCAAGTCAGACATTTGCGAGGCAACAAACCTGTTCGTGATCATATCTATAAGCCTCTGCTCATCTTTCTCTAAGGGTTCATTAATCCACGAGTCTCCCCTTACAGATGTTGGCCTTATACACTCATGGGCCTCCTGAGATGTTTGCCCTTTCTTCTTATAAACATTTGGAGTCTTTGGGACGTAATCGTCTCCATGTTCGGTCTTTATATATCCTGAACAGACTTCTTGAGCCTCCGTTGATACGCTGAAACTGTCGGTCCTATGATATGTACACATTCCCTTTTCATACAATTTCTGAGCAACATCCATCGTCTTTTTTCCTGACCACCCAAAATTTGTAGAGGCCAACTTCTGCAATGAAGCAGTGTCAAATGGTGCCTGGGCCTTTCTTGCCTTGATACTTTTGCTAACGTTTGAAACCTTAAGCTCACTTTTCTCAATGATCTCCTTTGCTCTCTCGGCGTCGGCCTGTTTGTATATTCTATTCCCCTTATTGTTTGTTGAAACAACTCCGAAAACATTTTCCCCTCCAATCTTCATACCCACAGTGATATCCCAGAATAAGTCTCTTACAAAAGAATCAATCTCCGCCTCTCTTTCTGCGATCAACCCAAGGGCGACAGACTGGACTCTCCCGGCGCTTTTTCCACCAACGATGCTCTTCCATACCATTGGACTTACTGTGTACCCCAATACTCGATCTATAATTTGACGAGCCATTTGACTGTATGCTCTATTAAAATCAATATCTCCAGCCTCATTAATGGCCTTCGCCACGGCTTTCTTTGTGATCTCGTGGAAAGCCGCTCGCTTAACTTTGCTTTTATCTTCCAATATTTCATAGATATCTAGAGCTATTCTTTCTCCCTCACGGTCAGGGTCAGTACAGATAAACACTTCATCGGCTTGCTTGGCCTTAAACTGAATCAACTTTATTGTATCTTCTTTTCCTGGTATCGGTCTGATAACGGGAGCGAATGTCCCATCTGCTATGTTGATATTCATCGAATCTGCCGGTATCTCCATGATATGACCAACTGAGGCCAAGACCTCAAAGTCATCAGGTAGATACTTTTTAATGGTGGATATCTTATTCGGAGACTCTAATATTACTAATTTCATATTTATGTTGCCTGATAGCTGAATTTTACCAAGTTCTGATCACCTGGCATTTTGTTAAAGATTACATTGAAACCTTCCTCTTCATCGAACTCCGGGTCAGCAAACAATTCAGACCCTTCTGGTATAGATGTGGGAACCACTATTGCGCTCTTTACGGGAAATCCGGTATGGATAAAAACCTTACCGGATTCCCCCTCAAGAAATTTCTCTACTGTCGAACAATGAGGAAAGTTATCAGACCTTCTCATATCGTATCTTCGTTTCATAAGAACTTAAAAACCTCAGCTTTCATGGTTATAGAATACAACTCATATTCCCCACAAATTCTGCAAAACTCTCTTTCATTAAAAGACGATTCAAACGTTATGTTTGGAACGTCTATATCTGACCTCATCTTTTTCAACTGCTTTGCAAGACGGATTCTCTCTTGGTACATGACGACCTTTATATCAATCTTCTTTACCTTTTTCAAGTCACCCCTCAAGTTCGCCAAGCAAACTCCGCTGAAGGGCATCCCAACATAAATACCCTCATAATTTGGCTTTTGACTATTTCCCTTTACTTTCTTAGTCCCACCAAGAGAGATCAACTCATTTACTTCATCCTGAGTTTGTAAATCTGGATACTTACCCCTTTCTATAGACAATTCAGATTCAAAATGACTAATGACACTCTCAACATCTCCATGTGCTTTGATGAGCTTTATAGCAGTTGGTTCTCCACATCCGGGAACCCCCATAATGCAATCACTCGTGTCTCCGCTTAACGCTCCAGAATCAACCCACTGACAAGGCTCTATACCCTTGTCTTCGGTGAATGTTTTGTTCGTGATTAAATTCTCTGTGCCATGCATCCTATCCAAAATTGAAAAATTGTCACTCAATAATTGATAATAATCATGGTCGCAGGTTAAGCAGAGTATCTCCGCCTTGCCACCGATCTTTTTGGCGCATGAAGCGATAACATCATCGGCCTCTTCGCCAGCTACAAATATTTGTTTTATGTCAGTGTGGCTAAGTGCGCGTTGGATCTCTTTAAGCTGAGGGTCTAAGTTGATCTTGGTGTCTTGAGTCTTATCGTCTGATTTTCGATTAGACTTATACGCAGCATTGATAATGCCCTTTTCAATACCCGCGTTTGAGAGCCTGGTCCTCTCTTCATAACCACCGTCCCACGCTACAACAATCAACAAGTCTTTTCTACCGTTTATTACTGATATAAGCTGGTTTATAAAACCAAAAATAGCGGACGTATCTTGTCCGCTTGAGGTCGAGAGATTATAAGCATGGATAGCCTTCCAGGCCAAATTCATACCGTCAATAAATAGAATTTTCTTCACAGGTGTTCTCCGTTAAATTACTGTCAATATACCGTTAATACGGTGGATTGCAAGCCGCTATTTCATTATATCAAACATATTCCAAGCGGCTTGCCATAACGACTCGTGATCGGTTAAGAGATCAACCGGGAACGTCTTTTTATCAAAATCTACTATCTTCCACTCATACTCATCTTCATCTACAAGTGGGATGTCAAGCGTATTTAACATTGTCATGTAGCCAATGTCTAAGCTATGATTATTGTCGATATTTTTCCGCACCCCGAAACTTCTAATATCAACTGGAAGCCAATTTTCTCCGTCATGTACAACATCGGTAATCTCTGATAATAATTTTGCGGCGCAATCTTGTGTGGTAGCACTTTCAGAGTGTGTAAAATAATCAAATGGGAAGTGAAATCCAATGTCATGTTTTTTTACCAACACACGTGCGTCACTGATCACCACAATGGATACACTAACTGGGACAGGAATTATTATTTTAGAATATTGAGGCTGATCCATGGTTCTCCCATACGCTAACTGACATGTCTATACAAAATGACGGCGGAATCTTTCCGACGATCTCTCTCTTAGCCTCATCTTTTTCATAACTGACAATATTACCATCATCGTCATAAACTGGGTCGTGGGCTATTCTTGATACGTCCATGCTCATGTTCTCAAAAGACAGATATGATATTTCTACTGAGCCGGTCATATCTTTTATAATCTCTTCGGCTTTTATTGTACCGTCTTCTTTTTCAACTGGTCGATATCCAACAAAGTCGTGGAAATACATGAACTTGTCAAGGATTTTCCCTTTATACTCCAGGTCTTCATCCATAAAAACCCTAACCTCTTCCATAAACTCGTTCAATGCTGTCTGCTTTCTTGCCGCTTCCTCAATATCTGGGTTATCATTGATAACGTCTTCCAACTGATCTTCCGCCCCGGTCACTTCGATCTCCATAGTCTCAAGATCATTGCATAGCTTTTCAACTTTCACAGTCTCTGGCATAATCTCATCATTAGCTAAAAAGCTTAACGAGAAATCTTCGGTCATTGTGTCAATGTAATGTTCGGCGTTGTCAATTAGCCATTGGAAAATTTCTATACTCATCGCTTTTTTGTCAATTTCTGACAGTTGCTTCTCAAGTTCTTCAACCGTTATTTGATCTTCCATTTCCATACTCCTATGATATAATTGATGCTTTTTCAACGCCTCTTACCCGCAATAAGGCACCATTGATAAATATTGAAACCGCGTTCTCCGGCCAATGCACATAAACTCTCAATAAGAACCTATCATTAACCTTCTCGTATGATACAACGTCACATTTACTAAAAAAGTCTTTGAATCTCTCTTTGAGACTATAAAAGAATTGCGGCTCCGGGCCTTCCGAGGCCTTCTTAGTCAGCTTTATTGAAATTAGGCACATGGGTCAACATCTTCCTTATTGTGGCGTCTGAACGTTGGGTCTCATCAAGCTGGTTAAAGTATGGTGAAGTCTCTATAAAAAATTCATACCACTTCTTAAAAACTCTTAGAAAATCTGACTTGTCTTTGTCAGCCAATTCTATTCTCATATTTGTAAGAACAATTATTTCCGCTTCCTCAAGTTTCTCGATATCACCGGAAATATTTTCACATTCGACCTCTATGTATTCTCCTTCATTGACAATCGTCCTATCCATTAGTCTTCCTCTTCTATTTCATCTGTCAAAGATGTTTCTTGTATATACTTATCATACACTGAAATATCTAAAATATGAAGATTTTTCTCTATTCTATCAGTAATATAAATATTTATTCCAGTTAACTGAACAATTGTTAAAGCGACATTGATGGGTGCAAACGAGGAAATCTTCATCATCACCTGATCACCATTATTCTGGGCCAATACGATAACTGGAACTGGAACGTCGTCTGCTCCCCCGTTTGGATTGTCAAGAAAAAGACTCTCGATTGAAAAACCCATACTCCGCCATGACTGGATCAAAAAGTCTACAGTCATTTTCATTTCGCGGGCGTAATTATTTTCATTTAATTCAACAAGGGACCTTGAGCATTCGTAATCCAAATACATCGGCGTGAATACACCCCTCTGGTCATCCCTTAACAAAGCGTGAACTGTTGTGTCACAATCCAAGATGATCTTACCGAGCGTGAACTTGTTAGCGTTCAAGATTACCTCCTAACTGTTATTTCATCATCGACTACTTCAAACCAGTACTCTCGATTGTCTGAGGATAGCCCATTACATAATTCGTATTCGAGCTTGTTTCTTACTTCGGATCGAATAGATGAAGGAGAGCCCTTCAAGGATTCGAAATACTTGATACACTTAGAATCATAATGTACACGGATTTCGCTGAATTTCAACTCGTCATGGAATTTTTCCATTTCGACTGATACGAGACTCGACACGTACTCGGATGGTGTGTCGTTGAAAGATATGTGGTGAGACACGCGGGATAATAATGGGCAATTCTTTTTTATTGTCTCGCATTCCGCATCGCCACTGACGCTGTTCCCTCCCTGAGTAAATCCCAAACTACTTTTGTTGCTGGTGTCCACCGAGAAGGCGATAACGCAATTTGAGAAGTCCGCTATCATCCCATGAACATCAGTTACCACACCACGCTCTATTATCTGCTTAAACTGCTCTTTCACTGTAGCATGCATTAGATCTTGCTTCTTAATTAAAATCATCGTATGGGGCTTGCGTCTCACCTCTCTTAAAATATACCCTTCCTCATCGTAACCGATATATCCAGGCGGAGAGCCAATTATTCTATTTATCGCATTGCTCTCTGAGTATTCCGATCCATTTATTACTATTACGGATTGATCACCATACAGATGCCTCGCTGTTATCCCGATAATAGATTTTTTACCAATCCCCGGAGGGCCATAAAACACAAAAGAACATAACGGCCCACTCGAAGACTTCCTCGTTGAGCAAGCGAATCTTATTCTATTGCAAAATTCTTTGATACTATTTTCATTTCCAAATATCTCACTCCCAATAGCGCCCTCAAGCTTCTCAAGCCTCACAGACTCTTTCGTTCTGATTAAAGAGACGGGGATGTCACAGAAGTCGCTAATAACTTCCTCAATAATATCGTCTCCGACAACACTCAAGTCTAATGATGACTTTGCACAAGCGTGATCAAGACAATCTATAGCCTTGTCTGGAAAAAACCTGTCATTGATAAATCTTTGGCATAAATCAACAGATTTTTCAAAAGACGATGAGTCAATGACGCAACCGTGATAGGTCTCAAGACCTGGTGCTAACCCCCTAATTATTTCAATCGTCTCTTCTTTACTGGGTTCTGAAACAAAAATTCTCTGGAACCTTCTCGAAAGAGCCTTGTCTTTTTTCATGTACTTATAATAATCGTCAAACGTTGTCGCTCCGATGCATCTAAATTCACCTCTGGCAAGATACGGCTTCATAATATTTCCCGCATCCAATCCATTAGAGTCGTTTCCCGCACCCACCATTGTGTGGATCTCATCAATGAACAAAATGATATTGCCAGTTTCGATTATCTTTTTCATTATGGCTTCGAGGCGTTCTTCAAACTGCCCTCTCAAGGTTGTCCCTTGAATGATCGATGACATACTTAATCCAAGAATCTTATACCCTTTGAATCTCTTAGGCACATCCCCGGCAGCGAACTTTTGCGCTATACCCTCAACAATGGCTGTCTTACCGACTCCCGGCTCACCAATCAACAATGGATTAGCTTTGTTCTTTTTCATCAAGGAGACGATCACCTTCTCAATTTCATCATCCCTACAAAACACTGGTGACAATTCGCCCTTGGCTGCTTTCTCATTAAAATCTATGCAGTATTTGAAAATCAAATCTTCTTTTCCACTTGCGACACTCTTGGCGGGCTTCTTGTTTTTACCCGTAACCTTTTTATCATTCTCAATTTTACTTGAGCCAATCCTATTTACAACCTCAAGAATCTTATTCGTGGTTATATTGTGTTGCGCAGCGATTGAATTCAACTTCCTATCTGATTTCATCAAAAGATAAAAGACGTGACATGCATCAACATTGTTGGGTTCGACCTTCGCTTTCACAACACAGTCGATTACTGGTTTCGCGAACTTGATGTCATCTATATTAAAAGTCTTCTTTTTCGATCTAACAAGACAGTTTTCATCTATGAAGGCGCAGAACTTGCCCATCTCTTTATCGTCAAAGGTGGGGTGGAAATGCATCTTGTTCGCACTCATCATACAGCTTGCGAAAAAACAAGAGTCCACTAATGATATCCCTTCATCAAGAGCCCTCTTCTCTACAATGAGGATGGTTTTGAAAATGCTAAATGGTAATATGTTTTTATGCTCTGCATTACTCATGTGCAAAATAGGTCCTTTTCAAGTTTATACTCTAATGCACATTTTACATCTTCTCTACTCGTCTCGGTCATATCATTGCTCAACTTATCAAACATTATCAACGTGAACTCTTTTTCTGCATCGCTGATTCTTGTAGATCTGAACAGGGCAAACGTCCCGTCTATTCTATTAAATCTAAACATGATTCTACCGTCCTTACTCCTGGAATAAACATCCGGGCCATCATCTATCACTTCTATTCCTTCGAATCTATTCTCCATACTTTTTGTCTCCAAGGTATATTGGGTATTTTGTACACGTCTTTATATAGTTCATTAAAACATCTATCTTGGCGCATATTTCTTCATGATCTCTTTCCAAGTTTCTCATGACCAAATGTCTTATCTCATCTATAAAAAATAATAGCTCGTCATCACCATAGAATGGTACCTTTTTCCAATGTAGGGTGTATCTCACAAGATTTTTTAAAGGCCCATTCCCTGTGGCCCTGATCTTTTCTTTTGACTTGCTCAAGTACAAATAGAAAGCCATCCTCTTGTTTATACACCTGGAATACACCTCTCTCGCTACTTTTTCACTAATCTCCGGGGATTTTTCCGGGTTTACTTTTGTTACCGAATACTCAAACTGGTTTTTGAACGACTCTGGAGTTTCTATGCTTTTTATTCGTTTTTTGATATATTCATTTACAAATGACTCTGGTGGGTCTCCATCATTTCCAAGATTGTTCGCCCATATCCATCTAATCATCTCATGAAACGATCCTTCAACGCTTGCTTTTATTTCATCAAGTCTTATAGTGGATGATTCCTCAACAATATTGTAGAATCTTTCTGTGAACCTTTCGTTAACCAAAGAAAACTCATCAAGGTTGCAATTGGGGACGAAATATCCATATTCTGTTTTGACCGTGAATGTTCTATACATCCAACGATGTATTCTCATATGAGTCATCATGAGTCTATCATGAATAGTGAAGTCTCTTTGAGGCTTAAATTCTATATCGGCATCTACACCAGGGAGTTTTATAACACAAGAAGATCTACCTTTCCAAACTCTCGTGTTTCTCAAATAGAAACCCCCCTCATTGACAAAGTCTGTAAACTTTACCAAATTCTCATCAGACGGAATGTATTTCATGTCCTACCCTCTTGATTCCCAAACCCTAAGCCCCCTTCTTGCGAGATATATGGGGAGAATGTTAAACCCCTTTTCTTCAAGAACTTTCAGGCACTTCCTTTTATCCTCTCTACATTCTCCAAACAAGATACTTAAAGACCCGCCATCCCCGCCAGCCCCATTTACTTTACATCCAAGGGCTTTATAATGTTTAACTATATCGATGATCTCTCTAAACTGAGAGCACACCAATTCTGGATGCATACTTTTTTGAACAGCTGTGCTTTCATTCATAATATCGCCAAATTCGACGAAATTACCATCGATCAAAGCGTTTTTAGCTCTTCTCGCAAGAACCCTTAATTTCTCTATTCGATTGTCAAGTGAGGGGGTTTTCCCAAGGCTTTCAATAACAATCTTATGGATCGCACTCGATTCATGTGGAATTCCAATATAAACTAATGCCAGTCTCTGTTCTAATTCCCACCAAATCTGATCGCTAATAGGAACTGGTGAGACGACTGAGTATGGGTATCTATTTACATCAATGAAATTAATACCACCATAGGCACTTGCCAACTGATCCTGAACGCCACATTCCAAATTTAAGTACTTGGTTTCTATTGAATGCGCCATCTGAGCTATTTCATGAGCGGTTAAATGGCCGTCAGATAGCCTGTCAAGGCTCGCGATTAAGGCGACAGAAACGGCGGCGGAGGTTCCGATGGACGCTCCAGGTGGCGCGTCAGAATACACGCTGATACTATACCCTACATCCATAGGGGTATCCATTATCTCAACAGCCTTCTCTACGAGTGGGTATTTTCCGAATTCTCCCCCCTTACCCTCTCGTAAAAATAACTTTGACCCAAGTGGGCCATCAATTTTTTTGCTTGAGTCAAACTGGTACTTATCGTCGTAATTTTCCATAGAAAGAAAAATTTTCCCAGCGCTCTCTTCGTCCCTCAATATGGAAACCTGGACATCCACATACGGATATACTGCAATATTAAAAATTGACCCGTGTCCTGCGAACCAGGTATCAGTCCACCCGCCAATATCGCAAATTCTCGTTGGTGCTATCGCATTAACACTTGTTATCTGTTCCTGACTCATTACCTATGTTCTCCATGCTTAGATCTTTCGTTGCTCTTGTGAGCAAAGCACGGTGTACTTCTTCGGCGGAATGAGAATGAACTCTTACGTCTCCATGTTCAAATAGAGATAAGGTCAATCCAGTGTCCCATCTTTTGTCATCTTCAGGTTCAATTGCGTTGTGTCTTTTCAATACGTGTACGTTTCTTATTCCAAACTGTACGATATCTCCAGCGCATGCCTTGCACGGAAGGTAAACATTCGGGTTTGAAGACCATAAATACAAATGACAATCTTCAAAGTCTCTAAGTTCACTATTAGCTATCGCATTCTTTTCAGCGTGGTAGACGTACTTTTTCTTTTCTTCTTTTTCCCATCGTTCCGGGGTGTCTTCGACTCCTTTTATAAAGCCATTATATCCAATCCCCTTCGGCCTGTTATTTCTAACAATACAAGCTCCGCATTGAGTAGACGGATCTTTTGATCGTCCCGCCGCCTCATATGCGAATCCAAAAAAGCATTCGTGCCAACTATTATAATCATTTCTCATAATTCTAAATTATACCACGTTAATCTATAGACAATGCGTCAGACATGATTTCATACATTTCATTAGCGTCCATTGTGGACAACGCCTCATTCGCTCTGGAAAATATATTCTTGACCTTTAAAAAAACTTCTTTATCCCCAGATCTATTTTTTAATAAATCATAACAGACGTTGCACAAAACAACATGATGAGTCTCAGTCTCCACCCTACGCTTAGAGTCAGATCCCGATAAAGCCATAGACGAGACGATAGCCTCAACGTCACTTCTTATTTCAAAATTATCAGTGATATACTTGACGGCATTCTCGGCATCGAGACTGAAATACTTTTGGACGAATTCAAATATCGTCCCGCCTTCAGAGCAGCCATAGCAATACCACATCCAGCCACCTTCCTTAAGATCTACCTGAAATGACGGCTTCCCGTCCCTATGATACGGGAACGGGCAAAGAGTTTTATAACTGTCGTCCCCGGTCTTTCTCAATCGGACACCGCATGTCGTTTCCAAGAAGTCCTTAAGATCCACCTGATTATAAACTAATCCTCTGAATCCACCAGCCATAACTATACCTCTGGGTTCATAGCGAAACCACTGCCTGTGCTTACCTCATCGGCAATCGAACCGTCTTTCCCCTTGTTAATTTCTTCTGGCCCGTCCTCGTCCGAGCTTATTGCTTCAATACCCTTAGCGACTTCTTCTTCGCTTACATTTGGAAGAATCGGACCTGTTCCGTTTCCATCAGCCTGGAAGCTCTCTCTTTGAACAAGGAGGCAACAGTCTAAAAAGGCGTTTAAGATAAATGGTCTTTCTTTTCCAGTGTTCCTTGATTTAAGCCAAAATATGGAGAGCTTCAACCCTTGATTTCCCAGTATTATCCCCCACATATAATCTGCGTCTCTCGATAACTTCTGAGTTCCTCCAACACCTTCGATTCCAACAACGTTTTCAAGATCAGACTCTTCATCATCGGACGCATTCTCTTGGCACTTCTTAATGGCCTTTATCATTTCATTATTGAAACTCTGTGCAGTAAAGGTGGTCAACCCATGTCTTCTTCCATAAGACTGAAGTCTAACACTTACGTCACCGATCTCCAAGTCCTTTCTGTCTGGATATCTCTCTACGGAATCAATAACATCAAGATAATCAACAAATAGAACATCGAAGTCAGAAAACCTACGCTGTTTTTCTACACGGGCAAGCATTGATGTGATCTTAGTCTTCTGAGGAACAGTGATAAAGCACAAGGTATCGCCAAGCATCTCTTTGATCTTTTCCTTTGCATGGTATATCTTGTTAGCTCTTTCTTGGTTTATCTCATCTTCTCCCTGTCCACCCTTCTTGATAATCGCCGAATCAATCTTAGACTCTCTTGAGATCAATCTCTCGATCAACTGCTGACTTGATGACTCTACCGTAACATAGCACACCCTCGCGCCTCGTTCAGCCATTCCCACAGCCAAGTTTATCATGGTCGTTGTTTTACCGCCGTTAGGGTGCCCAACCAAAATCGAGTACTCCCCCGGCTTCCAACCATTCAAGGTGTTGTCAAATCCTGGGATTCCACACATCATTCCTTGATGGGCCTCTGGATTCATTCTTCGATCCATGATTTCATCATAGACCTCATCTATTTCCTCTTTAACCAAAACCGTCTTTGTGAATTTATCTTCGGAATCATTTGGAGCCTCAAGACCTAAGAGTTGGTCCCTCATCTTGTCAATCAACTTATCTTGATCATCTTTGGCGTCAAATATTCTTTGCATGAGTCCGACTTCATCTGGAGTCTTGCCCATAGTTATTTCAAAAAATGACTGCTGTAGGAATCTTGCGACCAACCCTCTTTTCAACTGCTCATAATTATCTTCTTCTACATTTAACCGAACAATCTTTTCATAAAATGATCGAACCTGTGCAGGCGAGTCGAAGTACTCGGCTTGTTTTTCAATGTAGATCCTTGTTGGCCTCGATCTATTCTTCATGTAACACTTACAAACAAGTGAGAACATCCTTGCATTAGGAGCGAACAAGAAATGCTCAACTCCAACTTCTGTGCAATCCATCATATCCTGAAGGTATTGATCACCGCCTTTTCTCATGACGATAGATAGCAATTGAACTTCTTCTCTCTGAGCCTCAATCATCACATCTTCATTTGGCAACAATCTTTCACGCTGCTTTATTTTAGCTATATCTATTTCTCTAAATGACATTCTCTACCTCGCAAAAATTGTAATAAATGACGGGTCTTCTTTCATTTGGGAAATCAACTTCTTCATTCCGTCTTTGTCGTTCTCCACTGCGTATCCAAACCACGCTTCAACCTTCTCATAAATTGTGTCTGGAACTTTAAGATCCACACACTTTTGATGAAAATTCATAAACGCACTATCTATCTCTTTGTCTTCAATCCCCAACCTCGCTTTATTAGCGGCTTTTATAACTCTTTTCTTCACCGACTCACAATCAAAAGCACTTCCCTCGATCTTAGTGGACAAACTAATTCTGAATCCTTTTATCTCTGAGTAGATAGCGTTATCAACCCTGTTTGGGTAAGAGTGGCATATTTTTACCTTCTCAAGAAGCGTAGGGCCGAGCCATGACCCTTCTTCCATGATCGTCTCATACGGGTCAAGAAGGCTCACAATCGTGATTTTCCCTTGTAGCATCCTCGTTGAAAAGACTCTTTCGAAAACACTTGATATCCACTGTGTGGTTTTATTGGAGTGCTCTTGATTTCCGCCTCTGTTTGAAACGGCGAAAACCGAATTGCAAGATACGTTTCCAAGAAACAATATCTTGGCGGAGATCATCCTTTCAATCGCTTCTGCGGACTTCTTAAAATCTACGAGCTTAGGAACCACTGAACTAAACTCTTCTCGATGAACCATCTCTGAAGCTGAGAAACTATCTATGTGGAAAAGCGTCGGTAGCAAAGTGGCAACCATAATATGTCGAGATATTTCCTCTCTATAATCCAATCCATCAAGAAGCCTGCTGCCTGGGACTGGGCCGTCAACAAAAACTGTCAACTCTGAATTTGAATAACTACCAACTCCCTTACTTAAGAATTCCGACAATTCATCTGGGTTTTTAACCCCTTTAAGCTTGTTTGAGAATTTCTTATCAAACCAACTTTTTTTGTGCGCGTACTTTTGCAAATCTATGCCAGTACCACGCTCAATCTCTTGAAGATACTTTATTGCATCATCAAGATTTTTGTTACTTTCGTTCGTCATTTATTTTCCTCCAAAATGCTGAATGCTGCGCGTCAGTTGTTCTGTCTGGTGACAAACCGAGATCCGCCAACCTACAATTATTTCCCGACACCATCTTATCCATTGCTTTAGTAATGGGGTGAAGTCTTGTTACCAAGCCCGGCTCCCAAGGTCTAGAACAAGTCGCCTTCAAGAGTGTTTCAATCCTTGTGCGCTTCTTCTGACCCTCTTCGTTAGATATTTCCTCGAACATGCCAAGCATAAGATCGATAGCCTCTTTCTCACCGTATGAAACGTGCAAAAAATTATAAGACAACCAGACTCCAAACTGACCGCAGAGTTCCTCAATTGTACAGTCAATACTATACTTGTCTTTCATCGAATTGTAAAGGACGCTGACAACTTTATCGTCACCCATTTCAATTAAATAACTCTTAGAAAACTTATTATATGTCCTAAGTAATGCGCGACAAATGACATACGAACTATCGAAGTCCTTGTCCAAAGTTTGGTTTATGACAAACCATTTTATCCACTCTTTTATGAAGTCGTCATCTCGATTGTCGGTCGCGGTCAACCGGTCGAACAACTCGGCACATTGATTCTGCTCTTTGGAAAGACTCTTAAATATAACGAGTGACGGATCTGTGATACCGCGCTTCTCCTTTATCTTTCTCTCCAAATAACTCAAAAGATGATACGCATCACTTGAAACATGAAGTTGCTCTTCGGGGAGCCCATTAACTGCGACGATCTTTGCTAAGAGTGACTCATTAATAAAGAAGAGGCTCTTCTCGGATATTCTTCTCTGGTGACCAAACGCATTGCTTGAATTACTTTTCACTTCCCCCGGAATAAGCTCTGAGAACTTTCCCTCTACCGATAACGGAAGCATGGACTCGTCAAATGAGTTATACTCGTCAAACCCGTCGAAATCATCCGTTTTGGCTAACATGGCCTCGACCTCATACAAATAAATCGAAGCGTCATAATGCTTCGTGTACTTTCTAAATCTGCTCTTCGTTTTGGGTGGCATCTTCTGAACAAGTTCGTCAATGAACATCGCGAACCTTTCAGAGAACTCTCCGATCATCATTGATGAGTTTACGCCGGGTTTGTGGTTATGAGAAAACAAGTTCCACAAATCAGTTTTTGATGCGATCAATTTCTTAACCGTCTTAGGATACACGAAGGCTAACTTTTTATTCATATACCCCCACGAGAAAACTTCTTTCTCATAAGTGTATACATGGAAGTTGTTTTTACCGAATCTGTAGAAAACGTTATTTGCAATAAGCTCGGCAATGTAGCGGCTATAGTTCGGCTTCAAAGCAGCGATTCCTTTTTCTCCAAGAACTTTCCTGGAGGTGCAATCCATTATGATCTCTTCAACAGGGATTGGGTTTGACCAGACACTTCCCTTCTTTTGTCTCCCTTCGGTTTTTAACAAATAAACATTGCTCGTTATTCTGTTAAAAAGAGCAACGGATACCATAGCCTTAACTCCACCCTTCTCGATGGCATTCAAACAAAGTGTGAAGTTTGGTTGCGATAAGTTAAACTGCCCGTTGGCACAATCAAGCAACTCCCTTATCGGTTCTATGTCTTTAATGTTACTCATTTTCGTAGCCCCTACTCAAGTTCTTTTTCTAATTCCCCAAACAATGTTTCTTTCTTATTCATGTATCTTATAATCTCAGACTTCAAATCTACTACATCGGCAACCTGTATTATTTCGATAGCTCCCTCTTCGGCCTTTACTATTTTCTTCACCTTCAATCCGTGTTCATACAAATAGGTGGTGCAGTAATGATAATATATCGCGATGCCGTAGGTTTTTCCCGGCCTCTTTCTAACTATTCGACCGATCCTTTGGGGGATTCTGGAGATTGACGCCCCCGCTCCAGCCATATGGACTATATCCAAGTTCGTTATATCAAGGCCCTCATCAGCCAGCGTCGTGGCTATGAGAACCATCTTCTTTCCAGTTCTCATATCTTCGATAGCTTGGTTCCTCTTTTTCGAAGAGTCCCTACCAGACAAAAACACAGATCCGGGAATTAGTTTCTTAATCGACTGCCCATGTTTTATCTTAGACACAAGGACCAAATTACTCTTCCCTAATCCAGATGTGTATATCGCAATATCAGCAATGGTCTGAGCCACTTGCTCATTATCAATGACACACTTCTTGTAAATTTGAGGATACGACTTGTAAATATTATGGTTGACGGTGACCGGGGCAACAAATAAACCCGCAGGAACAAGGTGCCCGTTCTTAACCAAATAAGACAAGGGGATATTAACAATCCTTCTGCCGAACAATCCCTGAATAACTATTTCTTGACCGTCTTCTCGAAGTAATGTAGCGCTGCCGCCGAATCTCCAATACGCATTTGGTGAGGCATTAATAATCTCTTGGCAAGTAGTTGCTGACGCATGATGAACTTCGTCAAAATACAAACCTCTGCAATTTCTTACCAACTCACAAATCTCTTCGGCAGAACTCGATCCAAATACTTCGCTTTCGTCCCACACGTCTTCACTATCAAGTTTGTACTTTTTGAAATCTACGCTCTTACCCTTATTCAATGCGTACAAAACCGCATCCTTGGTGCAGACTGTGACATCTTGTATGTCAACTTTAGAGTCGCCAATCTGGCCTATTTTACAATTTAGATGCTTCCCTAAAACATCTTTGGCCTGATACAAAAGGTCTTTCGTCAATGTATAAAACAAAAATGGTTTGACCTTCAAATCTCCAATCAACTTCGCTACTATCACAGTCTTCCCACCACCGGTCGCTATATTCAATGTCCCACGAGTGATCTGAATGGATCTTTCTACGGTGAAATCCTGGTAGTCTCTTTTTTCATACCCTTCGGGGTAAGTGAACTCCAACTCAGGGAAATTATTACTGGTGCGACGACGTTCATCACACACTTCATATTCTACACCATACTCATCGAAAGTGCCCTTGACAATCCCCAAAAGACCGCTGAGAAAACCACTTGGTTTGAAAAGTCTGACCACGCCATCCCATTCATCATCAATATATGATTGGACATGCTCGCGCCCTTTCATTACATATGACATTTTATCTGAAAGAGCGTTGTTGGCTTCCATCGGGATTTGACCAACAATTCTCGTCTCATTATTATCAATTATTATCTGTAGTTTCTGCATCGTCTTTCCATCGTTCTATTAAGTTATGTCTGTCGTTACCTAACAACTCATTCCTGTCTATAAATTCCCAGGTATTCACGGAACTCTCTAAAACATCGGCAACGTCCGTAAAGTTTTTCACCCCCGCCTTAAGGTGCATACAATAACAACTGGAGCACTCATCGCAAAGGTACGTGATAACAAGATCGCCAAGGAATGACGGGACAAACGATACTTCAAGAGCCTGAATCGAGGACCGGCCCATTTCTCCACTGCATCCAAAACACTTGAGGTGAAGCCATTCTGGAAAGTTGAAGCCGCTAATTAGTTTTTCTTTCTTGGTGTTAAATATAGCTATTAATTTATTGTCAAACATGGTGCGCTCCTGAGTTTATAATCGTTTCGATAGCATAATATAGCCGAGTCGGTGCGCTTTGCAAGCCGGGGGCAACTATTACTTACTCAGGTGGGGGATTTGAGACTTCAACTTCTTTAATATATCTTCTTAGCGCCTCTTCGACGAAACCAGAATATTCTTTGATGACTACTTGGTAGGCAAGCTCTCCTTTGACTTCAAATTCCTCTGCTATAATCTTACTTTTTATTGTATGCCAGTTTTTGATAAGGTACGGGACAGAGAATGCTCGAAGAACGGATAGCGCCTCAACCGTGTGGGCCTCCGTCTCAGATGGTGATCTCAAATACTCAAGATGGTTTTGGATTTGCTCCTTGTGCGTTTTTGCATCGCTGCCGCCCTTGATGTCGTTAAACGATTTATCAAGTTCTCCTTTTAGTATTAGCATATCATGCAAGTAGTGATCCGCCTCATGAATCAATATTGATGTCATCTTCTCTCTATTTGAAACCTGCGGCGATGCAGTGTTCATAATGATAAATGGCATCTTAAAGTCCCTGTGCCCCCGAGCCAGAGACACCGCTTCCTGATCATTGAATGTGTTACTGGCATAACCAGCTACCTGCCCTGCCTCGCCGGGGGAAAATGTCATGATAACATTAATGTCTTGATACTCAACTCCGTAGGATTCAAAAGACTGTAAGATCTGAGAATGCGCATCTGGAAATTCAGACAAGCTTTTAATCATTACTTTTTCATCCACCCGATTGTCTCTGACCTTATCTCCAAGTTTGGCAATAACAGCTTTCTGCATATGTGGCGCTACTTTAAGGTTGTAAAACGCTTTTTCATCTTGAGTCGTATCAGACTCGCCCTCGGTCAAACTGTACCCAGATACCATCCCATTCTTCTGATTGAACTCGATCACATCATGCATTGTGGCATCAGAGGAATCGTTCACATTGAAAAATAAAGAAAACACCCTCTTTGGGAAACAAAACCTTGAAGATATAAGGTAATATAATTTGTCTTCTCCGACAACGGGGTCTCCAACGGCAGTGAAGATAGCGTCAAATACTTCCTGGTTGTTTACTGAGGGATTTCTCCCCGGCGCTCCGGGTGGTTTTGCCATTCCGATAATAGTGAAAAAAGTCTTGTATTGTTTTGCGGCGTCTGACAATGGGAATATCTCTTTGAAAATAAAAAAGCTCAATAAGAAGTTTCTCATCTCAGTGTCACCAAGGAAAATTTTATAATCCTTGAATATTTTTGCCATCTTAGCCTTGGCTTCTTTGTTAGGGCCGCTATTGAATGCGTTAGATATGGCCTGATCATGCTCCGCGTCTTTGAAAGACGTATAGTAAATATCCTGAACACTGTACCCGCTATTAAAAGCGGCCTCAGATCTCGCCTTCATTAATGGTAGTCCCGTAACACCAATCTTTTTCAACAATACGTCTTTTATAGCGTTTTGAATCTCAAAGATTCCCTTTTCATTCGAGTCAACAATAATAGATGGCGACTGGACCTCAAATCTCCCGATATTGAAGTTTAGCAAGCACAGGCTAGCATCTCTATCAAGAAACCCGTTCCCTATTTGCTTCTCCATAACTTCCCGTATCTGCTCATCATTGTAATCAAAGATGAAAATACTCGCTGTCTCCATCCCTTTCCACTCTTTACCAGAATTCTCTAAGGACGAAATTATTGCTGGAAAATCCATAAGTGAATATATGGAGAAATTTTTATTTATCCAGAACTTATTGTTTGAGACGAGGGACAGTGAACTTTTATCTAATTCACCAAATAAGTTGGTCTTAGGTTGATCATCACTTACCAGCCAGCCACCGAGCGCCTTCAAGGCTAAGGTTGCGATTCGATACCCGTCTTCGCCACGATTTGCCTTCAGAAGCTGCTTATTGTCTTCTGAGAGGTATAAATCAGCCTTATCTCGGTCAAATATTAGATGCAAGGCGGAAGTTGGGGTCAATCTCTTACGCAAAATGGTCAATACGGACTGGTCTGTTCCGTACTCAGCGGTGTTCATGCTGATTAACTGTTTGGTGAATTCACTTTCTATATATCCCATGGGGTAATTGGTGTCGATTGTCTCAACCCAATACTCCCCATTTGATAAAAATAAGTAAAAATTAATTGTTGAAGTATCTTTATGTGGCTGCTGCCCAAATACTTCATTCAAGTGCCAATTCATCATCTAACTCGCTTTCGGGGTCTTCTGGTATATAAACTAATTCTGTTTTATACCGATAAGTCCTCCAAAAACCATCGTCGTCTGAGGAATATTTTTTCCCATTTATGCTTATCGAATGTCTTTCAATAGCTATGGATGTGGCCCAGGATACCCCATTGAAGGTATTTACAAAACCTAATCCATGGCACCATCTCGTTATTGATTTCTCATTGTATCCCTGATCTCTCAATCCGGTGAGACCCATCATGTACACTTCAGACCTTATTGCAGGATAGTGACTGTGGCCCAAAACGACCGTCTTGTCGGGGAACGCAGAAGCGTACTTATCCATCGCTGCCGCTCCACCTCTCAAGATATCTCCATGGACGAATACAACGTCATCAATCTCAAGAGTTCCTTGATGCGGAACAAGATTATACCCAAGTCTTTCTACTCCACACATAAAGTTGAAATCAATGAGCCCTTCGAATTGAGGGTTCTTCTTTATAAAGTCACAAGCGAATCTTTCATGATTTCCAAACAAGACATGCTTTTCAGGTGCCCATTCAGACATCATTTTAAGAAGATGATAGACGCAAGTGGATTCTTCAATGAGGGTCTCATTAGGAATCTCTCCACGATCAAGGATATGATGATTCAACCCCTCGCTGCTTCTTATGTCTCCGATGTTGACATAAATATCTGGTTGGTAGTCCTTCACTACTTGGTCCTGAATGTGGAGAACCTGCGAGTCTTGAAGCGGAGCGTGAACATCACCATTGACGAAAATCTTTTTGTCTGGCTCATGAACTGCGTTTTCAGAAATGATCTTGTCGAAGTAACTCGTGGCAAATCTTTCTCTTCCTTCAATCATTACTTTTTTGATTCGGCATGGAACAATCGTATGTGAATAGTCCGCGCTTACATTGACAACAAAAACGCCCTGTTCCCACTCTTCCTTGATCGTAATCCTTCTTCTATTGGCTTTCAAATGCCACGGGTTCTTTTTCAAGAACTTTTCGAGAATGTCTTGTCTGTATCTTGGCTTTCTCGAATTTGATGAAACGTGATTTTCACACAAGCATCCTGGAAATCCAGAGACGACTCTCTGATCATCATTTGTGGCAGTATTGGATATTTCATGTCTGTGCCCGCTCAAAATAGAAGACTCTTCAAATACCTTCCTATTTACTGTTTTGCTATCCGCTCTCGTACTCATATAGTCGTTTGAAAGATCGTGATTAGCGACCTTTACATTACCAAGTAAAACGCCCTCTTGAATAATTTCAAATGGCTCGGTGTCACCGGTTGAGTTGTCTTCATAAAACTCTTCAATCTGTGGCGACTCTTCCACCCTTGAAATAACAACAAGGTCTTTTATTCTCACCAAGTCTTCGTTGATTATTTCATTATCATCCAATATATGTCCAATATGGAATACATTATCGGCACCGATGTATTCGCTTAATGATTGGACAAGAGAGAACACCCCAGCTTCCGCATGATCACCATGAGAGTCGCCAACAACTACGTATGTTCCTGGGCCATACTCTTTCCACTTGGGTCTGAATAATCCCTGAATTGACATTAATTCTTTAACATCATGTTTTACGTCAGCGTATTTGACTTCTCTGAAGTAATTGTTTTCCGACTCGTCGAGTGACTTAAGGAAAGATTTATGTTTAAGCTTCTCCAACCTTTCTGGATCGTTTCTTACAAATTCAAGCATTCGGAAAACAAGCGTCTCCCTTTTCTCTTCATAGTCAACTTTGTCTTGGTTCATACTTTGTTTGGCCTTTCTCTGAATTTTCTCAGTGATAGATTTTATCTCATTGGAGATTGAGATGTCCAATGAGAAGTCTACTTTTTCGCTCATGTTTCTGAGCCCTTTCAACTCGGTGAGAAGGCTCTTGCTGACATGGTCTGGGAGAGAGTGCTTGTTTACAAAAACATGGCCCCAATTATTCTTACCATATATTTCTATAAGCATATTTTTGTGGACCGACCCTGAGAATGTCGGTCTATCACCAACGGGGAAAACCCTTATAAAATCTATAGGCAACCTGAACGGCTTCGTCACTCCGGGCCACAATTCCTCATCGCTATGATAAGACCTTCCAAGAACGTTAGCAAAACCAGCGATTTCGTCTCCAACGACAAAAACGAGGTTCTCGCCTACCTTCCAGGACTTTGAAATGTCAGAGCCCTTTGAGTACAATTCATGCTTGTAGGCATTGAGAAATTCTAATTCAGTTGACTTTATTAGTCGGGTGGCCATCTTCATGGAAAACTCCTTGTTGAATGTTACTGTAATATTGTCCTTTTAAGTCTTCGTATTTTTCTTGGTTTCCTCGGAACATGTGATGGTGAAGACAAACAGAAAGGCGTCCTATTGTTCCAATATTCCCTTCTGTAATCGCCTGAGAAACTCCTTCGTGAACTGCTCCACTCCAATATATCTCAGGTTGGTTTTTGAACAGTCTCACTTGCGGGTCCGGGTAAAACGGAGCCGCAAAAAACGGAGATCCTGCATCATGATCAGGATAATGGTTCTTCCTTAACAAGGACCATGCTACTATACCCTGGTTTTCTGATATTTCAACTGCATGTGACAATAAATTTAACTTTTCCCCCTCAAGATGTTCATCAGCGTCCATCTGAAATATCCATGGAGAGGTAAATAAATTATTTAGTTGGTTCCTGGCGAGTGAAAAATCGTGAATCCATTTGGCCTGAACGACTTGCGCCCCAAGATCGGCGCATATTTCAGCCGTCCTATCTGAAGAGAAGTGGTCAAGAACTATTAATTCATCATAGAGCCCCTCGGCGCTCTTGATACATCTTTCGACATACTCTTCTTCATTCAAAGTTATTAAACCAAGTCCAATCATAATTAACTCTTGAGCAATGATGCTATCCGTTCTGCGGTTAATTCCCAGGTATAATTTTTTATTACGTCATCATGGAACACTTCCGCTTTCTTCTTCGCATTACCGTAATTATTAACAACGTAATCCATATATTCTGAAGCCTGGTTAATTTGTTTTTTTCCAACTTTCCACAAGTACTGACCTTGGTAAAAATAGCAAACGCTACCAAGCTCTGGGCAACACTTCTCAACCTCTTTGCAGTCGATCATGAAACTGTTTTCTTTTGTGAGATACTCAGTCATCCCAGAATGACAATTAGATATTACTGGCAACCCACATGCGGCTGCTTCAATTTGAGTCAAGCTAAAACCTTCACCTCTTGACATATGAATATAACAATCAAAATTTTTGTAGAACCCCGGCATGTCTACTGTCGGGATTATGTCATTATACAGGACAACCTGTGGAAGATCACTATTCCTTGGTAAATGTCTTTTCAAGTCGTTGTACACCGTGTCAAATGAATATTGTGTGGCAAAGACTAAGCAGACATCATCCTTTGCCGTGTACTTATTAACGAAGGCTTTTATCAAGGCGTCATAGCCTTTCCTAAAGTTCCACTGAATCAGTGTTAGGAACTTAAAATCCCTCACGCCATCTTCCACCTTTGGTCCAAACAAACTCTTGTAGGAATTTATTTTCTTAACCGGAACACTTTGTTTAAAGTATATGATTTCATCAATGCCAAGTGGGGCAACTCTGATTCTCTTTTTTACACCCTCTGATTTGAATAACTCCTTGTTAGCCTCAGACGGGACCCAGACTTCATCACTAAACCTATTGCAATGGTCTACAAACACAGAGTGTAAAGATGAGGTCTCCATCATTGTAAAAAAGACACGCTTACCGCCATGGTAAGTGTGAGCCATCGGAGTGTAAGCATATACAAATGGGTGATCGCCCTTTTTAGGTTTCATATCTTCGTATTGCCTGAATAAGTCAGCAGCAGGTGGGTCAATCTGACAGGCGGTCGCGTAAGTTCTAACATAGGGGATTATCCTATAGTTGTGTAGCCTTCTTGTTATCTCGCGATTCATGTTGGCATAGCCGCCAGCATCCATGAATGTTCCCCACCAACCAACCTTCATCAACCCCTTTTCAAAATAACTACCATCTCGCATCGACAACCCAATTTCATCAAAGGTTTGTGGCAAGCGTGAAAGTTGATCTGTGAATCCGCTCACTCCTTTCTTGGAGAATACGCACGGAAAGTTTACAAGCATGCTGTTTCTTCTTTCTTCTCGCTTGTTTTTGAGCTTCTGATCGAACTCTTTTATAGTCAACTCAAACACTATCGAATCGTCTTTGAAAATCTTGAAAGGAATCTCAGATTTTATTTCAATCGTCGCTCCAACAACACTTATATTTGTCGGGATTTCCATGTTACAGCAAAGAAGTCTCTTATAACTTTTTGGATACATCTTAGACAAAGAGTCTGAAGAGGGTAGCTCGCCCTCTGAGTTTGTGGTAAGGCTCTCAACGATCACCCTGCTTTTTTTATCGTATATTATTATCATATAAGTTGCTGGTTTTACGTTAGTTCTATGATTTTTTGATCTTTTACCTTATAGAATAAGTCTGACAATCTGGATAAATTATTTAGAATCACAGCCTGATTCGCGTCATAATATCCTACTGAGGCTCCAGATAATGTAACACCAAACACCACATCTTTCAAGCTAGAAACAATCCAGGCGTTCTCTGAATCAACCGAAAATGGCCCTGAAGTCTTAACCGGAAGGAGAATCTCGCTAATGCTTGTGAACGACTGATTTAAGATATGGAGCCTGTCGCTTTCGGTAACATACCATTTAGAATCAAATCTTCTGATGTTCTTGAAGCTATCATCCGTCTTTAAGAATCCGACTAAGTGAACACTGGATACTATAAAGTTAAATAACGAATCATACTTGTGTACTTTCAACCCTGTCGAAGTCCTTTCGACAAGATACCAATTATCCTCATCAAACGACATTGATATTGGAGTATATGTTGGCCCGTCCGTAAATGTATGGGTGACAACCTTGGTCAAGTTCGTCAGCATCTCTACTACATACGGACCAGTAGAGTTTGTCAAAAGCCAGAAGTACGAAACATTGTTATCGTCAATCCTGACTTCTGCGAAATCAATTGAAATGTCTTGGTCACTTCCGACGTTGGCGTTGGAGACTACAAACCCGTCATCTAACGTTCCCTGTAGTGATCCTAAAGGGGTCACATCGGTTTCTACGAGCCCAGTGACATCTCGATGATCATTAGCTGGGAAAAGATCGTTTTTATCAACTACATTGTAGATAAACGAAACGTTATCCAAGACCACCGATTCTGGCTTGAAGTTTCTCATCTCGATAGCTGGCTTAAAATAGGGGTTTAGCTTTATCACAAGATTGAATTCATTAGATATTGGCTGCGCTGAAATAAACGTAATAAGGCCCTCAGCGTTTTCTACCGAGTAGTCTCCATCTGGGACAATGATACCCTTTGGCTGATCTTCGGAAACCCTGTAGACATCCACTTCATAAGAATCGTTCCATCTTCCATTTATTGCATAGTAATTCTTATAATCAACAGTCGTTGTTTTTTCGTTAACCCTCGACAATACTATTGCGGATCTGCCGGAACTAAACAACGGCTGCTCTGTTGATGAATATTCAGAATTAAAATCAGATGTAATATCGTGTGTTAAACCATACTTGACTGATGATGTGGTGGGAACCGTTCCTTCATGGACAAATATAATCTCTCCAATAAATTCATCGTTCCCTTCCAACTCAATTGGCTGAAAGAATAAAACGTACTCTCCAGGCTCATAATAATCTGTGTTGATGCTTTGAATCTGTGGCGACTTAAACGTAGTCACGTTCCCAAACATAGTCGCTTCATATTGCATGTATCTGGAAAAATCAGTTATGCTTGAAAGGTCTATGGAGTGCGTCTGGATGATATTTCCAATGGCGTCTGAGTATGTCGCCGTATCAAGCTCCACCCACTCCCCAAACGTTACATTATCGACGCTGAATCTAACTCTGAATTTGATTGAGGTTCCAGCCTCAAGAAGAACATTGAATTTTATCGTCTCATAATACTTGTCTTCCCCAAGATCCACTGTGTTCGTATATTTTCCACTTAACAAGTTGAACTTGTCTAACGCGAGGATGGAATTGACCACGGCTGTAGCCGTAGCGTCAACGGTTCCAACAATCTGACCAATCTTGAACATTTCACCAGATGTTAATTTGGACATTTTTTGCATTACGACCGTGTCGAAGCTATCTGTGTCCGCTAACTTGATTGCGAATATTGGGACCTCCCCGTCGCCATCAATAGAGTTTATCGCAGCTGCTGCTTGAGAATAAGAAACGTCAGAGGTGTTCTCGCTTCCATTAGATATCAGGACGACAGCCTTAACCCACCCAGCATACGTTTCTTCCGCCGTTATCAATCTGCTTGCCGCTTGAGCAAGCGCGTCATTCATTTGGCTTGCTCCAAACTCTGTCAATGAATCGATAGCCTGAGTTAAGTACAAACTATCCGCTGTTGGCTTGTCAAATATAGGATTGTTAATATATGGGAACCAATTAGTATCGCTCTGAATAATTATTTGCATCTTCGCAGTCACATCAATCGGCAAACCTGTTATTCTTGCGTTAACTTCCATGATTGCATAGTCTTGCCTTATTGACTGTTCAACATTGATAACGCCCGATGTTGAATTGTCAGTCTGCCCCTCTGTGGCTTCTGGCTCATAAAACTTGAAGCTCGTCAATATCCTCGTTCCATCTGGAAGGGGAAGTAGATTTCCTTCATCATCCTGCTTCCACGCATGATAAGCAATAGTGTGGCCGGGCTTAGATTTATTTGTCGATGTCAATATCCCAGGAACTAATCCGTCTTCAACCTTCTGTTGTGGGGGAATGATTTCAAGGAAATATTGCTCTGTAAATACAGATCCAGAATCCGTTTTCTTCTCCGGCTTGCTCAAGGCGTAGTTCTCAAGAGTCCTGACCACTCTCTTGCCATTATTAAGCAATACACCATTGTCATATGTGACTTCGCCCTTAACAGCTATGGGTAGGCTAATATCGCTTGTTGATCCAGTAGATATTATCGCAACCGCCCTTGGACTGTGAGTATGGTTAACGGCGGCTTCGACATCTGATCCGCTCTCATTTGTAACAACCTTATCAAACACCTCGTAAGATATTACTTCTTCAGCATTAAGATCAATCGCATGCACATGATCTGCGACTGTCACCCCTTTTTCGAACACTATAGTTTCCGTTGTCAACCCTTTTCCATTAGCATCAACATAGCAAACGTGATAATGACTTTCGTCAAAACTTGTTCTCGCTATAGAAACCTGAGCTTCTGTTGTGTCAAGACTGTAGTCGTCATTTTCCGTGAACGAAACATCATATGACTGGTTCTCACTGTTCACGTCGAGTTCGCCCGAAGTGAATGTAACTTTTGGAAGTGGGTTTTGAGCCGTGCCAACAATATACTTGTCCTTCCATGTTATTTCGGCTACAACATAATGTTTGGCGGACCCATCTCTTCTTATTGGATGGTTGTATTCATCAATATAGTGAGAAGACGGGTGAGTTCCAAGTGGCGTGGACCTCCAAGCCGTAGTCTGATATTCAGTTCTATCAATTGGCTCAAATGAAACGTCTATGCCAAGGGGTTCTTTCAATTCGATCCTTGGCTTTGGAATTTTTGCGACTCCAGTTATTGTTGAAGACAAGAAGGAAACAGTGAAGCTATCTATTCCTCTCCCAAAAGAATTGAACTTCTGAGACCTTGTGTAAACATTAAGTAAAACACAAGCTGGCGAATTACAAGCTGGCGGAGACCCTGGCCTCCCTGGTGGGAAGTATTTTGGTCTACCAATGAATTCATTTGCCGTAATCCTATTCCATGCATACCACGGGGTGTCATCCGGAGTTGCGAAGCTTCCGTCTGGAGGTAAATCATCAGTCCATCTGGCCAGTCTGTTCTCTACAGTTATTCCAGGCCCATTAAACAAACAACCAATATTGCTCTCGACAAGGTCCTCTCCCACCACCTCAATGAACGGGAACCCTCTATTCGTAGATTCCTGAAGGTCAGCAACCACCATTGAAGGGTCTTCACCATCCGAGTATATTTCTGCCGGATCTACTGAGCAATAGAAAAAGAAATCCCCAGTCCCATCTTCTGTGTCGTTAATATTCAACGTCGCACTTGTTCTTCCTGAGAACCCCTGATACGTTGCGGTGATAACTATAGACCTCGACTCTGTTGATTCCTCGCCCGACAATCTATCCGCAAAATTCTGACTTAAAGACTGGGCTTCTTCATCGTCTGAAACTATCTCCACTCCGTATTGTAAGTTTGGATGGTATTCCACACCGCTGGCAATATTACTTACGGTCTCACTTACTGAAGGGGTTAAATCCCCACCACTTGCTGAAAAGTTGACGATTGTTCCATCGTCTACGTTGTCAGTTCCTCTCCACTCTAACGAGGCGCTCAAATTGTAAACAGAAGAGCCATCCGCAACAAGTGTTGTTGGCCCTGTGTACTCGATAACCAGAGGGCTTCTGTAGTAAATAGTCTGCTCATGAACGACCCTCTTACCCTCTTCGATCTCATAAACGGCATGGATAACAAATTTAGCGACTCTATCAATTGCTGGAAGCGTCAGAGTCGCAACACCATTGTCAACAACTAAGGTTTGTTTTGACTCGAAACTAAATGGGTCAAGATATGAGTCGGCAAGTAGATACTTACTAATATCAGAATCGTAAGTCGAATTTTCACCAACATAAATTAGCGTTCCGCCTGCGCTTGACAATTTGTCGTCACAACCATTTGGCTCCCCGATGTCGTCATCAGTAACATTTGCATTGTCTTCATCTCTCATCCCATCATAAACGTAAACTTCTATAACGCCATTCGGTAATGGGAAATCCCTATCATCAATATTGTAAGTTACCACGACAGAGTCTTCATCTGTCGCAAATGTTCCAGAAACAATTTGATTAGACTCTTCTTCGCCGTGCTCTGTTGGTGGGCAACTGTATGTGGTCGTTTTATTTATTTCACTCCCCATTCTTATTGGGGAGGCGAAACTAACAGTGAAGGATGGGAGCATCGACTGTGCAAGAATATTCCCATTCTCTTTGAAAAATGTCATTGCGGTGTACACCTCATAGCTCTTCGCAAGGTATGTTCTTCCATTGATGGTTTCGGCATAGAGTTCTGAGGCGAATGACTTCATCGTTGTGCTTGCCTCCCCGCCGAAAACGCTAACTCTATGGTCCATAACAAAATCGGCGGGTGGCTCGAAGTACTTCGCCGTATCATCATCCGAGGATAGGGCCACGGCTGTTTCATCTTCCGACTCTAAACCTCCAGGTTCTGCATCCGCATTAACTTTCTCTCGGTCTGTCAACCCAAAGATTGAATTCGCGGCTGCTTCTTTCAAGTCTTTGCTTAAGAAATTATCTTCCGTAACTGGTAAAATTCTAAGGGCGGAATATCCATCTGTCGTTAGCATTTCCGCCGAGTCCCTGTAGACATATTCATTGTCAGCGTTGTGATCATCATACCCGTCCGCCACAGCAGATCTCTTTTTATCAAGCCCGTCGTATAGTCCGCTATCCAATTCTCTCCCAATGTATGTGGGGGTGACGTTTACAATATTCGCATGAATATCTATTTCCGTCTTTAGCGGGAAGTCGTTTTCCCTTATTTCTGTCGCGGGAAAAACCAGCTTCGCACTGTCCACTGTCAAAAAATCATCTTCGAGCGAATCTGTTATTATAATGTATCCGTCATCAGCGTTTATCTCTGAAACAAATGAGTAGTGAGGACCGCCACTCCCCTGTGCGCTTGTATAGGTTTTGTTGGAATCTATTATCTCGACCTTGTCATTCCTACTAAGAGCCGTTATAGCCGTAGAGCCCAAATAGATTACTGAAGACCCGTCTAATGCGTCTTGCGACAAATCATATGACGCCTGCGCCGAAGACGCTTGTCCATCAGCGGTTAATTCGTCAGAACCTAATGGCGGTGGCTTATCAACATAGAACTCAACAAGGGTTCCGTCTGGCAAGTTCTCTCCCTGAGAGTTGACAGCATCGACATCGAACTTGGCCGTTTCATCTATGAAATAAAGATTGGAAGAAGACCATTCGGCCAACGGGGTAACTTCCCATTCCATATGTGCGCCATTAAGGCACTGGATGAAAAATATTATTGCGCCCTTACTCTCTCCGTCTTTAATGAAGAACTCCATAGAGTCTGTCGCTTCCCACCCCGATTGAACAAATAATGGCCTGATTGTTTCTACGACTGCTCCGGCAGCTGTCAAACTATAATTAGACTGTTGCTCTGCTGTTATGATGTCCGTTACCGAATCTACCGACTCAACAATGAAATACGTATTTATAGAATCCTTATCTAAAACATTTATTCTTCTGTCGGCCTCAAATCCTGTAGAGTCAAAAACCTCAGTGTCTAATGAACCGGATGCGAGATCTGTTTCAAGGAAAGACCTGGAATCATCATCACTATTCGCAGCATAAAATCTTGTTGCGTCCTTTGCCGAATCGGTGAGAGCAATGTTCAATACCGTTTCGCTTTCAGGGCCATTCGTAGCAACGCTAAGTGTAGGGGAATCCACCTTCCAAAAATCATGCCAATTCGACTCTACTGATCTATGGAAAATGTCTTTCCATCCAAGTTTCACGCCTCTGGCCTGATACGTGGTTCCCGTTTTAAGAGCCTTGTATCCATAAGCAATGACCCCTGTCCTCAAATGCTCTCTGGGATTTATTGTAGAGTCTATAGGGTTCCCATCTGAATCGAATCCTGAGACAGATTTTACATCATCTATTGATGCTATTACCCCTCTAACCTTCTTGGTTAGATTAACTGACACGTCATCAATTAACATACCACCATATTTTACAAAATCAAAAAGTATCTGACCGGTAGTTTTGGTCTTTAGTCTCGCGATAATCTTATTCATCAAGCTTTTTCTCAATCCAAAAACGTCATTCCACCCGCAGCTACCAGAGCTATCTACGACAAATGATAAAATAAGATTCTTGTCTGAGAGAACGACTCTCCAGTCTTCATCCGTTCCTGTGTATCCAGATATCCTTTCGTCCTGATCAATCACCTGACCATAAGCTGGAGATCCAAAGTTAACGAGCTTTGTCCCGTCGAAGAGACCTTCATTAAGGTCGGTCAATTCAATCTGCTTAACAGTTGACAAAACCGCAGGCGGGGTAACCAGTTCATTAGTTATCTTTGCGGGGTCAACATTTATTATGTTGGCATACGGATCAAAATTACCCTTGATCATGATTCCACGTGTGAATCCATTAACCAAATCCCATGTGGTTTCATCATTACTTACCTTTGACCCCGTTCCGCCATCCTTAAAGGAGAGCCATGAGGCGTAATTATTCTCATCTCCACCAACCTGACTCATTACAAAACAATATCCGTCCAATGGTATTGCAAGGTCGCTCAAATTAAAATCGAACTCGGCCCAACCTTGATCTGGGATAGCTGACGAGGCAATAGACGTTGTTGCGAGAGGTGTAGAGTATGGGTTCGCACTGATATCGGAATAATATATGTCCATATACAATGTGTAGGTCACGTCCGCGTCACTCGACTTATTTTTCAAATAGCACGAGACACCACCAATGCTCAATTCTTTCTGAGTGAATATGATCCTTTGAGAAATCCTATTCTCAACCAAACTTGATCTTATCGCTGTTGCACTATTATCAATGTGCTTTGTCCCGCCCCATGATGAAGCGCCAAAATTACCAACAATGTTTTGGGTATTTGGTGTCATCCCAGCATAATAAACATCGCCGCTCTTCTTATACAAAACTCTTGCGTAACTGGCGTAGAACAATATTTTAGGCTCGCTGTCAGCGTCACACGTATCGATCTCAGTTGACCCGACAAGATTGCTCCAAGAATTGTCGTCGGCCCTTTCTCTGTATCGAACCTTTCCGCCCTCTACCCAAACAACATAGGCTTTTAGAGACTCGGAGTATAGATCCACGTTGTTGTTATCATTTGTGGCGTCAACAATCTGTGTCGCCCAATCGACATAGATGTCTCGCCTGACATGCTCTATTGAATTATTACCGCCGCCAAGACTCTCTGTATAGACGAGATCAAAGCTTGACGCACTAACAGACCTTAAGTTTACATTTGCCAAAACTCCGGTCGATATAATTCTACTGAATGGGGATGAGTCTACTGACTGATAAACATCAATCTCATCCCCAATTGAATACGCAATTGCCGTATACCCAGTTTCACCATCAATTGAAAGGTCCGTAATAGATCCCGTCTCAGTAACCACAAGTGCGCCAGTATTCCAGACTTTGCTATCTTCATCTCTCGTCGCAGTGTAAATTTTATTCGTCTGCGTATACGCAACCGTGATAGAAGGGGCGTTTCTTGTGGCTTCAAAAATATCAACTCCTGTCGCTACGGTTACTGGGGCTCTGAAGTTTGAATTTGTGAAATCGTATTCGAGACATCTTAACGTTGTCAATGAAAGATAGAAAAGAAGATAATTCCCATTGCTTGACAAGCCAATCTTCACATCATTTGATGGTGACACTCCAACATCGTCAATGGTGTACCACAGACCGTCTTTGGAGAGCCTTACTTTCAAATCCCCATCTTGCTTCCATGAGGCAACAGGGTCTCCACTGGATGTCAATATGACATTTTCATTGTCACATGTTCCTGTTGTGTTTACCTGGAATGAAGAAAGAACTATCATATTTTATCCCACTGGAAATTCAAGTGGCACCACTGCCGTTGGAATTGATACGGAAAAGTACGCCATATATCCTGAGTCTGTACCAAAAATAATATTGTTTCCATCGCTTCTAATTCTCTGTATCGCGCCAGGCGTCGGGCTGAATTCTACAAAGTTGGCCAAATCTACAAACTCTGACCACTCGTTTCCGTTGTCGTCACTAATATAAATTTTTGATCCGCTACCAACAACATATATTCTACCATCAATGACCTCAATGTCTGAAACTTCTTTCACAAAAGGTGAAATAATATGGCCATGCTTGTATTGATAACCCCTTTTATGCCACGTAGAGTTGTCAACACTGCTAAACTCTCCACTCTTTATAGTGTGAGAATGACTGTCTGTGAAGTTGTTTCTATTAATCGTCACCTTCGCACTATCAGAAGTGGTGAAATCGGCATTAGAATCATTATTGAGTCTAAATACTGTTGGGCCAACAATACTTTTTACTGTAGATGTCATGAAAAGACCTTTGTCGTCACTCAGTGTTACGATGTCCCCAATAGACAGGTCAGAAGTGCTTGATATCGTCACGTCAGTATCTCCAAGATCAAGGTCTGCTGTAAGATCGTATTCGCTTATTGTCAACTTGGTAAACAAGATCCTATATCCTGAGTCTTTATTGAGTGTGAAATCAAATGGGGTTGCGTCATTGGTGGTGAATGTCGCAGATGTCGGAATTGTCGCGATTTCAGACTTAAACTCTATACCGTCAACGTTGAATATAACCACCCTTTCTCCAACCGATAATGATGTAGTGTCATCAATCGTGAATGTAGTACCATCAATAAATGCAGACGCGGTCAAGTATCCCGTCTTAGTAATAAAATCTTTTGAGTATTCCGTACCAGCCGTTGATCCATACCTTGAGGCGTCAATAAAGAACTTATAATCTGGAGATATTTTCTTGACATCATCCCCAGACACGTTAAATACATCACCATCTCTCAAGACGCGAATCTTCGATGCGGTTGTACTGACAATTACTAAGTCGAACACTCTTGAATAATTGTCTGGATCATACGCGACCAATTTCTGATCACCAAGGAGTGTTGAGTCGCTAAGGAACGGCTCTTCGCCGATTCCTGCCGATGTGACGTTCAAATCCACGTATGTAGATGTTGTATCACCAAAAGTGTCTATCTTACCATCTATCTCCTTTCCATAAAGGTTTGTGGTGTGGAAGTGATCCGTCTCTTTAGACGTTGATCTCGAATTGAATTTCTCATCCGACTCAAATCCTACGGTTTCAATAGTGAAATCACCCCCGTCAAAAACAAGACTATAGGTCAAGAAACTATCAGATAAACTGGAGCCAGAGATTGAAGTGAACAAAGCCTGTGCAGAGTCTTGAACGTAGACCGCAATCTCAGTGTTGTCAACGATTTTGAATTCTACCGAATCTATATTTTCGGAGATCTCTCTAAATTTTATAGCGCTGCCCTTTAATGATCCTGGCAATGGCTTCTTTGAAAATTCTACGAACAACGGGACAGTATCGTCTGGCTGTGTACAAAATATTACAAGCCCTGAGTAAAATTCATTTTCCCAAACCAATTCTAACTCATCAGATTGGACAATATCAACATACCCTTCCCCATTCCCGACTATTGAAAACTCATGAAGGATTGATTTTGCCGGAGTTGAACTCGTGTCTGCTGGTTTAATGTATAACTTCCCATTAGTCACATCGCCGTCTCTTACCAATGAATCAAATGTGACGTACAGTCGGTTGCTTTCTCCAACGACAGTTATCGGAACCCCGGTTGGGATTGCCTCTATACTGTGTTCCACAAGAACCGATGTTAAATTGTTTACGCTTGTGGACTCATTACTCGACACGGTCATGTCTGTGAATCCTTCAATCTTTATCAGCTGCCCCTGGATTTCATTCTGCTTAACAATCATGTTTAACTCTAATGACAACAATGCTTTTGTTCCCGTGGAGAACACGACAGATTTTAACTCTCCATTTATATTTAGAGAGGAAACCACGCCTCTATTCCCAACCTTCTTCACAAGGCCAGAAGACGATTCGTCAGCTGATAATAATACACCCCTGTCTGTAAGAACACCATTAGATGTCCCGAATGCCACTTGCCCTTCTGGGAATTCTGATATAGAATTAAAAACGGGTGGAGAGACTGAAATTAAATCGTCACCCAACAGAGAATCTATTATCGACGTTCCAAATACAAGAAGCGATCCAGTAGAGTTGTCTATCACATCGAAATTGTTGGCGTTAACAGAAAGGTTAAGACCCCTTAGCCTACCTGTCGGTGGAATGTCTCCACTATACGCCACAGAAAGATTTACGTTGCTGTCCGAAGTGATGCTATATTCGCTCACGGTTGCTGTGTATTTTGACAATCCAAGTCTCTCTCTTGAAACAGATCCGTTGCCAGTCGAATACATGACCTTGGAGGCGTCATTCGTAACATCTCTGAGACCGAAAAGGATTGACCCGCTATGCAATATCTCAGTGTCTGTTGTGGTGAAGTTGGAATCGACAACAGATCCAGAAGCATCCAACAGAATCCCCTTTTGCCAAGTCAGTCCATAATCATCACTAACACTCATAAACCCGACGCCTGATATAATCAATGAATTTATCAAATCTTGATTACTGTGGGAAACTCCGGTCCAACCCTGCCACCAATATTGGCTGTCGTTGTTGTAAGCGTTGATTGTTCCCCATCTGGGAACAATCTTCGTTGGTATTCCACCGAGCTTTTCCTCTTCAAGAAGAGTCCATGAATCAAGGTCTACATTATCATTCTGATACATACCTAATTCTGTGCAAACAAAAACCTCTCCAGTTCTTGTTTGGAGAACATCGTAAGCGACTTCTGATGATGAAACATTTATTCTGAACCAGTTTGCTTCTAATCCTAAGTTCGTCTTGGAGGCGAAAAGTCCAATGTTTGTGGCAATGAGCATTGTATTTGGGAAAGAACCAAAGCCAAATACTATCCTGTTTATTGTTAACGCCACATTAGGCGTAAACGCATTCGAGTAAATAACTTGACTGTAGAAATCGCTGGATACCCTATCAATAAATCTATCAATATTGTCTGGGTCTCCCGGCGTGTCGTTATAATCGAACAGCGATAAGAAATAATTCTTATAGTCATCTCCGACTCCAGAGATAGCCGCTCTTATAGCGACCGTCAAATGTGCAACGTTTGATAAGAAAACATCTGAAAATGATTTCGAGGACCCAATATTTTTTGTGGATAAATCATTCTCTATCTCTTCATGGGTGTTTTCACCGACGTTGGTTAATCGGCCCTCATAAATTGTTATAAGAACATCGTCATCGTCACCAATTGATCCTACAAGATCCACTGTAACGATCAAACTATCGCTTGGAGTTATAGAATTTATTGAGGGTCCCGTCAAAAATAATCTATTGTCGGTCTTAGATGAGAATTTCAAAAAGAACGACAAGCTACTTGACCATGACACTCTAACAATCCCAGACGATGGGAAGTTGTCCCCGTCATCAACATCAATGTAAGAGGCACCATACTCAATCTCAGCTGCAAGTGGAGATGTTGCGTTAAAATCAATCTGTCCCAAATTGCTTACGGTTACTTTGTTTGACCCCACAAGCGTTAAACTCTCACGAGTGGATTGGATCAGTCTTTCATTCACATATAAGTCATATGGAACCCCAGCGGTCCATGCGCCACCAACAGCGTTGCAACTACTGAAGTCATAGTACAAGTCTACCGTGCTATTTGTTTTGTCGTCGTTTTTGAAATCGACCTTATTCGATTTGTTGGTAAAAGTAAATCCAAATATCTTCTTGGAATCATCAACATGTACTGACACTGGATTATTACCCTCAAGCGTTTTGACCTTGGTCACTGTTGTTCCGTCATAAGAGTAAAACTCATTAACTCCGCCAAGATACATCGTCTCCTTGTCGTCGCTCCACTGAGAAGAATGGATAAGGGAATCAAATCCGACAAGCTTTGTCCATGTCGTTCCGTTCACCGTGGACACAATACCTTCCGCTGTGCTAAAGAACAATTTACCAAATCCGACAAATGAGATCCCGACCTGGCCAAATACTGTCGGCGTGTCTGCAAATTTTACCCAGGTTGTTAAATCACTTGATTTATAAATAGAGCCTTTCGTGTCTACGGCATAAAACTCTCTTTCACCAATGTGCGTATGACCGCTGTCTGTCGATAATGACCCGACAGTTACAGTATGCGTATGTGTCTCTGAGATTGGCGCATCTGAGGCGTCAAACATTCCACTTGTAGCACCGGTTCCCTTGAAATTTATATCCATACCGTGATAATGGGAACTAACTGTTGAAGTAGTGTCATTAGTTGGGTCAAACATGAATTTTTCAATATCGTTGTTGGATATCGTCATATCCGTCCATGTTGTTCCATAATCTGTCGTGTATGAATCTCCGCCCTTGTAAGAAATCAACAAGAGATCATCAAACCCAAATGACATTGCAATAACGTCGGAATAAAACGATGGCAACTCGGCCTCGCGATATTCTGAAGCGGTTGTGCTTTTACAAATATACAATCCGTTTGTTGAATAAACAACGTAGAATCCCTCGAAGGTCCTTTCGACACCCTTGATATACCCCATTGTTCCAGACTGATATATCAAACCCCAATTCTTATCAATATCTATGCTCTTGGTAAAGAAGTCTGATGCAAAAGTGAAAAACACTTGATTCAATCCGCCATACGTATCGGTGATGTCTGACTCTACGATTATTTGATTAATGACAGACTTGTTAAAATCGTTCTTCACCAAAAACTTGGTGGCGTCGTCTGGGTCAACAGAGACTATCTCTTCCACATCAAGTATCTCTGACTGAAGCCTCTTTTCTTCATCCCCAAATGTTGGGACCTTATACCCATCAATATAAAACACATCAACAATATCATAAACTACATTGTCATCTATTACTTGATAATCTCCATTCAGCCTGTAATATGTCCCCACTTTTGTAAGAGCGTTTTCTGCTGATGTTATCTGAGGGTCAAATGTTGCGTCTTTAACCACCATCGTCGATCCAGTTTTCGCATTGTAGTCATTGACCGCTGATACTAACATCATTTTTAGATCACCATAAGCCCTATGGATTTTCTCTCCGTTAACAACGAATAAATACGAACCCGAAGCCGGGTAGAAATACAACCCGTCTGAAGTTCCAAGGATCGTGTCTCCATTTGTTTGTACATGGCTGGAATATACAACTTTGGAATTTCCCCATGGTAATACGTTGTCTACTGTGTAGGTGTATCCATCTTGAGATATACCCCTTTCAGCCGCGAACTTACATTCCTCAAGAAGTCTTCCGACATGACTTAGTATTGGGATTCTGCCAATGTCAAAGGTCCCAGTGACAAATTTCTCAGCTGGCAAGTATAAAACATTCTGGGCTTTCAATTTCCCCGTAACTTCTGAGTTTGAAGTTATTTCAATCGTCACTTCGTCTATCGAACCTGGCTCTACCAATATAACAGTGACAGGGTCTGGTGCAACTACGCCCGTGAACTTGAATGTGTCTCCGGCGGCAACTAATCTTTGCTCTGCGACAACACTTTGGTCCGCAAGTGTTGACACTGGAGTTGTTGGGTCTGGGAAAATCAAAGGGGTTTTTGTGTCAGTATGAATTTCATCCGCGTTCTTTGAGTAATAATCGAGAGATGCTCTGAGCAAGAATCTGAACACGCCATTCTCGTTCGATTCGAAATCATATGTTGATCCGTCATCAAACGTTTTGTTGATCGAGTATTTCCTTTTGGTAACGGTGACATCTTCTGTAAACGTAATTGTTTTCTCAGATGGGTCTACCGTAGCATTAGATCCTGTATATGGGATGTCATTAATATTGATGACAAAATCACCAGCCGTTACCCATGGGTCTGTTGACGTGGCAGTTACCGGTAAGGTGTGTCCGTGATCGTCAACTAAATCGTCTCCAAGTACCGCGCTCAATACTGCATACTCTAATATTTCATGATAATGAGTGTCGGTCCCGCCAATGTTATCAACAGTGAAGCCATTCCCGCTTGAATCAACCATAAATCTGTGCTTGTGTCCATTTGTGATTGATGTCGGATCAGAATACATGATCCTATACACGGCCTCCGCATCATTTACGGATTGTAGGAAAGTCTTCCTCAAATCAGTCCTTAGATGTATGGCCTCTGGATCATAAGTCCCAGACCCACCATGATTGTGTGTATTGACCGCAGATTCTCCAAAAGCAAGAATTGGGCCAGCAAGACCCTGTAAAGTTGTCACATCAGAAACGTCTATCTCAGTGATATCACCACTTCTTGTGACAATCTTACCAATAAATTCTCTACCGCTTGTCTGGGCAAGTTTCTTAGATGACGTTATTCCAAAAGCGACCGCTGTATGGATTGGATTTTCATTTGACGCAGTCTCAATAATTGGCAAAGAATTGTCCGGCTCATGATACGGGTCGTCCTGAGACTCATTTGAATTTCTGTAGATGTATACATAATTGTCGCTATCATCAGCCATTGTTAACGGAGAGCTATACAAAATCTTGTCGTAATATGTAGTCGTATCTGAAACAGAAGGTGGGAATTGTCCAAGATCGGCATCATAATCATTATCATCTTCGGCGGGTTCAACTATATCCACATAGTATCCCAAGCTGACTACAGTGTCACCGGGCAGCACTGTTGACCTCTCTTTGACCGTGAATGGGCTCTCAGAGAAGAAATCTCTTAATATAGCTGTCCCAGCCCCAATTGTTATGTTTAAGCCGCCAGCGTCCGTTATTGTCCATCCACTAATCAGCCCAACTCCAATAACCCCGACGTATGATTCTAAGTTGTAATCAAGGTAGAGAAATCTTTGTCTGTCAGCTTCGCCGCTGTACCTGTATGCGTCTCCAAAATAGGGGAGGTTTAATCTTATAGTAAGTAACGATTCGAAAGCCATCTAAAAACACCTGTGTATTATTCATGAAGTATTTTCAAAAACTTATATGAAAACACCTTCTGAAGAACTATTGTAAATTAACTACATAAGGGCGAGATGGGACGAGTCAAAGCCAAACATCGCCACTTGATGAGCTTGAAGACGAGCTACTTGAGCATGTTGCTGCGGTTAATAGTGGTGGAGGAAACGTGCCAAGTACACCCACTTGCCAGGTATCTAATGGGGGTAAGACTAAATCATCCTCACTTAAATAGTAAGAAGTGTCTATAGCGTCTACAATTCCCCAGAAATATATTGGTCCGCCAATATATCTTATCCATTTCGCAGAGTCCTGTCTCTTAAACTCATTCTTACCATTATACATTCCGCTCCAACAATAATATCCATTCACTGTCGCGTCCCCTGAGAACTCAACATTATATGCCGCTGGTACAACGCCTATATCTGATGACGAGGAACAACTTGAACTTGAACCGAAACTCCTTGAGCAACTGCTTGAGCAACTATAGGAACTGCAAGAAGACGAACTCTTGCTTGACGAGCTTGAAGATAAAGAAAACCCAACTACCGATGGAATAATTGCAACATCACTCTTGTAAAACAAGTCAATATCGTAAACCTTGTCGGTCGATACTATTTTCTCCGGCCTCGCTGGATCATCATCGTCAGTTGGGAAAACCGCCACCTCTTCAGTTACTATATCATCCCATAGATCCTCTGTTCTCACAGAAAAATGAGAACCCTCACTGCCTGCCGACTCCGCTGTTACCAATGACGTTAGATCAAGTTTAAGCTTCATTCTCTCTTTTTGGACCGTTGCCGTGAATACTTGACCATAATTCAATATTATCGTCCTGTTCAGGCCGGAAACGACGGAGCCAAAGTCTCCACTTATGCTGTCTACCATATCGACGTATCCAGATCCAGAGTCAACAGACATCGCTATTGAGTACGGAACCCAGTCATATTTCGTTGTCAAATCGTAATTTACAACTAATCTCTTGCCCTTTTTATCCACCTCGACTCTAATACCATCAATTGCGGACACTCTCTCTTCAGAAAAAACCTTTTTGGTCGCATAGAAAATGTATGATTTACCATCGGTGTCGGTTAACTCAATAAAAGCCTCAACCATCGACTGGGAAGTTATTGTCTGAGGTGAATCAAAAATATAATCCCTGACTGTCCCAGAGGGGTCTGTATAAGTGGAGTAGGGACCCCCATCAACAGAAACGCCCATAACGACTTTATCTGGGCTGCTTATAGTGGTAAAGGATGCCTTAAGACTTTGATCATCCACGCCAATTTTGTCACTGTTAGAGCTTTCTCCAGTTAGAGATATTGTGTCCACAAATAATGTGGGTTTGTCTATCGAGATTGAAATTCTCTTTCTACTTTCTGGGATTGTTACTCTAACGGCAGATACGGTTCCCCAATATGGAAGCGTCTCCATGCCATTTTCTCCCCAACAATCATGGAAGCGTTCGCTATTCGCGAATAGCGAACGTGCTGGACTCCTGACAAATTGATTAAACGTACCAGATATTGTCGGTTCTTCCTCAAATACATTCGTCATTTGATATTGAGCGTCGAGACCTGGTAAATCTTGAGAGATTGTTCTTGAAGACAAATCCGCCCTATGAAGATGGGTAACGTCTTCTATCACTGGATCAACATAACTCACTGGATTTAGGCCAAATGATTTTGCAAAGGCCGAATCTCCGGGTAACACTGACACTTTGTACGATAGAAGAGCGAGTGCATTGTCTCTTATAATCTTCTCTTTCTGGGCGTTTGATAATGTTAATGTTGTTCCACCAACAACTCTGTAGAAATCTGGATATGATGTCCATGCCCCGAAAAACGCCGCTGGAGTTTCGGAATAGTCTTCTAAATCAAACCCGTAGTCAGACACTGGAGACTCTGAAGCGTTCGCCTCTTTCAGTATTTGCCTCCACCAGAATGAATAGATCAACGAATTATATTCATAAGTTCTCGGATCATGAGAACTTACCGTTCCGAAATCACTATCTTTGTAATATGATTCTGTTACAGATATACTCATTGAGTAAATGGCATGTGCGCCAATAGAAGATGACTTTGTATAGCTACTTGCCGACGCCTCATCTGCCACAAATGAGAAAGTATCATCGGCTGATAATGAAATGTTGGAATAGACCTCCGTAGAGACCCCAGATATTAATTCTGTCATCGTTACCGTCACGGCCTCTGACACGTAAACAGGATCTGCTCCTATTCCGCTCAAGGCGTATCCAATCTTGGTTCCGCTATAAGACAACTTGAAATTAATTTGCTGCCCAGTCGTGCAAACAAAAGTCTGAGTTCCAACACCTCTGTTGTAGGCCTCTGAAACCCCCCATAACAATCTCTCTTTATATATATTTCCCCTTGCCTTGTCCCCAGAGACTCTCTTTAACGGAAGATCAACTCTTCCAAACGTAATATAAGCGTTGTTCATTGACGAAGATAGCGCATCTCCATTCAACGAAGTTATTGTTACGTTGATCTCGTCACTTATGGCTGGAACTATTGGGTAAAGAAGATCATTCTCTAACCCGCGATGAACAGAGAAGGCTGAATCATTCTTCAATTCACGATTATATGTCGTGTGTGTCGCTGACGTATTAAGGTATGGCATTAGTTCGCCAGTATTCTCAAGAGATAGGTATCTGTTTTCATCAAACTCAAACGAAACAAAGAGGTTGGTTGGGGAATACTTATTTTCGGACTCTATACCAATAGATCTCTTGTAACCCAGGCCTTCGACCTTACTAATCGATGATTTGTCCCTATCGATCTTAACAATATCAGTGTCTGATACTATAACATTGTCTCCTACACCATATGTGGCTGACAATGGGCTGGTCAAAGCGTTAGACGGAAAGGACGTGTTGTAATCCCACACCACCGTGCCAGCCGCGCCAGAGACGGACCATGTTGACGGGTTTCTCCAGTTTAGCTCAATAATGTTATCCCCAGTGCTGTCAACATAAAGAACGTTTCCGTTGCTTCTATTTATCGTGCAATATACTGGGGTCTCTCCCACTACTATTTTTTCAATGACCGACGATCCATTTTGATTTATTTCTACAACCCTGTTGTTTCCAGTGTCGGCAACTATGAAGTAGTAAGATCCGCCAATCTTATATTCGTCAACAAATGATGGGTTCGACAAAGAGCTTGTCACTAATGATCCGTTGAAATAGAGAGAGTTCCCAACAATATGGGTAAGGCCTGAAAATCTCTTTCCAGATGATAATGATAATCCACCAGCACCATATGAATTAAGCTCTACCTGTGAAGACTTGTCATCGTGGTAGGAAAAGATGTTTGCGTATGGCTCTGGCCTGATTTCTATCTCGACATCATCATAGTAAGAAACACCATTGAATCGATAATGCCATCTAACCACACATTCCCCATCCGAATCAAGGTCTGCACTGCTTACTATGTTACTTTTTATGATAGACGAGTCAACTGTTTCAATTATTGCGTCATCGTTCCAAGATCCCGATCCATTAATTCTATAGAAAAACGAGAAAGAGATTCTGCTTGAGTCGATGAAAGACAAGCTAATGTCTATATAATTCCTTGTGACATTTTTTTTCGCTATGCTGTATAGTATCTTTTTTAACATCTCTTACACCGTTATGATTATTTCACCAGATGAAGTCGGCTTCGCCCCCTTGATTGTTGAAACAAACGACTCTCCAAAACTCCAAACTATATTCCCCCAGGCGTCTATTTTTATGACCCTGTTCAAATAAGACGACCCAGATGGATCATTCTCAGCGATGATAAAATTATCATCTGGCGTTATGGACGTATTTATAACGTGAATCTTTCCTACATGTATAAATGGATGAACAAAGTAATTGAACGTTCCAAAATTTATGAACCTGTGGCTGAAGAATTCTCCAGGAAGGATTTCTTCTGAATCAAACTCGTCTCCGAACAAGTCGAAATCGGGGTCTAAATCAAATTGGGCGGAAGTTGTTGTTCCAGAAAGTATCCTGACCGTATCATTTGTATTATTATACCATGTTACGACAGAGTCTCTTCTAAGATAATCTTCAATCGAGGCGAGAGAGGCCGTATTTACATTAATTACAGCAGAAGGGTCTGGAATCCTGTTAAAGTCCGAAACTAACTTGTCTGAATCATACTGCCAAAGGACAGAGGATGTCATCTCAGTTGTATCAAGTTTGATAACAGCGGCTCTCTTGCCATATGGGTCTGCTATGAAAAGCTCAGTATCGCTATATTTTTGAGCGGAACCAAGATTTGCTTTCGCATTATCTTTTGTATCCGCGATTATTGCCGTGTTATCTGACAACCTCACTATTCCAAGAGATGTGAATTGAACAACGCTGTGCCCGTCCTTGTATGAAGTGTCCTTATAATCAAGATTAGATGGTGTCCCAGACTTCGCAACCAAAAGATCAAACTCAGAGGCGTCTCCCTGAACATCGTCTCTTGTGACTATATTAATGTCGATTGGGGCGTAAATATTAGCGGGTCTGATCTTTGTGATATCAATAGAGATTGATTGTTCAATGACATCATTCCCGTCACTGTCTTTTACCGATCCTTTATCAACATATAGACTGAAACTCACACTCGCCCTACTGACCACGACGAAGGTTGCTGTCGCACTTGCCACAGAACCCGCCAACTCAACATTCAAAGAGTCTGCCAAATACAACTTGACCGTATGAGACCCTGATGCGACCCCTGTCAAAGCTATTGGTGACGACCCTGAATATTCTATCCCCGTTCCTGAGTCAATAGAGTATCTTAACGTATACCCAGAAGGGATATTATTCGTTGTGTAAGCTACTGAAAATGAACCGGAGCTTAGAATTTGATTCTCTATTGGAGATTGTATCGAAACCACAGTCTCTGTCAACACCCCTGTTTCAACATAGATCTTGACCACTAAAGACGTTCCCACCGCCGATAGCTCATTCCCATTACTGTCAATCAACACGGCGGTAATTGTATGAACCCCGTCTGCCAACCCAGTTATTGTAGCAGTTAGACCCGTTCTTAAATCAACATTCGGTAAACTATCTATCTGATATCTAATTCCGTAATCGGTCAATCCAATATCAACATTATAAGCTTTGAATTCAACAGCCAACGTGCTCGATGTAACAACCTTATTCAATGTTGGCGTCACCATGGTCAGATATGGGTCTTGTGTCACAGCCGCCCCCGAAAGAGTTACCGCATCAGCTTCTGGAATTACTACCTTCAAGACATTAGCTCCAGAGAACTCTGTTGACGAGGCGGATTCTCCAATATGCTCACTGTCTGCCCCGACTACGCTAAACGTAAAATTGGTCTTGTCGAAATAAATTCTTCTCGCTCCAGATTTCAAAAACATCCCGGACGGGTCAAAGGTTTCTGATGTGTATACGTTTTCCAGGTATTTATCAAACATAACATACAAGGCGCTATCATCAACATTATAATATGATCCAATAGGGTTGAATGCCGCCGAAACCGCCTCGGCATCTGTTGTGTCGTCGGCTGTGGTGGCAGTGTCATCGTCAACGGTCTCCGCAGCGAGATATGGGTTTGTCGGCGTCTCTATAAATGTTCCCATCAACCCCCAAATTACATTTCCACTTTTGTCAAGTTCCAAAACTCTATCGTTGTCTGTGTCCGCGACAATAAAGCTGTCATTCAATCCAGATATAACTGAAGAAATCTGGCCAAATCCAGCGACGGTACCAGCACTTAATTGAACAAAGCTTTTTGGTACAGTTGTTCCAAGGATAGATAGCTTTTCAGTCAAATCAGAATTCAACTGTTTCAATGATCCATCCTTTCCATAAAGGTATGTTCCAATATCGCCAATGTTGTCTATGGTTATGCTTCCGGCATTTGTCTCTGTGTCGATATTGTAAAGCTCACCAGCGTCCCAATCATCTTTGGCGTCGAACTCAAATGAATAGTCCGTGCTTGTCACTGTAGAGTCAAGGTATAAAGCGTGTAATTGCGGAGTCAGCTTTAGGGTCGAATCTGCCTCTAAAGTAACTTCTACATCGATGTAGTTATAGGATGTTTGTGATGGGAGCGTAATACTTCCCCCACTCGTGTTGATAAAGTCTGACCACACAGCGCCCGCCATGCTTTCAGAATCTGAAACCTTTGTCCTGACCCTGACAAACGTATTTTCCGGCACCGAGGCGTCCCACCTTACAGTTGAGAATGTGTACTCAAAATCATTCCCATATCTAAATATGCATGTCCCCCTATCTACAAACAAATTCCCGGATGTCAAAAACATGTTATCAACATTGAATGAAAATGGCTGATTTATCTCCCATCCCGTAGAAGTCGCGGTATAAAGCCCAATGGTTGTTATACTCCCTCTTGAATATGAAGATATATCGACCACTATCTCTCTCCACCCAACAGCAAGAGAGTCTCTATTTATTGTTGGAGAGTTTCTCTCAAGAACTATTTGATATGAATCCTGACTTCCTGACGCGGCGTCATAAATATAGAAGTAGATGTCACCATGCTCCGCCGATGGCGAGTACAAGTTGAATACAAGCTTGTCGTATGAAGACCAATCTTGAGCCCCAAATGTTTTCCTAAGAATAAGGGCGACCTCAACTCCATCATTGTTTATATCAAGCTTGCCACTTGTTGTCCCTGTTTGTGACAAAACAGAGTCGAGAGAAAAGCTTGAGGATATTGAACTAAGATCAGTCGTTATAGTTTCCCAATCACTAATATCTTGGAAGTCTTCTACAAACACCTTGTTCTCACGAGCCACGAGTTTGACGGAATCTCCCACAACGGCTGTGTCGTCCCTCGTGGTGTCCGTGAATTCGGTATCGGTCTCCCACTTCTTGGTAAAGGTAGATGTAGATGACGCTGGTGTGCCCTTAATTGTATGCAGACCGCCTTGGGCGGCTGTTCTATAATCAACTACGGCGGTAGTATTGACTTTATCAACAAGGGTCTCTGCGCTAATTCCTGGTATGAAGGCCAACTCATTAATCAAGAACTCATCAATTGTTGGATAAACATGCTTTACAGCAAGAATCATCTTCAGTAAGTCTGTCGAGGAAACATCACCCATGAGTCTCGCGCCTGTTTGACTCAATATCTGAACAAAGGTATCAAGCTGAGAGTGGGTGAGAACACCAACATGAGAAAGCTTAGTTATATGGTCGATCTTTGGTAGCCTGTCCGGGTCTATTGTCCCGGTGGCTATGAATGACGCATCAAGGTCTTCAATGTTGTCTGACCTCAAGAATCCTTGGACATCTGTTTCAAGATCAATCTTAGATGGATTTTCTGTTCCACCAATATGCCTATGATCATTTATTAGGTCTAAGATCTGCTGCTTAAAGCTAATGTATACACGGTCATCAATATTGACCTCTGTAATAGCCGGAGATTGGCCAACCTCGTCCGTTGTTGCGAATCCAAGAAGCAAGTAGCCTTCACCCTCAGAATCGTTTGTCGATGCGGTGAAGGTTACACCCTTGGTATAAAATGATTCATCTGATGAAATCGCATAAATGTAACTCTTCGTATTTGCAGGAAGAGTTAGCGTTTCCGTATCAGTGCTTTCAACAGCGACATTTGAAATATGACCAGATCCAGGGGTTATTGACAACACAAATTCGTCAAAATCGTTGACGACAAAATCCCACCCTGAAATAACACCGTCTCCAAGAACATTAAATAGAGCGTCCATTTGGGCGTCGATAACGCGCCATCTGTAAGACTCTATCCCTACTGTTTCTGTAGTGTCTCCAGGTTCAAAGTACCCGAAATTATATTTTTCTGTGTATTTAGCCATTAAAATGTGCCGCTTGTGTGTTTATACCCATGATATTATTCAGCAATTACGCCTGAACTACCTCCAGAGGTACCGCCCCACTCTGAGAATCCCATGATAAAAAACTGATCAGAGTTGTCACTATTCACGTATTCTGTTTGGCTGGATTCCATATCGGTAAAATTCTGATAATCAAAGGACAGACCAAAATCTCCAACTCTGGAACTATATAAACTCCCTGTGATATCATTCATCAATCCTATTAATTCACTACCATTCATCTCAACTCTCCCATTACGGCGTATTAATAAGTGCTATTGCGCCAGGTGTGATCTGGTACGCATTTATATCTGTCAACCATTCGTTTTTTTCAGCCGTGAACTTATGTTGTATTTCTGTAACTCTAAACTTTAACATGTTTGACGCTACTGTTTCCTTTATTTTAATAAATTGCCCAGGCCTATACGGTGTAACATGCCCAACGGTCTGAATACTCGTTTCAAACCCAGGCTTAGCATACATCTTCGCAATTCTTTGAACATATGACTGTACAGCGGCTTGAGAATCTAATGCTGGCACTTGAATAACAATCTCTGAAATATGACCAAGATATCCCGTATAGTTCGGGTTTGTCAATGAATGAGGATTCCCTTTCGAGACTAAAATAACCCTGTTGTGAGTTCTCTCAACGCCCTTGACCAAAAAACTATTATAAATACTGGTGCTTAATGTTGATTGCATGTTAACACTATTTAATATGAGCTTCTCTGGATTTCCAACGGGAACTCCGGGGCCAAATTCTCTATAATAGAACTTCTTAACCAAGGGGTCCCAATCGGCTTGTCTCTTTGAAAAGTCAAAATCGCCTGGTATTATGGCAATAGTCAATTCTCCAACGTCATTGAAATATGCATAGTATGGAAACATCTTTAGCGCAGAGAAAATACACTCTTTAATTGTCATTGTCCCCTCATACCTATGCATTGGCTTATCGAATGAGAATCCACTTCCCAAGAAATAGAACGGGACACTTCTCGCGTTCCCTGTGGTGTGTGTTATATCATCAATGGTTTTTATCCCCGCCCTATCAGCCAAGTCTTCAACAACACTTGCCACTTCAAACCCATCATAAAATGGAGAGTTCTTAACTCGAACCTTATCAAGAAGGCCCCAATAGTCTGTACAGGTAAGGGAGATGGTGCTTTTCCCTGGCTCAATAGTCGATGATTCTCCATAAGCGACCCCAACAAAAATGGGATCGTCTGTTAGTAGAATTGGGTTCGAGTCCTTGGTGCTCCACTCCAACCAAATTTTTACACCTCGCGCCCTTGTTAAGTATCTTGAATAATCATTCGTTTCATCAAAAAGAGTTATTTTTGCCTTCTTTATAATCGCAGTTGGTTTAACATTGTCTAATTCTTGAGTTATATGAACATTCATAACATCGTCAGAAACGTCAACTCTCCCTGCCGCTGGCATAATCGGACCAGTTCGAACCTCCTCTACAGAGTCCTGCTTAACAAACAAGTTATAGACTATAGGGAACCCAGCGTCTTTTGTTGTTATCGCACCGCCTGGTGCTGCTGAATCGACTATATCTTCAGTTTCCAAATAACCAAACCAAAAATCGTCTGCAACAATTGCATCTTTCTTTTTAGATCTAACAATCTCAACCTTGCCCCACCAATACTTAGCGTCATTTACTTTTGTAAAAGCCCTTCCTGGCAAGTTTATCCCCACCGGTGGCCTTATTGGATTAGCACGAGGGTCAATTAAGTCTACTTCGTGATACTCGTTAAATTGAGCAGCATACATAGGCTTACTGTTATTTCCCTCAAACTGCTCTTTAGTTATTTGCCAATTAATGTAATACCCAGGAGCCCAAGTTCCGGCAGCGAATCCGCCTTTATTAGAAGGCGGAGATTTGTTTCCTTCATAATAAACTTTTCCAGACATGTTTTTAACTACGAACCACGCTCTCTTGAAAAACGTCATGGGAGATACGTTAATAAGTGCTCGGCAATTCCACCCATACACTTCAACATCTCTCATATTAAGATGAAATCCTATCCTTATCTGGTCCCTATCTAGGCCATGAACATTAATAACATCATACCTGTGCTCATCGGCAAAAACTACCAGTCTTCCAGCCACAAGTAAAAAACCAACTCTTATTGTTTCATCTTTGTTCTCAAAAGCCTCTGACAAATGGGGGAGATTAACTGAGACTTCGATAAGATTCCCTTTATATTTATACCTAACCATCACGCCACCCTTGTCATTTATCACCAAAATATGAGGGTTACGCCTGGTCACAGTAGATCCATCTGATAACTGTACAGTCTCCCTTGATTCCGCAAACTTGACCGCGATGTAAGACCTTTTTGGATAATTAGTTTGTTGCTCTACATATGTTCTGGTTGCTTTTATAGTTAGCCAAAACGGAGCCCCTTTCGCCTTGAAATTATTACTTTTTATCCCCCACCACACTTCTTTTCCGCCATATTCCTGACTGGCAAAACATTTGGTGTTTATTGGCCTGTCATCAGGCTGAACCAGTACAATCTCCGGCACCAACCCAGCCGGGTAATCGATGTTGGTGTTTATGTACTCCGACTCAACATACTCTGTGTTTGCGACTGGGACTTGTTTTGATCTCCAAGTCTGCCTATTGTATCCAGGAAGTTTCGAAGCGTCTGTCACGTCAGCGTCTGTCTTGCCCAAAATTAAACTCTTAAATATTGGTGGGATGCCTCCAGCGAAACGATGATTCATTTGATTCCATTGGACCGGGGCGTTCGCACATGCCGAGGAATTAAAGGTTTCATTATTGACAGGCTCATACAATATTCTGGGTATTATAGCACCAGCGAGAGGTGGCCCTTCTGTTCTTGGTGGGACACCGATAAATTGAACCCCAAAACTCTCCCTTTTGATCAGAGTTTGACTCTCAAATCCGAGAACCATCTCGGCAGACTTTCTCATCTTATCTGGGTCTCTAATTACATTTGGAAGGGAGTCGTAAAATACAACCTTGCAATATGCTCTTCCCATATTTTCTGGAGCGGCCATGATTTCCCTAAAAGTTAACCGGGTTGAAATCCCACGTGTCCCCATAGTCAAGGGAAGAGATCGCTGCGGCCTGATTGTTTGCGTTTCTGTACGCTAAAAATATTGTATCGTTATCGTCTTTCACAAAAGACACCTGTTGATTAGGTATGGTGGCGACAAAGATTGTGCTATATCCATCAATGTTAATCTGTAGACTACTTTTCAAAATTTGATAAGGATTTCCTGCTACCAATGAGCTTTTATTATTTTCTGTGGCCTCATAAAGCTCCAATACGTCACTCATTGGGACCTTCTTCAAATAAAGGTCGCTTCGATTTAACATATAGAAAATCCACAAATAATCATTGATCACCTGTATTGATGGAGATGATACATTTTCACTATTGCTAAGAAGAAATAAATCATCGAAATAGGCCCAGTTAGATCCATCTACACTTGCAAGATATGATAATGTATTCCCGTTCTGTAACATGATGATTGATATTGAACCCTCTGTCGCCAATGAGATGGCTCCTAATTCTAATCCTGGGTCAACAAATAGATGCGCATCACTTATAGTCTCCTCATAGGCGGGTTTTTCAACAATAACCCTCTTATACTCCCTCTCATGGCTGGAATACGTAAACAAGGGGTTCGATACGCTTCCTATTCCACCGCTGGCTAAATATATTGGAGCTTCATTAGCATCAACAAGCCTAACCTCATGGAATACCAACGCCAATATATCAAATTCCGAATTCAAAGATTCCCGTAAGTTTGAATAACCCACTACATTTACGATGTCCCCATTAGCAGAATACGCGCACCTTGTTATATTAGATATAACCAAGTTTGGTATTCTATATAGATCCTTTACGGTTGGAGTCGATATGCCGCCAACAGGGGTGTTGCTAACAGCGGTGTCATTCTTACTAAATATACCTGAAGAAAATGAGGCGAGACCGCCATCGCTCTTTATAATAAAAAGACCATCTTGTGACATGTCTAAATCCTCAAGCGAAGCTGTCGGGTCACATCCCTGAATAGGGTGTGATCCAGGCCTTAATATTGAGAAATTATTTATGTTAACAAAAGACGACCCACCGTCTACCGCCTGTAGCCACCCTTGATTTTTTATAAACATGAAAACGTCCATGCCAATATCTGACTCATAAACAAATGGGTTCGTAGCATTTTTAATAACGTTACTTTTATTTACCATTGTTATCTCTGGAGCCTCAATTATTGGGGAGTTTGCAACACCCTCAATCGGGACAAATTTTATCAGAGATGGATCGGTTATGTTTTCATCCTGTATGTCACTTGTTACATAAATATCATAATTGGACTTAATTGCTACGCTGTACATTAATCCACTCTTGTATAGTGGGACATCCGTAACATCCTCTTCTACATACGGTGGGGGAGAACCGACAGTTCGACTATACAAAGTCACTCTCTTGCCACTTGTTGATGGATACCCTAATGGATACCCATCATGAAACAGTTGCCAGATAATATTTGGGAACGACCCGTTAACCGCAACTGGCGCGGAGTTAGCAGTCCTTTTTCCTGATATTCCAATAATATCATTGTCAATAATGTTGTTCCCAGAATCAATAGTAATAGTTGCCCCAGCTGATCCAGACACAGATACATTTGAATTCGTAGTCTCGGCGTCACCATAATATATCGGGGTCTCATTATTTTCATATTCAAACCCAAGCCTTCCAGACCTAACGACAAGAGCCTGACCCTGGTCATTTTTTCGCCTGTACAACAATCTCAATGATTCTGAGCTTTCGTTCTTCCCAAGGAATAAATACTCGCCGGTCTTTCCGCTTGAAAAATATATAGATGGAGGCGTCTCTATGTTTGGATATATTCCAGGATTCTCTACAACGACTGTTAATGCATCTCCATCTGGGGCGGACTCTCTAAGAGGCAATCCAACATACAACCCGTTAAATATAACTTTTGTGAATCCTCCTTGGTTATCATTGTCCCCAGCTAACACGCCACTCATGGCGACATATGGCGCTGTCACATACCCAAAGCCATTTGCTATCTCAAATTTCTCATCAAATGATATCCACCACTCCAATATATTAAGTGGTAAATCAGCGACCGTAAATGTTCCATATATTTTTATCTTGAATGAATCTGAAGACACCGTACTTTCTTCGACAGAAAAAATATCATAAGATTTAGTTCCATTTATATCATTTAATTTCCAATTTCCGAATTTATCCCACTTTTCAATAAAGTTATTATTGGAAGAGGACACATTTTGAACAAACCTGTTCTTCAAAAAATCTCTATCTCCATAATCCCAAAAATTCGATCCCAGCTTCAATTCAAAACTCGTTTGAGCAACACCATTGGTGGTATTGAAATTCAGTGGCGTCGTGGTTATCTCACCCCAAAACAAAGCCCTATCACAAGAACCACTTGTTTTGCTATTGTTTGAACAAATATCATTAAACAACCACATCCTGGAAGCATGCGTTTCAAACGATATATCAGAAATAGTAACGTTAGTGTCAGACAAATGATCGAGAAGATTCAATGACGATGTTTTTGAGTTCGTTTCAACACTGTAGATACCATTACGAATATGATTTGATATCCTATACGTAGATTCGCCGCCATCTTGAGTTATGAAATAATCATTAGTTAAGCATCCCGCATGCATATTGTGTCTTCTTGTTACCCCACCACCAATTCCAACATGCAATATTATTGTGCTTGGCTTCGTATCAAAATTACTCATATACCCTAAAAATCTTTTGGCACGATCCACTTCTGCTGGCGTACCCTCAAAAGGGACGTAGAATGCCGATGCTGATTCAAGCTCTTCAAGATCTTCTGACTGAGCATACGCCAAGTCGTCTGTTAAATCAGAACTTGTTACAACCGTTAACGACTTCTCAATGTACGCGATCATTGCCGCCTTCGCTATATAAATACCAGTCACTCCCCCTGATGACTTAACGGACTGCTCCCTCGTCTCGTATCCGTCTGCTGACTCATAGACATAATCGTTACCTGCAATATTACTTGTGTCCGCCTTTCTCTCTGCATATAACATTAATGGATCTTCAAGGAAAACGACTTTATTAAAAGAGATATAAGAGGCACCCCATCCAGCCGACACTTCTTCAGCGGTTGTGTTGGCGACCGGGGCCATTGTTACTGTGATTTCTTTTCCAATTATTTTATCTACCGAGACTGTCACAGTACTCCCATCAACAATTCCATTCGCATCCACTGGAAATATTGTCCCGGTAATATTGTCAGAATGAGTGTCTATAATGTCCGATCTGTTATTTGACAATGTAGTGTTTAATGTGAATTCCCAATCTGCATTTGAGTCCACTTCGACAAAACTTGATGTTAAAATATTCGCTCTCTCAATTCTAAATGGCTTCATTCTACATCTCGCCAGGAACTCCATATATGCAAAGAACGACTCCATGGAGATGAACGATACCGCTCCTGTCGATGTGACCTGGCATGAAAACAGCCCCTCCATTCCATAGTGTAAAACTTCCTTGAAGTTGTCTGCAAATTGATAATCAAGGGTGGGTGGTATTATCCCAGAATAAGATGGCTGTCCGCCTGCGCCTGAAATATCCACAAGTGTAGAGTTCCCAGTAAGCAACCACGACTGATAAGAACTGCTAATGGTTCCAATTGTGCGATATATACTACCTGTCCGAGCGAACGCTGGAAGAAACGATGCTGGCGGAACATATCCTCCAATATCAACCTCATCAGAGAAGGGGTTATATCTTATGGACCATTGTGAAGCGGGTAACTGGTCTGCGTCTATCTCGTGCTCTTCTGATCCTGCGATATCGTTAACTTTTGTCAATTCCCAATCGCTATAGCTCGGATACGGAGGCCAGTTTGTATATAATGACAGATCTGTGCCTGTTGTAGACATTTTATTTTAACCGCGATTTTGTATTTTTATCAATTCGAATGCGTTATCGTTGCTACTTCTCAAGCGTTTTCCGATGACCTCTCCACCGAGACTCAAGTTCTCAATAGTTATACCACCAGTCATGGTGCTACCACCGCCACCACCGCCACCGCCTCCCATGCCGCCACCCGCCATCAATCCTTGCATGTTAGAGGCCAACAAATCGCCCCCGTCAAAGAAGTTACTCACTGTTGCGTCAGGGATTACGATCCCACCGTTCATTCTCGCTTCGGTTGGAGTTCGACCAAAACCTTTATTATAGTGATAGAGCCTACTGTTTCTCTCTGCAATCTGGTCTTTAAACGACTTAGAACGGCTGTATTCCACTCCGGCTCTCTGCGCCGCTCTTAATGGATTGTCTTGGCTGTAGTCTTTCCCTTGTCTCTTGTAATAATCTTGCAAGCGACCTGATCGATACGGATTTTCTGCGCTCCTCGGTGGCCTTCTTCTTGCGGGGTTTTCTTCCTGACCGTAGTCGAAGAAGTCGTGCGCCTGTGCCGTAAGGGCCTTACTTTCTTTTGCTTTAAAGATTCTTATGTTATCAGCTTGTTCACTCATGAATTTTTCATTTATACGACGATCTCGCATCCCGACGTGGTACATTCTTTTATTTGTCTTTCTCGTAAAATTCATTGCCCTACGACTACGAAGCCCCTCTTCAGAGAATTGTGTTCCTCGATACATTGCTTCTAATTTGCTCTTGACATTATGATATTCTGGCGTGTGCTTCTTGCCAGATCCAGAAAGATATGCAAATCTCTTATATGCCCTTTTAAATCCCCTTTGTAGCCTCCCCTCTCTTTCTTTTTCGTATTTGTCAGCGTAAGTTCCGCCGCGCCATTCTTCAAGCTGCATCCATCTATTCCCCGCCGCCTGAATCTTGTTTTCATTTTCAGAGGATACACCTGAACCGTCATCATAGATCTCGTCAGAATCTCTAGAATAATGCCAGTATTTCATTTGTGCTCTCTCATAAGCCGCTCTCCATCGCTTGTACTTACTTCTTCCCGTAGATCCGCCTCTGGC